GAAGTTATGTCTCCGCCATTTATAGCTAAGTCGCCTGTAACTTCTGCGTCATTGTTAATAGTAGTAGTGCCCGTTAAAGCACCAATGCTAAGAACTTCAGCTGCTCCGGCAAAATTAACAGTAGTAGCAGTGTCGTTTAGTAAATTAAAAGTCTCAGATGTTGTAGTTAAGTTTTCACCATTAACAGCTAAATCACCAGATACATCTGTAGGATTATCAAGAATTATTCTGCCAGTTGCAACAGTGGCACGAATTGTAATATCGGGAAGATCTGGTGAAACTGTTGATATTACGTTTTCGAATATATTAAGGTCACCAATATCAACTTCAGTTGCTATGATGTTGATTGCACGTAATGTACCATTTATGTCAACATCATATAGTGGGGCATCGGTTTTAACACCAATTTTACCAGTCCAAAGTGAAGGGTCTAGAGGATTATCAGCTACATCAGCGGCGTGAGTATTAACATTAAGATAAAGAAGGTTTGTCTCAAAAGCAATATCTTCAGTATTTCGGAGAAGATTTGCCTTTAAGAGTGGACCAGAAATTCGACCAAGTGCCATGCTCTCTCCTATAAACACCGTTTTTCACGGGCAACCACCTTACATTGCGGGTTTACCACAGTTTGTCCTTACGAAAGTTTGGTCTACGCTCGTAATTAAAAGTATTTATCGGAATTAGTCTTAAACTTTATTAGCGGTTATTTATCGAAGCCGTGTAAAACTGTTACTGCTTTATTAGTAGGCGGTGGTTGATCAAATGAGATATAAGATCCAGCAGGTTTTCCAATAGGATTTAACACAATTACATAGTTTGTTGTAAAAAGTTGAATAACATTTTCAACAATGACTATTAAATTTGCTCCCGTCCAGACCGATCCTGTCTGTACAACAGTAGGAGGTGCAGGGTTAAGAGGACCAAACACTGTTTCGACATCATTGCCTACTCCTAAGTCTTGTTGAATAATACCATTAGCTTCTTTATATCGTAACGATCTCCAGACTCCGTTGCCTTCAGCAAGCCCTTGGTATACTTCTACTTCGTTCGTAGTGGTGTTATATCTCATCATTCCTAATAGTGGTGTCACTGGTCTCTGAGAGGTAAGTCCCTTTGGGACTAATACATTATTAGTTGTGCCCATAGTAATGCTATTAGACACGTCTATTGTTAATCGTTGATCAGCTGGTGATCTATTATCTAAAACTTGTCGTTTTAAGTATCTCATATTATACTGCCAATGTACTTACAGTTGCTACTAAATTAGCCGGCGATTCGCTTTTAGCAACTAACATATCACCGTTAGCAAAAACTATTTTTTCTTGATCAAACATTACCGATTCACCTGCAGGGATCAATAATTTATTTACAATTGTAGTATTAGTAGCAGGAGAACTTGCACTTCCACCTGCAGGCACAACATACAAATACAAATAAGTTTGATTATTTGTTGGGTTTGCTGGATCAAATACCGCAGTATTGCACACTATTGTAGTTGTTATTGCATTATTGCCACTACTAGTGTAGATTGATGCTGCAGTTGTTCCTATTGATGAATTTTGTATTGCCATAAATTATCCTTTAAAATAACATACTGAATAACAATGCTCTATTTTTAGAAATTAATTCAGTAGGAGCTTGAGTAACTGTATTTGTAAAAAATATTCCAGTTCTACCCGGAGTATCGTTTATTGCAGTAAGTTGCGATCTTGAATATATCTTAGTCACTCCTGCAGTCATACTAGGTTCTGTAACTTGATCAGTTAAAATTAATATTGCATCAATTTCAACATTATTTGTAGTCGAAGTTAACCTTAAATCATTAGTATCATTAGTTATAGTGTTACTATAAACATTTACATTATCTACAGTTAATCCAGATGCATCTATTCGAGCTCTTTCAACTTCGTTAATGAAAAATCCTAAGTAATCAACATATGCTTCGGCTCTACTTTTAATTGAATTAGTAAGTTGATCAATATATTCTATACGCTTACTAGTAGGTTGATAATATTTTTTCAAGTATCCTAAATTAATAAGATCATTATCGTCAACAACGTTCTGTTCATAGTTAGGTGAATTAGTTACCCGTAATACATTTAATGAATTTTGTAAATCAAATACAAAATCAGAATCAGAAGCTGCTCTAATACTAGCCGCTTGAATTCCCGTTAATGATCCATCTTCTAATTTAAATACAAATGTTCCACCTACACCTACATTAAGAATAGGATCGTAATGAGATACTTGTTCATCAAACACAACTAGAGCATCAGGTTTTCCAGGATCGGTTCCTCGATCAATCTGGACTCCCGACTGATAATTCACAAGAGCTGAAATACCGCTTCCTTGCTCTCCGTAATTAAGATGCAAAATGTTATCACGAATCGTAGTATCTGTAGATTCAACGGTTGTTGTTGTACCTTTTACATCTAAATTTCCTGTAATAATTACAGAACCGATTCGATTCCCAGTATCGAGCCAGATATTTCCGCCGTTTTGAACTTTGAGTCTATGATCACTTTGTCCAACTTTTACTATTCTAGGCATTTATTAATCCTTAAAATGGGGAGCGTTTCTGCTCCCCAATAATATTAAGCGTTTTCGATCTGAACTACTGAAGGACTAGTAGCACCAAAAGTCCACTTTGCTCTTTCACCATCTGCAAATAACCATGCATTAGCACCATTTTGAGTCCATTGTTCTAATGTTGCAACACGACTAGTTAATCTAGTAACAAAGTAAGTGTTACCATTGTTATCAGTTGCTTGGATATATGCTTCACCAATATCTGTATCTGAATCAAAATTAAGACTATTAGATGCAACCAATTGGCACTTCTTAGTAGCGTATTCTGTTTTAACTCTATAACAACGATCGTTAGTTTGCTTAACGATATCGCCAATTTCTTCGCCATCTCCAGTATCAGCATGGATCACAATTGCATTTTCTCGTACTGATAATAATACTGCGGTAGCCGAAGAACCTTGCGCACTGCTAAAGTCAAGTGATGCATCAGCTGAAGTAAGATAACCAGATCCTGATGTCAATACTGCAACACTTAACAATCCCATAGTGATAGTTGCTTTAGCACCAGTGCCAGTTGCTGGAGATACTGAAGTTAATGTGCCAGACGCACCTGTACTCGGAAATGCTGTGTAATCGCCTGCTACGCTAACGGTACCAAACGCATAAACACCCCATACTAGTCCATCTAGTACTAAACCAAAACCGTTATTATCTGTCGGGCCATCTGATGTTGTTGCTGTCCAGCCTACGGTGCTTGTTGGTGCAGCACCAGTACCTATCCAAATACCTGGGGTAACAACCTCAATTGATGTCGCTGATGCAGCATTTACTGCTGTGATTTCAACAACTAATGCTTGTGATAAATTGGCATGTGTGAATGTTACTCTATCACCAACAGCACCGTCTACATCATAATTTGTTCCGCCGTTATTGATATTCGGAGTGCCGATTGTCAAAATGCTTGCCACTGGAGCTCGAGCCTTAGTTGCTGCTGTACCAGTAGTAACTTCAAGAATATCACCTACAGCATATCCTGTTCCGTTTGCAGTTGTAGCGAACGATAATGCTTTATAATGTGGTTGAACAGTAGCAGTTGCTCCATCAACACCGCTAGGTGCATTAACTGTAATTGTCGGTACAGTGGTCCAACCTGACCCTGCAACAACAGAAGTATAACTTGCTACACCTTCGCCACCTTCCCCTACCACCGGTGTTGTATTACGATTTCCGAAATATTTTTTGTTTAATGGACGTCCCATTTGTTTTCTCCTTTAAGATTTTCTAAATCATACGCGGTGGGTACCGCATAAGTCCGAGTTAACGGCGCCTATTTTATGATATAGTATTTATGCAATCAAAAAGAAAGGCTCCGAAGAGCCTTTCTACGTATCAAAATATTGTTTAACCGTCTGTGTCGTCGTCTGTAATGCGTCCAATATAAACTAACGTATATTCACTGCCTACAGCTGAACGTACCGCATTTTGTAATTTAGTTACTGTACTGCCTTCATTCAAAAACGTAGATCCTGCGTCATAGGGAATGCTAGAATCTCTACACACGATTGTGATAATATTGCTGTCCGATGATCCGCCTACTTCATAAATTTCGCAGTATTGTGATATTGCTTGAACTGCTTTAAACACGTCGCTGTTTCGATTTTGAAAATCACTAGAAATTAATAAGTTATCTTCGTCGGTGTCGTTTGGACACCAAGAACTATTTCCCGATGCCATTGATTCGCTATCAGTATTTAAAATAAGTGGGGTTAGTCTCGGTGTTCCGAATTCTGAACTTGGACGAGTTCTGCGTGTATTAGCGCCTAAGTCGCTGTTATATAAATCTGCCATATTGATCTCCGAATAAATCTAATGTTATATATTATTTATATAATCGAAAACAAAGACTCCAAAGAGCATCGCTTAAACTCTTAGGCATGATATGGTGCTTTTCAGTATAACCTTCAAAAATTCTTTGTTTAGCATTTGATGCTATTTGTTGGTACCAGATCGTATATTTGTTCATGGTGAATTTATATTTGTTAATTCTACATACTACTATAAAATGAATAACCTGTCAATAAAAAACCCGCCAAAGCGGGTTTTTGTTGTTAAGAACAAGTAAATTATTACTTGAAGCTAACGTTAGATAAAGAAACTTTACCTAAGTAGTCTGCTGCATTTCCTAACGAAGACGCAGTGTTACTTAATTCGACGTATCCGTACCTCGTCATGAAGCTAACTACTGGTTCAAAAGTACTTGGATCAAGTACAACACCACTTGACATTAATGGAATGTATGGGCAGTAGAATGCTGCTGCATCAGATTCGCTAGATCCCTTATAACCGATAAGAACATCAGTTGAATCATTAGCGTAAGTGTTAACGTAAATCTTCATTGCATTGTTTAAAGTACCAACAAACTTAGTGTTAGTCGGAGCTTCAAAAGTACCTTCAGTTGTGCGAGCAAAAGCTGAAGTAGTTGCACTTTGAAGAATAGTTAAAGCAAATGGACTAACAACAGCCCAGTTACCTGCACCGCGACGAGTACGTTGTGCAATCAAGTTAGCAACACGGTTGATTTGAACAGCTAGAGCAGCATGTTCGTCACCAACGAATGTTGCAGTACCGGATACTGCATTCTGGTCGAACTGTTCAGTAGCATTACCTGCTAATGAAGCCAACGAACCAAGAATTTCCTGGTCGATTTCAGCGGTAATTTCTTGAGCAAGAGCAGCCATAACTTCTGCTTCAATGTCAATACCTTGTTGTGCTTGAGCATCTTGTGCAGCTTCGAAAGTCCAGCGAGCGCTTAACTTACGAGTCTTAGCTTCAACAGTTTGCTTCAAGATTTGGATAGACATTCTCTTACCAGCTGCACCTTCAAGTGTAGCAGTAGAAGTTGCCTTTGAACCTGGATCTTGATCGTTACCAGAATAACCAGCTGCAATCTTGAATGGGCTTAATGCTTCTTCACCAGCTACTACGCCATTAGCATTATCTGCATAACGTACACGTAGAGTGTGGATTTGACCAACTGGTCCAGTCATTGGTTGAACACCAACTAATTCGTTAGCAATAACGGTTGGCATTACACGTCTAATTACTGGAAGAATGACGCGATTTAAAGTTGCGACGTTGCCGGCAGAAGTGGCTCCAGCAGTTGGGCTTTCAACAAGATACTTGCGAGTATTCTCAAGTGTTACACCCATTACTGATTTCTTTGTGCCTTGAAGGCCTTCTAAAAGAGCTTCTTTAGTTTCTGCCCAACGGCCTGTAAGTAGTTCTGACATTTAAATTCTCCTTAAAATTTTAGTCCAGCAAGGCGACGAATGTCAACAATATTTGAATCTTCCTCGCTGCTACGATTGCTGTTGGAAACCTTGTTTCCTGTGATTTCTTTGGCCTCTACAAGTGCCTGTTTCTTCTGCGGAGCTTTGCCAGCAATAACCGCTGGGAGATACTTATCGAAGCTTTCAGTAAGTTTCGATGTTTTCACACTCTCCATCAATTCGCTCATGATTCCACGTTGCTCCGAATTTAATGGAGCAAGTAATTCGTTCATGACCGCTTTTCTTTCCTGCGATTCTTTCAGCGCACGGATTTCTGCTTGTTTACTTTCTACTAGTGACTTAGCTTCTTCTGCAGCTTGTTCAGCTTCAGCGATAGCCATCTCTTTCATGTCTATGACCTTGAGTAATTTTGCAGTTTCAGATTTCTCACTAAGGTAAGAAGTCTGATATTCCGAAGCAAATGCTTCAAATAATTTACGACCGAAATCGTTACGACGAGCTGCATCGATGTCTTCTTTTAAACCAGTTAACTCCGAGCGTAAGCTCTCATTAACAACTTTATCGACCATCTTAGCCGCACGTTGTACAAACTGTTCCTTCACCTTCTTGAGCTGTTCTTTTCCTTCACGGATTACACGAACCTTAGTTTCAGCTAAGTCCTGTTTATCCTTATAAAACTCTGTAATTTCTCGAGCAAGAGCTTCTACTACAAATTGTTCTAAATGCCCAAATTTACCAGCCATTTGCATTTGATCTTCGTGTAATTCACGAACTTCTGAAGCTAGTTGACGAGTAATAAATTCTTTCATTACCTTTTCATCTTTCTTCATTTTCTTAGCATACTTTACTTTCATTTCTGCTAATTGCTTACGATCTTCTACAAATTCTAAAATTTCACTAGAAATGCTCTCGTTGATCATGCGATCAACTGCTTCGATCATAGTGTTTTTATCGTGCTCGTATTTTTGTGCGAACTCTTCGCGTAGTTGATGAGCGACTTGTTGACGATTCTCGTTTACACGAGTTTCCCAAGCCTTTTCAATTGACTCTTGAATCTCTTCAGAAATCACATTGTTTTCAAATAACTGTTTTAATGCATCCAACATGTGATTCTCCTTGTTATTGGAGTTTGCCTATTATCGATAATAGGCTCTCTTTGAGATATTTTTGTGCTTTAGGGTCACCCTTCACCTCTTGCGCTATGCGTAAGGCATTATAACCTCCTCGATTATTCATCAAGTGTTCATAAACTGGTGTAGGATATGCTCCTGGGGCACTCGGTTGAGCTACCATATCTACTGTGATAATCTCAAAATCCGATACTTCGCCAGATCCATCTTCTTTAACGTTTCCAGATCCGCGACTCGACACTCCTAATTTAACACCACTTTCTAACATGGTCTTAATTAGTTGTCCCATTGGTGTTGGTAAGATTTTTAACTTACCGTAACCATTTGGACCATCCATCCACATGTTTGTTATCATATGAGATACACGGTCCAGGTTAATTTTTAAATCGTCTGGGTGATCTACTTCTCCAAGAACACTATAGCCGTTCTGAATCTGATCGTTAAGGGTTTTGACAGCCTTGCCAATCTCATTCACAGGATAAACACGTTGGTTCGCGTTGCGAATACCGCCCTGTATACAAATACCACTCATATACAGGTTTTTACCCTCACGATCGTCAGCTTCGACGACCATTTTCGCTTCGTTAAAAGTTAAGTTTTCTCGAAGATGTAACATCTTACTTGCTCGATCCGATTATGCTCTTCTTATTCGGTGCGCTTTCGCCTGAGCCCTTCTTTTCTGCACCGTGTCCTGGTTCCTTCTTCTTAAACGCTGATTTACCAGCATTTCCACCAGGTACATTGATATTACCAAAGTTCTCTTCCTTAGTAGATGGATTTAATAACCCACCTTTAGTGCCTTCGCCTTTAGCTTCGCCACCTTTTGCAATATTTGCAGTTGTTCCGCCCATATCATTTTTCTTTGCAACGATTGACTTAGTATTTGCTCCATCGTCACCATGTTTTGGAAGTGCAACTTTATTTACATACTCCATAAACATGCTAAATTCATCTAATTCAGGTTCAGCACCGAATTCGTCACCGCCCATTTCTGAATCAGCACCAAATTCATCACCGCCCATTTCTGGCTCTTCTTCACCGCCGAACATATCAGCATGTTCTGGTTCGGCTTCTTCACCGGCCATTAATTCTTCAAATTCTGCTTTAAGTTCCTCTAAAGCATCTTCAAGATCCATAACTCGATCTTCTATATCGCCTTCACCTTCTTCCTCTCCACCGAAGTCGGGTTCATCTTCTTCAGTGTCATCGATGAAATCATCGGATGCGTCTCCGCCAACTTCGTCGTCAGCTTCTTCTTCGCTATCATCTTCTTCACCAAATGCCTCTTCGACATCATCTTCTTCATAAGTTTCGTCAACATCTTTTTCTTCGTCTTCGTCGGACATGTCAAAATCTTCTGCTAGAAGTTCTTCGTAAATTTCGCGTGATTTTGCGACAACAATATTATGGAAAATATCTTTCGCTTCTTCTTGGTTTTCACTTAGCAATGCGTTAAGCATAGCTTCAAATTGGCTACGGTCAGTCATGTTAAAAATCTCCTGTGGTATAGTTACAAGGCTGTATTAATATTTACAATATATTTACAAAAAGAACAATAATATAGCCTAAAACGATGTCATTTTGACATCTTTTGACAAATTCATTTATTTATGCAGCAGGAGTGACCGGGTTTGCGTACATATCTTTTATAAAACTCAATTCTTTTTCTTGTTCTAAGATGTGTGCTTCACTAGACTTTCTAAGACTATTAAGTTGTCGCAATGTTAGACGAGTTTTACGTGTATCATTTCGATGCATAGTAGTTTGATCGCGATCAGGCTCGTACCTAAGATCACTAGGAGTAGTTCTTGTATCGGGATCAATATAAAATAATTCACGTAAAATCATAATAATATTTATGCCGTTGGCGGAGTAGCCGGTGCTCCGGCTACAGGAGGAACAGCTTCCATATCTTCTTCGCCTTCTAATCCTTCCATATCTTCGGGCGCACTTAAATCGCCTGCTGCACCTAGGTCGCCTTCGATACCAGCCGCTGACAGTCCCGCTGATCGCAATTCTCCTGCAGCATCTGTATACGTAGGCTGACCTTTTCCGTTTTCTTCTCCCCATAAGCGTTCGTTCTCTGCAATTTCCTCATCTGTTAAACCTAAGAATCTTTTTAATGCAAAACGATTGCTCATAAAGGGAATTTGTTGTATAGTGCTAAATGTACTGATTCGTTCAGCATCTAATGCACTTTGCCTTGTGCTTGCAAAATTTAAAGGAGGATTAAATTTTAATTCAAATAAATTTGCATCAATGTTAACGCCTCGTGAGTACATGTACATTTTAAATTCGTCGTCGAATACAGCAGTGATAAGTGCCTGTAATCTTTCACAATATTTGTTAAATCGCAATTCTTGAATGTATGCAGTACCTACACGACCGTCATTATAACTTGCTTGACTATCGTCTGCACCTGTCGGCAAGTAAGAACTCGGTATGCGTAATCCGCGGAATAATTTATTTGTAAAATACTTTAAGTCGTCAATTTCACCGAGATTAGTGCCACCTGGTAATGTTTCAACTTTAGATCCGCGTCCTTCTGCCGTTTGTGGGAAGAAGTAATCTTCGTTGATTGATAAGGGGTTGTAGGCACTATCAATAACATTCTGTCCTCCACCTGTTTGACTTGGAATTCTACGTTGGTGAATTTCATTTTTAACTCTCTCTACAAATGCCATCGCCATGTGTCCTGGCATATTACCTACGTCAATATGGAATACACGACGCTCTGGCGCACGTTGAATACGATAAATTAGAATAGCATCTTCAAGCAATTCTTTTTGTTTGTAAACTTTAAAAATATTTTCAAGTAGACTATTACCAAAAGGATAATTGTTATCAAGACCTTCTGATAAACTTAAATGAACAATATGTTCTGCCCCTATTGCATATTCAGTTTCGCCTAGACCAAATCTAGTACCTGTTCCTGATTGAGGATATGGTCCAGAGCTACCTCTACTTTGGCCGCCTTGTCCGATAAAACTGCTAGCTGTAATTACCGATCCGTTTGTTTGATTAGTATTAATATTCGCAGTAATCTGCGTTGCAACTAAATTCATAAAATTAGGAGCTAAGTCCTTGACTATGTATTGTTCAGGACGTTTGCCGTCGCTTTCGTTAACAATAATCTTTACAATTTTACTAGGATCGATATAATTCCATTTTTGATTTTCAGGATCTCGTATAAAAAATACATCGCCGTATTTAAAAGTGTTACGCATCATTCTAAAAATGCGCGTGTCAAATTTTTGTAATTTACACCATTGTTGCAAATACTCTGCTAAAATTCGAACTTCTGAGTTAGTGGCCTTATGTCTCCACTGGACACTAAACGGAGTTTTTCCGTCTTTTAATTTTTGAGTACAAAATTCTGCTAATATGTCGAGTGCAGCATTTACTTCTGGATCGCTATCCATAACTTCATACTGTTGATATCGTTCAATACGGTTAGGACTACCTGAATAAACATCAGGTAGGTAACTCGAATAATTAGATCTCGCAGGTCCCGGTTTATTACTATTATTTCCAGATACTGGACTTAATTCAGTACTTACTGGTACTGGAGTGAAATATTTTCGCCACGTCATAGATGGTAATTCTCGTTATTATTAACCTAACATATTATTAGTTGTTGCTTTTTTTGTAGCCCTGACTTGATGTTTTGCGGTGTCGGCAACATCATAAGTGTGGGCAATGAGTTCTCTCATATTCTTATTTAACATAACTAATTCCATTTTAATATCAGTCATGGTAGATGATTCGGACATCTTTAGATCAGGCTTAGGTGTTTCTGTTTTAGTTTCAACCGGTTTTGTTGCAGCTACTTTAGTTACTAAAGATTCAAAGTCTGATGTTTTAGGTTCAACTGCTTTTTCTTGTGCAATCTTTGACACTACTGAACTTTGTATATCCCTAACTTGATTAGAAACTTCTTTAAAACTTCTTTCGTTAATGTAGGCTTCGTTACTTCGTCGTTCTTTAATTGCTGCAATATCTTTTCCTATTCCTAAAGATGCAATTGGTGACTCAGATTTAGCAATAACTGGTTTCGACGCCAACGATGTTTTTATTTGTTCACTCTGTCGAGCGGCTGCGTCTGCATAGATTTTTGATCGTTTTGTATCACCTGTTTCTGCTATTTCGACCGACTTTGAAAATAAATTTTTAATAGAGTCAACTGAACCTACAGGTGTTGATATTTTAGGTGTCGAAACTATAATCGGTTTTGCTGCAGGTGTAACAGAAGGTGCTGTCGGTTTTGGTTCTACTAATTTTGTTGCAGGTGCCGACGGTTTCGGAACTACTACAGTTACAGGAGTAGACTTTTTTGTTTCTACAGTTTTTATTTCTGGTTCAGTTGGTTTAGGATTTACTACTGTTACCGGAACAGGATCTGACAGTTTCTGTTCGGCTGGTTTTTCTAACTTAACTGATACAGATGCCGGTGCTTTTGTTTCAACTGGTTTTGCCACAGGAACCGGAGTAGGTGCTTTTGTCTCAACTGGTTTTGCTGCTGCAGTTGTCGGTTTTGATGACACTACTATTGTAGGTGTAGACGTTTTAAATGCCTTTGCAGTCTCTAATGCAACTTTAGTAAATTGATCATTTAAATCAAATTTGGGTTCTTTAACTTCAGGTTTAGCAGTATTGGCTAACATTGGAGTTACACCTAAATCCGTTAGAGTCTTTTTAAATCCTTCATTGCTAATCGATGTTGATGTAGTTTTTGCATTAACAACATTCGATTTTGAAATATCTGACATTGTACTCGAAACAGTTTTTGCAATGCTATCATATTGCTTGCCAGCAAAATTTCCTATGTCAAATAACATATTGCTAACTTTATCACCAAAGCCCGACGGCTCAACTGGTTTAGTTACCGTAACCGGTTTTGTAACTGGTTTGTTGATTGTTGATGAAATATTTTTTAATGAGTCTGCAATTTGCGGATTTGATGAAGCAGTTGCAGTAACTTTAGCTTGTGCAGTACCTATCGAAACTTCTGTGGAAAGATTCTTAAGTTCAGGTGTTACTGCTTTAAGAGTCGATTCTAACTTTTCAGATGCTTCGATAGATTTTACTGGTTCTTTTATTTTTTCTGTAATTACCTTTTCTTTAGAACGGAATTCTTTAGTTAACGGTAACGGTGTCTTTGATTCAGCAGTAGGCGTTTTTGGTTCTAATTTAGAGAGTTGAGGTGATATTTGTGTTACTATTTGCGATCCGATTCCCTTAGCCGACGTATCTAATTTTTCAACACCGGCAGTTAATGCTGATCCTAAATTAGTTGTTAGTTGACCGCTTAATTCTTTATTAATAACATTTGTTGAATTAATTTTTTCAATACTAGATGTTACTCCCGGTGTTATATTAGTTGCAACTTGATTTCCGATAGTTTTATTTGTTGCATCTAATTTTTCAATTCCTGTAGATATCTGTGATCCATTAACTATGATTGCCCTAGATAATCTGTCAACGTCTATAATATTCGTCGGTGGGCTTTTTGGAACTGATTCTTTCCCTTTAAAGAATTCGTCCGATACTTTTCCAACCATGCTGCCTACGTCAATTTTAGGCATAGAAACCTTGATTACTGGTTCAGATGTAGCCGGCTGTTTTTCAAAATTCTTAAATTGATCAACAATGGTATTTGCCTGCATCTGAGAACTAGATTCGAAACCAGCAGTCATTTTCTCTATTCTATTCGACATCTGTTCTATGATTGGTTCAACAACCATAGGCTTTCCACTTAAAACTGAATTTAGCTCTTGTGCTAGGTCTGTCCTTGCATCAAAATTAGATAGTATCTTATCTATATCGTTAATAGATAATTTTTCCAGTCTCGATCCTAATTCATCGGTAGGACCTTTGATGCTATTCATTAAATCTTTTATCGATTTATCACTTATGCTAAGTTCACCTGGCATAAATCCAGATGTAGGTATAGAACGATCTATTCCTCGATTTGCTACTGCACCTATAGCTGATTGTGTATTTTTATACATTTCGCTAATTTGGTCGTCAGTAATTACACCTTCCTTTTTATGGACTTTAATTAATGATTCTACACCCCAATCTTCAATTAGCTTGCCGCCTGTTGCACTTATTGATCCGCCTTCTCGTTTAGGTTCAGATGCAGATTCTATCGGTTTTCCTTTGAAAACCCCTTTAATTTCCTCTAGAACACCTGCAGTACCCGGTCCAGGTGCAGATGTTGGAATGGCTCCAGTTGCGCCTGCAACGGTCTTCTTTACTTCATCGATAACTGAACGAGACTCTTCTTGCGAATAAGGTCTTAGATACTTGTTTAATCCTTGGAAACCTGTTATAGTCGTACCTAATTCAGAGTTAAGATCTTTTAATACAGACCCGGTGCCGGCCATCATGTCTTTAGTAACACCGATGGCTTCGTTCATTGCCCGAGCAGGTGCTGCTTCTGCGCTTATTTCTCCTTCTGGACCCACTCCAAGTCTTGCTTGCGAAACTCCTTTGAGCAGCTCTTTTTGATATTCTTCAACAGAAATTCCACGTTTTGCAGCTTCTCTTTCTTGTTGCAATCGCTGAGCAGCTTCTCGATCCTCTGTAAACATTTTAGCTCGAGCTTGCATAACCGGATCATTAGACAATGCTCCTAACATTGTTTGTCGTTGCCAGTCGCGATCTTGATGCATACGCATATAGGCTTCTTTTGCAGCTTCTAGTTCCTTTATACCGCGTTCTCTTTCAGCTACATCTGTGCTTTGCATAGCTTGTGTGGCTTTTAATATAGCAGGTCCTGCTTCTCCAAGCGCCGCCATAGCCACGCTACCTTCTTTAGTTCGAATTCCTCCAGTAGCTGCTTCAGCAAATGCTCTCTGTGCAGAAGGCCCCATAGTAGCTGTCATTGCTTCCATTCGATCTAATGTTTCTTGTTGACCGACATCTAACTGCGCTCGAAGTAATTGCACATCTGGTCTTTCTTCGATCGCCTCCTTTGCCTTCATTTGCTCTGCGCGACTCATACCAGTTAAGCGAGCAATATTGTCCATTTCAGTAGCCAACTGAATAGCACTATCAATTGATCTTTTTCTTGTCTCTTGGTCGCCAAAATCGATAAATTTTCTACGAGATAAATTTTCGTTTAAGTAATCGTTAAACTCTTCTAGACCCATTCCCGATCGACGAAGAACATCTGCAATCGGTAACTCTTGCATTTGTTTTGCCATAGTTAAGAATCGCAATGACGATTGATCCATATTACTGCCGAGATGACTTAATCCCCCAGCAGATCGTTCGATCATAGTATTCCATTCTTTGAGACTCATTCTTGCACCGAGAACTGACTCAGCATATTGACCTAAATTATTATCAAAATACGCACCACTCTTAGATGACTGCCTTAAAGAATCGTTATATTCAAGAGCAGTTTCTCCCAGCTTCTGAAATGTCGTTCCGATCATATTTCCGACACCAGGTATTTGTGATAGGACTCCAGTAGTAGTACTAAGAGCTTCGTTAACTGTGTAAGTCCCTTTGGCTAAGTCAGAAAATGCTGTAACAACCCCGTTTGTAACTGTAGTAAGTTTTGCTAGAGGATTAACACTTTCTATGATTCCTCCTAAACCGCTGCCACCGCCGAAACTCGGGCCAGCTCCTGCTGCACCCCCAGGTGACGGTGATCGAATGTTCCTTGCGACTGATTTACCGATACTGTCGGATAATGTTTGGATCTCTTCGGGTGACATGCTCATAAAAAAATTCCTAATAATCTGCGTATATAAATACCGTTATTATATTTATCTGGAGATCATAATGGCTCAAAACCCTTTGCAACAATATTTTAGGCAACCAAAGATATTCATTTCATTACCAAGTCACGGCGTTTATAACAAACCCGGAGCTATTCAAGGCGATGCTGATCATATGCCGGTGTTCGGTATGACCGGAATGGATGAAATTTTATTAAAGACACCCGATGCGTTGCTCACAGGTGAAAGCACTTTAAGTGTAATTAAAAGTTGTTGTCCGGCAATTAAAGATGCAGAAGATCTTAGCACACTTGATACTGATCTAGTCTTAACAGCAATTAGGATTGCAACTTTTGGAAATGACCTAAATGTTGTTCAAGTGTGTCCTCATTGTAATGCGGAAAATGAATATACTGTCGATCTTAATGTGCTAATTGATCATTATAATCACTGTAAATTCGATAACAAATTAATTGTGGATGATTTAACAGTTACATTAAAGCCATTAAATTATAAACAAAGCAATGATTTTGCATTAAGGAATTTTCAAATTCAGCAACAATTAAATCAAGTCGTTGACATTGAAAACGAAAATGAGAAGCAAGAGTATTTAAATAGATTATTTAAAGATTTAGCTGTGCTGCAGACTGAAATTTTTTCAGAAAGTATCGAATCAGTTGCTACAGCGTCGTTAGTAGTTAACGAGAAACTTTTTATTAACGAATGGCTTTCGAACTGTGATAAATCTGTAACCGATCGAATAAAAGATCATAACCAAAAAAATATAGAAGCGTGGCGATCACCTAGTCAAAAAGTTCAATGCAATGAGTGTCACAAAGAATCATCGTTTTCAGTTAACTTGGATCAATCTAGTTTTTTCGCGAACGCCTAATTAGATTAAAAGCCTCAGAAATAGAAGATTATCTAGTTAGGCTTGATAAGGAATTAGCTGCATTTAAAAGAGAATTAGCCAAGTTGAGTTGGTACATGCGAGGTGGAGTAACTTTGCAAGAATTACTCCATATCTATTCTTACGACGATAGGGAAGCTATGTATTCAGTTATTAAGGAAAATCTTGAAATTACGAAAGAAACTCAAATGCCGATATTATAAATCTACTTCTAATTGGCCTGTTACCGGATTTCTTCTAAGTCCTCTTGCATAAGTGGGTGCATTAGGATCCATCCATTGCTTTTCTTTTCCGATAACTCCTCGTGTCAATGCAGGTTCGGCTGACTGCTGTCCTTGATCAACATCAACTTGGCCATCTACAGGTTTTCCTCCTTGTTCGTCACCGGTGAGACCTTTTGCTACATCTGCAGCAGTATCTAATCCTTTTTGTGCTAGTCCGCCGATAATTCCTTCCCAAGTCTGTCCACCGGGAATACGCTCGCCATTATAAAATAATTCACCAGCAAGCCAATTAGAAATAAATTTTGCACCTTCGGGAAGTGCTAGAAATGCCGCAAGAGCTGTTTTAGCAGTGCTTGTGAGGCCGTTTATTAAAGATCCTATCTTAGGATTAAACAACGTAGCTAGTTTGCCTAACCAGCCGATTCCGGAAAGAATTTTGTTGCCTAAAAATATACCAGTAAGTGTTGCTGTCATTACAGCAAGTTCTTTTTGCTCATATGCAGCTAAGTTTTCTTTAGACCATTCGGGATCTCCCTGAGATGCTAATGATCTTGCCTTGTAAATATTGAATAAGGCACTAGCTATAGGAGCAAATATTGCAGTTTTTCGAATAAATCCATATACAGGACCAAGTTTTTGTATAAGGAAATTGAGCGCTCCTTCATTTAGATCCATTTCTTCTCTAGTAATTACTTCATATATTTTCATTTTTCGATCCTATGATAAGATATTTATTACAGTTAAGAGATGAACTACGTTCATCTGTTTTCGCTTTCGCTCAAACATTTTTATTTTATATAAATGAACTAACAATAATGCATTTATATAAAATCTCATGTGCGCGACGCGTGTTTTATACTCATCTAGATTAAGCGGTCACATATCGCCCGTTGCCGGGCTAAAAAAATAAAACTGTTCTCATCTGAGTATCACAGTCACATAGCATTAAGACTACAATGTATTACAAACATGACATTAACTTAATGTTATCTTTATAGTACACTTCGCAGGCGGTTGTCCGGTACCTACTCATCTCGTTCTCATTACAACGGCGGCCTACAACATACATGCTATCGTAGTTATAGACGCGGGATTTTTCTTCCCTCTTTTAGCCTTTTAAAAATTCTTTTGCATATAAATCAAACCGGTTGTATGAAGGCATATCCGATCGTCGTCCTGTTAAGGATAGTGATTTATAACCCCGCTACTAATACGAGGAATTTCCGTCATTGCGTCCAGAGGACCAACTTTAAGGGCACTTTATCAACGCCAGTGCGGGCTTAATTAGTAGAGATTGAGCCTAAATTATGATTTTTTATTAGATAGAAGCCTGCCGCGAATAAAACCGGTAACTAAATGGCGTTTATGATAAAGGTATGTAATCACCCAAATAATTTACCATTTATATGCTTTTTATGAACTCGCACTTGCACGTGACCATTGTAATAAGCATCCGATTCTAATACTTTTCTTTTAAATTGTTCACGTGCTTCTACGTAAGAACATTCTGCCTTTGATTTACAATAAAAAAGTATTTCTCTTGTAAAGTTTTCTTTGCCTAATTGTTGGATATCTTTTGTTAATAGATCGCTTGAACCGTAATATTCTCTCCAGTCGGAATCCACTTTGCTTCGTACTTTCTTTTTCTTTTTAGTACCGTTTTTCAATGTTACAGTTTTATAAGATGTTTTTGAAAATTTAGCAAGTTTTTTACCGATGTACTTTCGTCCGGTGACAATATTAGTGATAAGATAGACAAAACCTATGTACTGTTCCGGGATATTTTCCACAACTTTCTTTCGATAGGTCCATGTCATATCTATTAATTATCATCTGCTTTCTCGTTAGGGTTGTCTTTTGAATATTTGTGTGGACGTCTTCCTTGTTTTTCTTCCCAAGTAGTATGACGCCAGTCTTGAATAATTTTACGTCGTAGACTGCATAATCTTCTAATTTCTGATAAACATAACCTTGTTGCAACAGCAGCTCTACGAGTGTTTTTTTCCTTCCAGACTAAATTTGCCTTATAATATTCTCTAAATGCCTTTAATAATGCCTCATGTAGTTCTTCTTCATTCATTCCACGATCTCCAAGTCATTGCTATACGACGAAAAACCGTTTTCTTTGATAACTTTTAGAACATTGTTTACTCTTCCAACTAATTCGTCTTTGTGACTAATTAAATAAATGTTTTTGTTGCGCTCACGTGTCATTTTCTTTAGTACGCTTAATGCACATTCAACACCACTAGCATCTAATCCGTTATCGATGAGTTCGTCGACAAATAATAAATTGATACCTTGATATAGACTTTCCCACACATCTCGGAAAGCCCAGGATAATCCGAGAATCAATCGATTACGTTCACCTCGTGATAAATTATCGAAGTCTAAATCTTGTCCTAATTGTGTAATTTCGACAGTAAGATCGTTTTGAAAAATTACAATATGAGGTAATCCCATTTTATCGAGATAATATGTTAATCGGTTGTTTAGGTAAGCAAGATTTTGATCAATAATTTTTTTGCGTATAAAAGAATCTTTACTAGTTAACAACTTTAGCAAAAATTCTTGATGGTCTTTAACTAAGGTTAAATCGTTAACAGCATCCCAAGTAATAGTTTGCATCGCAGTATTCATTAACTCGTCAATTTGATCCTGATACGGATCAACTTCTTCGTCTTTCGAAAGCAACTGTGATTCAAGTATAGAAAGATTACTTTGGTGTTTCAGTGCTTCTTCAACTGTATCGTAGAACGGTTGTGGTCTTTTCCCTAATAAACCAATTTGTTCAACTTCGTTAGTGATAGTAGTTAGATCATTAGCAACTTTTTCTAGGTATTTAAACGACTCGTTAAGATGCTGTTGAGCCACAGCAGTCATTTCCTGATGTTTATGATCGTGTAATTCTTGTTCGCAAGCATGACACGTTTTATTTTCTAACTGATTAAATTCTTTCTGATATTTTTTAACAGTTTTTTCGGCTTGAACAAGAGCCGATTCTAATGTAGCTTTTTCTTTATTAAGACTTGATAGCTTAGAAGTTTGATCATCGTGAATTTTAGCTAATGAATGCAAATTGAGTTCATTATCAATATTAACATCCTTTAATTCGATGATCGAATTGACAATTTTTGCAAGATCATGCTTATGTTGAGTGTGCCATGCCGACTGTTTTGTCTGAAGACTAGCAATACTCTGTTGTATTTTTTCATTTGATTTCTTTGCTGCTTCGATATTAGCAGTTTCTTGAAATATCTGATCTTTAGTAGCCTTAATTTGATTCTTAAGTAGCTCGGCCTTTTCACTTAGTAATGTGATTCCTAGCAATTGTTCAATAATTGCTCTTTGATCAGCAGCCCTCATAGACAAAAATGGTTCGGTGTAAGTATTAAGTGCCACAATATGTTTGAACATATCGTGACTCATACCCATCAATTCGCCTAGATCCTTTTGAGTTTCGCGCATATCCCCTTGCGCGTCATCAGTTTCCTGCTCTTCGTTGTTAACAAAGAACTTTAAGATAGATGGTTTGCGACCTCGTTCAATTCGATATTCTACACCGTCCTTGGCAAAGGCTAACGTAACTAACATGTTTTTGTTATTAATCTTGTTAATTAAGTTATCTTTTTTAATATTAGTAAGTGCATTGCCAAATAATGCATAACTTAATGCATTAACTATTGTAGTCTTTCCAGTACCATTCCGAGACCCACTGTCATCTCCACCCATATCTAAATTTTCACCTAATACAAGTGTGAGATGCTCTTTCTGAAAATCAACTGCCTGTGTTTGATTTCCGATTGACATGAAGTTCTTCACAGTTAGAGTTTTTAAATTTATTGTCATAGTGCCTCAAAGACTACTGTATAACGACAGTAATATATTTTTATTATACGTTTCAGAATCAATACTTACAAGTTGATTGGCGACGATTTGATCAATCGATTCAAATGCTTGTACATCAATATCTGTATTAATTTCTATTTGTTTCTTTTCAGCAATTAAAGTTAATTCCCTAATTGCATAATCGCCTATAAATTTCTCTTTAATAAAACTAGCTTCTTCAAAGCTAATGTCGATGTCAAGGGTTACTCTTAAATGCTGTTTTGGTAACAATAACGTATCGGCAGTATCGATTAATTTGCTAAGGGTAACGGTCCTGAATGTAGGTTGCTGGTCCCACACACGGTATTCTGGATCCTTACCCCACTCTAAAATCATCATCCCCCTAGCATCATCCCATGCATCGGCATAGTTATGTGGAAATGCATTACCTATGTAATGAATATTGCTATTTTTCTGTCGTTTATGGAAGTGTCCACTGAAGACCATGTCGTAATTCTTAAAATGATCGTGCTGCAATTCACCGTGATCGGGCATTTGCACCATAGCGTTCATATAAAAATGCGGCAATTCAAAATGCCCAAAGATATATTTGCTACTTTTCTTAGCAATATGCTTCCATTCGTCACTAACAAGCCACGGACAAAGAGTTACATCACCCCGAGTAATAGGGTGATGCACAACTTCGATACCGGGAATGTACTTTCCAAATTCTACACTATGAATGTCACGTTTATCTTTATAATAAAGATCATGATTACCTGGAAAAAAGAAAAACTGATCAAATGCTTGACCTAATTTTTCTAATACTCGCAGACTGCAATCCATTGTAGTAATGTTCAAGGTATTTCTATTATGATGCCAATCACCTGAGAAGATACCTGTATCACAACCCTCTTCTTTAGCTTTCGCAATATACCAATCTACAAAATCTTCGCAATCTTGATTGTGTATTGCACTGTTGCTCTTAAGACCGAAATGAATATCGGTAAAAACAGCGGCCTTTTTAAATAAATTCATCGATTCCACCTCATAATAAACCATTGAGCATGTTTTTCATGCATAAAACGAATTTCAAAACCGCGAATAGAATAATCATTGTCATTAAAAGTTTCGCCTAACCAGTCGCGTATTTCCATGTCTTGACTATTTGATGCGTGTAATACTCTGATGCGGTAGCGGAATGGATGTAGAATATTTTCTCGATATATAATCTGTGAAATTTGCATCTCTAAAGTGTTACTGTTAAAATGAAACATCTTCTACACCATTTTGTAATATAAACCAAGTATAATATTTCTCATCTTCAAATTCTAACCAGCCCTGGGTAACCCAAGGATCAGCAGGATCGGCGACAATTTTACAATGATAGTGCTCTTCGAATAGTCTAGAAAATTTTCGACTATCCTTTGCCTCTGGACATATTCGATTAAACACACTCATAGAGCTGTATACGGCTGAATCAGTCAGTTCAAGTTTCATTCTTGTCCGTCGTTGTATTTTTTCATAGCGTAAGCATATTCGCTATCATTGGTTCTAGTGTAACTTGGATTCATTCCATTCATTTCTAATATATCGTCTCGAATGTTTTGATTTCTTTTTTCAATATTAATGACCCGAACAAAACTATTAGTAACAGCCGCAGTAAAGTAAGCAAATGGATTATCGGATTTTGATTCATCAAACTGAAGTCCTATCTGGGTTAACTGTAAGATTGCTTGTCCTCGCATTTCGTCATTATAGGTATTACCGGTTAGATAAACTTTTCCATTTCTTCGAGCAACAAAACATCCGTATTCAGTTTCCGGACACCAAACTCTGCCACTATATTGCACTGTTGGCACATTTGGAAATGCTTCTTTTCCTTTACTCCGATTAACGCCGGCACCGTTAACTAATCCGCCATTAAAATTTAAGCATTCGCCTCTTGTTTTGTTTCCTCGTTTTGAGAAAATATTAATCGAATAAAAGTTACTCAATTTTCTAAATGACGGATGATTTTCGATATAATGACAATTAGATTTTTTCCCTGTTAACGTTAACAACATTTGGAATAAATCAATATGTGATTTATCTTTTTGACAATAAGATCTATGTGAGCCTCGTCTCCAACCATCTCCGTCAACCATTGTATTAATTAATAGTTCGCGTTGTGTTGAAGTTAATTTAAGTATGAAATCTACAGTGAGATTTTTTGTCGGAAGTACTTCAGTAATTTTTCTAGTACTTTCTGCAGAAATTCTAAAACACAAATTTTTAGTTCCTGATTCAGTAAATTTAAAATTTAGATCTTTTAAACAGTTACGAATTCGATCTGCCTTTTTGCCCGGATTTTGATATATAGAAATACTGCCAATTTTATCAGTTAGACCTTTTTCGTAACAACCTTCAGTAACGATCCATCCAGACAATTCTACAAATGAGTTTGTATATGTTTCATTCAACGGTGCTGCGACTTCGTCGCCCATTACAATAATCTGATCACTTTGTTTGAGAAATTCTGCTTTAATTAAACCTCTTGATGTGACCATTTTATGTTCTGGTGTAATCAATGCATCGATACTTCTCGAAGTAATATAATGCATAAGTCCACTGTAATTGCCTCGGTATATAGATTTTATTGATGACCATACTAAGCTGCCATTATCATATGATAAAATTTTATCATTTTTATCGATTTCATCGATATTAAGCCAGCCTCGGGTAGTCAATGCTTCGGTGTCAGTATCGACGCAATATCCGCGAACATTACCACGAGTAGCATATCTTTCACAAAGTTTTAACATCATACGTGCTAGTTTGTCTGTAATTTGCCCGCGATCTTTATCGAAATAACCTGTTTCTAAATCACCCCTCCAGTGACTTTTGCCTACGCATACTAACTCATCTTCATCATTGAATTTCCAATGTTGGAATGGAGGAAAATTAACTTTGTCGTGTTTGTCAGCAGTGCTTTTAGGATTCTTTTTACGAATTGAGTTTGTAGGAATATGATCGAATGTCATAACCCTAAAAATAACATCTTGTTTTTTAATTTTTTTATAATCAATTTCGCAATCTGCTTGCTTTACTTTTTCTCCCGATGCTTTACGGCGAGCATAATCTAAGTCTCCTATTCTTTTAGCATGATTTCTTTTAGCATCGGCTATTGTTCTGATGTTAATTTTATCGACACTAGGCAAGATGATATCGTATTGATGATATTCTGGATTTGTAAAACTGCAATATGAACTCTTTGATTTGTGGATCTCTAATAACAAATCCTTGTTATTGAGATAGTTAACTTTTGGTTGTATCATGATTACTCCTAATATTAATATTATAAACTACGTAGATAAAAAAGTCAAATAAATAATAAGTCAAAAGGAACCAAACAATGACTAGATTAACATCATTTAATAGCGGACAATCAATTAATACCACAATTGCTGCAACAGGTGCAACATTTTCAGCAGTATCGAATGCATTGGGAACAGCAAGCCGACTTAGTTCAGCACTTTCAGGTGCAACGAGTGTTTCTAGTGCAATAAGAAGCATTAATTTACCAGCAGCTGGCGAGGCAGTTGGTGATATTATTAGTGCTGTTTCGATGTTTGGCGGCGATGCCGATCCAAATGATTGGCGTGTTCGATTAAGTTTACCGAATTGGATAAGTTTCAAAAATAGTCCGGTACTTAGACCTTTAAAAGACGCAGGTGGTTTGATTTTTCCTTACACTCCAACGGTTAACATTAGATCTAATGCAAATTATGGTGCTATGCAAACTACTCATACTAACTATACTTTCCAAGCATATCATCGTAGCGAACCTGGACAAATAACAATCAATGCTCCTATGAATGTTGAAGATTCGGAGCAAGCATTATATTGGATAGGCGCAGTACATTATTTACGATCTGCATCAAAAATGTTCTCAGGAAATGATCCAAAAGCAGGAAATCCTCCTCCTATTGTATTTTTAAATGGATATGGTAATTATGTTTTTAAAAATGTGCCAGTTGTTATCACATCGTTTGAATGTCAATTAATGAACGATTGCGATTATATAGGAACAAATGTGGTAGGCAGTGCAGCATCGGCATTTGGTAATATTGCAGATAACGTAGGCGGATTAGCTAGTACAGTTGGTGGCACATTGGGTGGAGCTATACCGGGATTGTCGGGAATAACAGATACAATAGGCAGTATAGCCGGTGGAGTAGGACAAATAGGAGGACTATTAGGGTCGTTTGGTGTTGGTGGTACTGTATCGGGAGGCCGTGCATATGTTCCGACAAAAAGTTCATTTACTGTAACGTTACAACCAGTGTATAGTAGAGATAGCGCTCGAAAGTTCAGCTTGGATCAGTTTGTTACAGGCGGATATATTAACAATTACTTCAGTTACGTATAATAAATGACCTTATTTTTTATGAATAAATATCAAAAGAGACACTTAAATGGCAAAGTATTCTAACACAAGTCCGTATTACCTCACTACTGTTAAACAAGATTATCTTGATATTTTAAAAATACGACCAGTAAGTGCCGAAGTTGATGATTACCTTTATACAATAGAACCACAGTACACTTATAGACCCGATCTGTTAGCTTACGACTTATATGGCGAATCAGCATTGTGGTGGGTTTTTATTCAAAGAAATTTAGATGTACTTGAAGATCCGGTTTTCGATTTTGTGCCAGGAAAACAAATATACATACCAAAAAATAGCAGTTTAAAAACTGTCTTAGGATTATAAAATGGCAATATGGGATTTAGGAGCAGGGGCTGATACAGCAAGTATTAATCAAACATTAGGAAATGTAGGATCAACACCGTTATTATCGTCAGGCCCGGCATCTGCGTTATCTAGTGTTACTAGTCCGATATCCGGAGCTGTCGAATCAGTGGGATCTTTTTTTCAAGGATTAACTGGATCATCTAATTTACCGCTACCGAATATTTTATCAAGTTATGCAACTTACAATTATGTTTTAGGTATTAGCATATTATCCGATGATGAATATAATGATCACACATATGTCAACGGTAAACAAACAACAATTATATGTAAATCTGGACACGTAGATCCGAACAATCGTGTTAACACTGCATATGGAAAATTTGAATATTATATTGATAATTTACAACTTGATTGTTTAATCGGATTCAGTGGCGGAAAAAACACTAATGTAACAACAATGGCGTTTGATATTATAGAACCGTATAGCATGGGATTATTCATGTTAGCGTTACAAACAGCAGCATATGAAGTAGGCCATAAAAACTGGAGAGATGCTCCATATTTGTTAACCGTTGAATTTAGAGGAAATAAAGAAACAGGTCAACTGTTAAACATACCGAGTGCTACTCGATATATTCCCTTTAGATTCGGTGAAGTTAACATATCGGTTAAAGAATCGGGAACATCTTATAAGTTTACAGGATTTGCTATTGCAGAATTAGCAAAAACAGAACAATTTAATAAATTAAGAAGTGATGTTGCAGTTAAAGGAAAAACTGTACAAGAGGTATTGCAAACTGGACCAAAAAGTTTACAAGCAGTTGTAAATGAAAGATTACGACAGCATAAAGATGATCAGAGAGTAGACATTGTTGACGAAATCTTGATATATTTTCCAAAGGACATATCCAGTGCAGCATCTGCAGCAAAGAATGCAGATAATACAGAATCTAATGCAACTGCTACAAATGCACCGTCTTCTGGAACTGGTGGTATTGAATCAAAATTAGGAGTGTCGAGAAGCACTGTTAATCAAACGTTAGTGCAACCGGAAGGTGAATGCAATGAACTTGGGAATTCGAGTTTAGGATTTGATGCTAATAGAAAGGCAGACTCGCCGATGAACGATGATAATAAGGTCTATCAAAATGATGTGTGGGTTCGAGGTAATGCTACTTTAGATATACAGGAAAATAATTTTAAATTTGCACAAGATTCTACTATAACAAATGCAATTGATCAGATATTAATCAACAGCTCGTATCCAGGCAAAGCATTGGATGTTAATGCGTTAGATTCAATGGGTATGCGGAAATGGTGGAGAATTGATACTCAAGTTTACTATAAGTCAACTGATGAAAATTTAGTTAAGACTGGTACTAAGCCAAAATTAATTGTCTATAGGGTAGTTCCTTATAATGCACATTCTGGAATTCTTCCCTCACCGAATATTAAGGCGCCTGGCCTTGATGAGGTAAAGAAGAATGCTGTTAAGGTATATGATTATATCTATACAGGAAAAAATTCAGAAGTTTTGCGATTTGATATTGATTTTAGTATCGGTTTTGCAAATCAAATGTTATCAGACAACTTTTCACGTTCTCAAGATGTAACAACAGCAGCAGAATCGAGTCATCAAGCGTTACCTGCTATGCTTGATATACCGTTTATAACACCGTTAATTCAAGGACTTTTTCCACAATTAGATTATGGATCGACTCCTACACAAGTTAGAAGCGATTTAACAATAGCATCTACTGATAAACGAGGTGGCGGCGGTGTCGAAACAGCGGTAACAAGAGCAGCTCGAGTTTTTCACGAAGCAATAACAAATGCCGATACAAACATGGTAGTGCTAGATTTAGAAATTATGGGTGATCCATTTTGGATAGTGCAAAGTGGCTTAGGAACTTACACTGCATCACCAATAATGAAAAATTTAAATTCTGACGGATCAGTGGATTACCAATCAGGTGAAGTTGATATTGTAATTAACTTTAAGACACCTATTGATATAAATCAACCAACTGGAATGTATCAATTCGGGGGATCAAAAACAGCTCCAGTAAACCAATTTAGCGGAACTTATCTAGTAACAATGGCATCTTGCTTTTTTAGAGCAGGAAAATTTACACAAGTTTTAAAAGGCAATCGTAGACAAAATCAAGAGAGCAAACAACAAGGTACAGCAGAACAAGTATTTCATGCTTCTTCTTCTGAAACAAGAAGTTCATAACGAGGATATAATGCAAAGAAATGTTGATCATATTCCTGCAACAGCGGCAGGACCCGGTAGACCAGGACCGTACTTAGCTAAAATAATAAGCCACATCGATCCTTCGTATATGGGAATGTTAGAAGTTGAAATTTTAAGGCCGGTCGGTAACTCAGGTGATGGCGCAGAAGGTCAGCTGCATCAAGTTAAGATGATTTCTCCATTTTATGGTGTTACTGGAGTTGACCACGTTACACCTGATCCTAATGATTATAATAATACTCAAAAATCATATGGAATGTGGTTTGTCCCACCCGACGTCGGTACAACAGTTATGGTATTTTTTATCGACGGTGATTCAAAAAGGGGATATTGGTTTGGATGTGTTCCAGAAGAAGCGATGAATTTTATGATACCAGGCATTGCATCTACTGAATATACTACAGGAGGAAAAGGAAGAGTTCCTGTTGCTGAGTATAATAAAAAAGCATCGTCAGTAGTTTCAGATCCGACAAAAGTAAAAAAACCTAGACACCCTCTTGCAGATATATTGGAAGCACAAGGACTGCTAAATGATGACACACGGGGCATCACTTCTAGCAGCGCTCGTAGAGAAGTACCAAGCTCAGTTTTTGGAATTTCTACGCCCGGTCCTGTAGATAAAAGGTCAGGTGCAAAAAGAGGAAAAATTGGTAAAAAAGAACATCGTGTAACAAATGCGTTTGTAAGTCGTCTTAGCGGAGCAACATTCGTTATGGATGACGGTGATGATAAATTTTTAAGAAAAAAACCAGCAAAATCTGGACCACCGGAATACGTTGCAGTTGAACAAGGGCAAAGCGGGGGCGATCCGACGATACCTCATAATGAATTAGTAAGACTAAGAACTAGAACAGGTCATCAAATTTTATTACACAATAGCGAAGACCTCATTTACATCGGTAATGCTAGAGGAACAGCATGGATTGAATTAACCAGTAATGGTAAAATTGATATCTATTCTAAAGACAGCATAAGTATCCATACTGAAAACGATTTCAATTTAACAGCTGGCAGGGATATTAACCTCTGCTCAGGTAGAGCGGTTAATTTTAGTTCTACATCGAGCTACACACCGCCAGACGACATACCAAGTACACCAACACCAATTAATAGACCTACCAGCGGGTTGTTTATGTCCGGAGAAGTAATTCATTTGAATACACCTGCTGCTGGCGGTCCAGCACCGATTCGTGTCCCCCAAGCAGAACCTTGGAAACATCATGAACATTTAGATCCTTCTAAATGCACTCCTGACAAAACTGATGTATTCAGGAACAAACCAGATTCGCAATGGGAAGCTCCTAAGTATTATAAAAAATACACCACTGAAACAGATACATTTAGTAAAATTAAGCCTCCGGAGAAAAATAGATAATGAGCTCAAATTTATATAAAAAAGTTACATTAAAATCGTCTAACAACATTGATAATGTAATACCAAAAATGTATAAGGGGTTTAGTACAGTAAGTCTTGATACAGAAAACTTTAATTTATATGATTTTAAGTTAATTCAACAGGACTTACTTAATCATTTTCATATAAGACAAGGTGAAAGATTGATGAACCCAGATTGGGGAACGATTATATGGGACATGTTATTTGAACCATTAACTGAAGAAGTTAAAAATATTATCACACAAAATGTTGACACGATTCTTAATTCAGATCCGAGAATCAGCGCAAGTCAAGTAATAGTAACTCCGTATGAATCAGGTTTACAAATAGAATGTGAATTAACGTACTTACCCTATAACATTAGTCAAAAGATGCAGCTACGATTTGATCAAGCTAATGGCCTTTTGCTAGGTTAATCTACCCATATAATTTCATTCGATAAATACTACTATTAGGATAGGTTATGAGTGTAACATATAGACAAAACCGATTGTTAGTCGCAGAAGACTGGAAAAAAATCTATCAGTCATTTAGGAATGCAGATTTTCAAAGTTATGATTTTGAAAATCTAAGACGTACAATGATTGATTACATTCGTACGAATTATCCAGAAGATTTTAATGATTATATCGAAAGTTCGGAATATCTTGCCTTAATTGACCTTATAGCGTTTTTAGGCCAAAGTATTGCATTTCGTGTAGATCTTAATGCCCGTGATAATTTCTTAGAATTATCCGAACGCAGAGAAGCAGTTCTCCGTTTAGCTCGTATGATTAGCTATAATGCTAAACGAAATATTGCAGCTAGCGGGTTGTTAAAGTTTACTACAGTTTCTACTACTGAAAACGTAATTGATAGTAATGGTCGAAATATGTCCGGACAAGTAATAACTTGGAACGATCCGTCAAACCCTAATTGGTATGATCAATTTATTAAAGTAATGAACTCGGCGTTTCCTAGAACACAACAGTTTGGAAACCCTTCTGACAAACGAACAATATATGGAATTCCTACTCAAAAATATCAATTTTCTAGTAATTTGACTGGAGTTCCAGTTTTTGGTTTTTCGAAATCGGTAGCTGGCCGAATAATGAATTTTGAAGTAGTTAGTACAACATTTACTGGTTCCGAAGCAATAGGCGAAGAGCCACCTAAAGTTGGCGGAGTGTTATCATGCATTTATCGAGAAGACGGAAAAGGACCGGGTGCATCAGATACTGGTTTCTTCTTACATTTTACTCAAGGTACACTAAATCAAGGTAAATTTGCAATTACACAACCGAGTAGTAATGAATCAGTTGATATTGATGCAAACAATATTAACAATGCAGATGTATGGTTATATCGACTAGATCAAAATGGTTTAGAAAACGAATATTGGACCCAAGTTTCGAGTTTAGAAGGAAACAATATCATTTATAATAGTTTAGATAAGAAAATTAGAAATATCTATTCTGTAATTACACGAGCTGGAGATAAAATTAGTTTACAGTTTAGTGATGGTACATTTGGTAATTTGCCGATCGGGACATTTAGAGCATATTACCGTATTAGTAACGGATTAGAATATTCTATTAGTCCTCAAGATATGCGTAGTATTGCGATAACAGTTCCTTATACTTCGGGATTAGGACAACTAGAGACAATGACTGTAACAATGAATCTAGCGACTACAGTATCAAATGCTACGCTTAGTGAAACTAATGATAGCATCAAAGCTAATGCACCTGCAACATACTATACTCAAAATAGAATGATAACAGGTGAAGATTACAATATTAGTCCTTTGTCAGTTAGTACACAGGTAGCAAAAGTAAAAGCATTAAACAGAACATCAAGCGGAATTAGTCGATATTTTGATCTAACTGATCCAACTGGCAAGTACAGTTCAACAAATTTATTTGCCGACGACGGTGTGTTATATGTTGAAGAATATACAGCACAACAAAGATTTTCGTATGAAACAAGAACTGATATTGAAGGGATAATTTATAATACTGTTTTTGATATTATTAGAGGAAAAAATTTACGAAATTTTTATTATTCAAAATTTATTAACACAGTTACATTAAGTTTGCCTGGTATTGAATGGAAAAATATAACTTCTGATTCTAACATGTCGACAGGATATGTAATCGATAACGTAACAGATATTATCTATAAAGTTGGATCTTATACCCAGAACGCTTTAAGATATTTTATTCCAGGTTCTCTTGTTAAATTTACAGCACCGACAGGATACTATTTTGATACTGTACATTCGAATACTCTTGTTCAGGGAACAGCAGAATTCGCTCGAAATGTAATAGGATCTACTACAGTATTGTGGTCTGAAATAGTCTCCGTTAATAATGACGGAACAGCAGCAGGCACTGGTATTTTAGATACAGGTTTTGGTCCGATTGTTATGAATCAAATCATTCCAACAGGAGCAGAAATTACACAGATTATTCCGAAGTGGAGAACTGTTATCGACAGTTCGGTAATTACATCGATGATCGATTTAATTTTTGCTAACAAACCATTTGGTTTAAGATACGATACCTCAACCCAAACTTGGCAAATAATTTTTGAATCAAATCTTAATATCGGAGTAACATTTAGTTTAGGAAAGCAAGGAGATGTAAGTAACCAACAGCAAGATTCTAGTTGGTTATTGTTATTCACAACAGACAATGAATATTATACTATTACTAGCAGAGAGCAGAGATACATCTTTGAGAGTGACGAACAAATTCAATTTTATTTTGACAGTGCTAATACAATTTATGACACTACAACAAATACAATTGTTAATGACATAATAAACATTTTAAGTATCAATACAGAACCGGATAAAACAACATCTTTCACCCAGGATCAAAAATGGCATATTGTGTCAGAGTATATCGGTCTCGACGGGTATATTGATTCAAAAAAATTAGTTGTAACTTTTGCAGATCTTAACAACAATGGAGTTGTTGATGATCCAGAGTTATTCATAAAAATAGTAATCGGTGATGCTACTACTAATCCTTTGAACAAGTATATAGTTCAAGAAAAATACCTAATCAGCACTGGTCAAGAAGATTATCGATATGTTAAAAATAACAACAATACAGTTATTATTAAACAAACTGAAACAGAAGTAATTAACAATTTAACACAGTATGCTGATGGTCAATATTTTTATTTTGTAGAAACAGCAGTAGTTAAACGTTTAAATTTAACACAGGCAAAATTAGAGCCATCATTAGACTATAAAGTTTTTTCAGGAAGATCTGATTTAAAATTCCAATACACACATGGAGCAGATTATGAATCAAGACTAGATCCCGGATCAAGCAATATAATCGACGTGTACGTGTTGACAAAGATGTACGACATTTCATTTAGGCAGTGGTTATCTGGTGCTGATATAGCCAAACCGTTATCTCCCGGAACGGATGAACTATATGATATAATGTCACCAAATTTGAATTTAATTAAATCAGTATCTGACGAAATAATATATCATCCTGTGAATTATAAAGTATTATTCGGTAGTTCTGCAGATTTAGAGTTACAAGCTTCATTTAAGATAGTAAAAAATACTTCTCAAGTAGTGTCCGATAATGACATTAAGTCGCGAGTGATTACAGCGATTAACGATTTTTTTGCTTTAGAAAATTGGGATTTTGGCGATACCTTTTACTTTACAGAATTAGTGACATATGTAATGAATAAGCTAGCTCCTGATGTTGCTAACATAGTTATTGTTCCACGACAAGGGGGTATGAATTTTGGAAGTTTATTTGAAATTAAGTCAGCTAGTGATCAATTATTAATTAGCGGAGCTACAGTTGATGATATAGAAATTATTACAGGAATAACGCCGAGTATAATTAAGGCAATACCTAGCACTACAACTACATCAAATGTAGTTGCATCTCAGAATATAACAAGTTCGACATATGGAGCATCTAATGGCTGATAGTATTGATCCAACAGCAAACAATGGCAACAGCGTAAATTTTTTACCAAATTTTTATCGTACCGATTCTAATAAAAAATTCTTACAATCGACAATTGACCAACTTACACAACCTGGTGAAGTTAGAAAAATAAATGGATTTATCGGACGACAAAATGCAAAAGCATCGACTGGTACTGATATATTTTTAGAAGCAGCGGACGATCAACGACAACATTATCAATTGGAGCCGAGCTTAGTAGTAAAAGACCAACTGTCGAATACAACATTCTTTAAAGATTATCAAGATTATATTAATATGATTGAAATTTTTGGAGGAAATGTTAAAAATCATGAAAGATTAAATGGTCAGGAATTCTATAGTTGGGACCCTCATATTTGCTGGGATAAGTTTGTTAATTTTCAAAATTACTATTGGTTACCATACGGACCGGATGTTATTAGAATTGCAGGAGAACCAAAAGATGTCATCAGTACTTACAAAGTTAAGGTAGAATCTCAAAAAGGTAATAATGCATATGTATTCATGCCTAATGGCTTGGTTCGTAATCCTACGATTAAGTTATTTAGAGACATGACATATATTTTTGAAATTAACAGTCCAGGAAATCCGTTCTCTATCAAAACAGCAAGAACTCTAGGTGGTCAAGATCGTTATTCTTCTCTTACGATTGATCCACATGAAAATGCTGTCGAAGTTGGAACGATTACTTTTACAGTGCCATCTGATGCACCTGATTTGTTATTTTATGTGAGCGAAAATGATATTGATTTAGGAGGAGTATTTGAGATTTTATCAATAGACGAAAATTCTACAATAAATGTAGAAGAAACTATTGTTGGAAAGAAAACATACATACTTCAAAATGGTACAGCGTTAAGCAACGGTATGAAAGTTTCCTTTATAGGTGAAGTGACTCCTGAGCAATATGCTAACAAGAGATTTTATATTGAAGGAGTCGGTGATGGGATTCGTTTAATTGACGAAAATTCCTTAGAATTAATTAGTCCTTACACTGAATCTATTTCGATTTTATTTGACACTACTCCATTTGATAATCTACCATTTAGTGATGTCTCGGCTTATCCTGGTGTTGTCGATTATATTACGGTCAATCGAGGCAGTCGAGATAGAAACCCATGGAGTAGGTATAATCGTTGGTTTCATAAAGATGTAATTGAAATTAGCGCAAAGTATAATGGAAAAGTGCCGGAGATAGATCAGTCTGCAAGAGCATTACGTCCGATCATCGAATTTGAATCAGACATTAAACTATTTAATTTTGGAACTCGTGCAACAACTGATGTTGACATAATTGATACCTTTACTAAAGATGTATTTTCTGATATCGAAGGATCATTAGGATATAATGTTGACGGAATACAACTATTACCTGGGCATCGAGTGCTATTTACTGCTGATACTGATATTCTAGTTAAGAATAAAATCTATCGAGTTGAATTTCCGACAATTCAAACATCGCGAAGAGAACTGTCATTTATACCATCAGTTGCTGTAGACATTACTAACGATACTATTACATTGCCGTATAGACATAAATTATCAACTAAAAATGCTTTAGTATATTCAAGTAATGGTAATAACCCAATAACAGGTTTAACATCGTACCAGACATACTATGTAAATGTTATTGATGATTTTACATTCAATCTATACGAAGACAACAAGCTGTTTAAAAAAATCGATTTGATTTCGATTATAGATGACGGTAAATTATATTCTTTTTATCTTAAGAACATACAAACATCTGATACTGTGAATGCTCCGGTAGGATTTACCTATCAATATTCTGCATTTGATTCAAACATTTATACAGACATTGATTATATTTCTTTAACAGAACCACATCACTTTACGTCAGGGGACAAAGTTGAATTTAGAGATCCTAATAATACCTGGGTCGAGGGTTTTGAGGATGGTCGCGCATACTATGTTAAAGTTATCGACGACTATACTATTGTATTTTATAAAGAGTACAATCCTGGAAATTTAAATAATCCTTTTGTGGATAAAGTTAACATACCGGAACTTGCTGATAAACCAGCACATGTTTTTACTACTTTTGAAACTAATCGACAATTACATCTAGTTGAAGAAGAGACTCCGACATCAATGGATGTAGTATTAATTCGACAAGGAAAGAAGTATCAAGGAACAATGTTTTGGTTTGATGGATCGACATGGAATCTTGCACAACAAAAAACTGAAGTAAATCAACCACCGTTATTTGACGTAGTCGATAATAATAGAATTAGTTATGGGGATAAGAATGTTTATAATGGATCAACTTTTAATGGTTCAAAAATATTTTCTTATAAAGTAGGAACAAGCACCGGTTACGATCAATCACAACAAATTTTAGGATTTCCTCTATCGTATAAAAATATTAATAATATAGGTGATATCCTCTTTAATTTTAATCTCGCTACAGACATATTTGAATATAAAGATCAAACTAGGATCATTACTGAAAACATTAATACTGGTTATTTAATTAAAACTGATATTGTAGATTCTACATATTATGTAACAGGATGGCAAAAATGCACATCTACTACAGTTCAAGCAGCAATTTGTATCTACAAAAACTCGAATCGAGTTAATGATTTCGATATTAATATTTTCGATGATATACAGTTCTTAGACGACTTGATTATCAAAGTGTTCATTAACGGAATTAGACTTGATAAAGTAGACCCACTAGACAATAGAAATCCAAATTGGATAATTGTAGACGGCCCGTTATATAAGAGAGTTATTCTAAAACAAGATATCGGACTATTAGATGTTTTAACTATTAAGGCATACACTAGTCAGCCAGTTAATAGTAATGGGTATTATGAAATTCCGATTAATCTTCAAAATAATCCATTAAATGAATTGATTAAAGAATTTACACTTGGCGAAGTTATTGATCATGGAAATTCAATTGTTGATAATTTGAGTAACTTTAACGGAACTTATCCGGGTTCGAGCAATTTACGAGATCTAGGAAATATTACACAATTTGGAACAAAATTTGTTCAACACAGCGGACCGTTAAGTTTATCAGTGTATCACTTAACATCTGAAAATAATAATATAATTCGAGCTATAGAAACAGCTAGAGATGATTATAACAAATTTAAAAAGTTATTTGTAACTTTTGCAGAAATGTTAGGAGTTGACACTGATATTGTGTCACAAGTTGATTTAATATTAGAAAAGATCAATAAGGATAAACCGAATAATTTTCCATATTATTTTAGTGACATGGTGCCTTATGGTGCTAGTGTTAAGGCTGAAATTAATGTAGTTGACTATCGAATCAAATATTATCCTTTATCTAATGTTTTTAATTTAGATGAATTGTCATCTAAAGCAGTGTTAGTTTATTTAAATAACAATCAATTGTTATTTGAACATGATTATACATTTGATAGTCAAGGGTTTGTAGTTATATCAGCGGAGATGCAAAACGATGATATTATTACTATCTACGAGTATGAAAACACTAACGGATCATTTGTTCCACCGACACCGACGAAGTTAGGTCTGTGGCCAAAATACGATCCTAAGGTATTCTTAGATACTTCGTTGATTACACCGAAATTAATGATTCAAGGTCATGACGGTAGCTTAGTTCAAGCATATGGTGACTATCGTGATGAATTAATTATTGAATTGGAAAAAAGGATATACAATAACGTAAAAGTAAAATATGATAAGGATATTATCGATATTTTATCAACGATTCCTGGTTATATTCGAAAAACTGATTATTCTTTAGAAGAGTTTAATCAAGTTTTAGCACCGAATTTTTATAAATGGACTGCCTTAGTTGATAGAGATTTCACTAAACCTTTAAGTTTCGATAGAAGTAATCCAATGACTTTCAATTATAGAGGTCATGGTGCACCTGACGGGCGTCCGACACCAGGGTATTGGAGAGGAATATATCGTTGGATGCTAGATACAGATCGCCCAAATTTATGTCCTTGGGAAATGTTAGGTTTTAGCGATCCACCGGTTTGGTGGGAAGAAGTTTACGGTCCTGCACCATATACAAGTGATAATTTAATTTTATGGCAAGATTTAACAGATGGTGTTATTAGAGAACCAGGCAATTCACCAAGAAGAGATGCAAAATATTCAAGACCATTCTTAATAGATCATATTCCTGTTGATAGTAATGGTAATTTAATTAGTCCTTTAACATCGGGCTTATCTGCAGGATTTATTACTGTTGCAACTGAAGGAGATTATATTTTTGGTGATGTAAGCCCTGTTGAAGCTGCATGGAGACGTAGTTCCTATTATCCATTTAGTGTGTTAATTACGTCAATGTTGTTAAATCCAGCAAAAACATTTGGCACATTGATAGATAGATCGAGAATTATTAGAAACCTTGCGGGTGAACTTGTTTATAAAGATACAGGTCTAAGAATTACACCTAAAGATATTAAATTACCTAGCATTTATTCTAGTAAAATTGATGTTCAAACAGCGGGAATTATAAATTATATTGTAGATTACATACTAAGCGATAATTTACGATCTTATGATTTATATCAGTATAATTTAAAGAATATTACAGCTAATTTATCTCATCGTATTGGAGCATTTACTAGTAAGTCAAAGTATAATTTATTATTAGATTCTAAATCTCCGCTGTCAACAGGCAGCGTGTTTGTCCCTCAAGAAGACTACGATATAGTTCTTAATAGTTCATCACCTATAAAGAAAATTGCATATAGTGGTGTGATTATTACTAAGTTAGTTGATGGATTTGATATTAAAGGTTACAATATATCTCGTCCTTACTTCTATTATTATCCGTGGACTAAGTCAGGCATTACTGTAAACGTTGGTGGAATATCAGAAAGTTATGCTATTTGGTCAGTTGATCAATTCTATGAAAATGGAAAAATAGTTGAATTTGGAGGTCAATATTTCCGTGCAACAGTAAATCATACAACAACTGACCTATTTAATGAACAAAATTATGTAAAGTTACAATCATTACCTGTAATTGGTGGAAGAACAGCGACATTTAGATCAGATTGGGATCGTACTGACCCTATAGTAGTTCCTTATGGCACTAAATTTAGAACAATTCAAGAAGTTGTAGATTTTCTTTTAGGTTACGGTGAGTGGTTAAAAGACGAAGGATTTATATTTGATACATTTAATAAAGAACTTGGTGTAATTGCCAATTGGGAAACCAGTGCTAAAGAATTTATGTTCTGGACAACACAAAATTGGTCATCAGGTGAAGATAAATGGAAAAATTGGATACCGAATACTCCGGTATCATACGGATCAATTGTTCGATACAATGGTGACTATTATCGTGCTATTACAAATGTTGAGTCTTCAGCAGAGTTTAATGAAGATGATTATATATTGTTAGAAGGATTGAGCATGATCGGTAGTTCGGTAATCTCATTAAGTCCTGCAGCAAGTATGCTATCGTTTATTTCGCCATTGAGTGTTGTTGATGATATTAGAAATCCATTTTATATATATGAGATATTTAAAGTTGACGGAACTCCAATTGCAACTAGTTTTATCAATTCTTATAGAGATGATACTTCGGTAAGTTATGCGCCGACTAATAACGACGGTATTTATGGAGCCACATTTTATCTAGTTCAAAAAGAACATGTAATTGTTCTTAACAACTCAACGATGTTTAATGATACAATATATCATCCATCAACTGGTTATAGACAGGAAAGAATTAAAGTATCTGGATATGCTAGTGACAATTGGGACGGATCATTAAATGTTCCAGGTTTTATTGTTGACCAAGCTAAAGTTAATGAATGGGAAGAATGGACTGATTATCATTTAGGTGATATAGTAAAGTATAAACAGTTTTACTATAGTGCTAATAGTTTTCTACCAGGCACTGCAATCTTTGAAGCTACTAATTGGATTAAGTTAGATACAACTCCGACACAACAGTTGTTACCAAACTGGACTTATAAAGCGTCGCAATTTACAGATTTTTATAGTCTTGATAGTGACAATTTTGATTTGTCACAACAAAAGATGGCTCAGCATTTAATAGGCTATCAAAAAAGAGAATATTTAAGTAATATTATTAAAGATGACGTATCTGAGTATAAATTTTATCAAGGTATGATCGTTGAAAAGGGCACACAGAATGTCTTTAATAAGTTGTTTGATGTGTTAAGCTCTGAAGGAAAAGAGAGTTTAAAATTTTATGAAGAATGGGCTATACGAGTTGGACAATACGGAGCTAGCTCGGCCTTTGAAAATTTAGAAGTAATATTAGATGAATCTTTGTTTAGAACTAATCCTCAAGGGATTGAATTTATTTCGACACCGGATCAACGACGACAAGATTTTGTTATTAGATATATGCCACAAGAGGTATACTTAAAGCCTTTGAAGTATAATTCAGCACCTTGGCCGATTCTTTCTAATAATTCACAATATTTAAGAACTCCGGGATATGTGCGTCCTGATGAAGTGCGATTTATATTAACATCCCTTGATCAAGTATTATCGCAAGATATATCGCAGATTGAAAAAGGCCATTATGTGTGGTGCGGATTTGAAGGTAGAGAATGGAACGTATACAAATATGTTAATTCAAATATTAAAGTTCTCAATGCAACCTACAGTGATGAATTGCTAACAATTATAACATCTGAATTTGTTGAATTAAAAGCAGGTGATATTATCGGAATCACTAGTGTGACGGCGTTTGATAGTGGATTCTATAAGATATCATCAGTTAGTCTCGATACTATTAATATAGAAGGCATCATATCAAATTGGGACGGTCCGTTTGAAGATCAAAATACTATTCAAATTTTTAAATTTGTTTCCTATAGATTCGAATCTATTGATCAACTTACTTTTAAGCAATTACCTACATTAAGCAATGGTGATTTATTATGGACCGATAATTTAGGTGACGGAAAATCAGCAACTTGGGAATATAATACAGTTTATAATTTTAATGAAATTGTAAATGATTACCCTCAAGAAGGATTAAAATATGGTAAAAATTTAGTTATAAATTCTAAGAGTAACGTTGCAGTTATTACAGATAACGAAGGAAGATTGTATGTCTATACAAAACCAACGAATCAAGATCAATGGATAGCTCATCAGTTAATTAACGAAGTTTTTATATCGCAACCTGGAGGAGTATTAACAACACCAACTGATGTAATAGGTGAAGTACTAGCAATGTCACCAGACGGTAGATGGTTAGTAGTAGGAACTCCGAAAGCAAGCGGAGTGTCAACAAAATATGTTGGTGCATGGAACCAAAACACTAATTATGATTTAGCCTCAGCACCGGGCACAGGAATTCGAGTTAATGCTGAAGACCTTGTAACTGGCTACGAATATGTTATTTTAACTACAGGAACAACGGATTTTAGACTAGTAGGCGCAGCATCAAATACAGCTAATACAACGTTCGTTGCAACAGGACCAACTACAGGATCAGGGATTGTTTATTATACACCGAGACATATTGTAAGAAGTGGATATAAATTCTATCAAGCGTTACAAAATTACTCATATACCTCGGTAGATATCACCGGAACTATTAGCGGCACTACGTTATCCGTTGTGATGGTTAATTCTTCAGGCACTGTTAAAATAGGTCAGGTAATTTCAGGAATTGGAATCCAACCTGATACACGAATTATTTCTTTTAAAACCGGCACTGGCGGAATTGGAACCTATGAAATTAACAGATCACATAATATTAGTAATAATACAGCAATAGTTGCTAATAGTCTTCCACCTGCATTAAACCCAATTGCATGGAATGAATTAAACTATCTATCAGTAGATGTAGCTGGTGTAAATTCTAATAGAATCGAAGAAGGGGTTATAAGCATATACGAAAAGGATTCTAATAATACATTTATCTTAGTCGACAGCATTGTTAGCCCACAACCTGTAAGTTACGAGCATTTTGGGTCTAGCTTATCAGTAGATAATGAAACGATTATAGTTGGCGCAAGTGGACGCGACACTGGAGTCTTATATCAATTAAATTATGGGACGATAGTTAAAGCCTCTGCCCTATATAATCCTGTAGGCAGTGTTGATAATATTATTAAACTATCGTCAATAGTTGGTATTAGAGTAGGAATGGGGATTCAAGGTGATGGGTTCGTAAGTGGACAGATAGTAAAATCTATTGATACAGTTAATAACACAGTTACAATAACTGCGCCACCAGATAGTAATCCATCCGGCATTCTTGAATTTACATCGTTAGGATGGAGATATTTTTATAAAACTACAGAAACTACGGTCACTGGTAATTATTCCTCTAACCCAAACGTTTCTCAAGTTCAAGTTGCTAGTACTTTGGATATAGAAGTCGGATCATTAATTAAAGGATCAGGGTTCTTTGGAGGTCAAACGGTATCGAATATTGTAAGTCCTACTCTAATAGGATTAGATTTAGAAACAAATTCGGGACCTGTAGGATCGTTATCATTTGACTCGTTAGTGATATATTCGGTACCTGCTCCGACGATAGGCAACAGTTTTGGTTTATCACTAGCATTAAGCAAAGACGGATCAACTCTAGTAGTTTCTAATTCGGGAGATTTATATATAGGAAAAGTTTTTGTTTACATTAAGCAAGATAACAAATTTGTTTTATTCGGCAACTTAATAGAAGGATATGATGTATCATTTGGTGATAGTATTACAGTTTCGAATGACGGAAACTATATTGCAGTTGNATCGAAGTTAGGTGATAACGAATATATCGATCAAGGCCGTGTTACTATATATAAACGCGGAGTTTCGACTTACGAGAAATATCAAGATATCTATAGTCAAAATCCTGAAAAAGTTGGATTATTTGGAAGTAAAATATCTTTCTTAAACGATTTTAACACTCTTGTTATTTTTAGTCAAAATGCTGATACTTATACAACTACTTCATTTGACGGTGGTGAAACAACGTTTGAAGATGGCAAAACTAAATTTTCTACAAGAAACCCTGATTCTGGTACGATTCAGATTTACGATAGATACAATAATTTTTGGGTGTATAGCGAGACTCTTAAGACAACAGATGACATGATCGAAAGATATGGTGCAGCAATATCTATTGGTGCTAACAGTATCCTAGTTAGTGCTATTGATGCTAAGGATCAAAATGTTAAATCTGGTAAGGTTTACGAATACATTAAAAATTATAACGACACTAGTTGGAAAATTAAACATCGAGAAATTGATAAAATCGATATAAGGAAAATTAAACAGGCATTCTTATATAACAAAACAACTAACAAATTAGTTACGTACCTTGATGTGTTAGATGCTAATCAAGGAAAAATTTCAGGAATAGCAGATCAAGAGTTAAAGTTTAAAACTTTCTTTGATCCGGCGACCTATTCAACAGGTACAAGTGAAGTAAATGTTGATGACGGAATGTCGTGGAATAAGCCATATGTAGGTACATTGTGGTGGGATCTTAGAACAGCAAAATTTTATGATAGTTACAGTGACGATCTTGCATATCGAAATAGTTCTTGGAATACATTATTCCCAGGGGCTAGTATCGACATATATGAATGGGTTGAAACATTGTTAACACCTGACGAATGGAACGAGCTAGCTGATACTGAAGAAGGACTAGCCTTAGGAATCAGCGGATTAACATTATACGATAATACAGTTTATAGTATAATCCGAAAATATGATAATATTTCTAAATCTTTTAGAAATACTTATTATTATTGGGTTAAAAATAAAAAGACTATTCCTAATGTTCCAGGAAGAAATATGTCAGCAGCAGATGTTGCTAGTTTGATATCAAATCCTCGAGGTAATGGGTACAAATATATTGAATTAACTAGCACCAATTCTCTTAATATTGCAAACGTTGCATCATTACTAGAAGATAAAGACGTTATTCTATCAATTGAATATTGGACAGTTAAGAAAACAGATCAGAATATACATTCTCAATGGAAATTATTAACTAATGATGCAATTTCAGAAATTCCTTCAACTATTGAATTGAAGTGGGTTGACAGTTTATGCGGTAAAGATTTATTCGGCCGCCCGGTACCTGATTTAGACTTACCGATTAAAATTCGATTCGGCATAGAAAATCGTCCTCGTCAAAGTATGTTTATTAATAGATTTGAAGCATTGAAGCAGATCGTTGAAGAAACTAATCGTGTGTTGATTAAACATCAAATTGCTGAACAACGTGATATATCAAAATTAGAACTATTTGACACTGAACCTAGTGTAATTTCGACATTATATGATATTGTATTGGATACAGAAGCTGAATTACGATTCTCAGGATATGGTAACTTTTCAAAAGCAACGTTAACACCGATCATTGTGGATGGAAAAATAATTGATGTAACAGTAAAATCGACAGGTAATGGATACGGTATTATAAACATTAAAGATTATGATACTTATGGTATTGCGTCTGAGTGGTATGGACCGAATGTAATCATAACTGGATCAGGTCGAGGAGCAGAAATAAAAACGACAGTTAATTCAAAAGGTCAAATTAACGGTATTATTATAGTTTCAGAAGGAATCGGTTACACAGACGACACTGTTTTATCTTTAAGAAATTATTCAGCATTAATACACAGTGATAGTCAGGCAATCGGAAGATGGAGCATTTATTCATATGAACCTCTTACACAAATGTGGTCAAGAGTTCTAACACAATCTTTTGATACTAGAAAATATTGGAATTACATTGACTGGTATGACCCAGATACTGATTATAATCAGTTTACTGCATACAAATATTCAGTAGATACGTTAGTCGACTTGAATACAATTCGACCAGGTATTACTGACTTAGTGAAAGTTAGAACTTCGAATTCCGGTAATTGGATTTTATTAGAGAAATATAACGAATCGTCTTCGATTGACTGGACACAGAGTTACAGGGTCGTGGGGTCTCAAAATGGTACTATTCAATTCAAGTCAACCTTATATCAGTTCATTAATACAATTTATGGATATGACGGCACATTATATGATGAAGATGTCTTCGACGATGTTGCAGCAAAAGAATTACGAATCATCTTTGATGCTCTTAAGAATGATATACTAATTGATACGCTAAAACAGGAGTATTTAAATATATTCTTTACTAGTTTACGTTATGCATTAAAAGAGCAAACTTATATTGACTGGGCATTTAAGACGAGTTTTATCAAGGCTCAACATAATGTTGGCGAATTAAAACAAAAAGTTACATATAATAATGATAATTTATCAGATTTTGAAGCATATGTTTCGGAAGTAAAACCATACAGAACTAAAGTTAGAGAATATGTTAGCACCTATTCTAAAATAGATGATGCTAGCTTGTCTGCAACTGACTTTGATTTACCGCCGATATACGATGAAAAAATGGTTCCAATTCTTGCTAGTATTAGAGATGGAGTTATTGAATCGTCATCTAACATGATTGCAACATATCCGTGGAAACATTGGTTAGATAATGTAGGATTTGTGGTAACTGAGTTAAGAATAGTTAACGGCGGTAGTGGGTACTTATCTGAACCTTCGGTAAAAATTGTCGGCGGTGGCGGCACTGGTGCTAAAGCTAAAGCATTTATTGCTAACGGCAAAATTAATCGAATTGTATTATTATCACCGGGAAAAGGATTTATTAGTGCTCCTACGGTAATTGTTGAAGGTGGTATCACTTCATTTGGGACTAATGCGTCGATCGTAGCAATTATTGGCAATAGTGTAATTAGATCTAATTTAATTAAGATGAAATTTGATAGAATTACACAAACTTATTTTATTACACAATTACAGGAAACAGAGACATTTGTAGGTACAGGGTCGAGAATGCAATTTCCGCTAGTATGGGCTCCTGATGTGCGAATAGGATTTAGCTCAGTTACTGTTAACGGTATTGATGTATTAAGAGACAACTATAAACTGTCAATTAGCAAATCTGTTTCAAGGGGTTATACAAGTTATAGCGGATCATTAATCCTTGACACTGCTCCGTTAGTAGGTGAAATAATTGTAGTAACCTACTTAAAAGATTGGACAGTATTAAATGCAGCAGATCGAATCCAATACTATTATAATCCTGAATCAGGACAATTAGGTAAAGATTTAGCCCAATTAATGACCGGCGTGGATTACGGCGGTGTAGTAGTTACTGGTCTTGATTTTAATGTTAGCGGAGGTTGGGATAGTCTTCCTTATTTTGCAGATAAGTGGGACGACTACGAGAATTCATTAGAAGATTATATATTAACAACCGAAGAAAATACGCACACATACTCATTACCAGCTTCGATGAATATTGTCGAAGGAACTAATATTAATGTATATCATGCAAGAATTGAAAAGACTGAAATAGTATCAGACGGTGCTACAACAGAGTATTCATTTGATATTAACAATGTTTATCCACCTTCTGTAACAGTAGTAGTTGAAACTACATTAAATGGAAATCACTCTGCAGGCAGTAAAACTTTATCTGTTAATAGAACAGTTGGAATAAAAGTTGGAGACGTTGTAACAATTATTACAGATATCGAAAAAGCGTTAAATTATGGCACTATTGTAACATCGATTAATTCCGAGAATAATACCGTTGAATTAGATCAAATTTTGTTCAAAGCTATTCCGCCTCAACAAGGTATAGTGTTTACTAGAAAATTAGTCGATCCTATTGATTGCTTAATTAATAAAAACGGAAAAATTAATCTTAATTATCAAATAAATTTAGGAGATTTGATAATAATAGAATCACAAGTAAGACCGATTAGACTCGACGATCTAAATTTTGATGAAGAGCCGGCGTTAATTACAAATCCAAATGCAATAATGAACACATGGATATCAGATGGCCAATCACTCGAAGTTAATATACCTAATAGTTTTACTATTAATGAAGGTGATACGCTTATATTCCGTAAGAGTACTAGCGACGGATCGATATTACCAAGAGATGATAGTTATGATACTGCATTAAAGGGTGGAGATCTTGCGTACTCGTCAGCTACAGGATTGTCAGCAGACGATATTATTGTCGACGGAGACGGTTTTGTAACGCCAACTTCAAGCCCGGCTACTGAAGAAGTGGTACCAGGTCAAGTAGTCGATGCAGTAGCTATTAGAGTGTTTGATAAACCTAGTAGCGGAGCAGCAACGATTAGAGTTGACAATTTTATAGCTGACGGTACAAATACTATATTTGAAATGACACAGTATCCTAATAGCAATCAAGCTGTTATAGTTAAGGTTTCTAACGGTTATACTGATCCAGTGACAAATGAAATTACAACTTTATCTGTTGTTAAAAATATTCAAATTGAAGGCGACAGCGGAGATTATACTGTAGATTATCGAAATAAATCAGTAGTATTTCATAATCCGCCTACTGAGGGATCGATGGTGTCGATCTTCAGCATTGGTTTTAGCGGATCTAATATTTTAGATTTAGGCCATTTTGTTGCTGACGGAATCCAACAGCAATTTGTTACTAAGGCACCGTGGACTACTAATATTACAGATATGATTTATGTTGATGGACAACCAGTAACTGCATTGTTATTTGACACAGGTGTGTCGAACAGAATCGGTATTAGGTTTATAGATCCTCCAGTTGCGGGAGCATTAATAAGCTACATTATTGTTAGAGGTTCAGAACAATCGTTCGCTGTGACTAAAGTTGAGAGATTTATTACAAACCCATCTACTATAACATATAATTTAAAAAATAAGGTTGGTGATGAAGTACCAAATGAATCAAACATGATTGTCCGAATTGATCAAACGATATTAAAAGGACCTAATAATGTTTATTTTGATATTAAAAACAACAAACTTAATTATAGTATAGATAAAGTTAAAATTCCGCCATATTCAGTATCGTTTGATGACATATCAGTGATCGCTAACGGAATTGTATTAAATCCTGTTACTGATTATAGCATAGATTTAAGTGGAATTACAATTAAACTTACAAAATCTGCATATAAGAAATATTCAGGTTCGACATTGATATTAAGTATCAAACAAAGTTCCGGTTACCTATATATACCTGGAACAGCACCAAAGATTACATTAGATCGATTATATGAAGGTTCGCATATAGTTGAAGTAATTAGTTCGTATAAGCATGACATATTAGGCATTCAACGAACGGTTGCTAGCGTTAAAACTGAAATAGAATATACACCGGATACAATCGAATATTACGATTATTTAAGTGTGCTTAGTGGACAATTAAAGATTGATAGAGCTGTGATAAATGATAGCTATTTGTGGGTCATTAAAAACGGAAATCTATTGATACCTAGCGTTGACTATAAATTAAATTCTGATAGGGAAAGTATTACACTATCTCATGTAGTTAATGAATATGATGAATTTTCAGTAATTACATTCGGTAATAATGTGTTAACCCACGGCGTTTCTTACATGCAATTTAAAGACATGTTGAATAGAACACATTTTAAACGTTTGAATCTTAAAAAGCAAACTAAGTTAGCAAGAGACTTGTTAATTAACGATATAACGATTGAAGTTGAAGATGCAACTAATTTTGATACTCCTAATCCATTAACTAATAAGCCTGGCATTATTGAAGTTCGCGGTGAAAGAATTGAATATTTTACAATGGACGGAAATATATTAGGACAGCTACGAAGAGGCACGTTAGGAACAGGAACTCCTAAAATTCATCGAAAAGGCTCGTACGTACAAGATATAGGGCCAAGTGAGACGATCCCATATGTAGATACTACTGAAGTTATTCAAATAGTTTCTGACGGTACTAATATAATTCCTTTAACTTTTGCTCCGCAAAAAACAAATACCGATTGGACCTACACAGATAATTCATTTGTGTCATCGATACCTGAATCATACGGACAAACTGATGAAATTGAAGTATTTGTTGGAGGGTATGACATTTCCGAACAATGGAACCCAAATAGACTATATGTTGAAGATGAGATTGTTATTATCGGTAGTTACACGTACAGATGTATAACAAGTCACACAAGCTCGTTAGCATTTAATCTCGACAAGAACAAATGGGCATTCTTTATTGGAAATATACGGTTAAAAAAGAAACCTTATGTAGTTCACAATGTGAATAAACATCCAGAAAGTACCGAAGGAGATATTCAATTTGATGCTGATTTTGCAGTCGATGGTGATTCGTTACAAATTCGATTAACTAATAAATTAAGTATCGGAACAAGAGTAACTGTTATTAAACGTAACGGTAAGACATGGGATTCTACGGTTAGTATTCAAAATGATGAATCTAAAATAGGTAATTTTATAAGATCTGTGCCAGGAATTTGGTATGTTGATTATATTAAATACGATGCAGAGCAAATAACATCGTTGGATACTACTCATGTTACATACGATGATATAGATGAGAAATTCGATTAAGGACAACAACTATGACACAACAAATCATTAATATAGGTAGTTACAACGACGATGGTACAGGAGATACCTTACGTGTCGGAGCTCAAAAGATAAATGAAAATTTTACTGAACTTTATGCAAAAACGAGCACGATCATTAACGGTGTTATTGCCGGCGACGGTATTAACGTTACTTATGCAGGAGGTACAGGTAAGGTTACTATTAGCAATACACGGATAAGTGAATCATCGTTTGGAGTAGTAACAGCAACTGGTGCGGGAAATGATCCATTGCAAGCATCTGAGGCAACATCAACATTAAACTTTGCTGCCGGAACAAATATTAAGTTATCGACAAGTACTACTAATAATACCTTAACCATTGATGCTATTTGGCCTGACGAATTTTACGGTGACACATACGGAACTCATAGAGGAAATTCTATAGGTGATGTTCTTGGTAAAGTTACTGGTGATGTTGTAGGATCGATATTTTCATCTAACGGATTATTTAAAGTATTAGATCACGGCACAAACGGCACTAATGCTGTTTATAGGGGTAGTGTTATCGGTAATGTTTCTGGAAATGTTACAGGAAATTTGATAGGAAATGTTACAGGAAATGTTACAGGAAATGTTACAGGAAACGCATCTACAGTGACTAACGGGGTATATAGATCTGACCTCGGAACAGTTACGAATGCAATGTTAGCTGGCAGCATTTCTAATGATAAAATACTAAATGCTTTTATTAATATTAACGGCCAGCAGGTTAATTTAGGCGGTTCAACAACAATTCCGCAATATATATTACCGATTGCATCAAATTCGGCATTAGGTGGTGTTAAAGTTGGAACAGGGTTAGCTATTAATTCACAAAGTGGCGTATTAACTACGTCGCAAGACATATCAACTACTGCAAGCCCTGTATTTAACACAATTACTTCTACAGGCTCGGTGATACTAATGAATAGACCTAGTGTTAGTAGTCATGCGGTAAACAAGGAATATGTTGATGAGCAATTTAACGATTTATTACTACCGAATTCAAAAATAGAAAATCCTTTTGTAATTATTAACGGGCAGCAAGTATCTTTAGGTAGTTCGTTGAATATCTCACAGTATTCACTACCGATTGCATCAAATTCGGCATTAGGTGGAATTAGAATCGGTTCGGGGTTGACAGTGACTAATCAAGGAATAGTGAATACTGTTCAAGACATTCGCACAACTGCGAGCCCTACATTTATTGATCTTACAATAACTGGAGTAGTTGCATTAGACAAATTACCGACATTAAGTCAACATGCTACTAACAAACAATATGTTGATAACAGATTTAACACATTAACAGTACCAAATTCAAAAATAGAAAATCCTTTTGTAATAATCAATAGTCAACAAGTTAACTTAGGTGGTTCAATTACAATACCTCAATATGTATTACCGACAGCTAATGATACTACGTTAGGCGGTGTTAAAGTTGGAACAGGATTAGTTATTAATGCACAGACTGGGGTGTTGACTACTGCTCAAGACATTCGCACAACTGCAAGCCCTTCATTTTCGAATGTAACGGTAACTGGTTCAGTTACAGTACCAATTGCACCAACAGTTGGAAATCATGTTACTAATAAAACGTATGTTGACGCACAGGTTGCAAGTATACCTCAGTATTCATTACCAACTGCTAGTCCAACAATTTTAGGTGGGGTTAAAGTAGGCGCAAGTCTGACTATTGATGCACAGACTAGTGTACTAACTACAGTACAAGATATTCGTACAACTGCAAGTCCTACATTTAATAATATAACATCTTCTGGTTCAGTTATAATTGCAAATGCTCCGGTAGAAAATTCTCACGCTGCGAACAAACTATATGTTGATACGCAAGTTACAAACGTTCCTACATATACATTACCAACTGCTAGTCCAACAATTTTAGGTGGGGTTAAAGTAGGCGCAAGTCTGACTATTGATGCACAGACTGGTATATTAACTACAGCACAAGACATTCGCACAACTGCAAGCCCGTCATTTGCCAATGCCACTGTGACAGGTGTTATTACAATTAATACAGGACCTACACAGAGTAATCATGCAGCTAATAAATCATATGTTGATTCTCGAATTGCAAGTATACCTGCATATATATTACCAGCAGCTACTAATTCGATACTAGGTGGCGTTAAAGTAGGTGCAAGTTTAACCATTGATTCACAGACTAGTGTACTAACTACAGTACAAGATATTCGTACAACTGCAAGTCCTTCATTTGTTAATATTACTGCAACTGGGAATGTTAATATTTCATCAGCACCGACAATTGATACTCACGCTGCAAACAAATTATATGTTGATACAAAAGTTTCGACAATCCCAGGATTCTCATTGCCGACGGCCAGTTCTTCAGTGCTTGGAGGTATCAAAGTTGGTGAAAGTTTGTCTATCAATTCGCAAACTGGCATATTAACTACTATACAAGATATTCGTACTACTGCAAGCCCTTCATTTTCGAATGTAACTGTAACTGGTTCAGTTACAGTATCAACAGCACCAACATCGGGGAGTCATGCAGCCAATAAATCGTATGTTGATTCAGTAGGATTCCCGATCGGAGGCATTATAATGTGGAGTGGCTTAATTACAAATATTCCAACCCGATGGGCATTATGTAATGGACAAAATGGAACACCTGATTTAAGAGATAGATTTATAATTGGTGCAGGATCGACTTATTCAGTTAATGCTACAGGTGGCTCATTAAACGCTAGTTTAACAGCATCATCATCGGGTGCGCATATGCATACCAGCCAAACTGGTAGTACAGCACTATTAGTAGATCAAATACCGTCGCACACTCATACAATCATTGATACATCAGCGCCATCGCCAAATTCGGATACAATTGGATCATTTGATACTGACACATATACCAACCAAACTGGCGGATCGTATGTAACAACAACAGCTACAGGAGGAGGCCAGGGCCACGTTCATAGCATTAGTAGCGACGGGGCTCACACTCATTCTATAACAGGAACCGTTACACCACCATATTATGCATTAGCATTTATTATGAAAGTTAGTTAAGGTATAATCTATGCAGATTATGACACTAGATAAATATAAAAACAACGAGAGAGTATTATGCAGAGTAATGATGTAACCGGCATTCATGTAGAAGGCCATATAAAAATTTGGGATCCTGTCTCTTCAGAAATATACATTAATAAACGAAATGCTATTCATTATGAAAATATTAGTATAGCTCTAGCACAAAGTTTAGCTAATAGCGGTCAAGGTGCAATTTATGAAATGGCTTTTGGCAACGGCGGCACAGCCGTTGATCCCACCGGAATTATTACGTATTTAACACCAAATAGTTCTGGATCTAATGCTAGCTTATACAATGAAACCTATGTTAAGGTAGTGGATGATCGTTCTAGCAATAATACCGATCCAACTAGAAATTATATAGAGACTAGACACGTTACAGGTACAAATTATACCGATGTGTTTGTTACTTGTCTTTTAGATTACGGTGAACCCGGGAATCAATTAGCATTTGATAATACAACTAATAACGACAGTTCGTATGTCTTTGACGAGTTAGGATTAAAAGCATACAGCACAACTGGTAATAATTTATTAATTACACATGTAATTTTCCATCCTGTTCAAAAATCATTAAACCGATTAATTCAGATAGATTACACTGTACGTATTCAAAGTTTAACTGGGCTAGCGGGAGTATAATACATGAGTTATCAAGTTAATTTTACTGAAACATCAAATCCTTCTAAACCAAGTATAACTGTTCAGGATCAATCATTAGATTCACAATCTACTAGTCTTACATTTGTAGGTAAAAATTATGCAGGTTATGCAAAACCTATAGCGGAAAATTTCCTACATTTATTAGAAAATTTTGCAAAAACAACGGCTCCGGATAATCCAGTCCAAGGACAACTGTGGTACGATAACAATCCCGGTGTTAATTTAATTAAAGTATTTGACAGCACAAACTGGGTACCGGTTGGCGGTGTAAAAAGAGCTACTTCGGCGCCTGACGTATCTAGTAGTGTAAATGGTGATTTATGGGTGAATACAAATACTCAACAATTGTATCTGTTTACAGGTTCTAATTGGATATTAATTGGACCACAATTTAGTCAAGGAATTAAAACCGGACCTCTAGTTGAAACTATAGTTGACACAAATGATGAACCTCACAATGTAGTTACATTATACTCAGAAGATTATAGAATTGCAATAGTTAGTAGTGCAGCGTTTACACCGAAATCTACACTTTTAGGTTTTTCGTCAATTGGACAAGGAGTTAATTTAAGTAACTATCCGTTAACCACTAATAATACAACAAAATTTTGGGGTAGAGCTAGTGAAGCCGATGCGTTAAATGTTTCGGGTACAACGGTTAGTTCTGTAAATTTTTTAAGAAGTGACATTACTAGTACGACGAATAATCCATTTAACATAAGAAGTAATGGTGGACTTAGTTTAGGAAGCGATTTAAATTTTAATATTTTTACTAGTAATCAAACTTCGACTCTATATTCGAGAATAGCTGGAAATAGCGTTGAATTTAAATTAAACAGTTCAGGATCATCAAATGTCCCAGCTGGCAATTATACAGCAGTAAGTATTAACTCGAATGGTCGATTAGGGATCGGTGTTAACAATACAGATCCTAAAGCTATTTTAGATGTGTCGGTTAGGCTTACTGATAGTGACATAGAATCAGAAATTACAGTTATTCCTAATACATTAGGCATCTATACAGATGGCAGGGTAAAAATTGTTGATACAACAGATTCGACAGGGCTTAGTCCGTTAAGCACTGCTAGTTTATGGACTAATGGTGGACTTACTGTTGGAAAAAGTTCTTATTTTGGCGGTTCGATGAATGTTTACGGAGCCGTTAATGTTACTAAATTAGATTCAAGTAACAATCCGACTACGGGCGCAGTAATCATTCCTGGTCCAACAGATGTTTCGGATACCGACGTAGACAAGAAGTATGATCTTGGCACGCCGACTCGGACATTTAGAAATATTTATGCAGAAGCATTTGTGGGTAATTTCACTGGATCAGTTAGTGGTAACTTAACAGGGAATGTTAGCGGTTCAGCAGCAAAACTAGCGAGCGCAACACCATTTAGCTTAACTGGCGAAGTAACTGCTGATGCAATAAATTTTGATGGACAATCGGGATCGGTAGCATTTGTTACGAAAGCAAGTACAAGCCTGATTAAAAATAAACCTCTTATTGCAACTTCTGATCCAGATGATTTATTATTAGTTTATAGAGAAAACAGAACACAAAATGGACAAACAATTCCAGGCGGGTTAAGACAAGTTACTAAAGAAACATTTATTAGTAATATACCATCGGTACCGGTAGGAGCTATCTTCCCATTTGCAGGAAGTGTATCTCCGATAGGTTATTTACTGTGTGACGGGTCGGAAGTATTAATTTCATCGTATGCATCACTATTTGCTGTCATTGGTTATGCTTACAAATCAACAGCATTGTTAGTAGGTGCAAGTACATTTGCATTACCTGACTTGAGAGGACGGTTTGCTTTAGGTCGTGATAATATGGATAATAATATCACAGTTATGAGTAAAGGCACGAATTCCATTCCGGTTAAGACTAGTGGAGGATCTTTAAACAGAGGATTAAATCCAGGAGTTACAAGTCCTACGGCAGATATAATAGGCGGAACTGCCGGTGCCGAAAGTGTAACATTAACAATTGAAAATTTACCAGAACATACGCATACATTAAGATCAGGCGCAACACAATTCTATGCAATCGCACCTGGTACTCCGTCCTCTGAGCAACCAGTATCATCGGGAGAAACTGACTGTCTTGTATCTCCGAACACTGGAGGAATTAACAATACAACTTTAGGAAGAGCAGTTGATAAGATGAATCCATATTTAACTATTAATTACATAATTTATACCGGTGTTACATCATGAGCTATATTATAAACAAAACAGATGGATCGATATTAACTGAAATTATCGATGGAAATATTGATCAAACAAGTAGTGATCTTACATTAATAGGTAAAAATGCTAATACCTACGGAGAAGCTATTAATGAAAATTTTATACATATATTAGAAAATTTTGCAAATACTTCAAGTCCGAATAATCCAATTACTGGCCAATTATGGTATGATACTAGTGATACTAGATTGAAGGTCTACGATGGTTCGGGATTTAAAGTAACTGGTGGTACAATTGTTTCTAATTCAATTCCTAATCAATTCGGTCAAGGCGATATTTGGATTGATAGCAGTCGACAGCAAATGTTCTTTAATGATGGTGTTAATACATTATTGGCAGGTCCTGCTTATTCAACTCAACAAGGGACTTCGGGCTTTATAGTTACTGATATTCTTGACATTAACGGTATGACGCATACAGTAGTTTTATTGTACGTGGCAGAAGTTTTGATCGGTATATATAGCAAAGATTATTTTTTGCCTCGTAATCCGATTGACGGATTTTCTACAGAAGATAATATCAAGTACGTTGACATTGGATTTAACATCGGCGATTATACAGGTATTAGTTTTGACATTCCAGTTGTAACAGCGGAAGGATTAATTAATCAAGATGGTGATATTAAGACTGCTGACGAGTTTGTTGTAAAAACAGGTGATTCAGATATTTATGGCCAATTGACTATAAAAAATGCAACGCCATTAATTTTAGGAACAGGGCAAAGTAACACTATTAATGTGTCAACTACATTATTTCAAATCGCTTCAAACAACATTAATCAAAATTTTGAAATTATTACTTCGAACAGCTCAGGGGCTCATTCAAGCATATTTGTTGATGCTCAAAATCAACAAATATTGCTATACAAGGATTTAACATCGGCAACAGCTACGTTAGATATTAACGGAAATACTATTATACGAGGTGACTTAACAGTCGAAGGAACCTCAACTACAATTAGTACAGTTGATCTAGTCATAGAAGATAAGAACATAGTATTAGGGTCAGTTACTTCTCCGACTAATACTACAGCTAACGGTGGCGGCATTACTTTAAAAGGTGCTACTGATAAAACATTAACCTGGTCTAGTTCAACGTTAGCGTGGACATCATCTGAACATGTTAATATAGCGAGCGGAAAAAGTTACTATGTTAATGGAGTTCAAGTTCTTTCAGGAACAACATTAGCATCAGCAATTACTAGTGCTCCGGGCTTAACTAGTATCGGTACACTTTCATTATTATCGATTGGCACTATTACAAATGGCATGAGATTAGAAAATAATTCAATTTCTTTTGTAGGATCAGGAGCGTCAGGCAATGTAGTATTAGTGCCAAAAGGCACCGGGTCTGTCGATGTTTCAAGTAAAAAAATCACAAATGTTGCTGACGGTAGTGCTAATACCGATGCTGCTAATATAAAAACTGTAATTAATTATGTTACACAAGCACCGTTAGGATTATCAATAAACATAACAAACATGATATCACCGGATACTTATATACCGATATCAATATTAAGCAAGATATATCCAATAACTGAACATGCCGATGATACGTTTTGTCGTGTTCTATGTTCGAATAACTCCATTTTGTCGTTGAAAACTTTTAAATTGATCAATACTGGTGGAAATAGAGCATGGACTTGGATAAGCGATGGTACTATTTAACCATGATGCTGAAGTCATCTAAATAGCATAAATATTAGGACTAGGGACAACAAAATGCCATATACTATTAAAAGATTTAACGGAACACAAGTTGCAATTGTTAACGACGGAACTGTTGATAACACAGTCGACCTTAAGCTGATTGGTAAAAATTATGCAGGGTACGGCGAAATTCAAAATGAAAATTTTGTTTATTTGTTAGAAAATTTTGCTAACAATTATCCACCACCTAGACCTTCAGCTGGTCAGGTATGGTTTGATTCTGGATCAAACAAATTAAAATTTTATGACAGCCAGGCAAGATGGAGAACAACAGGCGGAGCAGAAGTCGGAAGTACCGAACCAGTTGGATTAACAACAGGGGATTTTTGGTACAATACTGCTAGTAAACAACTTTTTGCATGGGACACGGATCTTGGATCATTTGTATTAATCGGGCCGCAAGGTGTTGCTGGATTTGGTGCAACTGAGATGCGAGCAAGGAAAGTTATTGATACCAATGACGGAGTTCATGCAATTATCGAAGCTCTTGTTAATGGAGCAACTGTTTACATTATTAGCTCTGATGCTGCATTTACATTAAAGCCAGGTGTTAATGATATTACAGGATTTAACGTTATTCGTCAAGGATTAACACTTGCTTATACAAATGACTCTAATTTCTTAGGTCAAACAAAAAATGCAAATCACAGATGGTGGGGTACTGCTACTGATTCAGATCGTTTAGGCGGTTATCTAGCAGGTGATTATTTAAGACGTGATAATGTAGCATTTGACACATTAGTGGCATTCGGAGACATTGGATTTACAGTTGGTGATAGTCCGTTTCCGTATTTAAAAGTGTCAATTGCAAGTATTGATGGAAATAAAGTTCCAGTAATTCAAAATCAACTTGATCGTAGGATTATTTTTCAAACAACTGAAAATTCTGTAATTAGAACTCCGATGGAAATAGATGGAAATAACATATTACCGGGGCTTGACAATGTAACAGAATTAGGATCAGTATCAGGAGTACCTTTAAGAAGATTTAAAGCTGTTCATGCTATAACATTTAACGGAACCGCTACACAAGCCGACAAATTAGCAGTGGGTACAAATTATGTCATCGCATCAAGTGCAGTAAGTAGCGGAACAATAGTTGCAAGAACAAATGTATCGGAAACAATTAATGGTATTAATGTTACTGCTGGTTCAGTTAAAGCGAATTATTTTGTAGGTATTGCAACCTCAGCAAATTACGCGGACTTAGCAGAAAAATATCTAGCAGACGACGATTATGAAGTAGGTACTGTAGTAATAGTTGGTGGCGATAAAGAAGTTACATCGTGTCAGTCTGGAAGACGAGCATTAGGTGTAGTTTCTGAAAATCCGGCATACATGATGAATGCAGAATTAGAAGGCGGCACATTTATTGCACTTAAAGGTCGGGTACCAGTAAAAGTTTATGGAATGGTTAAAAAAGGATCTGAATTAGAAGCTGGTTCTAACGGAGTTGCAGTAGTTGCAGATCCAAATTCGACTAAAGTGTTTGCTATAGCACTAGAAACTAATGCAGATCCAGGTGTAAAACTTGTTGAATGTGTTATTCTTTAAGACTGATTTTTAATAAGGACAATCAATGGCTGGACAAAACACCCAAATTTTAGCAACTGACTACAATTTCATTCAAGCAAAAGCTAGTAGTGTACTAGGAACAGGATCCGGTGATACAGGATATGGGCAAACTGTTTTAAGTAGTCCGGTTGTTTTTCAGGAGAAAATAACAGCTGAACAATGGAATGAACTGAGAACAGACATATTAAGAGCATATTGGCACAGGAATGGGTTAGGCCCGACCCCTCCAGACAGTATATTTGATTCACCGTTAAGTAACATGGTTGGACATTGGTTATGCAATCAAACTAGCGGTGTATCTATTATCGATAGTATCGATTCTACAAATCACAATGCAACCACCTATAATACATTATGGGGAGTAATGCCGGTTAGATTGTTCCGATCAATATTTTTCAAAGGCACAGGCACTAGCTATGCAAAAGTTACAGAAAAAAATGATACTTTAGAACTAACTAAAGTTCATGGATCAAGTTATACTATTGAATGTTGGATACATCCAGTCGCTGCTGGACAGCATTTAACTTATGGCGGAATGATACTTAGTAAAAGTTCTGATTACCAGATAGCTAGAATGCCAGACGGTAGAATAATTATTGCATCTGATTGGAATACTGGTACTGATCTTAATCTTGTAGGTGGATGGATCGGGGCAGCATCATCGGGTGCATTAAGAAGTACAGCTATTGCTCCTTTAGATGCTTCAACCCATGTTGCTGTAGTTGTTAATAATATGGATTTAAAAATTTATATTAACGGGGTTGAATCTTATAATTATTCAAACTTAAATAGGGCCGCTACTATTGGCAGTAACGAAATATATTTTGGAAATAACAGTTCGTTTTCACAAGGATTTAATGGCTGGATAAGTGATATAAGAATCTGGAATATTGCTAGAACCTCTGGTCAAATTTTTAATTATTATCTAAACAATACACATACAGTAGTTTTAGGTCCGGTGACTAACCCGCCGATACCTCTAATAACTGCAAATAAGTTAAGCATTTTAGATGATCCTAATACTATTGATGTTAATGAAGCAGAGGGCGGAATTACTGATGCTATTAGATTGCAATTTGCAACAGTAGCCGAAGAAAATCGGATTAATCGTTTAGCAACACCACCAGATGGTATTAGTTCTCCGGTAATACCGCAAGCTATAAAAGAAAATTTAGTGCCAGCACAACAAAAATTAACAGCATGGAACGGTGATCTAACTCAAACAGTTACGGTTACGTTTAGCGATGCCAGTGCTGCGAGACATTTTTTTAATACAGGAAGCAGAATTGAATTTAGTGCTGAGAGATTAGGTGGAACAGCTAGTGTAAAAAACCAAACTTGGTCAGACATGTTAGACGAAATGGGCACATTATTGTTTTCTGCACATTCGAATCCAACATTATCGGTTGGTTTTTATGAATTAACAACAACTGATCAAAAGATATTTGAAAAGAAAGCTCCTGCGTTAAGTGTCTATGCAAACAACGAATATTCAATTTATGCAAGAGCAAATACCCTAAAAACTGAATTAATATTTACTATACATTTTAATGATGTTACTGGTATAGTTAACTCAAAAGACGAAAATGTTGACGGAGTATTAAACAGCTTTGTTCAAGTTTTTCGAGCTAATGGCGAGAACGTATCAGTTAGTAAGCCGCCGGCAACAACTACATCATTTGTTGGCGGAAGTGCAATATTAACATCTTATTCTGTGTATCCCAGTAAAACATTACTTACTCGCGGACAATCAGTTACATATTATGTCGAAGCAACTAACTTCGGTTCGGGAACATTATTCTGGACTATAGAATCGGGTTCTATCCTAGCTACAAATTTTGATCCTGATTTAACACAACTTTCTGGTTCAGTTAATATTGTTGATAATAATAACGACGACGATCTTTTAGTATTTACAATCGACAGTGATTTAGTTTTAACGTCAGATCGTACGATTGCATTAAAAATTAGAACAGGATCTATAACTGGACCGATTGTTGCTGAGTCAACAGTGGTTACCGTATTATCACCTAGATATGAAGTAGCTCGAGTAATCAAAACTCTCGGAGTTACTACAACAACTGCTAGAACAGGTAGTGAGATATATTATACAGTTACTACACAGAATTTTGGTACAGGAACGCTATATTGGAGAGTGCAAGCAGGAGGAACTCAAACATTTGCTAATACCTATGGTATGGCAACATCTGGATCGTTTAATGTTGTAAGTGACATTGGTACATTTATGATCGGAGTTCCGTCAAATTTATTACCTGGTTCGGATGTTAACTTAGTATATGATATTCGTATTGGGACATCGTCAGGACTTATTGTTGCAACAGCATTACCGGCAACACTTAAACTACCGACATATGATATTACGTCAGCACCGGTTACTACAGCACTTGAAGATGGTAATACCTTATTACAATATAATGTAACTACTACTAATTACGGAAATGGCACATTGTATTGGAGTACTGATACTAATTTTGCTAAATTTGAAGATGGTAAAGTGAATGATTCTGTAACGATTGTTAACGGTGGCGGCACTATAGTACGACCGATTGCTGCAAACTTTAATGATCCAACTGATGAAGATATGATTGTAAAATTAAGATTTTCGTCAGATACAGGTACTGTGATAGACGAAGCACCTGCGGTTACATTATTGTCTCCAGGATTTGATATATCACCAAACGTTAGTTCAGTTGTTAGAGGCAGTACTGTAACATTTACAATATCAACTAGAAATTACAATACAGGAACTATATACTGGAATAATACCGGTACAACAAGTAGTATTTCTAATCTATTTACAAATAATGTAAATAGTGGATCAGTTGCAATCGTCAATGGCAGTGCAACAATTTCTATGACTGTATCGAATAATGTTACTATTTCTAATAGTGCAACAATTATATTGAAATTAAATTACGGTTCATTAACTGGCACAGAGATAGCAACGTCGTCTACAGTAACAGTATTAGCACCATCGTATACTATTACTCCTAGCCTTCAGATAGCATACGCTAAGAGTGTTATTACATATACTGTTACTACACAAAATTTTGGCACAGGTACTTTGCAATGGATCGCTTCTACAGGCGATACCACTACATTTTCTCAAGCATACGGGTTAACTACTACAGGTTCTATTAACATTGTAAATAATCAAGGAGCATTTACTCGATCGATACCAGCAATTATAGAATCTGGATCGAATATTTCGTTAGTATATGAACTTCGATTTAATTTGTCAACTGTGGCAACATCGTCACCAGTTACACTAATTAAACCAACATATCAAATTACATCAGTACCGATTGTTTCGATACTTGAAGACGGTAATAACTCGATTAGTTACACTATCACTACTACAAATTTTGGTAGCGATACACTGTATTGGGAAACATCTACTAGTTTGTCAAAGTTTAGTGATTCGAAAACAAATAGTTCTATAGCTATTGTTAATAATTCTGCATCCTTTGTTCGCAGCATAGTTGCAAACTTTAATGATCCTACTGACGAATCAATGACCTTTAATTTAAGAGGAAATTCGGCAACTGGAACTGTTTTAGCGACAGCTCCGTCAGTGATGTTATATTCACCAGGTTTTACTATTACACCTAATGTAACTTCAGTTATTAGGGGTAGTATTATAACATATTCAATAACAACTAAAAATTATCCAAATGGTACACTACATTGGAGAAATTCAGGTACAACTTCTACTACAAATGGCGTCTTTACTGATAACTTAAATAGTGGAATAATTTCTGTAACTAATGGTACAGCAACTTTGACTCGAACAATAACTGATAGTGTTAATATTACTAATAATTTAACTGTTATTGTATCGTTAAGATATGGATCTTCTTCCGGACCTACAGTAGCTACAGCATCGACTGTAACATTACAAGGCGCAACTTATGATCTAGTAGTTTCGCCGACAACGATATATCAAAATAATACAGCAACATATACTGTTACTACAACTAGTTTTGGATCGGGTTCTTTATATTGGTCGACAGCAAGTTCAAATGCTGCTTTATTCACTGATAATGAATCTAGTGGCACAATACCGATTGCTAATAATTCTGGAACCTTTACAAGAGTTATAAAAAATAATTTACTTCCGGACAATAATCTATCAATTGATGTAAATCTACGGTATGGTTCGACAGCTGGCACTATACTTGATACTGCGTCGACTACCTTAGTGAGACCAGGATACACTGTTACTCCAGACATTACATCAGTAATAACTGGCGGAACAATCACGTATACAGTGTCACTTACAAATTTTGGTAGTGGAACATTGTATTGGTCGATAGAAGGCACAGTATTAGCATCTCGATTTACTGATAACAATCTAACAGGATCAGTGAATATTGTTAATAATGCAGGAACGATTACACGTAGTATCGATTCTGGTTTATCGATTGCATCAAATGAAACGATTATTTTGAGACTCCGAACAGTTAATGCTACAGGAACAATAGTAGCTACGGCGAGTACAGTGACATTATCTGCTCCATTGTATCAGGCAACAACAAATCTTACTACAGCATACACCAAGAGTGCAATTATAGTAACGGTTGCTACCCAAAATATACCAAATGGATTTACACTATATTGGACAACAGCATCTGGCACAACTACTACGTTTGCGAATACATATGGGTTGTCTACATCGGGATCTATAACGATTAATAATAATCAAGGTACATTTACGTTTACAATTCCAAATATGCTGCCTGCTGGTGCTAATGTTTCATTAGTATTTGATATACGAACTAATTCAAATACCGGAACAATTGTAACCTCAAGTCCGACAGTAACTTTAGTGTTACCGACTTTTGATATTCAACCTAATAAAACAACTTTAACTGAAACTGGCGATACTACAGTAATTTACACTGTTAATGTCGGTAGTATCGGCGGCGGGTCAGGTACGGTTTACTGGACAGCTAGAGGAACGGCTTCGTCGGCTGACTTTGCTGATCAATTAATGAGCGGTACACTATCTGTTGTTAATAATTCTGCAACATTGACCAGAACTATCGCTGTTGACAGTATCGAAGAAAGCTCAGAAACTATAATAATGGATTTAAGGATTAATAGTATAACAGGGACAGTTGTAGCTACTGCGCCAACGGTTACAATAAGTGCACCGGTGTATTCGATAGTTCCTAATGTTACGACAGCAATAAGGGGTACAGTAGTTAATTATACTGTTACTACAACAAATTTTGGATCAGGAACACTGTATTGGTCAACGGCAACAGGCAACACTACTACATTTGCTGATACCTACGGGTTGCCAAAGACCGGAACAATTAACATTGTTAACAATGCAGGTTCGTTTACTGTTACAATACCGAATGAATTACCAAATTCAGCATCGATAAATTTAATATATGAATTAAGAAGGTATTCAGTTACTGGAGATTTAGTTGCAACAGCATCGACGGTTGTATTAAGGTTCCCAACGTATTCGATAACACCGAATAAAACTTCTGTAATAGAAAACGGTGTCGATTCAGTAACATTTACTGTTTCACTTACAAATTATGGAAATGGTACATTATATTGGACTACAGAAGGAGTACCATCTAATGAATTTTTAGATAATAAATTAGATGGGTCTGTAACAATAACAAACAATACTGGTACTATTATTAGGGCAGTAGAAGAAGATGTAAATGAGGCATATGCTGAAGCAATGCTTCTTCGATTGAGATTAACATCGATAACTGGTACAATTGTTGCATCGTCGTCGTCTGTATCGTTATTATCACCTATGTATACGATAACACCTAATAAGACTTCGGTAGAAGAAGGATCGCCTGTTACCTTTGCAGTTACTACACAAAACGTTGCCACTGGCGCAGTGTTATATTGGACAACAGTACAAGCAGGCGGAACTATTATAGCATCAGATTTTTCGGATAACATCTTAACTGGATCTGTAACGGTTAATAACGGAACAGCATCTATCATTAGAACACCGGTTGCTGATAATTTATCCACTGATTGGTATGCAGTAATCAATGGCGGCCGAGTTGCTAGCAACACAACAGGTGACGGGTCTTTTGCTGATACATATGGAATATGGAGAGGACCGATTTATACTCCAGGTACACAAACAGGTACAGTATCAATTAATTTCCCAGTAACTGGTAATTATACAATTAATTTCTCTAGTGATGATAGTTCAAATTGGAGTATAGGAACAATAACATCTAACAGTGTTGGATTTGGTTATAAATCTGTAACCGCAGCGATACCAGCAGGTACATATACATTGTCTTGGTCTGTTTCTAATACTGGTCCAATGACAACTGGTCCGCAAAATCCAGGTTACTTTGCTATGAGAATTTTAAAACCAGACGGTATAGAATTAACAAATTCTCGATTATTTGCAACAAACATTAGCAATGAACCTGGAGATAAATTTGCTCTAGAATTGAGAAAAAGTTTACCGAGCGGATTACTTTTTGCAACTAGTGCATCCGTTGATATTACTGAGCCGCAGATTGAAGTTGTAACTTCGATTACAAATCTATACACATCGTGGGGTCCAGATTCTTTTGGTGGTGCTCATGCCATTACGTTTAATTGGACAACAAGCACAGGGCGCACAGGCCATGTTAGTAACGACATGCATATCAGTTCTGTAATTAATCAGAGAGGATACGACGGAAGTTATGCGAATTCTTTAATTGGGAAACAATATAGTGATCCTGCAGTTTCAAGTTATTTAAATGCAGGATCACCTGAAGAATTGCGAAACGGAACTTACTACTGGCCAGGTACTAGTTACCAAAAAGTTTATCGCTAAGTAGAAAACGGAAAATTAATTGCTTCCTGTGGGTGATAATCGATCAAACTGATATCACCCATTGTGAACTCGTTAATATTTTTAATATTAGAGTTAAGGTTTAATGTAGGCAATCTTCCGGGAATCCTTGAAAGCTGCTCTTTCACACCGTCGAGTTGATTTAGGTATATGTGTGCATCACCGATGCAATGAATAAATTCTCCAACTTCTAAATCGCATACTTGAGCTATCATGTGTGTTAACAACGAATAGCTAGCAATATTAAATGGTATTCCGAGTGGAAAATCAGCCGACCGTTGGTATAATTGACAAGAGAGTCTTCCATTAGTAACATCAAATTGACTTAAGATGTGACATGGCGGAAGAGCCATTTGATTAATTTCGGCAGGATTCCATGCAGTTAGAATATGTCGACGACTTGAGGGGTCAGTCTTAATTTGATCAATAAGAGTTTTAATCTGATCTAATTCGATAGATTCGAAGGTATTAGCATTAATCCATCGACGATGCGGGGTTTTCCAATGCTTCCATTGTATTCCATAGATTCTACCTAAATCTCCGTTAAACTTTGCACTAGGTTTCCAATAAGGTGCTTCGGCATTTGCGGTCCAGATTGTAGTTTTCTCACTATTACGGTCGCCATGTAAAATCTCTCGTAATCTCCTCTCGTCATTAGACCCTTCTAGAAACCAAAGTAGTTCTGAAACTACTGACCTCCAAGCTAATTTTTTAGTAGTTACGGCAGGAAATCCATCTTGCAAATTAAATCGCATATGAACACCAAACTTACTAATTGTTCCAGTTCCTGTACGATCTAATTTTTCTGTTCCATTTTTTAAAATATCTTCAAGTGCATCATTATATTGCTTCATATTCTTCTACCTTACATGTTCCCAAGTCTTTAATATTAATTAGTTTAAAGCCTTTTAAAAATTCGTCAAGATTGATCGACGTATCACTTGTATATGTTCCAGGAATACGAGTAATATATAATTTTTCTAATGCAGGTTTAGCTTGCAATAAAATGTTAACACCACCGATAACAAAAATTTCTTTTTCTGGAAACTCGTGTTTCAAAAGTGGTAATAGTTCTGTAACATTGCCTTTAATTGTATACACATCCTTAGTATCTATGTTTTGAGATGTAATTACAACATTAGTTCTTTTAGGTAATGGTTTAGGCATGTCGGGGCTAACCCACGTTTTACTACCCATTACTACTACGTGATCTAATGTAGTTTCTCTAAACCATTTAAAGTCTTCTTTATTTGGAGGCCAGGGCATACCGCCATTATTTCCAACACCGCCGTTGTTATCGACTGCAAATAATGCACATATCATTTTAATTTTTTTTTGTTTAGAAATTTTTGGGTTTTTTTCTTAATATCTTTTTTAATTCGATTAGCATCAATTTTAAAATCGACAGATATAATCATATTATTATATTCGTGAATTAAACTAGCAAGAGTAGATTCGAATGAATTCCAACCTTCTTTTTTAGTTTTAGCAGTAATAGCGATTTCCCAAACACGGCCATCTCTAAAAGAGATTGCTATAGTATGAAGGTATCGGAGAGGTACGAAATTAAAATCGACCTCTCCAAATACTTCAGGCCAAGACTCTATAACTTCTGCGGAAAGTGTCTGTCCTTTGAGGATCACTTTTTCTTTTTAGTCGGAGCTAATTCTTCGGCCATCCGACGATATTTTGCAGCCTCTTTAGCCAAACGATCAGCTTCACTTCGGAATTTCTTTGCTTGTAAATCTGGTGTTAGATCGACAACTTGATCTTCTAATGAAATTGATTCTTCAGCTACAGTCTTTTTAGGAATTTCTTGAACTGATGCAACTTCTTTAGTTTCAGTTTCTGATGATTGCGCAGGTTTAATTGACAGATCATCAACAGCTATTCCGCGTTGTTCTGCAATTATCTGATTAAGTTCTGACAACAGTACTGTCACCCCAGGCGCAGGCACCATTTCAACTTCGCTAGTTGCAACTTTTATAAGTTTCCCTTTAGCATGAAGAGACGGAAGCATACGACTCCCATCGGGGAACTGAGTACGATCGAGTGCTTCGGCAAATTCATAGGATTCTTGTGCCGCATTGCTTTCGACCAAGTTAATGATAGCATTGTGATAACTATCATCTAATTGTTCAGTTGGGATAACTAAACAACTATAAGCATCACCAGGTAGAGTTCTAAAGGCAACGAGGACTCGTTTACCGGAAGATTTCATTCTACCAACATGCTTTAAATTAGCCATTAGCCTTAGCCTCTTCAGCTGCTTTTGCTAATTCAGCTTGTTTAGCTACTTGATCTAGGAACGCAGATAACTTATTGTAAGTCTGTCCTACTGCGACCATTTCTTGCGGCTTAAACGCACCTCTAGAGCTAGCAATATCAATAATAACCTTCATAGCATTGAGGTCTTGAATATTAAGTTCTGTTGAACTTTCGGCTTGAGTTTCTTGTTCGTTAGCAACTTCAGTTACTTCGGTTTCTACGTTATCGGTCATATGTTCTCCTTAATGAAAAATGTAGTTATCTTATTTTTAAATGTGGACATGCAAGAATGAAAAAACTTAGGTCTTTCTCTGATTCAAATCCAATTTTAGTTGTATAAATGATAGTGTTATTTTGATCAAGTCCTAAGTCTTGACCTATATAATACCTATTATTTAAGTGATGTTTAATCCATGTATTAATATTCTTGAGTAAACTTGGGTTGTATGAGTTGATACTAGTGTATTTAAAATACGGAACAGCAAACTCAACTCTTTGAAGATTGAAAAAACTTAAAGGGTTAGGTTTGCCGTTCTTAAGTGCCATTATGCTGCTTCCTTAGTGAACTCATAATACGCATATTCGCCGAATGGAGGAACAATGTTGTTATTTCCATGAATAATAAACACTGTATCGCAGTAGTTTTCGTCACCCCATGACGACCAAGGAAACCCATCTGTGAACATAATAAACTTTTTAGGGTTAATATCATATTCTTTCATATAATTCCAGTTGGCATCAAAGTCTGTACCGCCACCACCTTTGATTTCATAAGACAAAAACTCATCGGCGTTATATCCGTTGAAATCTGCCTCATTATAAACTTCAGTATCAAAACACCATAATTTCAATTTGAAATCTTTATATTCGTCCATTATGCCTTTAATTTCATTAAGGAAGTCCTTAGCTTGTAATTCCCCAATTGAACCTGACATATCCAACGCTACACAAATATCGATAGTTTCATCGAAATTAGTCCCTGGCAAAATGGCATTCATATGCCAGCCTTTACGATTAGGTCTCATAAAGGTGTAATCGTTACGAATGATACTTTGGATTTGTTGACGCAAAATTTCTCGCCAATTCATCTTAGGTTCGGTTAGATCCTTAATTAGACGAGCAACTCCTGCCGGAACATTTCCAGCACCTGCAGCCTGCGCAGCCTGCATAGTAGCATCACGAATTTCGTCACGAATTGCTTTTAATTCTTCTTTAGAATAAGCTGGTCGGTTTGAACCATCTTTATTTTCCCAGTCAATATGTTCGTCGAGTAGTTGACCTAGAGCCTGCAACTCTTCTTCATCCATTTTTTCGTAAATCTCGTCATATACTTGCTCAGCACTCCACCCGTAATATTTTTGATCATGGAAGATTTTAATACTAGGAATAGTATCCCCGATACGATCACGAATCAATTGTCCATTTACACAATAATCTGATGCAATGTTAAAAATTTTAGGATCTCGACCTTCACGCCGACCCATGTGATCAAAAACATTATGTAAGATCTCGTGTGCAATAACAAATTCGATCTGTTTAGTGGATAAGGGTTCAAAAAATTCACGATTAAAGAAAATTGATCGCCCATCAGTAGCTGCCGTAGAACACCAATCACTACCATCTTGGATTTTAAGGCGTGTAGCCATATTTCCAAAAAACGGATGTCGTAGTAATAGCCCTACGCGAGCAATAATGATTTTATCAATAATTGGGTCAATGTGTGACATTTGCTTATCCTATTTGTTTACTGTATGCAAATTATAACACCGCCCGTAGGCGGTGTCAACGGCTTTGACTAGTATTTACTTTTCAGTAGCTTGTGCAATGTATTTGCCAAATTTTGTATGGAATTGGTCAAAACATTCAATTTCGTCTGGGTCCAATGGCAACTTATAAGTTGACAATGCAAGTTTAGTCCCCATAATAACTAGTTCAGTTTCGAAATTTTCCATGATAAAATTAAAGAAGTTATTAACTTGCTTGTTCCAATCTTTAGCTTGTTTATCACAAGAATCTTTCAATTCGTAACACAATGACACAGTCAAAGAATACATAGCGGAAATTTCTTTCGATTCCATCTTAGTAACTTTTCCACTTAAAATGTCAGTAGGATTAGGCATCTTACTAGCAATCTTACGGTGAGCCATAAACTTAACTGCAAGACCTTCGCCGATTGAACCCGAAGTTAAATCAGCTAGAGTATTTTCATCAGTGTCGTCATCTACAAGCAACTCGCTAACAAACGACCAAGACCGAGGAGTAGCAAAAGCACGGCTCGAGCTCTTTGGATCAAAATCGTACAAGTCCTTTTTGCTAAAGGTTAGGAACCCTAGAACATCCTTATGGATTTTATTTTCAGCAGCCCAATCAAACCAATCATTCCAGTCAACGGTCATTTCCAAATGCACAAATCGATTAGCAAGCGGAGCTGGCATGCGATAAGTTACGCCTTTGTCAGTTTCTCGATTTCCTGCAGCCACCATCACAACATTGTCAGGCAACTCGTAAGTTCCTACACGACGGTTAAGAACTAACTGATAAGCCGCAGCCTGTACAGCAGGAGCTGCCGAATTCATTTCGTCCATAAACAGAATGATCAGTTTATGATGACTTGCAAATTCCTTGCTAGGGAGTTCTGCAGGTGGTGCCCAACGCATAGTGCCGTCATTGGAATCAAAGTATGGAATGCCCTTAATATCAGTTGGTTCCCACAGCGACAAACGAACGTCAATTACGTGAGCATCGAGCTCAGAACCGAGCTGCTTGATAATGTCAGATTTACCAATGCCGGGCGGACCCCAAATAAAGATTGGACGCTTATTTTTAAATGCCTTACGTAAGGACTTCTTGGCATTTTTTGGACCAACGGTGCGGTTAAAAATTTCACTCATATATTTTACCTATTGCGGTTGTTGAAAAAAACATGTGCAGTAATTTCTTACTATGTGTCTATTGTAAGGTCTTTGATAGGAAGTGTCAAGCTCTTTTTAAGAGTCGTTATCTTCAAGTCTTGATTTCATTGCTTTAATTAGGCCGTACTTTCGTATGTCGTCGGAAAACATATAAAGCTCGAACGATTTTTTTTCGGAAAACACAACAATGCTTTTATAAGTTAAGAAATAAGGACAGTCCATAAATCTTTCTAAAAAAATGATAGTTTGCGGACTGATTTCAATTGTTTCAGTAAAAGGGATTTCGTAGGATGCAATGTCTAATGTTTCGGTTAAAAACTCAAAACCTTCTTCACTTAACCTATAACCATTCTTATGATTGAGCCTAGTTGATTTCCACCATCTTCGAGAATATAACTTAACATTAATAGGATCAATAGATTTCCCCCATTGCCGTAAAAATATTTTAGTCAATTCGTCTCGTTCGATCATTTTACGATAGTGCCAGATGTTAACTTTACAACTTGAAATTCAGTAGTGTTAAATGTTCCATTTAATTTTTTGCATAAATTTACAGCATGACCTTTGTTGCTAAAGCTAACTTTTTTGTATTTAGGACCGGGATAGCTTGTGAGACTATTAAAACTTTTTAAGTTAAATGGTGCTCCTCGATAAAATACAGCCCATATTGCTTCAGCTTCAAGAATTTGATCAGCTTTGTAGGTTTTTTTATTAATGTATTCTAAAATTACATTAGGTGATGGTCGACTCATATTACACTACTCCGTTAAGTGCGTATAATATTTATCGCTAATCGGTTTCGTTGAGTGCTCCACCATCCATGGTAACATTAAGAATTTCAGTATCTTGACTCTGTTTTAACGCATTATACATACTTTCGTAATCCTGAACTAATTTATCCATTAATTCGACTAAGGCGAGGTTAAGTAATCTCGCCTGTTGTATGGTCATCTTTAATTCTTTAGATTGTGTTAGTTCGGCAGACTTTAATTGCTGTGCAAATTGACTTATTGGACTTAGGTTAATCTGATTTAACATTTGACAATACCGTTTTCATTTCAAATTCATCTTTAAATGGTCCGCGATACGGATATCTTTCAATAGTTATTGCTTTGGGACAAAAACTCTTAACCCAACCTTTATCAAATTTAATGATATAATATCCGGCACAATACAAACTTTTTGATTGCTGACTTTTAGTAAAAAGTGGCAACTTTCGTCTAACATCGTACATCGCGTTATATGGTTCGCATGAAGAAGGATAACCGTACACATCTTTACTTTTAACTGTAGAAACTTTAATTTTGTCTCCATTTAAAAAGAAGTCTTTACCAAACTCGTTCGTTAGTTCTTCTTTTTTATTAAACATTATTTCACCGTCTTTGCTACTTAAGATGAACTTATTTTCTTTTTTCTGCAAAGTAGCAATTTTATTTCCATCTTCTTCGATGATCCAAAATTTACCGTCGACGATGGGTTTAGCGTGGATTTCAGTCATAATTTACCTTATAATTCGTTTTTAACAATGTATTCTACAAAGTTTTTAAGTTCGTTTTCTTCGTACAACACTTTCACACTAGTTTCTTTTTCATCTCTCAAGTGTGCAAATCTACATAATTCTACTGACGTAGCAGTGTCATCGTTATATTGAGAAAAAATAATTTGATAATCTTCTAACTCGTAATCAGATTCGAACTCTTGTCCATCTGATATTATCCCGTCAGCTGACAACGGAAAACTTACAAGTTTGTTATCTATTTTAACAATTATTATGTTAGGTTGAGGCAAAGGATCGGTCATTGTTGCTCCGGATATTTTGCTTGAAATGGTTCTGCAAAATGTTGAATATTTTCTATTATTTTTTTCATATCATAACTTTGACAAAATTTTAACATACGAATACCAACTTGAGTAACTTCTTTAGGTTTAGTATTCTGTTCGATTGTCTCTATGATGAGATTTTTAATATCATCAGGTTGATGCGACAAATCGATAAGTCGACGATTACGTTCGTAATCTTCATGCACTCTATGTTCGACCCCATTATGATCAACCCAACGTTGCAACATTAGGTTATTCCATGAATAACCTTTGCTTTTTCGATCTTCAAACGCTTCGGTTAGACCTACTTTATTTTTGCTACCTTTAGTACGAACACCAGGATATGCACTAAAGACATTGTCGCTAGTGTCACCTCTCATACATTTTTCAAAAAGTAGCCATTCAGGATCGGGGATTTTTTTTGGTTCCTTTGTTTTTTTATCAATAACTAATTTACCTTTTTTATCAAAGATGCCTTCTATCGTATGAAGTTCTTCAGCAATGCCATTGTATTGCTTTACATTTGAAGCAAGCAATTGATGAAAGTCTGAATCACTGCTGATAATAATATGATTATCTTGCGGATGCTGCTGAATAAATCCAGCAATCAAATCATCAGCTTCTAGTCTAGGATTTTGAAGAACAGTACAGTTCGATTTTTCACTGACAAATTTTTTAAATTCGTCAAATGTTTCCCAGAATAATTGATCTTCTTCTTGTTCTTTAGGGCTCAATGCAGCTCTTGCATCGGCACGATTTCTTTTATAGGGTTCATAAAAGTCTTTACGCCAAGAACGACCTTCGAGGGCTACTATAATGTGTGTTCCGTTAAAGTCTTGCCAAGACTTTTTGATGCTATTAAACATAATATGTAGAGCCATACCGAGTTTAATGTCGGTATCACCGCGGACTGCGTGTCTTCCTCTAAAGAATAAATTTGCAGCATCGAGAAGAATAAATGTATTATTCATTTGTAGACCTTAATATAAAATTATATTTTAACAAAAAATAGCAAGAAGTCAAGTACAAATGGTAAATAATAGTGTAGTTCGCGATACGGGAATATCCAACTACTCTATTGTTTTGTGGAACAACAGCATGAATAATATTTATTCTTACACTAATCCTCCTGGAGGATTTTATGTCTATGCTTACATAAGAAGCAAAGATTCAAAAATCGCATCAGCAGGCACTCCCTATTATATAGGAAAAGGTTGCAAGGAAAGGGCATGGGCAACACATCATAAAAAAAATAAAGGTATAAGAAAACCGAATGATAATTTTTTTATTATTGTACTAGAGTCTAACCTAACAGAAATAGGTGCATTTGCTTTAGAACGAAGAATGATTCGGTGGTATGGAAGAAAGGATCTCGGAACCGGAATTCTTAATAATAGAACAGACGGAGGAGACGGTGCATCTGGCCGCCCGGGACCAAAAACACCATGGACCGAAGAACGTAAAAAAATAGTAAGTGAAAAATTAAAAGGACGAAAAAGACCTCGCACAGCGGAGCATCAAAAAAAATTAAATGATTCACTTCAAAATCGAGGCAGAAATAACGAGTCGAGTTATGAAAAATGTAGAGAAACAGTTAAAACTAAATATCAAAATGGATATGTTAATCCCGCATCAAAAAAGATAAAAGTAACAGACATCGATACGGGAACAATAATTATAACTTATGGTATAAAAACTTGGGCCGTTGCGAATAATTTTAATCCTAATACAGTTGATTGGTCGTACCGTAAAAAAGGATATTATAAAAATTATTTAATAGAGGTTATTTAAAAGATTAAGATGCTTCGGATCTTGTATCACTGATCTTTTTAACATTAATGTGTCCAGAACTTCTATCGGTCATATCAATACCCTCCGCCGTTGCAGCATTAACACAGATGTCTCTAAACCAACGACTAACAATTTCTTCAACTGGATCACCGTCAAATCCGTAACCGGATACTTTTAATTGTTCGATAAATTGATCATTCCAATCTAACTCAAAAAATCCATAACGGACATTGTCTTTATTAGTTTGAAATCCAATTACATCGACCCAAGGTTCTCCTTTACGTGTAGCAAGTTCTTTCGGGGATAACTTTTTTGATTCGAGTTTCTTTTCTTCTCTTGCCTTTTTGCGAGCTTCGGCTTTTTCCTTCTTTATTAAAGCCTCGTTGGCTTTCTTCACAAGATCGAGGTCCTTTTTTTCTTTAGCTCTTTTTTCTGCTTCTTCGCGAGCAGTGATACCAGTTATATCTTTAAAAAATTTCTTAATCATAGTACTTTCCGCAATTACATTGTTTTCTACCTTGATTGCAGTCCCCGGAACAACCTTGATTAGACCCTTTTAAGAAATATGCAACAACTGCAACACTAACAAGCCAACAACCTGCGATTAACCAATTCATATTCTATCTCCTTAGGTAGACCAAGCGTTCTTAAATAAGGGAACTTGCAATCGATCGCTGTACCTTAGTCCGTGTTTAAGTGCTAGTTCAGCTACATTTTTGTTATTCAAGTTATAAACACTTTCGACACCTCCGACAGGCATCAAGTATACAGGTCCAGTGAAACCTTCTGCTCGATAAATGTCAATAGTTTCTAATGCTTCTTCAGCATCGTCTTCTGTAGCAACAACAAATTTCAAATAGGTATATCCAACATCTTGATACTCGCAAACAATCTCTGGTTTAATTGCTTCGTTACGTTCCTCTCCAGAACAGCTTAACTTAGCACTAACTGAAAAAGTTACCTCTCTACCATACTGGCGCCCCCAGACATACAGATATTTCTTAAACTCGTCAGTTAGTTTTTGAGTACCGTTAGTTTCGAAGGTTAGCTGTTGTAAAGGGTACATACAAGGCTGGTCAAGTAACTCTGGAAAAGCACGTTGCCAACCTAGCAATGGTTCCCCACCTGTAATCACAAGATGTTCATCTTCCCATTCTTTATAAGGAAGTAGGTCAACAATTTGTTTTGCAAGTATATCTACATCAACAAAATTACTGAGATGTTTAAATTTTGGATGCCAGCTCGCGTAGCTATCACAACCAAAATCTACAAGTGGCAACTCGTTATAACTTTTATATTGGTCTGCGTGTTCAGCAACTTTATCTGCTTCTGTGCTTAACTGTCCTTTAGGCATACCAAAACCGGCACACTGAAAATTGCAACCAAATGTTCTAAGGAACACACTCGGGACCCCCATGTATCTTCCTTCTCCTTGAATTGAGTAAAATAACTCACTTACTTTAATTTTGTTCATCTTAGTGCATCCATAGTTAATTCTTTTCCGTAAACATGTGCTACAGGGGTAATCCAGTCGTTATCGATCGCTGTCTGTAATATTGCAATATAACTATCTGGGCAATGTCTTGATATTTCGAAACCTGCTCGAGGAGACATTACAAATCCATCGTCAAGTAACCATTTACTATCGCCCGGACGGATAGTTCTTATATTACAGTGGTTAATAGTAAAGTTCATCACTTATGACCTTTCATTGAAAGACAAATATCATAAAATTCTTGTTTCAACGCAGAATCACTATGAAACGCACCGAGCATAATAGCTGTGGTCATATCGCTTTCGTGTTCTCTTACACCGCGCATTGTCATACAATGATGTTCTGCTTTAACTACAACGGCAACATGCGGAGTTTTTGCATACTCACGTAGAGCTTCTGCAATCTGGGTGGTCATTTCTTCCTGAATTTGTGGACGTTCACAAATGTGATGTACGAGTCGATTAAACTTGCTCAATCCAATTACTTCTTCGTCAGGCACAATTCCTACCCAGCATTTTCCTACAATATTTTGAAAGTGATGCGCACAAGTAGACCGAATTGAAATCGGTCCGGTAGTGTACAAACTTTTATATCCCATGTTAGGAAATGAGGTTACTTCAGGTACTTGACGATAACGACCACTAAATGTTTCTTTTATAAACATCTTGGCTACACGTCTTGCGGTTTCTTGGGTGTTATGATCATTTTTAGTGTCGATGACTAATGAATCTAGTACATCTTGAAACTTTTCAGCTACTTCGTCAACTAGTAGTTCAAGTTCTCCTTCTCCGATAAAGTCTGAAATATTATCGTTACTGTGAAATCTTTTATTTGCTGAAATGATACGATTGCGAACTATGTTGCTAATTGGTGTATATATTTTATTTTCCATTATAGACCTTCAAAAAGAGAGTTAATTAGTTGAGCTTGTTTATTTTCTTTGTATTTTTTAATATCATATTTTTCGATTTTCCTACCGGAATCTAACCTAAATAAGATTAAGTTTCGGTCGTCAGCCAATAGATGAGCTTTGTTAATACTAAAGATGTATCCGTGAAAATATCGGGAGTCGTTTCCATTATTTGCTATTTTTGGTTGTTCATCGTACCGACCTCGAAGTTTCCAGCAATAATCATAGTCTTCGATGATGTTGTGATAAAGTGAATTATCGTCGAGGGTGTGTCCGTAAACCACAAGTAGGCACTCGCAATTATATAGTATTTTTAATTCTTCTGGCGTAGAAGTGAATTTCTCAATTTGTTCGATCATTGTTTTCTCCGATGATAACGCAGTGGATTGCGATATATTGTTATAATACATTCTTATTTAGATCAATGTCAACTATTCGAGTTATTTTCTTTGATTAGGAAAATTAATTCTTCTTCTAGATATTCTTTATATTCACACAGCGCATCTAGCTTTCTTCCACCGTCGCCCATTCCTTTAAGTTGATCGATATCGTTCTTTACTCTTAAAATTTTTTCTTTTAATTCAGATATAGTTAAATCGCTCATGATTACTTCCAAAACTCTTCCCAGGGAAATACTAACCAGCAATCTTCGTTAGCCTTGTTAATCTCCCATGCATAATAATCTACATCTTGGTCACTTGCGAGGTTATGAGCAAGTGTAGCGATTCGTACATTACTGCTCCAAACTTCACTCCATGTGCCGTCATTAGGTAAACAGCTAGATTGCCAATCTTCTTTAATCCAATTAATAGTTGCACCACTATCATTAATATCATCGACAATAAGGATATTCTTTCCGTTAAAAGCATCTTCTGACATCCAACAGTTTGTCTCGCAATCTTGATTATCCCGAAGTGCTACTTTGAGTGTTTGCATTGGCACACTTAGATAGTGACTGAGCATAGTTGCTGGAATTAATCCTCCTCTAGTAAGACCTACGATATAATCGGGTTTCCAAGAATCTTTATATAGTTGTCGTGAAATATCTAAACACGCACTTTGAACCTGTCCCCAACTGTAGTGAATCTTTTTCATTTTTTCCCTCATTTATTATCTTTAAGTTTTTTCCACATTTTGTATTTTTCTAATTCTTCAGTGTAAGCATTCCAAAGTTTTCGTAACTTTGGAAATTCACGTTCCATTTCTAAATCTCTAGTAGGAATCTCTAGTAGAGATTCGATTCTTTCTAAACGTTCGTCTAAGATATCGCCATTATGCATTTTAATTTTCCCTCTGACATGTAATGCCGCTGAATCTGTGTCCAGCGAAGCTGTAACAACCAGATCTGTATACGTTGGATTAGACCATGATATACTAGATGCACTAGTTCCGGTTATAGAATGACCGATAGAACATGTGCCTGAATTTATATTAGTGTTAGTTAGGTTAGTACTTACCATTTAAAATTCTCAATAATCCATTAGCCGAAAAGAAATTGTTTGTGAGATATTCTGATTGATCTTTTAATCTAGGTAGACGACTATTATAAAATTCCATATGTTCAATAATAATTTTACATAGATTTGGACGATATACTTGATATTGATGAACCGATTCAGTCCACTCGCTAGGGTACTTAAAGTTATCAAAGTACATTTCTTTATAACTTAATCGATCAGGAACTAAAGGAATAGCATCAACTAATGCACCCTCGTAACAACTAATGCCTAGTGTTTCTTGTAGATTTGCACTGAATACTATTTTTGCTTCACCTAACAATTTATGATATTCGTGTTTTGACAAGTTTTGATCTTGGCATACCACAAATTCATATTGTGGTAGATATTTTGCTAAATCTTTGAATATTTCAACTTGTTTTTCTGGAGCAATTCGATGCGGGAATAAGATTAAATCTCTCTTTTGCAATCCTTTGTAAGGTGCAAGAGTTTGATCCATATATTCCATTGGCCATCCTGTTCGAATAATGTGATTGTCTACAGGATGATAACAATTTTCATGTCCTTCGTGATTATCAGGCTGTAACAAATTCTTTGTAAACATTTTGACATGAAAGTCAGTAGCAAAGTAGTTATAGTCTATTGCATGAAAAAATGCCTTCTCAGCATGTCTAACCCAAGGTTTGTCACCGATAAGACGACCGAGAAAATCTTGAGGATCATAACTTCCTGCATGCCAAAGTCCATGAATCGTTACAGGGATTTGTAATAATTCGCTCATATACTTTAGATTAATGATGCCAGGATGCCATGCATCATAAAATAAGAAATGGTCACCTGGTTGAATCCATCCTGCGCAAAACAATTTTCCTATTTTTTTAACTTGTTCAGCCTTAAAGACATTAGTACCGCCAAAATTAAGGAATGCACCGGGTGTAACTGCAGCCGGGATAGGGTCATAACAGGTTACTCGCTGTATAAAATGTCCGTTATCTTCCAACAGTTTTGGAATATGAGTCTGCCACTGTGCAGTATATCTTGTTTCTACAGGTTCAAGTTCAACCAGGTAAACAGTCATTTTAGTGCGACCTCTGCTTGTTTACTCTCTGACCTTGGTTGTTATTATTGTAGGAAGGACGATTGTTGTTATTGTTGTATCTTGGCTTACCCTTCCACGGACGGGGATTAGTTCCTCTTTCGTACGACTGCCAGATTCTAGAGTGTTTATTGTACAAGTCTGCCTCATTAAAAGGCAGAAGCTCTATGCGGCAAAAATTATGAAATGCTTCAAGATCTTCGAAAATCTTAACGATATCAGGACGATTTTCGAAATATTTGTATTCTTTGTAGTTACGTGCCATTTTAGTTTCCTTTTAGTAATTAACTGGTAAAAATTTAATTAAACAACCATTTTCGTTATCTTCCGACACTTCGATCCAAATCTCACGTGCAGGATATTTTTGACTGATTAACTTGTGTAGTGATTTTGCAATCATTTCACAAGATTGATTGTTAAGAGAAAGAACGTCTTCATTGTAAAGACTTTCTAGCCATCGTTTAAATTGGATAAATTCTATATCTCTATCGTAGTGAATTACCTCTATATGTACTTTAAAGTGAAAAATATGTCTATGCGGATGCCCTAAAAATTCTACATCTTTTAATGTAGGAGTTGTTAGTGCTGCCGGATAGCAGTGAATACCTTCTTTTTGAAAGGTTACGAATATCATTGATGATTCTTGATACATGATGTTATTGTATAATATGTTTTATGTAATGTCAATAGTAATTTACTATTTTGGAGAAATAATTCTGTCTGCAGTGTATTCTTCCCAATTAGTAAAATGTTTGCGACTAGTTAACGAATGCAAAGTATGACACCATACTCCGGGATTAGTTTGATTAAATCCAATATCGTCAATTTTAATTGTAGTATTATAGTTCCATAGTTTAAAATATGGAATTGGAACACGAATCTGCGGAATAAAGTTATTATACTCACATAAACAACTATCGTTAAATTCTTCAACTTGATTGATCGGAATATCTAGTGTACACAAATATTTTTTATCTAAAAAATGTTTAATCATAGATTCCCAATTGCTATGCTCATCAGATCCGTGAGGATCGTAACTATGATTAGCACCAAAAAAGATATGATCTACGTTGTACTCATCTACTAAAGACTGTATAAGGTCAATAGGATGAAGACCTGTTATAAACAATGTAAATTTGCTCCATGCAGGTGTATGTTCAACTTCGAATCCTACAAAAAAGTTAATATTCTCATTTTCACCGTCTGCATAATTTCTCTTCATATAATTTGATTCTCTTCTAATATTTCAAGGTTATGTATTTGATCTTCAGTGTATTCACCATCGTCGGGCAATTCAGTTGCTTCGATTTCTTCTTCGATAAACAATTCATTAAATTTTGTATGTGCGTTTCGAGTTTTTTTACCAGTAGCTCCTCTAGTTCCAGGAATGTCCATCCAAAATTTATCGTAATTATCGATAATCTTATATGCTTCTTCTCTAGTATCAGCAAGAAATATTTCTTCTAATACATCTTTAAAGTAAATTCGATTGAAGTTTTCTTGAACTAGCATGCCTGGACATAATCCTTTATCGTATTGACGATTAGCTTCTTGCACGGCATTTATGTGATGCCAAACGTTATGTCCCATTTGGATAGCATAACTAAAACTATCCCAAGATGTAGTACCTTCTTTACCTATTTTGTTTAAGTCTCCTGGTGCATAAATGCAAACATCTTTAATTTGTACTTGATCAATTACTGGACTAGATTCGAAACCATACACTTTATTTTGATTTGTCTTATGTTTAAAGATTTTATCTTGTACAACAACATCTTTAAATAATCTCGAATCTTTAGCATATTTTTTGTCATCGGCGCTAGGAACCATTCGATAAACCCATTTAGCTCGATCTACTGTTTCTGTTTGAATGTATATCTGTCCGTTAGCAGTAGCAAGAAACGGACTAGCACAGTCGAAACTGATTGTAAAATTAGGATTATGATATTTTCTTACAGCTCGTTGAATGTCAGTTAATAAACATGCCCACTCTAATTTACTAGTACCAAGAAAATGCATCCAGTCGTGCAACCCTGGTTCGAGCAATTTATCAAATTTTAGTGCAACTAGTCTCCTAAGTACAAGATGAACATCACACATATTTTGTCCGCCCATAGCCCAGCCGTTAAAATGATTTTCTGGATAAACTGTAGGATCACAAAAATGTTTCATTTGTTCATACCAGTCGTCAGCTTGGTTATGAGTTTCGCCTTGCAGTACATTTAAGAATTTACAGTTGCCGTTTCGATTTTTAATAAAGTACTCATTGTTAAATTTTGTAGCCGCAACAGCTTCATCATAACTTGAAATACCTGTAGCTAATTTACCTGCAGGACTTCTACTAACCCAAGCAGGAATATCAAGTACCATGCCGTAATCCATTAACGCATCCATCCAAGTTAACACTAGTTCTCGTTTTTTCTGAGCAGCATCTAGTCTTGCTTGATAGAGTTTAACATGATCTATCTTAGTTGTTTTAGGATTTCCTTTTTTGTCAAAAACGGGATTACCAATCTTGTCTAATACAGGTACTGTTTCGATTCCCTTAGAGACACAGATAGCCATTTGATCTAGTACTTCTGTGCTAGTTGGATCTCTCCATTCTCCTTCCCAAACCCCTTTACCAATCTGAAATCCTCCTGAATCTCCTAGAACCAAACTTGTCGCTCTGTTTCTATTGCGAAACATATCTTCGCTTTCGTCGGGTTTAGAAAGATCTAAGTTAGCATGACCTGCCGAATACAAGCACCAGTTGTAATAAAACAAGCCTTTATTCGGTTCGAGATAATTTAAACTCTCAACACCGTTAGTAAATGCCGGCGGTATTCTAGCAGGATCAACGTAATTTCCGTATCTCTGTTTTCCTATGAATGTTGAATAAAACCCCGAAGTTGCTGGCAAAAATACGGAATATTGGCTCTTTCCGTCTGGTCCTAATTGAGACGCTGTTAAATTACGATTCATTTTTTCTTTTTCTCCCATAGTTTTTTTCTAGCTTCTGACATTTTTTTCTTAGTTTCTTCTGACATTTTTCGTCCTGTTAGTTTAGCACTTATTTTTGCCTTAGTTTCTTTAGTATTCTTTTTACCTTTATGAGAATCACTAAGTTTTTTTCTTTGTTCCTCAGACATTTTAGTGCCTTTTTTAGTAGAAACTTGAAGTCCTGTTTTTCCTTTATTCCAAGGAGTATTGCCTTTTAAAGATTCGCTGAGTTTTTTTTTGTGCTCATCGGACTTTGGTTTTCCTTTAAGTGCCGCGGATACTTTAGCACCATGATTCTTAGGACCTTTGTTAGCATCACTCACTTTTTTTCTACCTGATTCAGTTAAATATGATCCTACCTTTTTACCTTTGTTCCATGGAATAATACCAGCTACGCCATCGCCGCCGTCAGTTTGATTCCTTAAAATGCCTGTTCCTAAATCTTTTCGACCATACCAACGAATCATTCTTCTCTCTAACGCTAACGCACCTATTTCTGTAAGATTTGACTCTAATATTACGATTCTGTTTTTATCCTTAGGAACTATAACAGTATGAGATAAATCCCATGCTCTGGTATCTTTTCCTTTTCCTACATAGTAAGGAGAAAGGTCTCTTTTTCGCAAGTAAGCATATACATAAAACATATCTTTTCCTTTTGTTTTATTTATACTTACTTGCTACGTTAGGCTATTATTTTTGTTCTACTGTTAAATCTTTATTCATTAGTTTTTACTTTGTAAATTATCATATAAGAAATCATAGTTAGTTGAAGACATATAATTAGCAGTCGACCCTGAAGATCCATTAGCACCTGTAGGATCTAATGTGAATGTAGAAGATCCAGTAGCACCTATTGTTGAAGTATAAGTGGACGGATATGTATTGGTAGTAGTACTGATCCAAGTTGGGGTACTTGGTGAATATGGAGTAGTAGTAATACCGCCGACAATAGGACTGTTTTTCATATTAGACTGCCATTCAAGTGCTGCTAGCCTATTTTCGTAACTTTTCATCTTCTCAACAAGATTTCTTAGTGGTCCGGTCTTAGTACCATTTTCTGCTTCGGCTAATGCAGCAACCATCATTAAATTTTTAAATGCTCTTTTAACAGTCGGATTATCTGACGACATTGCTGTATCGAATAAATCAACAAACGTTTCTAAATCAAAATTTTCGTCTGACATGCTAAACCTCACTTACTTTGCGCAGGCAAAATGTAATTATATGTTGCAAGTCCGCTGTTAACAGTTATCTGCATTGCACCTACATCAGAAATTTTCATCGTTACATCACCAGGCAAAGTTAGGATACTAATAGTTTGATTCACCGGCCATGACCAAGTCTGATTCAATTTACCAGCAACATCGTGTTGGAATATAAATGATCCTGCATGTGTACTAGAATCACCAAAGTTGAATATTAAATTACTGTTTTCGGTTTTAACTTGAAAAATTGATTCTTCCGAATGAGCAGTTGCTTGGTACTTCAATCTTTGAATTGAACCGACACTAGGTTCAAAGTCTATTTCCCATGCTGCACCTTTAAATTTAACAGGTTTTAGTCTCTCGTTGACTATTTCGGTACTCATAAATCTATAATCGTTTTGAAAGTCACCAGTTGCATTTTCAAAATGCATGCCAGTTAATACAGTTTCTCCGTCTTTGACTACACTAGTAACTGAAATTTGTGCATTCTCTTTATATTCAGGACATTTAAGATGAATATCTAGTTTATTCAAATTAGGCATACCAAATACACCTTCAAAATCTCCAACAGGAGACGAAGTTTTGCCTTGAATAATAACTGAACGATCTTCGGCCATTGCTTCTATAATTGTGTCATCTCTAGTTGCAGTAACCTTGACTAATGGGATAAATCCTAAAGCATGAGTGTGAGCAACTAGGTCTTGTAAAAAGTCTTTCATATATATTTCTCCTTATTCTTTATTATATTTAGATTTTTGGTTTTTGTCAATGTTTTTTTCTAATCTTAGTATTATACTTAACGGCGGTTTCTAAAGTAGTTAACGGATATTCGAGACTGTTAGCCCATTTAATAAATTCGTCAATATCTCTAGTTAGATCGGCGCCATTCCATCCTTGATTCCCGTCGACTCCCGGAACCATAGTGTGGTCGTTCCCAATCCTTGAATCGTGACTAATAAGTTGTCGAACAATATCGAAATCTAAAGCCGAAGATTGACATATATCATATATTTGATTAAAAAATGATAATTTTAAAGCGAGAAATCCTTCCGTGGCGTATTTAATTAATGCTGCTTCTTTATCAGCACAATTAAAAATCATGTTGCAATTAGGCAATAATTCTTGAAATAGGTCCTGCCAAAAGCAATCAGGGTCTTCTCCTCCAAGGATGATATACTTCTGATTAAGAAAATCATTATTAGAACCAGTAGTTCGAGAAAAATCAGGTGATATTACAATCGAATGTGATTGATAAAGATTATGAATTTTATCAACTGTATCAGGTGATAAGGAAGATCTAATTAATACTGGAAGAAATACTGGTATTTCTGACAAAACTGAAAAGATATCGTCATTATACACACATACAATAACTCCATCGGAATCATGGTGATTTTTAAAATCACCAAGACGATCAATATCGATTATTACAACTTCGTGTTTAGATTTAAGCGTATCCGCAATTGATTTTCCTATAAGTCCGTAACCTATAATTGTTATTTTCATTTTACATCTCAAAAAGTGAATTAAAGGTGTTCTTTTCTTCAGTGCTAGAGACATTCCAATTTAGAACACCAATAAGGTTATCGATTTTCTTATCGATAATTGTAGCCTCCATTTCTGCATGATCAAACGGTAGATCTTTAAACCACTGAGGCAAACGAAGTTCGTCTACAGGATGAGCTACACTAGTAAATCCGATCGGATTAGGCTTGAGTTTACAAACAATAACTTTTGCACCATCAGTAATATTCATCGAATATTTGTCGTCATACATGCGTTTCAACGTATTCCAATTGATACTTGCTCTAACATGCCCAGGCATGTTAGCTTTTCCTTGTTTAGCTTCTTTATTCTGATACTCAGTGATGTTATTAGCACGTTTTGGTGATCCTTTTTCCCAACCCGGTCTTGATTTAAATTTTGATCTAAATTCTGTAATATGATCTAAAACTTCCTCTTCAGATGTCCCGGTTAACACCATTTCTAAGATTTCACTTAAAAAGTTTTGAATGAATTCCGGAGTATCACTGCGCCGAAGATCTAGTCCCATCGCTTTAATCTTGCCCGGCTTACCATCTACATCGGCTCTCTTACCTTCTTTATCGTAATACAGAACAGCATATCGTTTTTTAGTAATAAACAGACTTTTGCTACCTACGATCTCTCGACCTGCTTTAATTACATCGCCTCTATTTTTTGGACAGTGAAATGTATCAAGCATAAATTGTAGAAAAGTACCATTTACTTCTTCACCAATTTGGTCATATAACTGTATCACAGTCTCTTTAGTCCAAGGCAAAGATCCTTTGTTGATTTCTTTTTGTAAGGTTTTATACGCTGAGAAATATACAGAGTCAGTATTATGAAGTAGAATGTCATTTCCGAAAAAAAACGGATCCTGATTTTCTATACTAATATCATATACATAGTCGTCGATTTCTCCTAAACATTCTACTGATTCGATAGTTGTTCGTTTAATATCCACTTTGCTGTTTCCTCAATTATTTCTTCTTTATTTTTAATAAAATCAGACTCCCAAACAGTTAAAGTCCGATAGCCTAAATTTTTTACTTCGTTTATTTTTAAAGAATCTCTTCGCCAGATATCTGATGCAAGTACTCCTCTTATGCGGTCAGTTTCATGATAAATGTTTGGATTTGCGTGCCAGTAATCACCGTTAAACTCTATTATACAATCTTTGTGTTTTATGTCATATACTACGTATTTAGAAATAGAAGGTATCCATTTGCCAAATGGTAATTTTGTCGAAGTGTGATCAATTGGTCCAATTTTTATTTCGAGTAGATTAATAAATTCTTGTTCTAATAAGCTCGTATATTTGTAAGTTCCTCTACTGACTATAATATCTACTGCTTGGTCTATTGATATCTCTAACTTCTCAGCAAGCATCTTTGGATCGTGAGGCTCTGCCTTTTTTCTATTAACGTCTAAATATTTTTGTAGTCCGTTACCTTCTCCATATTTAGAGATAAAATATTCTTTAGTTTTTGTATATTTTTGGCGATCACAATACTGATTCCATAGTTCAATTCCTTCCGTTTCTCCGTGTTTTTTAATCATATTTTCAAGTGTTACTGACCTTGATTTATTGAATGAATCAAACTGCTCAGCAGTCCATCCATGCTTTTCTTTTTTATATTCGAAAGAATTAGATATTGCTTGTTTTTTCTTATAGGTATTCCACTTACTTTCCCCTTCGATCTCTCCATACTTTTTAATAAAGTTTTCTAGAGTAACTGCAGTCTTTTTTGATAATTCTGGGTCAACTAATAACGCATTGGGATAAGCAATGCGGTATTCTTTTCCGTTTTTAAATTTTCCGGTACAGTTATATTTAAAATGTGTCCATTGAAGTCGATTAGCTTCAAACCCGCATTCGTTACATTTAATCATATGGTGCTTCTCCTATCACCATATATTTATCTATCTAGACAAATTATTAGGTCAGTTTTTAAAATTTCTGTCGGCTTTACTTCGAGTAAAAACCCATCTCGATCTACCATAATGCTGTGATCTTCGGTTACCTTAACGCTTTTTCCATTCTTTAGATTTATTTGGTAGATTTTTTTCTTAGTTTTATGTCTCATAACATATGAGGTATTTGCTAGAACAGGGGAATCTTCGTACGAGGTAAACCCAACTACTTTGCGAGGATTCCATACGCCATATTCTTTTCCTCCAACTATCGAATGCTCCATACATTGTTCGAACAGTTGTTCGATTGTTGTTTCTCCATCTTCGGTGAGAATGTTTGTATCCCCGGTTACACTATCACCGTAGATAATTGCTTTACCTACATGGTTATACTCGCCGGTGATAATTTCATTTACCTTTGCAGCCATATGTTTTGCAATTTGCCTGCCTGTGAGCGTAGTAGATTGCCCGATGCGTTTATCAAAAAAGCGACAGCCAGGATTAAGAATAGCACCGTAAAGCGAATTGAGATTAATCTTTTTAACCAACTGTCTTTTATCCCAATATTCTTCTTCAATTTTATTTCCAGCATTAATAGCTTCCTTTAATTTTGCCTGCATTTCTTTTCGTTCAGCGTACCAACGTTTGAGCAACCCTGGAATAATGCCTTCTTTTCCCCATGTAAAAATAGTACCGTTAGCGCTCATCATCCATGGTTGGTTACTTTCAAAAATAAGTCGATATACTTCAGCCGCACTCATAACATTACTTTCGCCGTTTTCCCAATCGACAATAATGTCGGTACCTATTTCTTGATTCATTACGGCAGTGTATTCTAAAGTTCCAAAAAGACCTTCCCACGCCGCAGCGAATGATTTTCCCTTGGCCATATGAACTGCGATATAATCGTCGGTCATTACTGGTCTTAGTTGTCCTACAATAGTTTCAGGACCCATATTCAATGCTCGAATGGCACTAGGATATAGAGAATTAATATCAAGCGATCCTATCCAATCATGAATTCCTTCTTTAGGATATGCAACATATGCGCCGGCTGCTTGAGTATCGCTTCGATCGTCCATTTTAGAACGATTAGGAACAATATATCCCCTGCGATGTGCTTCGTTTATAATAGCTTGTTCAGTTACAGCAACAGCACCCATTGTGGTCTGGAGTAGCACTGTATTTTCGTGTGCAAGGGTATTTGCCAAGTCTAAAAATTTTAATTTTTTATCAAGTTTATCAAGTAGTGCGGTATCTTGTCTATTATATTCAATAAATGTTCTAAAATCATTATTATACAATTGATCTAACGTTCCTTCGTAAGCTGTTTTGCGTTCGCCTAATTCATATTCAGCAATAGCGTCTAATCGATAACTATGTCGTTCTTCATAAGTATATTTTCGATATAGTTCGAGACTATCTAGATGAACACGTCCGACAAAGTCATATGTAACAGCAGCCTTACCGTATTTTTCATACTCGCGTTTTTTAGGAAATTGATTAAACAAACAGAATCGTCTTGTGTCATCTTTGGATAGCACTTTGGTTACACGATTAACGGTATATGGAATATCAAACCCTTCGCTATTCCAGCCGCTTAATACATCAGCATCTTTTATTAAATCAAGAAATGTATCCAACAAATCTGCTTCATTGTCAAATAATAGAGTATCCGGAATTCCTTCAATTTGTTCTTTCGCTTGCTCTATAGTAAGTGTTTTCGGGGGAATGGCTAAACAAATTAAAGTATCTAACCATTGTAAGTGGATAGCAATCGCAGTAATCGGCATGAATGCATCATCAGGTGCTGCATACCCTCGTTCTGGATCAAAATCCACTTCGATGTCGAAATATGCTACATTTAACTTTGGTGCATCATGATTAAGATAATGTTCAGATAAACATACAAATATTGGATTAATATCTGATTCAAACAGTGTTTTACCGCTAGCAATTGCTTGCTCTTTTCGGAAATCTTTTGTGTTTTTACACACGACTCTAGTTAAAGAGTCATCGTAAATACTAGTGAATTTACCTTTTGGGTCTTTGTAATATAAAGTGTGTTTAACGGGAATGTCTTTAAATTCCCGTTCGCCCTTTTGATTTCGTTCGACGACTTTGATAACATCATTATCTCTGTCGAAATATGCATCAACATAACTCATTTATTCTCCTATACGATTTAAGGCTCGTAAATACCAAACTTGCAGCTTGTGGCCTGCCTACCTTATTCTGTTTATTTATTTAAATACGTTTTGTTACATCAAGAATTGCTTCAATTTCTTCCCAGTCAGCATTATGATCTTGCCAGTTGCCTTTATGTGCAATTTTAATTGCCTTATTAATAATACTTGGTTTAACTTGAAGTTCTTCAGCTACTGCCTTTACAGTATCTTTTAGACCTTCGCTAAGATCTTCTATTTCTCGAAGTACTGTTGAGCCTTCTGTGATTAGCCGTTCAAGTTTTGCCTTTTCTTCTGGTCCGTATGCACGATTTGCCATGATTATCTCCTAGTAAAGTACCTATTATAGAGTAATTAGTTATGTTTGTCAATGTATCTGAATTTTTAGTCATGAAAATGGCAGAGTAAATCTGCCATTTGAATTAAGCTCGTGGTAAACCTTTAATACCCATTAGCTTTGCTTCTGCATCTGCGACAGCATTTCTAACATTGGGATCTACTAAATGTTGTCTTAGACTTGCAATAACTGGTTTCATCTGACGAACAATTTCTTGAACTTCGAGATTTTGTCCTAATGGTAGTCTTTCTGGACCAGCTGATCCTCCGGCAGCAGTAGCACCACCTGCACTGCCAGCTCCTCCTCTTGCTTTTCCGGAACTTGCACCGCCTCCTCTTGCTTTTCCGGAACTTGCACCGCCTCCAGTAGCACCACCTGCACTGCCAGCTCCTCCTCTTGCTTTTCCGGAACCTGCACCGCCTGCGCCAGCGTCATCACCGGATAATGCTGCAGCACCTAAGCCCGCAGCAACACCGACTCCTGCAGCAGTTTTAGGATAACGTTTAGCTGTTTTTCCTACTGCACCGGCTCCCTTCTTTATAGCATCAGATGCAACACCTACTGATTTCCCTGCAAAACCTTTAACACTTTTTATTACAGGTGCTAATGCTCTAGCAAGAAATTGATAACCTTTTGAAAGAAGACCAGTTGGAACACCTTCGCCTAACTCTTGATCAGAGGCCATTGCAACTAGATCAGTAAACGGAACTGGCTGCTGTCCAGGTAAAGTAACAACTTCTTTTCCTGGTTCACCAGATATATCTCCACCTAATCGATTTAACTCTTGAAAAAATGCATCAAATTCTTGTTCTCCTGCTTCATTAAATACTTCGTCACTGTGAAATGGATTTACTTCGTCAGTCTCTAATATAGCTAATCGATTTTGTATTTGGCGAATTGATTCTGCAACGGAAAATTCTTCGTGTACACCAAATCTCTTCATCGCAGCACGAGTGTTAGGACCCATTATACCGTCTGCTTTAATTTTTGCACCTTTTGCTATTAATTTCTTTTGTATGTCTAATACTTTGTTAGACGAGCTTAATTTAGCAAGAGGTTTATTGACTCCTAATTTTTTCTTTGCTGCTTGAACAACATCTGGATTGTCGTTTGCTGCTTGATATGCACCTATGCCGAGACTTGCGGCAGTACCGATTCCTGGAATTAGTGATGCAAGAGCACCTGCTCCTGACAATGCAGCACCTTTCTTATCGCCTTTTTGCCAACGATCGTAAGCGTCTGCAGCACCAAGCACTAGTCCTGCTCCTGGTAGAGCTTTTCCAACTAACGAACCGACACCCTCGTCTTGCACTTCATATCCAAAACTTTCGACTAGATTTTTACTAATACTTTCGTAATAATATGATTTTTCAAATCCGCTTCCTTGGATGCGATCTAATTCTCCAACTAATTGTTGAAGTGTTGCTAGTTGTTTCTTTACATCGGCACCAGTCGCTTGACCAGCTGCAGATGCACTCTGCGTTCTTAACGACTGTTGAGCACCTCTTTCAAACTCGTTTGATGCATCTCCGCCTAATCTTGCATAATTCGGTACTAATCCTTTTGCTGCTAATTGCTTATCAATAGTCGGATCACCTTGTTGCGTAGTTTGTACAGGTTGACCCGGTGAGGTTGCTTTAACAAAAACCCCACTTTGAGGATCATATAACCCCGGAAGACCATTTTGCATAGCAAGTGTACTTAACAGTGATGCACGTTGATTTGGATCAGTTTTTCCTTGCAATGCCGCATTTATTTGATCTTGAGACAATGCTTCGTTTATACCTTTTTCGATATTTTCTAATTTGTTTACTAACGTTCTATAATCCATTTTTATTCCTTTCATTTCTTGGGTACACAGTTAGGGACCATCTTTGAGCCTTTCTTCTTCATGCCAACTTGTTTATGCGATTTCCAACAAGACTCGTTAGTTGGTTCAGGCAATAATTTCTGATCACCTATTATTTGATCATAATTGTCCATAGTTAAAACGTCGCCGTCTTTGCTTAACTCAATAAGCATATCAGTAACATTATGCAAATCCATATCAGTTTCTGCATCTTCTCGAGCATACTCTAATAATCGAATTAACAATGGAATGTCCATAGTAACTGTGTCTTCTGGATTTTCCACATTGTTATTCGGTTCTACTGGTTCTTCGGTAAAGATATCATAGATCGAAGCTGACTCTTTAACTAATACACGATTAGCGATTTTACGAGAATACATCTTTAATTGTTGTTCTTTAACTGCTTGTTGTGTTGCTATTTCTTCTTCAGCTTCGGCAAAATATTTTTTAAGTTGGCTCTGATTCACAGGTAAAGTCTTAGGTTCTTCTTTATAATGTTGCATAGCCATTTGAACCGGTAATGCAACTTTATGTGGATTGGCTCCTTCGTTCACAATATTCATAAACTTTTTCATGTCATTAGAACCTTCTACAGGCTTTGAGGAAGCACCGTCTAAGGCCTGTAGAATTTTCTTCATGTCCATTGTATTATCCGTTTAAACGAGTAAGGAACTCTTTCATCCGATTTAATTCTGTACCTTCGTACATCTTTGGTGCAGAACCACCGTCTGGATCAGTTGTAGGAGGAACTGGCTTAGATGGTGCAGAAATAACATCATTTTCTTCATCTGAAACTTCTGATACTTTTTTAGACTTCTTAGCAGCCTTCATTCTGCTACCCCAAACTTCATCCTTTTCGGATTCAATTTCGCCATCGCCGTCGTAATCTTTCTTAGCTTTCTTAACCGCTTCTTTGACAGTTTTCTTAGATTCGTCTAAGTCATCATCTTTCTTAGTTTTCTTAGCTAATTTACTAATGTCTTTATCAGGGTCAACTTTGACTTTAGGTAATTTAACACCCTTCTTCTTTAATTCCTTGTCAGCTTTTGCTACGTCTGGATCTTCGTCATCGTCGTCCCAAGATTCATCTAAGTCGTCATCTTTCTTAGTTTTCTTAGCTAACTTACTAATGTCTTTATCAGGATCAGCTTTGGCATGCGCCTTAATAGGTTTCTTGCCCATTTTCTTTAATTCAGAATCGGCCTTTTTAACATCAGCGTCATCGTCATCGTCATCCCACGATTCGTCTAAGTCATCATCTTTCTTAGTTTTCTTAGCTAATTTACTAATGTCTTTATCAGGGTCAACTTTGACTTTAGGTAATTTAACACCTTTCTTCTTTAATTCTTTTTCTGCTTTTGCGACATCTGGATCTTCATCGTCGTCGTCCCAGCTTTCTTTAACTTTAACGGTTTTCTTACCTTCTAGTTTGTCAGCTTGGAGCTTCTTAAGTTCTTTAACTTTTTCTTTAGCTTCCGTCAGTTTATTTTTGATTTCCTTCTTTTCGCTTTCTGAATATACATCAGAATTTTCAAGTTTAGAACCAAATTCGCTAAATTTCATTTCGTATTCAAGATAATGGTAAACAGAAGCGATATAATCAGCTGCCTTAGTAATCTTAGCTTGTACCCAAGATTCTAATTGATCATTATCGTCAATTTTCTTAAATAACTTAACTGAATAATTAGCTAACTTATATAAGTCAGCTTTAGCCATTGCGCCTTCATGATCGGCTTGATCTTGAGGCATTAAATTGTTGTTTTGTGGTTGCATTGGATCGTGCATGAGTGTAACTCCGTTATCTTTATATTTATCGTCTTTTCGCAGCGCCGGAGCCAAACAAGTTAGGCATGTCTGCACCATTCTTAGCAGTGCCGTCGGCATTTTTAGGTTGAACTACTTTAGGTTGCGGCGGCGCCTTAGTGCCACTTTTACCTCCCCAAGGACTACCAATGTATGATTTCTTACCACGTGACAATCCTGGGCTATGATGTGGATTAACTACTGTACCTATGTTTGCTGCACTAGTAGCACCAGCTGTTGCAGTCTCTCCTAATAACTCTGATATCTTCATTTTAAACTCCGTATTTATTCTTTTTCTTTTTAGCCACAGGACTAGAAGTGTTAGTATCGGGGTATTCTTGACTTTTCTTCGAAGTAATACTTTTACCTTTAGCACCTATTTCTTTTTCTGCTGCACTAATAATAGCATCATCGACATCAGTGTATGCAATAGTGGTCATTTTTTGACCGATAGGACCATCTTTATCAAAATGGTGAGCAGGTGCTCCAGCAAGTGCTACACCGAATCTATAAGAATGATAGGGGTTACTGTTATCTAATGATGGATGAATCTTGGTGTTAGGCATAGTATAAAATAAATCAGCTCTTAATTTTCCTTCTTCTATAATTTCTCTAATTTTCATGTTATCTTCCAAACCATAATTTGAACCATTCGTTAGTTCCTGGTTTAATATTTTGTTCTCGTTGCACTTGACCTTTATTATTACTTATATCTTTATATTGACTCGACCGATAGGCATCTAATCTTTCTTGACTTCCTAAACCATCGAGAATTTGCGAAGTCATTAGTTCGTGTACAGGATCATCGGGCGCTAAAAAACAGTCATCGGCATCGGTTTTAGGTATATTTTGAGATGTAATTCTATATTGTTTCATACGCCGTACTTATTACGTTTAGGTGTTGCAACTGGACTTATGGTATTAGTGCAACTTAATTCGTTACTTCCGTTTTTTGGGACTATTGTCTTGCCTTTAATACTTAGGTTTTTTTCTGCTTTAGATAACATATCGTATTCTGCATCATTGTTAGTCCAAACAGAAGGGCTATCGTCGATTGGTCCGTAGCCTGAATCATTATCGGGATTAGCAATAGCGACTCCTAACTTATATAGATCATAAAACGAATCTAAATTCTTGTATGATTTTGCATGAGGCATTGAATTTCTTGTTGCCTTATTAAGATGTTTTGCTTCATTAATGGATTCTATGGCAATTTCAGCTAGTTCGCTTTCAATATTGCTAATATCAGGTTTTTTAAGTTTCGTCTTCTGTGGTTTAGCAACTGGTTGTTGTATTTGCGGCTGAGTAGTTCCGAGACCCATTCCTTCTCGTGTAGCTTGATACAATGTCTTGCCGTCTACTACTATTTGAGGACCAATACCAGTGGCTTGTCGGAAGCCTTTTTCATTTCCTTCAGCTGCAAATTTTCTAGCTAACGATCCACTTACACCTGCAACGCCTGACGCATCGGGGTCTCTTTCACCACTGCTTATGAATCTTAATGCAACAAATTCACGACCCTCTGGACCGCGAGCATTATCAGTGGTTCGAACAGGACCACTATTCCAACTGTTTAATAATGATTCAATACTACCTTGTCCTTTGCCTAATCGATCGCTACCGCCTACAAATGCGATGTGTCTAAATCCTTGATCATATAACCAATTTGCTGCAAAGATTGGATTTTGCACATAGTCGGTTACTATATTAGTAGCAAACTGTGGATAAATTTTAGCAATAAATTTAGCTTTTGTTTCTGGATCTAATGGATCAGTGTCTGCATTTTGACTGTTACTTAGGAAGATGTAACCATTGTTACCACCTAACTGAACGGTCTTTTCCATTACTAATTTATGGCCAATAGTTGGAGGATTCATACGACCAAAACAAAACACTGCCATAGGCATTTTACTTTTTTCAGCTATTTCTTCATCTGAGACTTTGTGTTTAGCAAAATTTGCTCGACTAAATCCTAAACGATCAACTAACTTCAATTTGTCTTTGCCTGCACCAAACACGTAACCTTCATGCCCGCTAGCACTATCAATTATCGCTTCAACTTCGCTGCCTTGTTGGTGATCATCTATTTGCTTTTTAACGTGCAATTTAAGATCAGTGATAGCTGCCCACATGGACCAGATACCTAGTAATCCAGGTGCACCACCATCTTCTTGAAATAACCAGCCATCGTTATTGTCACCTAATAATTTTTTAGCAGCAGCAGGAGTTAATCTGCCTTTTAAGAATTCTAAAAATCTAGGAACAATGTTAGTAGCAATATCATTATCGTTTAACATGCTAGTTATAAACGGACCCATTGCAGTAATGACTGACTTTGCTTTTAATGCAGCAAGGTCGTTAATAAATTTGTCAACAACGCCGGAATATTTTTTAACAGTAGTTTGTGTCTGTGCTAAGAGATCCTTATCAACTAAAACTTTAGGACTATCTTTCATTTCTCCAACTAAGAAAGTGATCCCTTGATTTTCTTGTAATCCTTGCAGACCTTTTAATGGTTCATCTGCTGCACCTAGTCCCGGTATAAATGTGTGAACAGCAATACCGCCGACACTATTTGCAATAGTTTTACCTAATTTGCTATCTTGTTTAACTTTATATTCTACTGTGTTTGGTTTAAAAACAAATGCATTGTCTTTTATTGAAGGTACGCCAGTCCACATTAGATCACCCATGTAGTAGACATTAGGAGTTCCGGGTATAATTTTTTCTAATGCTGGCTTCAGCATTTCTTCTTTCTTCCAAAGGTCGCTACGATTAGCGCCTCGGGAAGTATCGTATTCCCTAATGGACATAAAATCCATTTTACCTTTAGCAACCTTGTCGTACATATGTTTATCAACAAATACAAGATTATTCTTTTCGTCTCGACCAAACACAACAGCTGGAAAACCGTCCCATTTTACAGAAACAGTTTTTGAATCTTTAGTAAGTCCAACTAATTCTTTAATAACTCGTTCAGCTCCTGCAGAACCATGGTTAATGATTAAGTCTTCAGGATGATCTATTCCTTCTTGTATTATAATTTTCTGAACAGATTCAAATAATTCTCTTAATTTCATTGCACTTCCTGCGGGAAGAATTGTTTAACAGCTTCCCATTTATCTGGATATTGTCTTAAGGCATTTTTAATACCGCTTAAACTAGCTAATTCTCGCGAAGTTGAATTTGGACCTAGTAAAATTTTAGCAATGTCGTTTTTATCTATAGCAACTACTTTGCCAGTAGTTCTATCTACAATGCCTCGATCTGGACTAAATTGTAAGTTACCTTTTTCCTCACCAGTTTTCGGATCTACGATCATGTTAGAACTGCTTGCTTTTGCTAATGCAGGATAGATATCATTCCATAAATCCCCTCCACGCATGCCAGAGTCACGACTAAAATCATGTGTATGTAATGGCCAAGCTGATTTAGGTCTAATGATTAGATCAACTGAATAATGTAAATTTCCTTTAGAGAAATTTACAGTTAAATTACCTGGATCAGTAGGAAATCCATGCTTTGTTAATTGATTAGCTAACGCCCACTTTGATGACGCTAGTTTTACTTTTTCAAGTTTAGCAGGGTCTGCTAATACATTTGCTAGAGCCTTAGGTCCAATTGGCTTAGGACTAACTTGATTAAATTCTTCAGGACTCATTGCAAGGTTTTTAATTAATTCTTGCGGGTCAATCATAATGTCAACATCGCCTGAGTCTTCTCTCCCTCCGCCACCGTATTCGTGTTCGGGGTCGAAACTTCCTGCACCGCCTGACGTCCATCCTGCAGTAAGACCGATTTGTTGTAGTAAAGGATTTAATACTGATTTAATGTGCAGGAAATCTTCTCGATTTACACGAGAAACATCAACACCTTGACTAGTTAATCTCTTTCCGGCTTCAGCAACTGCTTGTTCCCGACTCTTTCCAAAAAGACCTTTGATCATTTCGAGGCCTTGCATAATTTTCTGTTTATCGTCTTCAGCACGGGCAATAGCGTCCGGTGTTACTGCTTTATCTCGTTTTGTCTTACCTACTTCTTCAATGGCTTTTCTTTCGTACAGATCCCAGAAATTATTAATAAAGTCTTCGGAATTAGAGTAGTTTGCTAAAAGGCCATGTCCGTACATGTTATTAAGTTCAAAACTATTTGCAAGTCCTTTAACGGCATTTACTAGACTACTAACCTTCACCATGTCGGTTGTAACTCCGGGGAATTGTTTTAATAAAGGATCAACTTTTGGAGTACCTTGTCCGTATTGCTTTTCGAACAAATATGTAAGTATGTCGTATACAAATGCTTTTGGATTTGTTGATACAGTAACAACTTCAGTGTCTTTTTTCTTTTGGAAACTTACCGGAACTCCTTTTATAACTTTAAGTTGTACACCGGCATGTTGAATACTCATTCCTAATAAACTACCAAGAACTGAGAACATATTACCGTTTAGTAAACCTTTAACACCTCGTTCAGGAGTAGCACGGTAGCGACCCCATTCGCGGGTTTTTTCCATATGCCACATAAAATCAACTTGTACATATTGATCAGGGCCGATTTGTACAATAGGATGACCCGGCTTAGCGTCCGGGTCATCATGAATATATGGAGGATTTAATTCTTTAATAAAATTATCAGCTAACGAATTCCAATATGCTTGGAATTGACTATGAGTAGTATGTTCAGTTTCGGGAGCAATCATTTGCAGATCGACATCACCGTAAATTTTATCTTCGGGATCAACTTCGTAATATGCACTAGAACCTGTAGGATGACCTACTTGTATTTGGCCAAGACCTTGTTTTGCAAGATAAGCATTAAAGTCTTTAGCAAATTTTGCCATAGTAGCTAACGATGCCTTTACTACTGCTGGTTTAACAACAGTTCCTTGCGTAGCAATAGAATCCCAACCTCCCTCGGTCACATTACGTGCAAATAATTCTCTTAGTAGCATAGTTTAATCCTTATAGTTTCCTTCTTCAACTTGCTTACAAATTTCTTCGTAAAATTGCTTACAAATTTCATTAACTAAATCATCATTAAGCGATTCGGGCAGTTGTCGAATCGGAAATTGCTTAGAATAATTTTTGTAGCTTTCGAGTGCAGCTGATTTAAACAGCAAAGGATTAGGTTTTTTCTTTTGTTCTAAAATTCTAAGACATTTAACAATAGACGGATATACATGACGACGATAGGTTTCATCGTCATAGTTCATAAAAAACGATAAATCTTCAGCTAGGTCAAATGCTAACTCTTGTTTTTCGTCAAGAAAATCTCTTTCATTAAAATGTTGGCTTTCTAACAGGTCTTTAATACGCATATTTTAATCCAATTGGAATTTTGCAACGTTATGTTGCGGATATAATATTTAGCGTATTTGACCTTATCAGTTTATAGATTAACCTTAGATCGATTGATGATTTTTTCAATCCGATTAATGTCACGCCCTATTTGCATCTTTACCATAAGTAGATTTTTTTCGCCGTTAACATAGAAGTAATTATGTGTATGACGATTCTTTCGACTTAAACCATCCTTGCACCCCTGAGCCATTTTAATATTTCTACTATTATTAGCCCATTCGACAAATGATGTTAGATCTTGTACTCCTTTACCTACAGTTACACGAAACTCATATGGAGTGTCATTCATTACAATGACGTTTTCTTCTAAGGTTATTAACGGTATACTAATATACTTAACCTTTAATGGATCTAAATCGGAAAGTTTATCAATGTCTTCTTTATTATTGGAATAGACCGTTATCAACGGTTGTTCGACCCTTAATGAAAAATTATTTATTAACGACAGTGTGGTATATAAATCAACACAATATTTGTACTCTTCTTTTGTATCAACTCTTACTTGGCGATAATATCCGTATTGTGATTTAGGTTCTGTCTCTATAGTTAGATTCGATAATCGATCATAGATTTTATCTAAATCTTTTAATCTAAACAAGTAAGCACCCCGGCATACCAGTACAATTTTGTACTGGTATTTTCCGTAAAATAATTTCTTTGTTTCTTTAATCTGCAACATTGACATTTTCAACCGTTAATAGCGGAATTTTAGATGCTTTAGGCTTTGCTACTAACACTATAGAATCGTTTTCTACAGAAATATGTAGCCATCCTCCGTTTTTCAAATCACCAAATAATAGCATTTTAGCAAGGTCTCTTTTGATTTCTTTATCGATAACTCGCTGTAGCGGTCTAGCCCCCATTTTACTGTCAAATCCTTTTTCGATGAGCCAATTAATAGCATCGTTATTGATTTTAATACGGACGCCTTTGTCCTTAACTTGTGAGCGTAATTCATCGATAAACTTAGTCACAACCTTAACCATAGTCTCTTTGCCTAACTTGTTAAACGTAACAACTCCGTCGAGTCTATTTCTAAATTCAGGGGTTAAGAACTTTTTCAAGTCACTATCAGAATAGTCTTTTTCTTGAGTGCCAAACCCGATTTGATTCTTTTCTGCAGATTGTGCACCTGCGTTAGTTGTAAGAATCAAAATTAAGTTTCGACAATCTGCCCTCTTACCATTACTGCCGGTAACAAATCCATTATCCATTACTTGTAACAACACTGTCATAACATCGGGATGAGCTTTTTCGATTTCGTCAAGCAACAAAACAGCATTAGGATGCTCTTGGATTTGTGTAATCAGCAATCCGGCGTTCTCTTCAAATCCAACATAGCCTGGAGGACTACCAATTAATTTGCTTATGCTGTGTTTTTCTTGATACTCACTCATATCAAATCTAAGTAATTGTACACCTAGATTTTTTGCAAGTGACTTAGCAGTTTCTGTTTTACCGCAACCTGTTGGACCCATGAACACAAAAGAACCTATCGGTTTATTTTCGGACTTTAACCCTGCTTGTGCAACGACAATTTTGTCAACTACTTCTTCGATTGCAATGTCTTGACCGTAGACGTCAGCTTCGAGATGATCTTTGAGTTTAGCTAGACTTACACTTTCAGTCTCCATAATTTGTTCTTCAGGCAACTTAATCATTTTGCTAAGTTCATATTGAATTTCATGTTCAGTAACAACACGATTGTCTGCTATTTTAAGATTGAATCTAGAACAAGCGCAGTCAATAAGGTCAATAGCCTTGTCTGGCAACTTTTTATCAGCTTGATATTTTACACTTAGTTTAATTGCAGCTTGCAAAGCATCGTCTTTAATTTTAACCTTGTGATGACTCTCGTAATACTTCTTAATACCTTTGAGAATTTGCAAAGTTACTTCTTGGGTTGGCTCATCGACTGTAATACGTTGGAAACGACGCATCAATGCTCGATCTTTTTCAAAGTGCTTTCGGTATTCTTCCCATGTAGTAGAAGCCATTACTTTAATGTTACCTTTACTTAGTGCAGGTTTCATCATATTAGCAAGATCGTTGGCAGAATTACTCGAAGAACCTGCACCGCTAATCATATGGGCTTCGTCGATGAAAAGTACGGTTTTACCCTTCTTTTGAAGAGCTTTGAGAACTAATTTAAATCGTTCTTCAAAGTCGCCACGATATTTACTTCCCGCAAGCATAGCACTGATATCTAGATTATACACTGTGTAATCTTTCAAAAAGTCAGGTACTGCACCTTTAATGACATTAAAGGCAAGGCCTTCGGCAATAGCTGTTTTACCTACTCCGGGATCACCGACTAAGATAACATTATTTTTGCTACGTCGTCCGAGTGCAAGTGCGATATTTTCGAGTTCGTCAATTCGACCGATAACAGGATCGATTTTACCTTTCTTAACGTGATCATTAAGATTAGTTGTATATGCACGAAGTGCCTTGATGCTTTGATTATCGGACTGATTTTCAGTGTCATCTTCTTCTTCTTCGGCAGAATTACTTAGGTAGTCTGCAAACTTATCTTTATCGATGTCTGCTTGTTGAATGTAGAAAAATGCCCAAGAGCGTTTCTCCCCCATCATTGATAAGAATACATCGGTAGGTTCTATTTGTTGACGTCCGTTAAACAGAACCTGTGTAAATGCTCTATTAAGAACTCTTTCTACCGATTGGGTTTTTTTAGGTTTTACTACTACTTCTTGTGTAGTAATTTCGTCACATTTTTCTTTAAGAAATGTTAGAACATTATCTTTTAATTTGTTAGCATCTGCACCATATCCTTGGACACAATTAACAAATGATTCATCTAACAACGTTGCAAATAATAGATGCTCAATTGTGAGATACTCATGATGCATTTGTTTAGCAGTACTGATTGCTTTTTCAAATACTGCTTGTAAACTATCACTAGGTTCGACCATTGTATTTCCTCTGTTTTTTTCTTGCTAATGCAAGTTTAAGTTGACTAATTCGATCAGTGAAACAAACACCATTAAGGTGATCTAATTCATGCAAGAAACACCTAGCATCGATGCCTGTAAGTGTTATTATACACGACTTTCCTTGTTTGTCAAAGAATTCCGACTTAACGGTTGCAGGACGTTTAACTTGCAACCAAAGGTTAGGGAAACTTAAACATCCTTCCAAATCCAATGTTTGATCTGCGCTTTCTTCAATTATTCGCGGATTAAACATAGCAAATGGCTCAACAAACTCGTCATTAGACTCTAATTTTATTACAAATACTCGTTTTAATAAACCAATTTGGTTAGCCGCTAATCCGCGACCCTTGTGTTCTTGCATAAGACCGATCATGATAATTTCTAATTCTTCAGGATTGCTATCTCTTTCGAAATCCCAATCAGTAGCGGGTTGTTTTAAAATAGGATCAGTTTCATTTACTAATTTTATCATTAATTTGTTTTAACTCCTTTATTAACACGGGATCAGTTACTGCAGGTGAGACTATGTTAATTACTGTTACGAATCTACCTCTTGAATGTCCTTGTGTATTAGGAAACCCTTGCCCTGAACTGGCATATTCAGTTCCTGGATTAACTCCTGCTTTAATATGAATTTCTACTTCCTCTCCAGTAATTTTTTTAACCTTTTTCCTGCATCCGATCATCGCTTCGATAGGATTAATGGTAATCGATGTGTATAAATCGTCACCTTGTCTACTAAAGACAGGATCAGGCAACACAATTACTGTAACGTTGAGATTTCCTCTTTGCAATTGCGGATGACTGTCATCTCCCAACCCATGGTATCGAATAGTGGTGCCATGATCAACTCCGGGAGGAATGTTAATAACAACATTTTGAGTTTTACCACTAGGTAAATTAAAGTTAGCTTCTAGCTGTTTCCCTATAAACGAATCAAGTAATGTTATTTGACATTGAATGTTTAGATCTCGATTTTTTCGAACTTGTCTTCCGAATATATCTTGAAAATGCTGTGCAAATGCATGATGTCCAAATAAATCATTAATATCATGAAAACCTCCAGCTTGGAATCTAAACTGGCCTTCACCGGCTTGCATAGCATCATATTCGGCACGTTTTTGAGGATCATTTAATGTTTCGTACGCTACTGATATATCCTTAAATAGAGTTTGATCACCTCCTCGATCGGGGTGATGTTTCATAGCAAGACTTCTATAAGCCTTTTTAATCTCTTCTTGAGATGCATTTTTGTTTACGTTTAGTATTTGATAATAGTCGATGTTTGTCATGATAGAATCCGATATTCTCTCCAGTATAACACATATTTAATGTTTGTCAAGATCGATAAATATGTTTTTAGGAGAACAAGAAAATGGCATTTAAAGCAACATTGATCAGTCAGTTTGCAAAAATTATTCTCGGTAGTAGTTTGTTTGAGAGAATCAAAGCTACCGTAGAACGACAAGAAACAAAATTATTGTCAGGCGCTGAAAAGCGTAGCGAAGTAGTTCACGAACTTCGAGTAATTGGAATTGCAGGCGCATCGTGGTTAATTAATTTAGGTATCGAATTAGCAGTTGCTTGGTTAAGAACACAAGCAGAAAAAAAGTAAGGAGATGATATAATGGCTAAGGCTGAAGTTAAAATCGAAGAAACTATAACTGTGACAGAATCAAAGACTGCAGTTAAAAGAATCCTTAAATCGAAAACTATTTGGGTTAACCTTCTTGCGTTTATTGCATTCTGGGTACAAAAACAATATGGATTTGTAATCAACGAAGACTTGCAAATGCAAGCATTAACGCTAATTAATATAGCTCTTCGTTTTGTAACAAAAGAGAAAATCGTTTGGGGCGGAGAAGACGATAATGGAAATACTGAAGAAACTGCTTGAGATACTTTCGGAATTTCTTCAGTCTCGTAAAGAGAAACAAGTAGAAAAGGAAGAAATAGCACGAGTTCAAGTTGAGCAACAGCTAAAGACTCAACAACAATTGGAAAAAAGAAAACATGAAATTGTTAAACCTAAACCTCCTACTGACGACAATTTTTTTAACGACTAATCTTATCGGTTGCACTACAAATGTTGCGCCTGTTAAAGATCGTATGGTCTATGTCTCAGTACCTTTAAACAAGCCAGTTAAGCCGGAAATTCCAAAAATTCCTGGACGAGATATGACTTGTTTATCTGACGAAACAAAGAATGCTCTTATTAAACGAGACACTGTTCTTAAAAGTTATATTGCTGACTTAGAATCTGTAATTGATTCTACACATAATAAATGATATAAGGAGCAAATTGCTCCTTATATCAATAATCACAACTTAACACCCCTTCACTTCCAACTTGTCCATATTGAGAAGAAACATTTGAATTATTAATTCCTTTTATGTTCCGATCGTCAACTAACCTCGGATAAACAGAACAATCATGAAATATTGGATTTTTTATAGTACATGATGTTAATACTAAAAAAATCAAAAATCTAATCATTTTTTAGGAAATAATGCTGCTAATGTTTTTAGACCAATAACTCCATCTGGCTTTAATCCATGTTTACTTTGAAAATCTTCAATAGCTGCAATAGTCTTTTTGCCAAATCTACCATCTACTTCTAAATGAGTATAACCTAAATCTACAAGACGTTGTTGTATCTTTATGTTATCGATTAGTTCTCTAATTTTTTTATACTTATATTTACGATCAGCAAAACCATTTAAACCACCATTAATACGTTTTGTGATTGTAGTAATATCATTTTTGTCAGCATATGTATTGAGATTCTTTTTCTTCCAATATGCTAATGCAGTTCTAACAGAAATTTCAGCAGTAGCAGCAAGTTCAGGATTATTAATAAGATCAACACCTAACTCGTCGCCATATTCCTCATAGTTAGCACGACCAGTTAGCTGAAACATTCCTCTACCTTTATAACGACGTCCGTCACCTTTATGTGTATTACCTAAATCTTTACGACCTTCGTATGCAGCACCGGATGCATATTCTTCCAATGTTTTAAAATTGTCGGCTTCATGAGCTGCTTGTGCAAAAAAGTGCGATATGCGTAACGGGCTATTAAGACCATAATCAGCTGCATATTGATTAAAATAAGTTACAACTCCTTCGACAATGCTGTCCTTGCCTTGAGGACACAATGTTTTTAAGATTTCTTTTGTTAATTTCATTATTTCTTCTCCAATGCTACAGCCCAGCCATTGTTCTCAAATATAAAGGTATTATTAATTTTTGTAATATTGTAGTTACCGATTGACTTAGTTAGATACAACACTTCGGCTATGTCCTTGCTTTCTATCATAATAGGGCCTTTAATCGAATCGTAGACAGCTTTCTTAGGGCCACTTGTGATGATTTTAAATTCGACAGGATCCATGCGTACTCGTTCAAATCGAATTGATTCTTCTAATGCTGTAATACTATCTGTATAGCTATTAGAAAAGAAATTACTAAAGTTTTCTAACATCCCTTTCGAAGTTGCAATTTCGTATGAGTTTTTATCAGTTGGCACTTCTTTAGTTAGGTTTTCAAGCGTTGCGTCCTTACTTTTAAAACTTTTAAAGTATCTAAATCGAAATTCGTTAATACCGGTAACTTTTTTAATACCGTCGAGTAATTGATTAATTTGTTCCGGAGCGTGATTTGATCTTTCTAATTCTGCATATACTTTATATGTACCGTCATCTGTTTCGCCTGAACTTACGTCAGCATCAAGAATAAATGGATAACCCATCTCTATAAAATTTTCTAAATCTTTTGCAGGATCTTCACTGTCGACAGTGAAACTTAATACAACAACATCTTGATCGTCACCGATCTTACTTTTATAGGAATCGATTTCGAATACTTTTTTAACAAAATGTCTTAGGTCGTTAGTGCGTAAACTTTCTTTAATAATCATAATTATACCGCCGGCGGCCCTCCTACTGCTGGTGCTGCGCCTCCTACTGCTGGTGCTGCGCCTCCTACTGCTGGTGCTGCGCCGCCAAGTACTCCTGGTGCCATTGGTGCCATTGGTGCAGGCTGCTGCGGAACCGGAACAGGCTCAGTTGCAGGAGCTCCGTATGTTTCAGACTTCATTTTATCCATATAACCGCGATATATGTCAAACGCTACTTTTTTAGGCATTTGAATTTCTACGATCCATATCGGTTTATGAACCAATCTTCCTTTTTTAGTTCCTGGACGATAATCTTTCGGTGTCTTAATTTTTCGAGGTTCTACTATATACGTTTTTTCATATTTGACTTTACAGCCTAAATCAAGCAATCTCTTTGCTGCTTCTGGGTTGGGCATTTTATCTTTTGGCCACATAAATCCCGCAGTGATCCAATGACGATCAACTTGAGGTCCGTATGCTAGTTCACCATCAATCCAATTTTCGTAAACATAAATGTCCATCTCGTCTAACACACGTTCGAAGTCTTTTAGTATAGCTAGACTAGTGTTATTTTCGTATATGTCGTCAATGTTTTTAATGACGTCTAAGATATCATACATATTAAATTCCAGGTTATTCTATACTTATTTATCTAGCTCAAAATTGATTACTAACAGATTACTTTTCATTCGATCACTTAAATACTTAGTAGGACCTCTGTAGTTATCAAGGCGGTCACTGCAAGTCCTACCATAACAGTGAGTAGGAGATATAAACTACAATGAGTAAAAGAGTGAAGAAACGCTTTACGTCAGATGTTCAAGTAATTGATTTTCAACAACCTTACCTTCCTCAGAAGAAATATCGTGTGGAACTTATACCGCGCGGTGCTAATCAAAAATCTTATCTAGCCAAACTTCGTGCCGTTGAAAAAAGCATAGTGTTTGCTATCGGACCTGCAGGAACAGGTAAAACCCTTTTAGCAGTATTGCATGGAATTAAATTATTCCAAGAGGGCATTGTTGATAAAATTGTAGTTACGAGACCCGCCGTGTCTGTAGACGAAGATCTAGGATTCTTACCAGGTACATTGAATGAAAAGATGGCACCTTGGACCAGACCTATTTTTGATGTGTTTGCAGAGTATTATCATCAAAAAGAAATAGCAAAGATGTTAGAAGAGGGTGTAATTGAAATAAGCCCACTAGCTTATATGAGAGGACGAACATTTAAAAATGCTTATATTGTAGCAGATGAGATGCAAAATGCTACAATTAATCAAATGAAAATGTTGTTAACTCGCTTAGGCGAAAATAGCAAAATGGTTGTTACTGGGGATTTAGCCCAAGCTGATCGTTTAAACGATAATGGTTTGATTGATTTCTGTAACCTACTCGCTAATAAATCCGATTTAAAACATATTGATATTGCTGAATTTGAAGCAAAGGACATTGAACGTCACGATGCTGTAAAAGAAGTATTATCTATATACGGAGAATAAGATAAAGGGCTCTTTAAAGAGCCCTTTACTTTTATATCTTTACGGTTCTGACACCGGCTTTTTTGAGAAAATGGATTCCTTCATCTAGTCTGTAATCATTCTTGTAATAAACATTTCTAATACCAACTTGATAAATCGCCTTAGCGCAGTTGATGCAAGGATTATGTGTGCAAAATAAAACAGCATCATCGCCGGATAAAGTGCTTTTTGCTAATTTCGAAATGGCATTCATTTCTGCGTGAAGGACTTCGTCTTTAGTTTTTAGATAGTATCTACCAATAGTAGGAAAGGTTCCGTCTTGGTTCGGTATATCTGAATATGCCACATAAGGCCAAGTTTTTTCTATTTCATTAACGGTGTGAGATTGTCCGGCATCAGGGTCCATCCAAACTTTATATTCACATTCGTTATCCCATCCTTCGGGAGTACCATTGTATCCGACAACCATTGCATCGCCGGATACAATAACAGCACCAACTTTAAGTTTGGTAGCGGAACTTTCTTGAGCCCACCGTTCTGCTATGTCCATGTATGCGTGAATATACTTAGATTTCATAGATATGAAAGTCGTATAAGAGTAGCTGCAAGATTAATTTCTGGATCACTGACTAATGTATGATCAACAAGACCTTGTTTAATAATAAGAATAGCCTTATTTTGCTTCTCTTCGTCGCCAAAGATTTCAATATTATCATATAGCCATCGATAAATCTCTTCCATTTCTTCTGGAAGAGCTTGACTACATACAAGTTTTCTCGCTTCTAAAATTTTACCTTGCTTAAACAAACTAACCATTTCTACTCTATAATCAGTACTTGAGTCAGCAGTGTCGGGATTATGTAGAGTACCATCGGTGCTATTAAGCTGAAGATTGTTAATACATTTTCTTAGATCCGGATATGTACCTTTAACATATGTGTCAAGTGTATCTAGATTAAAATCAATCCCTTCGTTTAAAAGAATAGTTGCTACTTTTTCAGTAAAATCAGTTACATCAGCCTTTTCGATCAAAATTGATTGACATCTACTATGCAGTGGAGGCAGGATTTTATTTGGATAATTACAAGTTAAAATAAACCTTACTGAGTGTGAATATTCCTCCATAAGGTTTCTTAATGCAGGTTGTACTGAATTTGGATTCATATAATCTGCTTCGTCAATAAATACAACCTTGTAATCACCAAACGGCATAGTAGAACAAAACATAATAAGTTTGTCAACCCATTCGATTTTTCTGCCTTCTTTACTACCGTTAACATAAAGGATGTCGCTATCTTGCATCCCAACGCCTTCAAGCAAGATTTTTGCTAGGGTAGTTTTACCTGTTCCTGCCCCGCCTTTGAACAATAAATGAGGGAAACTTTTGTCTTTAATCCATCCTTCAATTTGAGTTTTCAATAACTGATCCTGGAATACGTAACCATCTAAGGTTTTTGGACGATACTTATCTACCCACAATTTTTTCATATTAATGCCTTTGAATTAAAAAATATATTATAGACAGAAAAACAGGGTCAGTCAATGACCCTGTTTCCAATTATATTGCAAAGTCAGACATTCCAGGTTGAGTAGGAGTAGCGTAGCTACCAAATTCTACATCAGCTGGTTTCTCGTCTGAGATTAAGAGTATGCCGTTTGGGTCAATTCTAAACAATTCTACAATGTTATCATCAGAGTCAATAGGAAGTTCAAGACCACGGGTCCATCTTCCGTGTTCTATTAATAACCAATCACCAACGTTAACATCTTTCTGGTCAGGGCCAACAGCATAGACCTGTCCCCAACGAGGTTTAACGCCTTCGCTTTTACCATTATCACTTCTAAGAACAATTCCGCTAGAAGTAACTTGTTCTCCAAAATTTATGTGGGTTACAAGAATATGATCGAGTATTGGTATAATTTTCTTTATAGAATTCATTCGTTACCTTCTTGGTCCATGTCGTCGATTTTCTTTTTAGAAAATTTCGTAGGTGAAATGCTAAGAGCATTGGAAGCAGGTGACTGAGAGGAAGTAATAATTGCATCTATTATAGGGGCTGAATCTTCTACTGAATCTACTTTTGAAGAACGATTTTCAGCAGGAGCGCCACCTTGTGCTTCGCGAAGAATATCTTCTCGCTTACGAATAATTTTTCCACCTGGTCCTAACTCGTCGCCTCTAGCGTTGACCCTAACATTCCCTACTGCTACAGTCATTTCATTTTGCATAGCAAGTTTATGCATATCAATCTCTTTTCCTTGCATAGTTCGATAAACCGAACGTTGTTGTTCTTTCATTGCCATAATAGTTTCTCCTTATGAGTATGTTACTTATCTTAAAAATTCACGCCAGTCTAAATTATATTTTATAGGATCAATTTGATGAACTCCGAGCAAATATAACACAAAACTAGCAACACTTGATCCTCTACCAACTCCCCATAATACATTATTTGTTAAACAGTTGTCTACAAAATATTTTAACCATTGCAGGAGTGGAATCATATTATGATCCCGAAATGCTTCCATTTCTTCAACTACTCGGAGTCTTTCAAGATCTGATTGACATAAATCTAAACAATATTGTTCAATGCTGAAGTTGTGATATTCTTTTGGAATAAACCAATTTTGTTGATTTAATTTATCAACTTCCTCGAGAGAGTTGTCATTAGATAACTCTGCTCTCTTGAATTGGAAGTTCAGAACTTCTTCTAAAGAAGAACAATTAGCTGATGTTTCTAAAATTAAATCTTTTATTTTCTCAAGACTTGCTTCGTCACCTTGATAAAGGTGATTGAACAAATCTGTTTCATCAAAAATAGGATTGCTAAATTTATCTAGGCGCATGCCTATATTTTAATCGACTTTTATGAGTTTGTCAAGATCTTTATTACGCATTTCCATGGTACGTTGCCATTCCGCTTGCCTACGTACCATGAGTTCTTCCTTGTAAGTGTCAAGTGTTAATGCTATCTGTTGTTGTAGATAAAAGTTATTAGTCATAAAGTACTTTCGAGTAAGATCATTAATCTTAGATTCAAGATCGGAATCTTTAAATTCGGAAAGATTATCAACTAATGGATGCATTAGAACTCACCAAGGTATTTTACAAATATATTAACACCGCCGTCGTAAGTCCACGCTTCGATTACTTTTGATTTACCACTAGAACCTACAACAGAAAATGTTACTGGAAATCCAGTTTCCTTTTTAATAATTCCTGCGTTTTCTGCCGAAAATGTTATGGTATTAGTGCCTGTGCTACTCTTAAAATGTACCCTAACATTTGCATAATAATTATTTTCAGGCCAGAATGCAAATCGAAATTGATAAGTGAGATTATTTCCTGCTAGATCGAAAACCTGCAAAGGTCCATTTCTAATATCAATGTCAGTAGTTGTATCACTAGTTACTCCGGGAACATATGAAATTCCGTGGAAGTTTCCATAATATCCATTGACTAATGAGCTGCCTAATAAATTATTCTCAATACCCGAACCACCGTTACCTATAACAGATACTAACAAATTAGAATATGTACCTACAGTGATTGCAGTATTGCCGCCTTCGGTCGCTGTGATAGTTATAATAAATCCATAACTTATTGTTTTAACATAGTATACGGTGCCGGCAACTATATTATCACCGATATCACTATCGAATGTAATTTCCATACCAACAGTAAATCCTACTGTACTATTAACAGTTAAATCAGTACCGGTAGTTGCTGTTACATAGGTCCCTACTGATCCGCCTTTTAATACTGAATTTGTTTCTAAAGTTGATAGTTCCTGGCTAGCAATTAATAATGAATTCTTAATATAAGAAAAATTATCACGAAATCCTTGACTATTATTGTCTTGTCCGGCAATCGGAAATTGCTCGTCGATGCCATTAATTGTTGTTTGAAGTGTCATACGGTTATCCTGTCGTTACGAAATACGAGATATTTATCTGCTACAGAACCTTCTACAGCATCAATTATATATCTATCTGCGGTGTAGTCTAAAAGTTTAAAATCAAAACCGCTATATTTAATGTTCAAAATAATATCATCAGCTGCACCCACTTTGCAATAACATAGTGGCACTGCTAATTTAAAATCTATTTCTTCTTTGGTGCCTGGCTGAATGCTTCTCATCCACAACGGTAAGTAATTTCTTTCAGTTGCACCAACTGATTTAATTCGAGATCTCCAATTTGAAACTCCATTAGGGAAGTAGGTTTTAAAATTAGGATCAGATATTGTATATCCTGAACTATCTACGGTGATCATTGGTTCAGGTCTTGGTAATTCCGGAGCAGGTGTTGACGAAGTTCGCCATAATGCTGTACTATTGTCGATAGTTATCGGTTGTGGTTGACCATTGGCTAGCAATATTTTATTTGATAACTTACTACCATTTGCTTCAGAAGGATCTATCATTTCGATATATATCACTTCATATACTTGTGTGTTAGTTCCAGGTTTTACAGCGATAGCTTTCTTAACTGATCCAAAATGGAATCGTTTTCTTTTATGGTTTAATCCAATGGCTCCTATATATGCCGCTGCTTCAGATGTTTCGATACCAGCGTAGATAATCATTGATAAGTTAGTTTGAACTCCAAAGTTAGGATCGTTTGGACGATATATACTGCTAGACGTAAAAATTGCAGTATCGTTTATAAAATCCTTCCATAATGATCTTTGATCTAATTTTAAAAATGGTTGGACTCTAAGATTGCTGTAAACTATTTGATTAGGAGTATCGACTATGATTGTAAATTGTCTAGTAGAGATAGCAAGACGATATTGATCAAATGCTTCTACAGTAAATGTAAATTTACGATCAAATGATGTAGCACCATTATCGAATGATGTACTATTCGATAAATCTATAGTAGTAAGTCCGGTTATGTTATTTTCGAGATCACCGTATTGGTCAACCTTTCCAATAATTTCTCCGTCTAAGTCTAATTTCAACCCTGGAGGTAATGTACCTGAAACAACCTGATATAAAACGATAGCATTGGTAATTGTGCTAGTCGCATGAACGTGTAGAGTTGAAATAAAATTAGCATTAATTCGACCTAAATCTGGGTCAGTAATCCATGTTAAAATACTGTCAATTTCGCCGATAATATCGATAGTAAATATTCGAGATGATGCAGCAGTTTCTGTTTTAAAATCAACTCTAGTCGCAGTAATTGTAAAATTGTAAGTTGTTGTAATAGCTGGCTGATAAGGAACAACACCAAATACTTCTGCACTGTTTAAATCAAAATTCATACCTGGAGGCAAGATACTTTTTGATCCAATGAAAAATCTGATATCATTTGGAACAGTCACTTCTAACGGAATTGATAATGTTAGTCTACATAAATTATTTTCTATAGCATCATCTACTGCAATAATTTGATAAAGTTTTTCCGTACCGCCGTTAATTAGACGTTGGAATGAAAGATATTGGCCAACGACAGGTCTCGAACTAGGACTAACGATTGTAAGGAAAACACTATTGATTACGTTATCGTTATCTGTGATTTGATATGTCGTTGCAGTAATTTCAGCATTAACTGCTTCTAGATTATAAATTACATTTTTTGTATCATATGTATCTATAATTAACGTGACATAATTGTTTGCTCTGTATGTTCCGAGATACTTAGATGTAACCCATATAGGAACCCTTAAATATGATACATCAGCAGTAAATAGCCCAGTACCATTTAACCAGAGAGTGTTATCCGCTCTAAAATAATCGTCACTTACTACAAAGATTTTAAACTTACGTTTAGCAACAGTATCCCCATCTGTAACTGAAATAATAAATTCATAATTTCGATTAAGTTTCCTCGGCCCGCGTTGTGATACACTATAATCAAATATAACAGTATCATAAAAGAAACTGTCGTAACCGTTTGATGGGCGATAACCCCAATCGTAACCGACCGAATCATAAGCGCCCGTGTCATAAAACCCATTTCCGTCTTCAGGTTTAATAGTTTCTACAGGTTGAACAAGCCCTATAATTCTTCCATCATCACTTAACATTAATCCTGGAGGTAATTCTCCTTCGTCGTCTGCGATGAAATAACCTAACCGTTGTCCAACTGCAGTGTCAAAATCGAATGCATCGATCTGATACTCTACATAAGAGTTGTCCATAACGAAGTATTGTTCATTAGGTCCAATAGCTAAGTCACCTGCAGGAGTTAAAAATTGGGGAGGATCTGCTCCGTCAACTGAAAGTCTAAAAGTCCTATCGGAAATTTGGTTATTAACCTTAGCTCTGATGCAAAAAGAAAACTCAGTTAATCTAGGAACTTCGTATGGCGTTCCAACAATAGCGTTATTATTAATTCTAAGACCATCTGGTAATTTTCCAGAAATTACCGAGTACAAAGCAGTTACATTTAGTGCTGTAGGTAAGGGAATATTTATTCTTGAACGCTCATCGATAGCAATTTTAGATACAATACCGGTACCAGTTGTTGGACCAGTAGCAGTAAATGTATATCCTATTATATTAGCAGTAGCACCGACTTTTGTAAAATCTGTAGTACCGGTCGAAATGATTACATATTCTATACCGGGAATGAGATATTCAGCAGTTACCTGACTTCCTGTCCCTGGGGTGTTACCTAAGTTGTAACCTGAAGGTTTTGTCCATACATCTAGCGCCATACTTACTCTCGATTATAGTAATATTTATCGCTAAAAGCAGTTTAAAATTCTCCGAAGTCTAATAAGTCTTGATCATAATATGGTCCAGCAAATGATCCCATTTCTAATGTTCCTTCTGGAGGTTCAAAGAATGCACCTAAATCAACGTCTACTTGACTAGATTGCAACATAAGTTTAACAAGATTAAATAATGTAGGTACATCAATACCGTAAACAGTTGTTTGCACATCACCACCGGTTATAGCAAAATTTCCTAAATTTAAATTACCGCCTAACTGAGGAGATACATCATCAACTAATTTAGCATTTGAAATTAAATCAATCGATTTAGCAGTTTCGGAAATAAGAATACTTCTATTACTGCTAATAAGAGTTTTATATTCGAAGCTAGAACCGTTTCGTTGTGCAAATACTCCAGCCCCTGCTGCCCTAATTGTTGCATTAGATAATGCAACGTTTGGTTGGGCACTTACAGTAAATGTTGTTGGACTCGTTACCTGAATAACAGTGGTATTAGATGCAAATGATCCAGTACCGGAAGTTACCGATACTACGGACCCCCTAATGAGCCCCGTAGTACTGGAAACAGTAATAGTTGTCCCAAGATTATTACCACCAGTCATTACAACTGTACCAAGGTTAGTTGCATTAACTACACTAGCTTCGGTGTTTAAAAAAAGGAAATTCTCGTTAACCTTTTGAAAGGCTGTTCGAAGATCATCTCCAGTTCCATCATTAGCGTAGTTTCCTAAATTGATTGTTTGTAATGACATAGTTGTTCCTTATTTCTTTAAGTATTTATTTTGAAATCCCTTTTAATTTTTATCAATTAACTTTTGTACAATTGATTCTAATTGAGCTATACGATTTTCGTAATCTTCAATTGTCTTTTGTTGTGTTTTAATTGACTCGATTAATAACGGAACAATCTTTTCATATCGTACGGCCATGATTCCGTCATTGCGTACACCAACAGCTTCTGGTAATACTTTTTCAATTTCTTGAGCAATAACACCAATATCTGACTTGCGAATGAAGTAACCGTCTTCTCCACCTTGTTCTTTAATGTATTCGTCGGTCCAATCAAAGTTAACACCTCGGATCTGTTTAACCTTTTCAATTGGGTTAATAATTTCATTAACATTGATCTTTAATCTTTGATCCGAAGTTGAGAAAGCGATGATATCAGCTTGGGCTCTAATTTGTCCAGCTGTCGGAGCAGTTCCCGGAGTGCCGACCGCCAATTGTGCAACTGTAGTAGTACCGCTTAAAGACGGTGCATTTGCTAATACTACACTTCCTGTTCCAGTTGTAGCAGTCCACGCAGGAACTGCCGCTGCAGTTGAACCACATGTTAATACCCCAGTGCCGGAAGTTGGTTTAACTAATTTGCTCAATGCAGTGGCAGTAGATGCATAAAGTATGTCACCGACTGCATAAGCTGTTTGACCGGTTCCGCCTCTATTTGCGGCCACTGCTGATGTAGTAGCTTGATTTAACACAGTTATTAAGTTATCTGGTGTTAATTCTTCTGTATTGCCTGCCGAAGCAGTAATTCTACCTAATACTCGATATTGTGCTGAAATATTTTGTATTTTAGCATATGTAACGGCACTGTTAGCTATCATACCGCTAGCAATAGCACCTGACGGTAATGTAAATACTGCACAACTAATAGTAACATTATCAGTTGCACTACCGATTGTGATAGTGCCCTTAGTAGTGCTACTAGTCGAAGCAAAAGTTAAGTTACCAGATGCAGCGGATGATCCATAAATTGTTGGTACTGTTAAACTAGTAGTAATTGTCGGAGCACCAGACCATGCTGGAGCAGTAGCTGAACCTACTAAGATTTGACCAGCTGTTCCTGCTGCTGTTGACGTATATGCACTAGCGGTACTAGCGTATATAACACCATATTGAGTAGGTGCTGTATTTGTTCCAGTACCACCGTTCCCGATTGGTAGAGTGTTAACCATTTGGGTTGCATCTAACTTACCTAGCCCAGTAATAACAGTAGTTCCGTTATAGCTTAGGATATTATTCCATCCAGTACCTGCATATATCATGCTGTCAGTACCGCCACCTGTAGCAACAGTAATGTTTTGGAATTTAATACCGTTTTGATTTACACCAGTCGCTGCCGGAGCCGCCACTGCAACTCTATACCCATTCCATACACTTGCGGAAGTTGTTCCTGCAGTTAAATCTATTCTAACTGCCGACGCCTCGACAGCAGTAGCACCGCCGACGAAGTTAACTTGGATACCATTGATATTATTAGTAGTAACACCAAAACCGGCATTAGTAATTTGAACCATATCAACAGTTGGTACAGCAGTGGCCGCAAACTTAGTAAATGTACTTGCACCTTGGCTAACTGTTACACCACCTGAGCCTGCTTTAACATTTACTGTCGAACCAGTACCGCCGATAGTAATAGTACCAGTAGTCGAACCACCTAAAGTAATACTTTGGTTACCACTCGCAGGGAATAATGATACTGCACCAGTAGACCCGGCTGCACCTAAAGTAAATGTGCCAGTTGTTAATGCACCACCGACAGTAATATTTCCGGTAGTAGTAGTGCCGAATAATGCTGAATTAGTAGCAGCAGCAGAAGTAATATTACCACTTGTTACTGAGAACGCCGTAGACGTTAACGAAGCTTGTGTAGTAAATGTAGCAGGGGTAGCACCATCGTGTGTTTGTAAATTAAATGTTTGGCCACTTATTTGCAACATTGCTCCAGCAGTACCGTCTGTAGTCCATGAAGTACCATTGTACCAAGCACGAGTACCGAAATGAGCAAAGTTGCCGCCGCTTGACATATACGCATTATTAATTCTCAAATAAGTGTTCACAGCCTTAGTACTAATAGGAGCACCGAAGTAGCTCATACCATTATTAACGTATAATGCATAAGGTTCTGTAATTGCCGCAGTATTTGTAGTAATAGTTCCTGGTGCAGTTTGTCCTCCTGTTGCAGTATGTGAATAAGAAACAGTTGTACTAGTACATGCAGTAACAGTAAATGTTCCTTGATATGTTGTAGGGGCAATACCTGCAACAGTAATTGAACTTCCTACTGGGAACCTAATAACAGGTTGCGATGCAAAAGTTAATGTAACAGTAACTCCGTCGCCTGATGCATTAGTAGTTGCTACAAAGAACGATACCGGTGCCCCAGCAATATATAATGTCGATGCTCTTGTATGAGTAACATTAGTAGTCGATGTAGAGCTAACTGTTACTTGTCCTAACGAGTTAATTGCTAAGTCACCTACCGCAGTTGAACCTGCAATTTGGACAGTCTTAGTATTAGTAGAAATATCAATACCTACACCAGTAGTTGGAGCTCCGAGTAATTTTGATGCATTAACATCAACAATTCGATTCCAGTACATTGCAGTTGTGTTAAGAGTGTCCGTACTTCTAAAATTAGTTTGGAAAGTTTTTCCAGCGTTAACTGAACTAGCAGAACCAGACGATACAGTAACAATAGCTGAATCTAAATCGGCAGAAGCGTCTGCATCGGTAGGTCTTATTAAGATCCACGGAGATGAAGCTGAACCTAAATATCCAACGACATAGATACCGTTGTATTTTCCGACTGTAGCATCAGTTCCTAACCCTCCGATAGTGCTTTGATCTTTAACTAATATTCGGTCATTATTAGCAACCGCAACTCCGTCGACGGACAATGCGCCGATTGTGTTAGTAAATGTAGTTGCTACACCTGCAGCAGTAGATAATACATCGACTGAAATTATTAATTGAGTTAAACTAGCAATCGCTGTTACAGTTGCACCAGCAGGAATATTTGCATTACCAGAAATAGTAGAACCAAGTTTGATGCCTGCAGTAGAAGTAGTTGTAAGTATTCTTGGTGTTGTTAAATCACTAGTAACATTAATATCGGTTGTTAACGGATATCCTGACAATATTCTAACAGCAGATGACGTAATAGTTCCGCCACTAACATATGTAGCAATAGCAGTATTTGCAAATGAAACAGAGCTGGTTGTACATGCACTAACTGTAAATGTACCGTTGTATCCAGCCGGATCGACTGATGCTACAGTTATTGAAGTACCTACTAAGAACGGAGCATATGTTAATGCTGCAAATGTTAACGTTGCTATAACTCCTGTTCCTGACGCACCTGTTACGTTTACACTAAGTGAAGTTGTAAATAACGAAGCACCTAAATCATCAGTAGTTGCTAATCTACAAATCTTCTTAATAGTTTCACTAGGTGCATGAATTGCTAAATCAAAGGACTGCCAAGTCGGAGCGGCAAGTGCATTACCTGCAAAAATTTGTCCAATAGTACCAGCAGCAGTTGACGCATAAGATGATGTAGTATTTGCGTATATTACGCCATTTAATGTAGGTGCAGTACTAGTTCCAGTACCACCTACAGATACTGCTAATGGTAATGCTGTCCAACTTGGAATTCCCGAAGTGTTCATAGTATAAACACTTGTTGCTGCATTTGGTCGACTTAATTTAGATAATGCTGTTGACGAAATAGAGTTAAAGTAATATGTATCACCAGTTTGGTTATTTAGTGATGATATTGTACCTGCTACAGTTTGAGCTCCAGTAGTTGTGTTGGCGTATGAAACTGTAGTTGCTGTGCAAGCTGTTACTGTAAATGTTCCGTTATATCCTGTTGGAGTAACACCAGCAACAGTAATCGAAGTACCTACTGGGAACTTAATAGTTGTTTGATTTGCAAAAGTTAAAGTTGCTATTGTGCCTGTTCCCGATGCTGCAGTAGTTGTTAATTGCAACGATCCTACAGTAGTATCGACAGATAATCCGGTGCCACCATATTTAATTTCAACTGGTGTTGCGCGCCAAGTACCTGTTACAATAGTACCAACTGCAGTAATGTTGCTACCCCCGCTGTATGAACTAGATAAGAATAAACCGTCATTATCGATGTCTAAACCACCATTTGTCTTTATTTTAGCAGAAACATAATTAGTTGCTGCGTATATAACACCAGTTGCAGTAATAGTTCCAGTGGCTACAGATGACGCATAAGAAACTGAACTAGTGGTACAAGCTGTTACAACATATGTACCATTACATGTAGAATTGGTAGATCCTCCAATTGTTATTAAACTTCCGATTAAGAACGGTGCTGATACTTGTGTTGCAAAATTAAATGTTACAACACCTCCACTAATTGTTCCTCCAGTGATATTATATGATGCAGTAGCCTTAGTAATGATTATACCACTATCAACTTTTGCACCGTATTTTGCTCCACTGATTGTGTCAACATATTTTTTAGTTGCAGCATCTTGATCTGATCGAGGATCTAATAAATTAGATACTAAGTTGTTATTAAAATCAACAGTTGCAACAGGTTTAGACATTTTATCAAGAGTATTTGTTTGCACTCTCATGTCAAAATCAGTAATCTTTCTTGCAACTAACGGTGCCGAATCTGCACATACATAGAATGTTGCAGGTGTTACTAATGAAGCATCATATACAGCATAGAAAGTAAATGAGTCAACAGCATTCGGTGTAGAATCAACAGAAACCATTGCAGTGCTTGAAATAGTAACATTCTGACTCGATGTTGTTCCTACAGTAACGTCAGTGCTGCCACCATAGGTAGCGGTTACTGTTATAGTTCCAGTGCCGATAGTTCTAACATAATATGTTGTTCCTGCAGAAATTCCAGTACCTAATGCTGAACCAAATACTACTGGCATGTTTACAGCAAAGCATGAAGTTCTGCTAACAGTAATAGTAGCACCGTTACTTGCAGTTGCAACAGCACCTGTAGCTGAACTACTTAGATATCTTACATTTGTAAACACTGCAGAATAACTTGCATTTGCAGGTTGTCTAATAATAACTGTTACCTTTTTAACTGAAGAACCACCTAATGTGTTAAGCGATGATGGTGATCCAGATAAAGTAAATGTTGTATTACCAGTTAACGAAATATAATATACATCGGTTAGATTAGTATCTAAAGAAACTGCGCCAGTTGCATTACGAACATCAACTGTACCTGCACTCTTTGGTATAATAAATGTAGTTGCACTAATAAGTCCTGCTGAAGTAGTAATATTTCCAGTTGCTGTGATATTATTACCTGAACTAATATTACCAGTTGCAGATATGCTAGTAGCTCCGCTAATCGGCCCGTCTAACACGATTCCTTTCTTTAATGTAATACCACCATCAGTTCCTGTTCTAACTAAACTACTTGCATCACCGATTGTAGTAATCGGAACAATGCCGTATGTATTAACATTTCCAGCTCTCGAAGATACAACCATTGCCCCTGCAGATGTGAATGGTGTGTGTTGAACACCGTCACCTAATGATACTACATCACTAAAGCTAATATCGCTAACTGCTCCTGCAACAGTACTAGAATTACCTAAAACAGTCTTAGAGTCAATCCAACGAATTTTATTGATGTTAATACCGGTACTAGTACTAGAAGCAGTAGTGATTGATATCCAACCGCTAGAAGCCGTAAAACTATCGCTATCAAAAGAAGCTAAACCTCTGTCAGCTTGTGTAATACCAGTACCATTAGCTCTAGTACTAGCAGAAACCATACTTAGTTTACTTTGAGCAATAGCCGCACTAGAATTAACCATAGCATTAACTATCTTATTATTTTGTATTGCTGTAGTTAATATGTTAGTGGCATCGTTGTAAGTAATATTAACGTCGCCAGTTGGTTGTGTAACATTTTGCCATACACCACTAACAATACGACCATTACTTTCTGCAGTTTGTGCGCTAGCAACACCAGATACAGGTGTAGTATAAGTTACAGTGTCATAAAGACCTGTGCTCGGATTAACAGGACATGTGTCAACAGACCAAACGCCATTATAACCTGCTTGATTTACACCGGTTACAATAATAATATCTCCAGTTGTAAATGGTTGTAATGCTTGTCCTGCAAAATGCAATGTAAGAGTCGTACCGGATGCTGTTGCCCATTGAGGACCAGCGAGTACAATATTGTCAGTAACTTTGAATATTAAGTTATTTCCAGTTGCAATCGAACTAGGTACAATATTATTACCAGTTAATTTTAGTATGGCATTGTACTTGGTGATTTGATTGTCAACATAGAATTTATTTGATGCATCGTTGTCATCTTCTGGTACTCTAACATTAGTAATTTTAAAATTAGACATGTTTAGCGTACCAGTCATAGGTAAACGACCGTCTAATGCTAGGAATCCTGGACCGATTCTATTACCTGATTGTATAGGTGTACCACCCCAATCTAGACCTAAACGTTTGTCAACAAATGCACGAACAGCTGACTGCACCGGAACAATTTCCGGTGCGTTGTTAGTCATTGTTGAATCCGTTGAGAACTCATTAATAACTACACCGCGTTTAAATCCTAAACCATCTAAGTTCGATAATGCAATACTTGCTGAGAATGTTACAGTACCAGTTCCTTGATCGACAGTAAAGAATCGTCCAACTCGGAAAATACCGTTTTGATCAGTACTTACATAGAATACACGACCGACACCGTCTTCTCTAATTTCCTTACTTTGATCTCTACTTTGTGCAGGATTTCCATAAATCTGGTATGGGAAGTTAGTAGTTGAATAACCACCAGTACCGATATCTAAGAAATCGTGTCCAGTCGCTCTACAAGTTGAAATACGAACTGTAATTTGTGCATTTGCACCTGCTGGATAACCTAATCTTAAAGTAGATGAAACATCGGTCTCGAATGGTTTACTAATACCTAACGATTCACTGGTTGCAGTAGTTAACGCACCGGCTATTTTAGTAACGTTTCGAATAGAACCGCCACCGATGCCCCATATCTCTGGATCAATGTCATATTTTAAGGTAATACTTGTAGTTGTACTTGCAATTACGGGATAAATCCCGTTGTAATTACCGTTAGATGTAGCATTATTGAAAACCTGCCATAAACTGCCAACGGCTGCCGGTGTGCTTTGGCTAACTGCATACGTTACTTTATATCCACTACCGTCTGCTGCATCTATAGGTGCTTTAGTTGGACCACTGACTACTGAAATATCTGTAGGATTTACAAAAGTGCCTGGATTATTCGGATAACTTAATGTAATGCTACTTGTTGAACTAGCAGTACAACGATATACACCATCATACAATGGATTAGTATGTCCGCTAACTTGGTACCAGCTATCTACAGTCGGTGCTGTTCCTTGTGTGTCTAGAGCAAACGCAACGACACATGACATAGATATAGTAGTACTTGCAACAGTTTGTGATGTGTTTACAGTCCAGGTTGATCCGGAACCTGAAACAATTCGCGTTCCTGACTTAATACCGGTGCCCGACAACACTTGTCCAATTGCAATTGCACCAGAACTTATTGTCCCAATAGTTAAAGTTGTTCCGCTAATCGACGAATTAATTGTTACAGCAGGACCAGTTTTGCTTGACTGGCTATTAATATCAACATACGATACTATTTCAGTCTGATCAACACCAACGGAATGTGAATTATTAATAGTATAATAACCGACACTACCTGTTCCTTTAGGTGTTAATGTACCTGTCGATGCAGAACCTAAATTAGCAGTTGATGCAACGGTAAACGATGTAGTACTACCGATGCCGGTAATTGTCCATGTACCGTTATAACCGGTTGGTGTAGAACCGCTAATAGTTACTGGCATTCCAGTGACCCACTCAACTGGTGCTGCAGATGCTAAAATTACAGTAAATTCTGTTGCAGTTGAACTGATCAACTGGATATTAAAGGTAGCGTATGATCCGCTACCTTGCAATGAGGTAATACGGCTATTTGGTAATACATTTACTTTATTACTTTCGTCGTACCCTAAAATAGTTTGCCCGATCGTTAATGTACCGCTTGAAACACTAGATACAATTAATACTGCACTGTTAAGTGGTATAATACCTGTAACTACAGCGGCACCGGAAGTTGTGTAAGTGCTAGGATCAGATGTGTATTCTACAGTAATTTGGTTGGTACTAACACCAGCACTAGCAACAGTAGTTGATTCAGGTGCTTGAGTAATTGTAGCAGTGATAGAAACACCAGGGCGTGTTTCACTTAACACAACACTAGGTGCAGTGACATATCCGTAACCTGGATTTACTACGTTTGCATTTACAATTCGTCCATCGCCGTCGATAGTTACAGTTGCAGTAGCTTGAATAATCGGATCTCCGCCGCCGTATCCACCTCCAGCTAATGTAATTGTAGGAGCAACAGTGTAACCAGTGCCACCGTTGTTGATGATAATATCATCTACTGTTGCGTATAGAATAGCAGTAACATTTGATCCTGAAGGTATCCAACATGCTGGGCTAACTGTAATTGTATTTGTGGTCTTATTTACGCTTTGAATAATGGTGTCAGTTAATACGCTGGATGACGGATCATCACAAGATATAACCATACCAACTACTAATTGATTAGTGCTTTGTACAACGATATCAGTTTTACTATTCGATGATACAACCTTATGATATCCTGTAAACTTAGTATTATTTGTGCTGGCAAATTTGTAATAATTGTCAACGATTGGGAATTTAGTCGGATTCCACGGCACGTCAAATACAACTAATTTACTATCAGCAGTTATACCTGTAGAATTTACAACATCAAATACTTCGTCGATTGCAATTGTTCTATTAAAGTTTGCACCGTCAATAGTTTCACCGTCTGCAACGATATTAATTACTGGATTTGAATCGATTAACAAATATGCATTTTGTTCTTGGCCAAAGATTATAGTTCCACTAGGTGTACTATTTGGAGTGCCGCTTAATATAACAGTATATCTTACATTAGGTGATATCGGTTCAACTACGCTCACCACAGTTATTGATATCGACGGTAAGAAACCAGTACCGAATACTCGCATTCCTGGAATAATCGTACCGCCAACACTCTCAACAATTAATGTTGTACCAGTAGTTCCGTTAGAATATACTGTACCTTGTGCCGATAAAACTGCCGGTACATATTCGATAACTCGATGTACTCTTCCGTTCCATGCAGTAACATAAGTTCCTTTTTTGATTTGATCAATTGTTGATTGTACAGTGATCGGAATAACAGCAATAGTAGAGTCACCTATAGAGTAACCTTGAGATTTAGATCCTACTAATCCGCCACCTAAGTATGTTGGAGCAGCAGTTTTAATGAAATCAAATGTTACTTGAGTAGTTGTACAGGTTTTAACAGTATAAACGTTGTTATAATCTGTTGGTATTATATTACCGACAAAGATTGTACTGCCTACTGCAAAAGGAGCAGAACTTTGGGTTGCATAAGTTAATGTAACAACATACGCATTTGACGAGCCTGTAAATGTTAAATTAGTTATTGCTAAAGTTGTTGATGCAGTTGGATCGGGTAATCCAATATTTGTATTATCGGATACAAATTTATAATAATCAAAAGATGAGTCGCTTTGAAGAACTGCGACATTATTAGGAAGCGGTTCGCCAGTTGATTCAGTTAGGTTATAAGCAAGAATACGATATATCGATGCTAAATTGTCTGAGTATTGTAATGCAGTAGATGGTCTAGTAGGTCTAACATTATCAATATCAGTAAATTTAGCATTTTGAAGTATACGAATAACAACTTTCTGACCGTGGTACAGTGATGTAGCAAGACCGGTGCTAGAAGTTCCTCCAGTACCAGCAGTTCCTAAGTTTAATTTAAGTACAGGTTCTGCATTAATTGTTACAGTACTATATTCGATTGAATTAATTTCGTATCTGGTAATACCATAATCCGAACCAGCTAATGAGTGATCGATTTCCAATTCAGAGGTATTAAATGGAGCATAATCATAGTTGCTAATATAAACAGCTAGTGCCGGTTTAGAAGCAGTTGGCTCCATTTCGTGAGCTAATTCACCTTGTTTATAGATACGTGCAACTTGCACCATATTTTCAGATAATACAACTCCGTCTGGTTTTTCTGTTACGTCGAACCCGCTAGCACGTAGACCGTATTCGCCGTGAGCATTAGAACCTGCTACCGAACGAATTTGGCCGCCGTTATTAGCCCAATAGTGTACATGACAATAGTATGTAAAAGTCGACACCTGTTCTGATATACCGCCATTGGTACAAACAATAGCATAACCTAAGTCATTGATCATAGCAAAGTCATTTGCCAACATTGACTTATTACCGCCCATTTCGACATTAATTCTTAAATTACCGCCTTGATTTAAGAAACTAATAACAGAAGATTGAATTGTACCTTTTGCGGCTAAGATAGCAGAGCTAGCAGCAGCGTCTTGGGTAGTTACTGCTGTCGGTCCAGTTCTAGTTGCAGCAACATCAAAATCACCATCGTATGCATAATCAATTAAGTTATCGCTTAATGTGCCGATTTTTGTATATTCTGTACCCGAACTAACTTGTGCAGCATTACAGGTAATTGTAGTACTTGCAACAGTTTGTGAAATACTAACCCTCCATGTACTGCCGCTTCCAGTTAAACCATTAATCTTTTCAACAATGTAGGTTTTAGTGTTAACACCGGTGCCCGACAATACTTGGCCAACTTCGATAGTTCCTGAGCTCAATGTACCAATAGTTAATGTTGTTCCACTAATTGAGGATCCTGTAGTTACAGCATTAACAAAGGTATTTTGAACTAAGTTGTTACCGGCAGATTTAGTTACAGTAGTTCCTGCTGACACTTGTTGTAAAATAGTTTTTAATCTAGTATAAGATGTTTGTAATACGCCTTTTACTATTAGGTCCGGTTCATTAACACTAGGGTCGGTAATTAAACTACGACCATAATATGAAAGGGCTGCATCAATAGTCATGCTATTGCCACCGTACATAATATCGTAACATATAGCATCAATTACATAACCAACCTCTCGTTGATATGTTACTGTATTGTAACCTGGAATAGTTCTAATCGAATAGTTACTAGCTATCCATGCGGTTATTTCTTGTTGTATAAATGACTTATTCAATAATAACGCATTTTTAATTTTAATAGCATTTACAGTATTAGTAGCATGTGTATTTTCTGGGAATGTTTCTAAAGTAATTGCAGGAGCTGCACCTTCGCCTTGCTCGATAATTGTATTAATAATATTAATACCTTTATTAATTGCAGCAATAGCAGTTGGAGAAGTTGTTTGTTCTAATGCTAACTCTTTGGCTTTATTAATACCTGCTATAGTTTGAATCATTTGAGTGCCAACAACCGCAGTAGCTGATGCACGAAGATATGATAAACCTGCTTTAATTGCTTGGAAATTTGAACCAACAGTTAAATCATATGTAATATTATCTAAGATTATACCAACATCTCGAGAACAAGTTGCGTTATTATACGATCCAGCTGCATTAAATGGAGTATTAACATCAAGTGTTAATACTACAGTAGCAGTAGTTGGATCGTGGCTTACAACGTCATTAATCTGATAACGAGTACCTTGAACAAAGAACGCACATGGTGGACGAGGCGGACGAATATCTAATCCGCTATTTTCCTCACCTTGCACTGTGATATAAATTCCTTTCCCTGAAATAGCCTGGATTGGAATATTAAATCCAGAACCTACTCCTCCGATAGATGCTGTCAACGTGCCACTGGCATTAGACATTGTTACAGTTGTAGTTAATGCACTATTTGGACTTATTGTGATGCTATTAGTAGTTGCATCAACAGTTTTAATGTAATAAGTTGTACCTGCTGTAATAGTACCGATATTATTTGAGAATTTAATCGGATTACCAACATTTAAGTTAGTAGTAGAATTTAATGCAATAATGTTACCAGTTGCCGAAGTAGTATAAACATTTTTTGTTAATGTAATGGTGTTAATGTTATTAATGCTCATTACTACAGAGTTACCGCCGATCGTAGTAGCATAACCAGTACCGCCGTTTTTAACGGCAACATTAGTAACCTGTCCATTAATAACAGTAATATCAGCAGTTGCACCAGTTCCTGTTCCGGCATTTGCTGCTAACGGAACATTTGTGTAAACATATGAGCCAACTGACGGCATGTAACCGCTACCTGAGCTTAATAAGTTAATATTGAATTCAGTAATGGCATCATAATCGATGGCAACTATATTACCGTAAAGTCTTCCTGCAAATCCGTCAACAAATTGGCCACCAGCAAACCGTTTGCGGTTAATACTTTGTGAGAAACTTGAACAAACTTGACCATATGGTGATTTAGTTTTAATTTGTCCTTCTGGATCAAGAACCATAGCAAATCCGCCTTGTCCTTGGAAGGTAACATTACCGATACGCACTGCATCATTACATAAGAACGCGTCAATTTCTTTGTTATTTTTAGCAGTAGACGTAATGTCTAATGGATCTGATAAGTAATGGCGTCCGTAATTAATTGGGTCATATAAATGCCATTGTAATGCAGGATCAGAGCTACTATTATCGTAGGTAATTGCACTTGCAAATGGATAAATTACTGAGCAATTTAACACATTACCGCTAACTGAATCGATAACTGCTTTTCCTCTTTTACTATTGCGATATAACTCCATTGAACCGGTGGTATTTGTTAATACTACAGGAACTGTTGAATCTTTTTCTTTAGTAATTGTAAATGTAGTGCTATTTTTAACTTCTAGAACATAATACGGTTTACCAAATTGAACCCCGCCAAACACAGTTCCAGTGAATATTATTTGATCATTAACAGATAGTTCGTGAGGTGCATTCGTAATAATAATACTAGCTGAATTTCCTGTTGGTGCAAATGTATTAGATACTGTTTTCTGAGTAGCATTGTCCATTAAAATTTTGCCAATCCACGATCCCGGTGCTTGGCCAGTTCCTAATGTAATGGCAATTAAATTAGATGTTCCGCTTAATTCAATAGTGGAGTCAGTTGCATAATCAACAGAATAATCAATTGGACCTAATTCTAATGCATCAATAACTGAATCTCGATAGAAGAAGATTTTACGCCAAGGGCTTTGACTTACACGATTTCTTGGTCTTATAATAGTTCTTCTAAACTCGTCTCCCTTGATTGATACGTTAGACGGTAATCTAATCGGGTAATCTTCGTAGTAGATTCCACTTTCAACAAATAAGGTGATATTTAAGTCTCGAACAGTTTCACCAAATTCTAACTCTTCGCCGACTTCGAAGAATCCTGGTTTAGTTAAACGAACTTGAAGTAAATCGTTTCCAGCTGCACCACCTTGTATGTATTTCACAATACTACCGTATGCTTGCGAGTCTACGCCTAAAATGATTTTAGCAGGAATAATATCTACATTTAATGGCGATCCTTGATCTACGTATCTACCACCATTATTAAATTCAACGTTCCAGATACCTGATCCAAAACTAGCAGACGGTGCCGATCCAAAACCATTCTCAATGATATTGATAATAGTATCCATAGCATTGCTAACATCGGTTTTAGCAGGTTCTGATACTATAGGAGAATTTATAAAGTCGGGATTTACAATTGACTGATATTGTGATGCCGATACTCGATTAAGAACTCGTAATGCAACTTCTTTTACAAATTTAATAGCATCTACAGTTTCTGTGTACTGTGTTCCAATAGCAACCGCTTTTGCGCTGGCATTTCTAAAATAACTCTTACCAGTCGTTACGGCTTGCCAATTACCGCCAGTGATCATATCGATACTAATAGCATCGACCATTAAACCGACGTCACGATAACAAGTAGATTCGTTGTAGTTGAATCCTCCTTTAAATGTAGTGTCGATGAATAACGTAGTTGATTGAACTATATCGATACCTTCATCGGTGTTATTATCAATTTTAATCTTTACATCATAGTTAGGATATCCGTCAATAGTTGGGATAACTGTAGTATTAATATCAAAATTGTCATTGATAACATCAACCGTGGTGCTGAAAGAACTGTTAATTGCTGAAGTTATATTACCTAAAAGTAATCCAACCGCCCAACTAAGATTTTTATACTGAGAATTCACTCTTAATACAGCATTAACTAAGCTAGATGATGGAGAATTGCTAATGATGATAGTAGTCGGACCGGTGATTGCTAAAATAGTTGTGTTTGCTGGCAGCGACCCGGTGCCTGATTTTACACTGATAATATCACCGACGGATAGGTACTCAGTTGTAGCAACAGTAATGTTTGTTGATGATCCGCTAGCTCCTATTACTTCTGAGTAGATAGTAGTTGGCGTTTGATTTTGAATTACAAAATTACATAATGTTGCAGCAAATTCTAAGGCTTGCACAAGAACTTGTTGTTCAGTAGGAGTTAACTGTAATACGTCATTTATGTAATATCTACGACCAGCATACACTGAAGCAGAATTACCACTGTAATAAAAGTCATAACATACAGCTTCAACAGTGTATGAAATATTCTTTCTAAATACGTCTTCGTCGTAAACAAAATCCTTCCATATTGAACCAGTTATTGCTCCGATAATCTGCGTGTTTATCCAACCAATAGTTTCATTTGCAATGAAATCTAAGTTATTAATGAGAAGATCTTTAGCATAAACCCAATTGACTACTAATCCTCTTTTGTTATAATAAGTAGGAGCATTTCTTTCGTCGATTCCATTCGTTAATAAATCAGTTGCTACTTTAAATAAATTAGTTATTGTAGATAATACAATTGGATCGTTAATCGGTGTAAAATTATCATTAGCATAATCAACGGCAAATAACTGATATGTCCCAGTAGGCAGAATGTAGTTATCGACTACGTTAATTAAAAATTCATTCGCGTCAGCTTTGCTAGTAGGATCGATTGGTAATGGAATTGCAGGATCAGTCCGATCATTAACGATTAATTTAATAATATCTAAATAATTCGTTAGCAATAATTCAGTAATCGAACCTTCGATTAATGATTCGTTTGTATATTGATTATTAGTTTGTTGATAGGTAGTTAAGATTAGTTCGTTTCGAATAATGTTTTCAACTAAAAATTTAAGACGATTGAGATACCCTAATACCGGTTCAACTTCACTTTCAGAAATACTTCTTACAGAAGCGTCCCAAAAACGAGCAGATACTGAAATACTTTGAGTATTCCCGCCATATAACATATCATATGCTATACTTTCAATTATAGCCTTTACATCGCTCTTATAACGAGTCTTATCGTACGATAAATTAGGATATTCTGCTTTTAAATATGCAATAACTTCAGATTGCATAAATGAAATATTGCCTAACAATAAATCTCTTGCACTAGATTGTCCAGTAGTTGTTCCTCTAGTAATATTAACAACCATTGACCCTGTTCCAGCAGTTAAATCAACAGCAGTACCGCCAAGATCTCGGGTAATAGTAATAGTATTGTTGAGCGCATCTACTGACCGAATATAGAATTTTTCTACTGTATTAACACCGCCAAACACTATGCCTTTAAATTGAACGGCCGATCCGATAGTGATATCGTCCATTGAATAAGACCCAGTGCTAACAGTAATGGCATTTGTAGTTCCATTAACTGAAGTTGCATTGATGTTAAAGATATTTGATGGTAAACTTGGAATTATTACATCAGGAATATCATTCCCTTGTATCACTGCAATAATTACACCAATATTTGGTTCAATAACATCTTTCGAATAAATTGTATTAGAAGTAACAGAATCAACAGCGATCGGAATGGTGTTTACTTCTGGTATAGCTAAAATAAGCTGCCCTACTTCATAAATAATTTCTGATATTTCATCAACACTAAGATCTGTATTTGCTAACTCAAATTGAGTTCCTACTTGTATACTTTGATAGTTTGATTGGAATATTAAGTCGTAACAAATAGCATTAACAACGTCTGCAATATAAGAACTTAAATTGTTACTATTATAAGATAGTCCAAGAATTTGATCGCGAGCAAAATTAAGAGATTCAATAGTAGGTCTCAATTGTAAACTATTAACACGATTTTTTCTTGGTTCAAAATAGCTACTAGCAATAGTAGTTACATTAAAATCTGATTCTAAAACTAGGTCGGTTCCAACAGCATCTAAAAATTCTCGAAGATCATCCTGCCATTGTGCTTTATTGTATACTAATTTATTAACATATTTGTTATTGATATAAGCAACAGTTTCAGACTGAATAAATGTTCTATTCGCTTGTAGCAAATCAAATGCACCACGATATCCGAGAACATTAACATTACCGCCAATTAATGTTGCTCCTTTGATAACACCTACACCAGTTGAAGGTTCTTGAATTGTTGAAAATGTTTGATCTACACCATTTTCACTTGTAAAAGCAATTTTCTGCCTATATGGTCCTGGCTCTTGATTACCGATATCAATAAGATTTTCTGCTGCTAATGCTGCGGCTCCTACAGTTTTATAAGCATACTGCCAATAACGTCCTTCTTTTCCAGGTGGAGTTCTTTGCTGTAAGTCGTCTCCAGTTGCAGATGAAACATATAAGTTTACAGCACTAGTAAAGGAACTATTATCTACGTAGAATTTTGTTGCTGCTTGTAGGTCGACTGTGCCGTTTGGCGAAGCTACACCTTCTAACGGATAAGGATGGTCACTTAATGTCAATGGTCCAGTCATTTCATCGCCTTGACGACGAACTACATTTTTACGAGGTAATGCTTCTTGTGGAAGATAATTTCCTTGTAAATTTAATGATGCATCATAATCAGGGTCACTAATTTGTGGTAATAATGGCTCGCTGCGAACATTTAATTTTCCAGCAATTGTTCCGGTAGTAGGATCGATTTTAAGAAAATTAGTATCAACATAACCTTTATTAACTGCTAGTGAGTTGATTGTGCTAATAGATTCTGGATGAGCTGCCTTAAATTGGATAAATGCATTTTCAGTCGGATCAGGCAAACCACCTATAGTAAATGCTCCTTGTCCGTCTAATGCTCCTCCTAACGTAGGACTTTTATCAGTTTCAACACCACTTAAATCAGTTCCAAGTAAAATTTTACCAGCTTCGGCATACGAAACGCTAATTCCCGATCCAGGAGATGGTTCAAGTTTTCTTGCAGTTAGTCTTGATCCAGTGGCATCGGCTATAATAATTTGATTAGCACTGTAAGATGCAGGACCGTCAGATAATGACGATAAACTAATTGCACCCCCTAATCCAAAAACAGCATAGATTTCAGTAAAATTTTCATTAACTTTACGAAATGATTCACGAATACTGTCACCAGTTCCGTCGTTACCTTGTACACCGATATCAATAATTTGTTTTGCCATGTTATCTCCGACACAGAATAGTATTATAGTGATATTTATCAAAAAATTTTTATAATCTTAATGTAAATAGTACTATGTTGATCGGAACTGAATATGTAGTCACTACGCATGAACGACCTAGTAAATATGGTCGAATTCACGTGTATAACAGAAAGAAAACAATAATTGTTATTCGCTGCGATTGTTGCAAAGAAGTATTTCGACGTGACCGAGGATCAATGAATCCTAAAAGATTAACTAACAACTTTTATCACGTTTGTAGCAACTGTGATGCAAAAAAATTTGCTCAAGAGAAAGGCGTCGAACGACGCCGTATATGGGATATGCCAGTTAGCTCGTTAAAACGTCTAGGCCAATTATAAATATCCTACAAAGGAGAATAATATGTTTAAATTCTTAAAGAACCTATTCGGAAAAAAAGAACCTGAAGTACAGGAAAAGAAAGAGTTGCTACAACCACAACACAATGTGAATCCAGTACCGAAAGTTAAGAAGCCGAGAGCTCCAAAGGCTCCGCCTAAACCTCGTGCAAAAAAGGTTACGGTAGAAGTTAAGGTAGAACCAGAAGCTCCTAAGAAACGCGGACGTAAACCAAAAGCAAAGTAAAATATAAAAGGGCGTTAAGCCCTTTTATATTCTTCATAAATAGAATGTAGTTCACGATATAGGGATATCTAACTACTCTAACGCTTATGAGGAGCATCAGCATGACTATTTATCTATATGTCAAGACCCATAGAAAAACTGGATTAAAGTATCTTGGTAAAACAACTAATCCTGATCCGCACAAATACCAAGGTTCTGGCGTTGATTGGAAGCAGCACTTAAAAGAACACGGTGAAGAATATGACACAGATATTATTAAAGAATGTAACTCTAAAGAAGAATTAAATCAATGGGGTAGATATTATAGTCATTTATGGAATGTTGTTGAAAGTACAGAATGGGCCAACAGAATCCCAGAAACTGGGGGCGGTTGGTGCGATGAAGAAGCCCGTAAAAAGATATCTGCTAAATTAACAGGACTAAAGAGACCTACACAAACTATTGAACATCGGGCTAACCTTAGTAAATCTACTAAAGGAAATTCTAAACCTCGTTCTAAAGAACACCAGTTAGCATTAACAGAATCTATTAAAACTAACTGGGCATCAAATGATGAGCGTAGATTAAAAACCGCTGATGTCGGAAGAGCTAATAAAGGACGAAAACACACTCCCGAGACACTCGAAAAGAAACGACAATCGATGTTAAAGTATTGGGAACTTAAACGATCCCAATCTTCTTAGCATAATTGTATAATTCAAACGATCCAAGATTTTTTGATTTACACTCTGACATAAGATCAAAATTATCTAAGAAGCTCAAAGCCCACTGATTTACTGCTTTGTTCCAGTAGAAGTCAGAATGAGCTCGAAGTTTTTGCTTCTTATGTCCAGCTTCTAATAATGCCGTGTAGTCAGGAAGTGTATTAGGGCAATGATTAACTAAAATATCTTCCCTTGATATAGAGTAATGAGCAATAGGCCTAGTGCCACGCCAGCTATCAACCACACGCTGTACGCTATCACTATTTGGTTCAATATAAGTACCTTCCCGGACCCAGTTATGGTGGATGTCAAGGACAATAGGCACCATATCAGCAAGCTCCAAACAATCATCCAAACCATGACTCATTTCCTCATTTTCGATCGTGATTAAATTTCTAGCCTCGGGCGTCATTTTGTTTAGGGCTTTGCGAATACCATCTGGACCTTGACGACCTGCAATATGAACATTGATTTTAAATCCGTGATCGTGCCAAGATGAACCATAACCGAGCCAACGTGCCATGTCAACATGATATTCAAATTCTTCTATTGAACGAGATACAATGTCTTCACTATCACTCGCGAGAACACAATAAGGCCCAGGATGAAAAGACAAACGTACACCGCGACGCCGGGCAATATCTCCAACTTTGGCAAAAGCCCTTGCTGCATAATCTCTAACATCTGCTTGACACCAGAAATACTTAAAATCATTATGTGTATACACAGGGAGTATATCACTAGACACCCTAACCATTCTAAGTTGCTCATCTAATTCTCCTACTCTAGTTACAAGTTTACGAGTTGCTTCGATATTCTGTTTCATTAAAGACCACAGTTTATCTTCAGCAATTGATCGGGATTGTCGTTTAAGCCAAGCAACAGTAGTAGTACCGGTGTTGTATTTTTTACAATCATCGGTAGGTTTAATACCATTAACTTGATGTGGATGGTCAATAAATTTACACGCAAATCCTAGGCGTTTAATAGCCATATTTTAATTTCCACCAAATATAAAGTTGAGGGGATAGCCAGTAAATACGGGGCCAAGGTTGAATCCACATGCGCGTGGGCTGTTGTTCAACCCAATCACACATTTCGTTACTGCCCATAATTTCAGTCCAGCCTTTCGGCTTAGACAATATATCTATTGTACGCTCTTGCGTCATGCCTGTCAATCTTCGTATCTGCAGTGACTCTTCTTGGTCTCCCAAAGCTCTACTGCTGTTACTTTAGCAAAGGACCCAATACGTTCTTGTGCATACAATTTAAGATATTTACAAATGTTCTCGGACGTTGGAACAAAGTCTACAAGTACAAAACTATCGCGATGTAGCTGTAATTGTTCATTAGATGATGGTTCCGATTCACCTAAATTTAAAAAGTTTTTAAAGTTTTCTGTTAGCGGAGGCTGAGTTCCGGTGATAAGTTCAAAATTTGGATCGTTAATATCGATCATAAATTTATGATCAAGTACATTGTCTACAAACTCTTTCATAAAATTGAGATTCTTAAAGTCAGTCACCATTTGACTTTGATCTAACTGGTCTGCACCTAAAAATACTTTAATTGCATAACTGTGACCGTGCAAATGGCGGCAATGACAAACAGTTTCAATACTTAAATCAGGACGATCCAACTTTTGTGCCCAAACCCGGTGCCCCATTTCGAAGTGAAATTCTTTATCTATGGTCCAACGCATAATTTTTATCCTCTGTTAAAAATGTTATTATATATAAAAAAATGAATAAAAGCAAGTATTTTGTAATAAATAATAGTGTAGTTCACGAAGCGCCTACTTCCAACTACTCTAGACAAACTCGGAGAGTCATATGTCCAGCCGTACTATTTATTATGTTTATGCATACCTGCGAAGTAAAGATTCTAAGACAGCCAATGCCGGAACACCTTATTATATAGGTAAAGGTAAAAATAATAGAGCATATCAACAGCATCGTAGTAGATCTCGAGGGATCGCTGTTCCTGACAATAAGTCAAATATAGTAATACTTGAATCTAATTTAACTGAAGTTGGTTCGTTTGCTATCGAACGTAGAATGATTGCATGGTATGGTCGTAAAGATTTAGGAACAGGAATATTACTTAATTTAACAGATGGGGGAGATGGAGCTCCAAATGTTAAAATTACTGAAAGTAAACGACAAAAGTTAATAGACGCACACAAGCATCGTCTACCAATGACTGCTGAAACTAAATTAAAAATAGGTCAAGCACATAAGGGATTAAAAAAATTTACAGACGATCAAAAATCGAAAATGAGCCAGGTTCGAAAAAACAATAAATGGTGGAATAACGGAACGGAACAATGTTTCTCTCCAGCGGCTCCGGATGAATCTTATGTACAAGGTAGATTACGTTTTAATAATGCAGGAGCTATTTTGGGAGCCATTGCTAACAAAGGAAAAAGATGGTGGACAAATGGGCATGTTCAAAAGTTTTCTAAAGAACCGCCTTCTGATGATTTTGTTTTAGGACGTTTTAAACGAATATAGATATGCTTAGATCAGGACGATCTAATTTTTGTGCCCATACACGGTGTCCCATCTCAAAGTGAAATTCTTTGTCAATTACCCATTTCATTATAATACCTCATAAGTTATACTATAATTATACAGGATTTTTATAGCTTGTCAAATTTATTATTGTGAAAATCTTGCAGTTCTTGTAACTCTTTTTTAAATTTTTTAATATCTTCGGCAATAGATTTCAAGATGTAATATTCAAGTGCTTGATGATCAATTATTTTTCGAACAACTCGCATAGTCCAATACCACCAATTAATTGATATTATCAGCATTAGACTAATAATTATCCACCATACACTTTTAGACCGAAGATCATCTAACCAGCCCCACCCGAATATTAAAACTATTGAAGAGCAAAAAACAATAGAACTTGCCCACAGCCAGTAATACCGTTGTCGAGTGAGCTTTTCTAGATCTTTTTCATATCTTTCTATAGAATTTGATGTGATTAAGTTCATTGCCTTCCGATGGCCCCGAACGGAGCCCATGTACCTGGAGTTCCGTCAGCGATGCATACCCATCCGATGTAACTGTCTTCTTTAGGATCTTGATTCCAACAAATATCTCCTTTATAGAATTTACCTTCCTGAGGCGACGTTACTCCATTAATGAACTTTTTGTTATTAAACTTTACATCACCGCTAACTGCTAAACTAACATCGTTGTCAGGAGTATTAATACCGATCGAAACGGCACCAAATAGTTTAACAGGTCTACGTTGATTTAATTTATTTCCAATGGTAATTTCATTCTTATCTACATAGTAAATTTCTTCGTTATCATTAAGATTAAATGACAGATAGTCATTAAACGTTAATTTAACCGGGCTAATTCTTAATGCCTGATCACCATTAATAACTTCTACAAGTCCAGAAGTTCTGACATTACCATTTAAGTTTATATCGGATTGTACACTTAACGATTCTAGTATTCCTACTTTAGTTAAGTTTGAGCTAATTACTGATTCACCTAATGTAGTATCAGACAGTATCTCTCGGCCATTGATATAATAAGATTTATCAGTGTCGATAGATTCTGTGCTCCATAGTCTATCAGGATCGGCTCTCATAACAAATTGACGAGTTGATCCTGTACCAGTCCACAGAAGACCTTGACCGTAGATATTTGCATCTCTTGAAGTTTTAAATTCGAGAGGTTCTTGGCGATCTACTCGATTATTAGCGATGATGTTATCTACATACAATGTACCGAGAATTGTTACAGATGCATCTCGAGATAGCTCGTTGCCAAAGAAAATATTTCCATTTTGTTTTAAGGTAATTCTAGGAATGTTATCAGTGATTATTGAAAGATCGTGATTAGTAAAGGTTCCGATAGTTGCACTACCGTTTGGAGCACCAATCACAATTTCAACATTTTCTTCTACAATACTTAAAGTAGCATTAGGCTCTTCGGTATTTAGACCTAATCGACTAAACACACTTTTAAAACATGCAAATTCGCCTAATGTTGTATCCCCAATAACATCTAATTTTCTTAATTTTCCAACTTCTTTAAGATTGCTCTTTGAGATTTGAGACCCTAACTGTGTTAATCCGATTACTTCGACATTGTCGATCTTATACGATTTTGAAGATGCTAAATCGATATCACCATTAGTCCATAATTTACCGCCTTTCCTATATGCAAGTTGTAAATTGCCATCGCCCCAAGTCCAACTAAGGCCTTGTCCATGTAAATCTTCTTCCGTTGTGCTCGTCCAGATTGAAGAACTTGATCCCAAAGTCGGTAACGTGTCCGTAATCAAATTCTTAACTCTAATAGTGTCAGCATTAAGAATGCCACCGACTGATAGATCGGTTTGTATATTAACTGGTCCGGAAGTGGTTAATTGTCCTAAATGCTGTATTGTTCCTTCTAAATGGGTAAGAAACAACTTGTCGATAACAATCTTATCTTCGTGAATTGTAAAAAGCTGTGTCATAATAGGTCTCTTTTGTAATATTTATCTACATAGAGACTGATATTATAGTCATAAAAAAAGGAGCAATGCTCCTTTTTTAAAATTAAACAACTCTTAACAAGATTGTCTCTTCATTCAGTCGTCCGTTAAGTTTAGTGTCAGTTGCATTAATCGAGTCCATAAATGATCGTAGTGCAACTTTTCCAGCAGACTTAAATTCTTTTAATTTTTCGTCTGGTTTGCGAATAGTCTTTTGTACACTAGTATGCTCATCGAAACCAACAATACCAGTGCCCTTAACTGTTAAAGGTCCAGTCATTTCGTCCGCAACATAACGTCCTAGTTTACGATTTTTAGTGTTGTAAACCCAAAGCTCTTTTGCACCAATAAGGTCAACAGGGTTAATGCTGACTAGCTTCAATATTTCGTCAGTTTTCTTAAACTTGAGTTTAGCAATAAGTTTATCTTTTGCCACAGGCTTTTTAGCTCGAGGCTTACGATTGACTTTTGCTTCTTGCATAAGCATAGTGCAAGCATCTTGAATTTCTTTATGGAAAGCAATGAAATTTTTAATTTGCTTTTTACTACGAGTATTATAGCCTTCTTTTAGATCATCATCGGCATTACCACTCGCAAGCTCTTCAAGCTCTGTAAGTTCGGGCAAATAAAAATCCTTAATAAGTCGAGCATGAGCAGGTTTAACCTGATTGCCTTTTAGTACGTTTAGAACCTTAATAGCTTTTGGATCAAACACATCGGGATTAGCGTAAAATGATTCAATTGCTTCGTCGATTTGATCTACCATGCGAAGTGCAGCATCACGCACACGATCTTGAATCGAAACAACTGGGGTTGCTTCCTTTTCTTCGTCGTCTTCGATGTCAGATGTTCCGCGATTGAGAACTTCTGTAATTGCGTTTCTTAACCATTCTTTCGCATCTCGTCCAGCATTAAAATCACTGCGAACGGCAGGCATACCACGCATAAGACAACTAGCGATAGAACCCATAGTGACAGAACAGCGCCAGTCTTTAGTTTTCTTAAACTTTTCGATAATTGCAGGATCATACTCCTCAGTTTTCATCCATTTGATAATAGCAGGTTTCAGATCCTTTGCGTTAAATTCGAGATTGTAATACTGCATAGCATCACGGAACTTTTTAGCAAATTCCGTAGCAGACAAATCCTCGTGTCCTTCCCAAGTAGGGCTATGATCCTTCTTAGCATGTTCACGAATAGTTACACTAGTAACCTTTTTAGCTTTCACTTTCTTTTTAACTGCTGCCTTTGCCATGTTACAATCCTCGTTACTAATTAAAGTCTTATTATACTGCCTTTCTAATTAGCAGTCAAGTCCAAAGTGACCTGCGAATTTTGATCAATCTAATAAGCATTGCTTCGTCTTCGTCTTCTTGATCTTGTTCGATTTTACGAAGTAAATCCAATGACTTTCTAGATTCTTCTTTTTCCTCTTCAGTTTCGGATTCGAGATCAAGCCAGTCAAGCGGATCATCACTTTCTTTTCTCTTACGTTTGCAAATCTCAGTCCAACCACTAAGATCGTGTGGATCTTTTCTAACAGGTCTTTCAAATTTCCACCAATGATACAATGCACTTTGTTCTTGTGCAGCAAATGCTTGATCAGTAGGTGTTCCAAAAAGAGGACTGTCTTCTTGAATCCCCCAATCTTTATCTTTTATAAGCTGACTTTCCCAGTCAAGATAGTCTAGACCAGCTTCTGGACAACGCCATGCGCGTGTTCTAAACCAACCTAATGCATACCACGGACTTAGATACTTCTCTCGTGCTTTGGAATCAAATGCAATATTTTTCCAGGCCTTTTCAATTTCAATAAAGTCTACAAGTTCGTCAAACAAACAATGGAGCATTCTTTCATCAAACTCATGCCATTCTCCTCGTTTAAGATTTGACTTTAATACATGAGTTTGAGTTACATATCGATTTAAAAACCAATACTTAATTGAATACAATTTATCAATAGGCCACGTGACAAAATTTTGGAGATATGTTAATCCCTCTTCAGTGATCCAAAATCGAATAGGATGAGCACTTTTTGCTTTCTGTTTCCACTCTCGCCACTCTTTAGAAGTTCCGCACTTTAGTTTTGGAGTTCCTCGAAGCCAATCTGCAAATTTTGTACAATCCCAATATCTACTTCTTCCCATACTTGTCTCCATAAACAAAGATATTAACAATCTCGTCTGCTGACTTACCGTAGTTGTTTATTGTTCGATCAAACTCTAACAGCCCGATAGTTTTTGATTTCAATGCATATCTTCTAAATTTTGTTCCTTCAGGGAGATGTGTAGGATAATCTTTATATCGAATCCATGTTTCATACCACCCTTGAGAAATCCATAATGCACACCACAATTTTTCGAGATGGGTAACCATTTTACTTATTTCGTATCCCTATTGCGTCTGTGTTAATAACAATCTGGCCATTATTTTCAGTATACGGTTGCAGAGTTCCGTCGCGAAAAACCGAGATCATCTCCAAAAAAGAATTTCTCGGTAAAGTAGCCTTCCACTTAGTTTGTTCAGCTAGCGGATCTTTTGCTCCAGAAAATGTTGAAAAAAATCTTAATTCGTAATGATTTGGCAAACTTGATTTTTCAAATTCTACAAATGTTTTATAAGATTGTCCTTGCCCGTCAATAACTTCGTTAAGTAACTTTCTCATACTTGTTTTACAAAAGGTTCTAAGTTAGGTGGAGAAAAAGAATCAGGTTTAAGTACCTTGCCGTCTGCTCGCTTAATTACTTTGCCGGTAGCTGCATCAACTTTACTCATGTTACTACGGATAACTTCGTTCCAGCCACCTTCGCCGTCTGCACCGAGTGAGTTGATTGCACCCACCGTAACAACAATTAGATCAAGCAATGCATCTAACTGTTCGACTCTATCATTATCTGCAATTGCTTCTTTAAGCTCTTCAAATTCTTCGTGAATTAGGTCAACGTACATATTGTACTGTGATTCGTTGTAAGTGTCAACAGACTGATCACATGCAGTCATAAATTTAGTTTGGTCTGTAAAAACGTTGGTCATGTATTCTCCTTTATATTTTATTCGTCTTTAAAATGCGTTTCGATATTTCTAGCAATAATGGCACCCGTATCATCATCACGGTGACTACTTTGTAAAGCAATATCACAACACTCTTTAATAATTAATTTAGCAAAATTCTCTAGTTCATTGTCGTATCTTGCTCCCCAATCAATAACATCTCCAGGAGCCCAAGACTCATCTCCCCAAAGGCAAAAGTCAGCTCTTTTTGCTAATTCGATAAATTTTTTATTCATTGTTACAGTAACTCGAATGTAATTTTAACCCTAGATCCTAACGGTAATTCTTCAACAAAGAAGTTTAACTCATCTGGTATTTGGTTTCTTTCGTCATCCCACATTGTTTCTAGAGTATTTAAAATTTCCAACTTTTCTTTTACGATATCATCGTCGAACAATGTCCAAGTAACTTCTGCTTTCATCATTCAACTCCAAAATGTTCTTTAAGTTTGTATCCTATACTATTGAAAGGATGTGAAGGCGGTGAAATCTTGGTATCAAGTATAGCAGCACATTCCTCAATGAGTAACTCGGCAAACTTCTCTAAATCTTTGGATTCGCCAGTCCAAGCATCGGGTAGAAATATATCATACTCTAAATTTGCCCGTAAGGCAAGTTCTTTAATTTTATTGTTCATCTTTTACTTCCCACGCCCAATGTACCACAATCCAATCATTTAAGCAATCTTCAAAACAGTAATTAGCATTATAATATTCTTCGCCAAATTTGTCAATCATTCTTTTTTGCCAATAAGGAAAATAATCTCTACGAATTTCGTCTTCGGATACCGTAGAAACCCATTCAGATTCACTATCAAACTCATTGAAAGAAAAATATCTCATACTAAATCTTTTCTCCAGATTCAAAACCTCGAAATCTTAAAAATCGAGGAAATCTTAGACTGTATGATCCGTCTTGATTCTGGGTAACTGCATCTGCTCTAATTTCTGCAACCCTGCCCAAAAGCTCATCGCGATAAGACCAAAACTCGTTGCGCTGAGTATCACTAAGACCGCTGCCAACATTGACAGTGATAAGTTTATTGTCGTCGACACCGCGGCACACGAGAGCACCAAGGCGTCCTGCATTACGTCCAGTACCTTCTTCAACATTGATAACCTCCAGGCTTACTTCAATAAATGGTTTAAGTTTAAGCCACGCTACACTACGTTTCAATTCATAAGGTGCGTCGGGATCTTTCAACATGATCCCTTCAAAACCACCTTTAAGTGCAACTTGGTTGATTTCTTTTAGACGAGCATCGCCTTCTGCAGTATCAAGATCAACTAGTTCTTGCTCTACTACACGTACATTGTCTAGTGTACGAGAATCGAACCAATCTTTCAATGTTTTTGAGCGATCAATTTGAGGAGCTTTACAAATGCCTCGATCAAACTCATCTAGAGTTAGCATATCAAACAAGTAAAGAACAGCATCAGTTGCAGCTACATCTGTTTTGCGATGTACCTGCTTCATCAAGTCCTGAAATGAACTTGACATCACTTCGCCGTCAAATACCGTAATCTCATCAAGATCCTTAGCAACTGAACTGAACTGATCTTTTATATGTTGAAAATTGACGAGTTCTTTACCATTACGAGAGAACTGATCGACACGGCCATTTGGATAAACGATAGTGATAACCCTAACACCGTCCAATTTAGTTTCGCAGAGTTTACGTCCTCGTAGTTTATTTTCATGATTATTAGAGTCATGAGCCAATTGAACAGTAAATACAGGCACCAAAAAGTTAGCATTAATTTTCTCCACTACTTTGTTAATTGTTTTTTCACTTACACCACAACGTAAGTCTTTAATTAAAATACGACGATACCATTGATTCCACTGCTCTTTAGTTGCGTGGGCCATCATACGACCTACCATATCTCTAGCCATATTTCCGGTGATGTCGCGATTAACAAAACCAGTAAGAGCAAGAGTAAAGGTATCCCAACTAAGACCTTGACCATCTTCATCTGTTTTCTCCGGAATCTGTTTCAAACCAAACGTGATTGTTTTATCAAGTGCTAAACAGCAGCCTTCGAAAAATTCAGTATGATGTGCTTCTGCTTCGGCTTGAATGATAGCTTCTTTGTTAAGACGACTATTGTGAATTTCAAGTTGATTAATGATGTTCCAAGGTCCGTACATTTTGTGTCCTACTCTGTTAAGCAATGTATGTATTATACAATAGTGAGAGTAAATTGTCAAGCTGAAATTCGACCTATAATTTCATATATGAGATCATCTAGCTCTCGTTCAAAATCTTTCTTGTTGCGACGTTTTTCAAAAATAACTTCGACTAATTCTTTTATAGAATCATTTGGGATATAGCATCCTCGTTCTTTCAACTCGCTTATTAAGTCGTCATCACTAAATTCATCAAGATCTACTTCTATATCTACATATCGACTGACCATATTATTCTCTCACTAAGTCTGCATACGAATTGGCATTTTTGAAAATGTCTTTATCTACTCTTCTGTAAACAGTCTGCGGTAAAAATGGATGTAGATTAAGACCGTGCGTTAAAGGTAACTTATGTGGTTGTCCTTCAGCATCCCACTCGCATTCAAACTTGATACCTGCAGAATCGTGATGTACTGTACCCTTAATTGGAAATTGATCTTTGCGTACAATTTTATCAATCGTAACCACTTGACCAGCCGACGTTCTTACTTGTGTACTTGGATACTGTACAAATTCTAAAATGTTCATTAATATAAATTCTCCGAATACAATTCTTGTCCGTGATCGGCATTTTCGTGATCACGAATAATCTGTCCATTTTCTTTAGCTATCAGATATGCTTCTTGTCTTGTAAGGTACGTACCGAACTGGTCAATAAATCCTTGATCAGCAGTTATCCAATTACCGCCATCTGCGATAATTTGACTGTGCATAATACCGTCGTAATGACGAGCACCGCAAATGATTTTGCCTTCACTGTTGCGAATTGCAGCACATACTACCCGTTGAGTTGGTTTTTCCATTATTCAATTCCAAAATGGTGTTTAATATGTTGTGCCATTTCATAATATTCTGGTCTAATACCAGTTTTAGAAGGTTGCCAATCAAGATAATCAATTCCCTGATCTAGTATTTGATTAGCACATTCTCTAATAATCAATTCAGCAAACTTATCAATATCCTTTTCTTGACTATCATAGTAAGGTGTAAGATTTGCTTCTTTCATCAATTCTTTAATTTTTTCGTTCATTATTCTACAACTTCAATTTTAGTTTTTGTTCCATCAAAATAACACAAATTTCGTTTTGCTTCTTCTAATGTTGAGAAAGAACTTTGACAAACCGCAGCAAAAGAAGAATTTATCCAAGCATCAACCCACCACCATCGGAACAAAAAATGTTTTTGTTGAATGGTATACGTTATTCTACCATCAGGAAAGGTCTTTTTTACAATTCTCGCTTTCATTCTTCCTCACCATTGATCCGGCGCTCGATGGCACGGACGAACCTGATATACCCCTGTTCTTCAGATACAGTAATTAGATTTTCCACCCATAAAGTCTTGATATCCTCATCCGTCAGACTTTTCCGTTTGTGTGGTGGGTGTCGGTAAAGAGGAAGATATGTTTCGTACAATTTGTAGTGATATAGACCCCCTTCATGATCTATCCAAGCCACCGGCTCACCAATACTCTCCCGTTCCTCTATAATTGCTTGGGCGAAGGCGATGAGGTCTTCTTGGCCAAATGTAAATTCATCGTCTGGATCATAAAAGCTACCGTAGCGTCGGGCTATTTCGATGATTTGTTCTGGTGTCATTCTTCCTCCACCGGCTTTTCAACAAACTGCTCCCGCGTGTTCAGTGGTGGGCCGTTATATAATGCTATAGTTGACTTGGGCTGGAACGATTCCATGTCAATTATTGTCTCCCCCTTAATTCTCTCAACCGCATCACGCAGTCTGTAGATCACCTCTGCTGTCGGTTCTGCATCTTTCCAAAGCGGTGTTTCCCATCGAGCGATCACAGCTTCAGCCGCCGCGATCAGGGCCTCTTGATGTGCTTCCAGCTTCTCTGCTTCACGTTTGGCTATCTTCAGGTAACTAGCTAACTCATCAAGGAGCCTACGCTCGTCAGACCGGCCCCCTTCAAACGCTTCTCTCAAAAACTTTATGTCATAGTTTGTGAAAAATTGAGTTGGGTATTTTGTCTCTAACCATTCTTCAAAAGTCATTCTTCCTCTCCCGTAGTAATTGATCCTCTGGCGGTCAAAATCCTGACACCCGTTCATTATTCTACCAATTCAAAAGTGATTTTTCCTTCATTATTTTCTTCCGTTGTGTGGAGTCCAGTTCCTCATTCTCTTATAATACTCATCCATTATTTTCTTTTCTTCTTCTGGCGTTTTATCGCGGATTAAACCGCGATTATTAGATTTGATACCATTGCGTTTAAAATCGTTGTATGCTGTACGGAAACTCATTATTCAATTCCAAAATGCTTTTTTATTTCTACTGCATCAATATATCTTACTTGATCACAGCATTCTTGAATGATTAGTTCAGCAAACAGTTCGATCTTTTCTGCAACATTTACTGTTGTTGAATCATCTAGCATCCAACCGGGTAAATTTGCTTGTTTAGCGAGATTTTTAATCTGTTCGTTCATTTTACCGAGATGTTACTACTTCGTCAGCTAGTCCATAAGCTATACTTTCTTCTGCCGACAAAAAGTTATCACGATCCATGTCTTTTTCTAATTTTTCATAGGTATGACCGGTATTTCGCATATATATTTCAGTCAAAGACTTTTTCATCTTCAAAATCTCACGTACTTGAATTTCCATGTCTGATGCTTGACCTCGAGCACCCCCCAGGGGTTGATGTATCATGTGTCTTGCATTTGGAAGAATGAATCGTTTTCCTTTAGTACCTGAACTAGCTAGTAGTGATCCCATACTTGCTGCCTGACCAAGCACAGTAGTTGATACATCTGGTTTAATAAAGTTCATAGTATCTAGAATCGCTAGTCCATCGGTAACAACACCGCCTGGGCTATTGATAAAGAAATTGATATCCTCAGTTCCTTGACTTTCGAGGAATAGCAACTGAGCTACAATAATACTTGCCGAATGTTCGTTAACATCTGTATCAAGCATAATTATTCGATCTTTGAGCAATCTCGAATAAATGTCATAAGAACGTTCACCACGCGGCTCTTGTTCAACTACCATAGGTATAAGTGCGGGCATTTAATTTCTCCTGTTAATTTTAATACATTGTACTTGATAAGACTTGAAAAGTAAAGTCCCGTAATTCATCTTCTGTTAATTTTGTTCCTTTTTCTTTATCTCTTGATTTATACCAAATTGGGCCTTCATCAGTCACTTCGATAATGGTATGTGCTCGATAGAAAATACTAACAAGCGATAAAGAATTTTTAACGCAAATGTATCTCGGTAATATTCTTACACCGCTAAATGTCTTGATTGGAACATTGTTCTCCCCAAAATCGAAATATTGCAATGTCATATTTTATCCTTAGTTCTTACATAGATGATACATTCAGTTTTGCTCGGATCATCGTTGATGATAATAGCTTTAGTACATTTCCATTCTTTTTCTGGAATGTGTATATAGTCCATTACAAAACCAATATAAGTCACATAGCATCCAAAAAAGAAAATTAGTAATATAATACCACCTAATATAATGGCACTTTCGAGTGCATCTTTCATTACCGTCTCGTTTTTACAACTCTAATGTCGGGTCCATTGCTCACAAAACTCAGTGGTCCTTGGTTACCTTCATATATCTTACCGTTCCACATCAACGTAAGTTTAAGGCTTCTATCAATGCTTACTGTAAGACTTTTCCTTTGTGCAAATGATAGCACTTCTGCTACGATTTTCCTACCGTTATCTTCACAGATTACTTCACATTTATCGTCAACGTATTCTCTATGCTTCATCAGTGCCACCTATGTTAAATTCAATTCGTTTTACAGCATCCCATCGGAAACTGCGCCATGCTTTTGCATCTAGGTCATATACCGGTTTAACTTCATCGTTATGTTTTCGTTCTGCTTTCGATTCAGTATCTTCGTTAACAATAGGCTCCGGTATCGATTTTTTATTAGTTGTACATTTCATAATTCGTTCTGAGCCGTCCTTTTTTAAGAATGTCACAGTAACGGTATTATGATCAAGCATTTCGCTAAGCCATATTTTTAGTGTTGCACGATCGTCGTCGGACATATTAGATGTTTGATCCGTTGTCATTTTCTAGCTCTTTAATCCTAAGTTTAAGATCGTTAATTTCAAGTTCTAGTGCATCAATATGATTAGCAATATGTAGCATTAGCTTGTAAGAATTTTCTGTAGTGGTTCTTAAAATGTCACTGATTTTAGTTTCTTCGGTCATTGTGGTTCCTTATTTTGTTAAATCATTAATACCCCAAATGATCTTAGTATAAAGAACATTTGGATGATGCTTATGGGTTGTGCCAATGCCTCTATAAAAACACCTAGCTATTTTTACAAGAGCATCTTCGTACTCTTTAAGTTCAGTGGTGTGATTCTTTTCAACAAGTGCAAGAATTTTTGCAAATTCGTCCACCATTTCTGCTGTTATAGTAGCACCTGCTTGTTTAGCTAATTCTCTAATACGATTCTGTATCATTCTTTTTCACCGTTGCATAAAATCTAGGTTCAGCTTCCATTTCGATAGTAAATCTGCCAATTTCGGAACCATTTTCTTCATTATGAAGTGTAAATGTTAAAGGCCAAGTATATTCCCAACCATCATGATTTGACCAAAAATTATCTGCACATTCTTCGAGCAGTGCTTCTTGTTCATAGTCGACATCAAGATTGTAACTAGCTCCGCTATCATATTCGAAATAGCTATCTTCGCAACAATCAATTACACGATAAAATATCTTCAATTTACACCTCTATAAGTAAGTTAGGATCCCAATAAGTCATTTCAACTGCTTTGTCTGTAACATAGCCTCGTGGATTACAGACGATTCTTGTAGTTCCGATCATATAATCGGAAATATTGTGCATATGGCCGTGAGTCCATAATACAATATTCGGGTGGTTTAAAATGAACTCGGATAAATCACTAGCATATCCGCCATTCATTTCTTTATCGTGTTTATATTCGTCAGCTACACTTTCAAAACTAGGAGCGTGATGACCTACAACTACAACCTTTTGTCCAGGCGTTGCATTGCTAGCCACTACGTCGATGTATTCGAGCGTCTGCTTATGCCGTACAACTGTGTCCATAGGAAGCAACTTTCTGTATCCTGCTTGCTCATTTCGAATGATATTAAAATCATTCATATTATCTTTTAAAGAAAATAGAGTTAACGGATTGGCACGGTTACAATCTGTCCATAATGTTCCGCCTACAAATAATACATCATCAATTGTAACAGAATTGTTTTCTAAAAAGTGAACATTTGAGTAATGCTGTTCGCATTCTTCTTTCAGTACAGAAATGGTGTCAACCCATTTATGATGATAAAATTCGTGATTGCCTGCTACGTAGATAACGTGTTTAAAGTCTTCGGAACAATATCTTAGAAAATTTCTAAAACGTAGAGCTTGCACTTGCCGACTTGAAACAATAGTTCTGCTATCGTAATCAGCAGGAAAATCTGCAAGAGGACCAGCTAAAAAGATATCTCCAGAGAGTACAAGGACATCAGCACCGTTATTGTCAAGATCGATGTCGCTGAACTCTAAGTGAAGATCACTTACAACTTTGATTTTCATCTCATAACCTATTGTGCAATTTTTACGTAGTTTAATCTAGTTACAGGATTTGCATTCCTGTAATGCTTACTAAGTTCTTTAACTTTAGCTCGAATGAGCACAGCTGGACCAGGATTGGGCTCGAATTTAGTAATCCAAGATACCATCTTATTATCTATTATAGCAGTAACGTTGTATGCTTCAAAGTTTTTTGACTTGAAAACTTCAATAAGTTCGCAATCTCGATCTTCAATTATATCACCAACTGATCCTATATAACTTTGATCGCATGATCTTGATGCTTTATTAAGTTTTGACTGGGCAAGATATCTCTTATAGACAGACGGTAAACACGCCACAAACCCAAAATTGTTCACCTTAATCGAGTTATCGTTAAGAATAGCATTAACATTGGATTCAAAACTATTTTCGCCAGCAATGGCAGAAAAAATCAATCTTCGAAAATAATATTGAATGTTGTCTGCTAAATCTTTATCTTCTTGAGTAATTTTAAGCAATGGCGGACGTTTATCCTGAGAAACTTCAGACCACATTTGAGAGTCAATTCCTACAGCGTAAGTTATCAAAGTTCTATTAGTGAACTTTGTAGTTTGTGCAGTGTCATTAAAATCAAAAGTAATTGTTTCTTTAACATACTCACCATTCACTCTCTGTGCTGCACAAGCTAATTCAAGGATCTCGAGAACCGGATAATCGTTTGACATGAAAGTTTTCCTAAAACAATGATATTGTGTATATGTTACAGGAATATATTGTCTGTGTCAACCTTACGAAGACGAACATAAATCTTTTTAGCAAGTTTTTTTAGTACAGGATGCTCTAAATTTTTGAAAACTTTTACGTATGCATACAAATTTGGACTTACAAGATTGTGCTGTATTTTATATCGACTCAACGATGTAAATCTGTGCATATAACGTAATGCGCGATGCTTACCGATACTTCTACATAATTCAATGGCAATCGAAATAGCATATGCGTCTATCTCGTCTGGATCTCTTAAATATTTGTCGACTATATTCGAATGAGGCCAATGTGACTTATGATTCTTTTTTCGACTTTGTTTCTGATGTTTTAATTCGTGTACTACAGCATCGTACACTTGAATTAGCAGATTAGTAATATGAAACTTATCCCAAATAACTGATTTATTAAAATTATGAATTATAACAACTTCGATAGGAATTTCAAAGTTATTGTCATCTTCAGGATCATAGTAAGCATTGACATAAAATTCTTCTTGTTGTAATGATGGTTTTCGATGAGTCCGCACAATGAGGAAAATCCCATGATTATCAAATTCTTTCCGAATTTTCTTGACTAAACTTTGGAAACTGATACCTTGAGTAGACTGATGTCTAATTTTATTGCATACAGTACATACAGCTTCCATTGTGCTGTTCATTACATATTAAAGCCTATAAGTTACTCTGCCTTTAGACAAGTCGTATGGACTAATTTCAAGTTTAACCGAGTCGCCTAAAATTACCCTAATTTTATGTTGTTTCAATTTTCCTCCCATGTAGCATAGCAAAAGATTAGGTATCTCTTCAACTTTCACTCTAAACATATTACCAGGTAACACTTCTTTTACTACACCTTTTAATTCTATAATATCGTCTTTAGCCATTTTTCCTCATTATTAATTTATCGTCCTCAACTGTAACTTTAACTAAGTCACCTATTACTAGGTTCAGTTTTTCCCTAATTTCTAGGGGAATAGTCATCAATATCTGATTAGGATCATTAGGATCCTCTTCAAAGATATCTTCATAATTGTAAACGTATTTACTCATTATCTTTAATTACCAACCATCCTAATTTATATAGGTCGTTTTCGATTTCTTCGGTCACTACACTTTCAGGAACTCGTCCTTCTTTTAACTCTGTGTTATAGTCATCATCGCCCGTTATGCCCGAACAATACCAATCTATATAATCACCTTCTTCTCGCATATCGGCGATTATACCGCCGGCATATCTCCAAGAGCATGACCATCTCTCATCTTTAAGAATCGGCCATGTCTCTCTTTTTAGAAAATCATTATTGCATATTGCAGCATATAGATTTTGTGCATATATTTCGCTAGCACGTACTTTCTCGCATATCCATTCTGTAGACCTAAGATCATATTCAAGATTATTCTTTTGCCAATTTACGTCGTTCATTTTTTCGATATGATCCTGACGAATTTGATCGTAAAAATTAATCGTAGCCGATGCAGATTCATCATCAGGATTATCTGCGAGTTTCTTTTCAGAACTTAATTTACCGAAAGTATACCTATCGAGACTAGATGATATCTTACTCATTTATGAAATGCTCCCTGGAAGCAATGTCGCATTTCGTGTCCTAAGGTATCTAAGTCAGTTTTCTTTTCTGTAATAATGTGGCACACATCAATAGTTAATCGTTTACCCCAAAACGAACAGGCTTCTACTTGAATTTTGAATCCACCTAATCCTCGACGTTTACTTTCTTTATCGCAGGCTTGTTGCACATCATCAACTTGTTCCCAGGTAATAATACTGTTGTTAGTCATATTTTTTGTAGCATCGAATTTAGTAAACGGGCCAGCAACCACCGTTGATGATATCAACCATGCCAAAAAAATAATTACGCTCTTATTCATTGTTGTCTTGATGGTAGTTAAAGATGGTATAGACGGGAGGATTCGAACCTCCAAGGGCAGCTAATAGCCTAGCCCGATCACTATCATGTTCTAAAAACAGAAGTAGGTCTGCCAATTCCGCTCACGTCTACACTATAATTATACGATCATTTGCAGCAAAGTCAAATTTTTCTGATGAAATTTTCACAATATAAAAATCTTAGATTACAAATTTGCAATTTGTGTTATAGTTGTGTTAATTTCCTCTATCCCTGCTCCGATGTTGCTAGATATAAATGAGTTAGTACTAATATCAAATGTAATAAACTTATATCTAAATGTTGTATTTGCAACACCTCGCACCGCAAATCCAGATCCGGGATTAGTTGTTTGTCCTATACTAAAATTAGTATGAGTAACTGTTGCAGATGATCCAGATAACATTAGGTTAATACCATTAGAATCTAAAGTGTTAGCAATTAATAAACTATTTCTTACAATAATTGTTCCACCGTTAACTTCGATTAGGTCAGAGTTTGATGTGCTTAATTTTGAATAATTAACTACTAAAGTAGAAGTACTGTTAACTGAAGCAACTTTAGATTGTCCTTCTAGTATGCTGTTATTCAACTCTATATAATTAGACATTAAGTCAAGACTATATTCGGTTCCATTACCGTTAATATATGAATTATTGATTTCTACCTTAGAATTGGTATTAGTATTTGAAACTGTAATCTTACCAAATATTTTAACATTATTCATTTTTAATCTTTGAGATTGTAATCCAGTAAAGTTAATAGCATTGCTAGTAGAATTAATTTGAATATTCGAAATAGAATACTCAACTTGGTCTCCTATTGTAGGAGGATCGGAATCTATAGTAATTGTGCCGGTTAATTTGACCATATCAGTTAACCCGGAAATATATATTCCACCTTTAGATAGAATAACATTCTCTGACGTATTTGTCATTACAACAATAAAGGCGGGGTTGTTCTGGTCGTACCCTGTGCTTGCTTTTGCCAATGCTGCAGCGATAGTAGTAAACGGAGCTAACATTGAACCGGTTTCGGCTTGTGTGTTACCGGTTCGATTTGCATCAACAAAAAATACATTAGTTTGTTGATAATCGATCATTGAAATCCAAGTAGTTCCATTGTAATACACTGGATACGAAGATGCTGCCGATGAGTCAAGCGGGTTCCAATTAGAGTTATTTGCTACTGCAATCGTTCCAGCTACTGGAGTCGGTTCAACTGCTTGTGGTGATAATAATAATGTGCCATTAATAGAAATATTGCCAGTACCAGTAATGTTATGTGAATTTAAACTCAAATCTCCCCCTAGTGACGGTGAAGTGTCGTTTACTATGTCGATAACACCTGCACTAGTAACAGTTGCGTTTAATTTATGAGTTACTGGATCATATGTAAATGTAATACCTATATGAGAGGCATCAGCAAACATTTCTGCTGCATAATCTCGAACTTTTAAGTTATTCATTGTAAGATCAACTTTACCCGATGAATCATCGTAAACTGATACAATATCGGTTTGTAATCCCGTAATCAATAACGATGCTGAGGTATCTTTAACGAATGTATTATCTACTGTTGCATCAATAACTTTGTCTCCCATATTGTATGCAAAAGTGATTCCAGTGTGTGATCCGGCCGTAAATAATGGTGCTGCATTTTCTCGAACACTATTTTGATTTAATAGAGAAGAAATCTGTCCTGTAAACGCATTATAATTATAAGTTACATCAGTCTGAGGACCTGATGTAAACATCTGCGAAGCAACTGATTTAACGTTTTCGTCAAGTACAATTGCACTTACGGTATTAGTGATCGAGTTATACGAGAAAGAAATTCCTAAATGTGAACCCGAAGTTAATAATGGAGCTGCATATTCCTTTATCTTCTCTTGATTAAGACTAGATGCAATTTGTCCGAGATTATCGTCGAAACTATAAGCAATATCAGTTTGTGGTGCCGTAATAAACAAGTCTGCAGATATGGATTGAATAGCAGCATTGTTAACTGACGCATTAATAACATTAGTAACTGGATTAAAGTTAAATGATAAACCAGTATGTGTACCCGATGTAAATAATTCCGAAGCATATTCACGAACTTTAGGAGCATTCAATGATGAAGTGATTGTTCCAACATTTGAATCATAAACATACAAGATATCAATTTGCTGCCCAGTGACAAACATACTTGCCGAAGACGATTGAATTGATTCATTGTTGATTGCTGCATTTAGAACGTTTACGTTGGAGTCATAAGTAAAAGTAATTCCAGAATGTGTTCCAGAAGTGAGCATTCCTGAAGCATAATCTCTTACCTTAGAAGGGTTTAATGTCGAAGTTATTTGTCCTAACCCAGAGTTAAAATCATATGCAATGTCTTCTTGCACACCACTAGTGAACATAGACGAAGATACTGATCGAATATTAGTGCTACTAACAGTTGCATTTATTACATTCAAGTTTGAGTCATAAACAAAAGATATACCAGAATGCGTTCCAGAAGTAAATAACGGTGCTGCAAAGGTTTTTACCTTTTCTTGATTTATAGACGACGTTATTTGCGTTGTATTTGAATCATAAGAATACGTGATATCATTTTGAGGTCCGTTTGTTAGAATCCCAGCCGCAAGTGACTGAATATTACTACTATTAACTGTAGCGTTAACTGCATTAGTTATGCTATCGTAAATGAACGAAATACCAGTATGAGATCCATTTGTTAATGCTAATGACGATTTTTCTCTAACAGCATCTTCATTTAATATTGATGTAATTTGTTGTAAGTTAGAATTATATGTGTATGTGATATCCGATTGGGTACTTCCAGTTAAAAGTTCAACAACCGCAGTGGAGATTCCTTCTTCGCTAATTTCAGAATTAATTACGTTTGCTTGAGGATCATAAACAAATGTTATCCCAGTATGAGTTCCTGACGTTATCAAAGGTGCAGCATAAGATTTAACTCGTTCAGCATTTAATGTAGAAGTTATTTGTTGAAGTGTTTGATTATAAACATATTCAACATCTAGATTACCTCCATGAATGAACATTGAAGCAACTGTGCTGTTAATTGCAAGTACATTTACTTCTGAAAAATCTAATGTCGAATTTATAGCATTGTTTGTAGGATCATACTCATATATTATTCCAGCGTGAATGCCGGATTCAAACATGCTTGCTGCTGCTGCCTGCGAAGCTTCTACGGTAAAATACTTATTAACAGTTCCTTCAGCAATGATATCTGTAGATACTCCGTTAAAACTAATATCTAATGTTTGAGTTGACGAATTAAATGAAAGACCTACTCCAGCTGACGATTCTAAAACATTAACTCCTCCTAATGTTGCACCGTTGCCTATGTAAAGTTTTCTAGTGTTGGTTGTCCAAGCAAGTTCGCCGTCTTCGAACATGACTGTAGTTCGTTCAGTTTCAGTACCTCTTCTAATGCGTAACGACATTATGATATCTCCATAAATCTTATTGATCTTAGATCATTATACACTATTTATTCAAAAAGTAGAAACGAGATCAGCTTATTTAAGTCAAAAAAATAGGGCTTATTAAGCCCTTAAATAATTCGATAATAAAATTTATACATTAAGTATGTTAACAATAAAATGACTCCATAGAATTTTATTACTATAGATGTTCCTTGAAATGCTTCTTTAAGAAGCTCTTTAATCTCTTCTAAAAACATCCATGTTCAATCTCCTATAATCTATTTATAGCTTTCTCCCTAAACAAGTAACTATGCTCTCATCATTAACATATTGATATGCACCTTTTGAGTAAGGTAACGCGATGCGATTCTTTTTACGAAGAATTTCATTTCTTGTTTCTTCTGATTCCTTATCCAATCGATCCATAATCGAATTCTTCAACGGAATATAATTTGATACTTGCACAGATGGATATTTATAAGGGTCAGATGCCCAACTAGGAATTGACTTTGCTTTTAATGGTTTAGGTTTTGCTTTAGAGACTGTAACAGGAAGCCCCTTGCCATACAAGTACTTAACATACTCGTCTATGGTTAAGGGGCGTTCTTTGTTTGGCTTTCGATATGTGCGATTAAATTCGATTAACTCTTTTTCAATTTTTTTCGTAATTTTCATTCAAGACCCCAATCAATTTCCCAATGAACACCCTCAGACGGATGAATTAATCCTTGTTTATTATACTCTTCTCGTTCTTTTTCTGCAATATGTTTGAGTAATAATTCTTCGGTTTCAAATGCGCACTTGTAGCAATTATCTGCAATGCCTTTCTTTCGTAGATCATCCATAGTGAGGTTAGGGTTTTCGTCAACCATTTCTTTAATCTTTTCTTCAGTTATTGCATTACAAATACAAACGTACATAACTATGTTTCGATATCTTTGTTGTTAGGATCAATAAACATATCCATTCCAGGATTCTTTTCACATTGCAGTTTTTTAACGTCCTTATCACGCATAATTTCATCTTTATGTTCTATAAGGTAAGTTTCACAAGACTTTTGATTTTTAAAATCTCGTACAAGCACATCATCTGTGCTTAACAAATAAATTACAAGATACCAGTGCATTTATTACCTCTGAATTGATGTTATAGTTGATCCGTCTGTACTAACTGGAAAAATCATTACATTGGTAATGATTAGAATTAGTCCAATAATAGTAGAAAACTTTACAACTTTCATAGCTTTTACTCCTGTTGGATTAGGAGACCAAGCAGTAATTGCAAGCACAACTAAATTTGCGATTGCAACAAACAATAAAATTGCGTAGATGTCCATGTATTTTCTCAAATGTTAATATAAAAGGCCAATGCAACTCCAACAACCATAATGAGATTAGAAATTATTAAATCTCGTTTATAATTAAGGCCGGGCATAACAGGAACGGTTGATATCATCAATAATGATACTATCAAAATTGCAAATGTCGGTATAATATCCATGTTGTGTCAAATAAAAAAGGGGGCATAGAGCCCCCTAATGTCTTACAGCTTGTAGCGATCGTTCATGATAGTCTTCATCATGATACCGTATGGTGTGAACTCACTCATATCGGCTGCTAAGATTGCCTTAACAATGCTTGGGCTAAAACCAGATACAAGTGCTGCACCAGACTTATCTGCCTTTACAGGTACATTATCGCTAGCGTTGAGATTCCAGAACACAACTTGTGGTACAGTGTACCCTGCGGCCGCATACTTGCGCTCGATCATCTCCATTGCAGAATCATTGTGGGTTACACACTGATTAAACTGCATATCGCTAAGGATAAGTAGCATTTCTGGCATTTCGCCTTGTGGAACACTTCCCTTAACTGCTACATCGAGGATCTTCTCAAATGCAGCGTGTAGGTCAGTACTCATACCCCAATCGCTCTTAGCCATTTGTACACACTTCTCAACGATATTGCCCTTTAGGTGCAATAGCTCTGGAGTGCTAGAGAAAGTTAAGAAAGTATCCTTAAACTTTCCTTGGTTCTTTTCGGCCAAGTACAAACCAAGACTTATTGCTACATCCATGCAAGAAACAGAAGTGTTCTTACCTGCCGGAGAGGTCATAGATCCACTAACATCTACTAATGGTAGGATATTCGCATCTCCTACAAAGTTCGGCAATGCATCCCACTGTGCAACAATGTGATCTCGCTCGGTCTTGGTGTAACGAGCTTCCCAACCCCAATCACCGATGCCCTTTAGAATATCGTATGGGTAAACTGCGCCGGCGTTAACCTTTACAGTAGTATCTCCCTTTACCAATGCCGCAACATACTCAGCGAACTTAGTAGTGTGACGGTTAAATGCCTTCTTATAACGTGCAGACGCTACAGAAGGAACATGGTTAAAGTTGATGTTATCCCAGTCGTTTGCACACATCTGAGTCTCAACAACCTTAGTCAAATTAACCAAAGTCTTTCGGTAAAACTTTGGAGACCAACCAAAGCTGGAACGAATCTCTTGTGCCAACTTACCCTTACGAGGAGTCCACTTTGCAGAAAGTCCATCACCTGCTTCGATTGCAGCCTTCAACATTGCAAAAGCCGCAAACTTTAGTTCAGGAGTCTTAAATGCAAAGATGTCATCCCAACGACCAAGCTCAGGAACCTTGCGCAACATTGCCATTGCAACTTCTGGATCATTAGACTCTAGATAAACTAGAATGTCTCGGAACAACTGGCGCTCACCTGCTCCTCCGCGGGCGTCACGTGCCCACAGTGCTACACGAGTAGCTAAATCCTTATCTTGAACATATGCACTGACAAAATCAGGCACAATGTCCTTACCACGGCTTGCGCCGATCTTAAAAAACAAATCTACAACCTTATCAGCAGTAGACTTACGAGCTTTCATACCGTTTGCAGTACGAGTCTCTTGATTCTCAATTGCATCTACAAAAGAAGTCATTTTTATTTCTCCAGGTTAAGTTTAAAAAATATAAAGTTGCTGTATCTAACCTTACAAACATATTATACGATATGTTAGCGTGTTTGTCAACCTAAGATTGACTATATTTTTCATATTCACCGTTAATGTATATTTGATATTGAGCTCTTAATGCAAGTTCAATCTCTTTATCAGCATCTAGATTAAATCTGTTTTTCATATCTTGTCTTATTTCGTCGGTAACTGGGAGGGTATACTTTTCACACCATTCTTCAAATGTTAATTTTTCGTTCATTGTATTTTCAACTCCATTAAGTCTTTAAATTTGATCACAGCATAAAGATTATCTTGATCTGTGTAAATTGATTGGGTAGATTGAAGCATTCTCAACCTCATATTAATAGTTTCGATATCTTCTAATTCTATTAGAAAACAACTATCAGGACAAGCTTCTAACCAATCCTTAATTCTTTTGTTCATTATTTAAGTATCTATTTTCGTTATATTGACGCAAATCATTCAACAACTGATCAGGAGGGCATTTTTCAAGAGGATCCAGATAAGAAATAACCTTCTTTACCTTACGCCAAAGAATATGACGATCAAGCGATCCGATATGAGGAACCTTGGTGACAAACAATTTTTCCTTCACAATTCCCCTTTCATCATAAGAATAAATGTTCGTATNATACCCCTCTAAACACCCACTTCCATTAGCAATCCATAAACAAATGTGTGTTTCCATATGAACAATACTATAAGGTTTTCCATTGTTATCGTAATGACTACCATAACGCCAATCTTCTGGATGATCCAACATCTTCCAGATTTCGTAGCATACTGGTGATAGTATTTTCTCAATCATTTTTGAACTCCTTCATATCTGCCCAAGAGAAGACCACATTGGCCACATCGTCACGCTTAGATTCACCGAAAACCAATTTTCTTATCTTTCCGAGAAGAGTGTTATTTCTCACGTAGGTTACGATCAAAGATGATGTTATTTCTTCCATATCCTCTTCTGAAATATATCCCTTTTCGTGCAACATCAACGCAGTTCTATGGGCTATGTTGGTGCATTGCTCCTGATACTCAAGTGCTGTGAGTGTCAAGGTAATAAATTCATTGCTCATTTTTACTTTCCATACAAGTTATTAACATAACGCTTTACCTGAACTTCTATTGGATCGCCAGTAATATCAAAGTAATTGCGGTAGAAATCAGTTAGAGAAAATTTCAGATTATCCATATGAAGATCCTCCTCATTATCAAAATTTTCTGATTCCAGTTCTTCAAGGAGTTCTAGAGTCTTCTCATTCCATTCTTCTGCAGTTTCGCAAATACGAAACTCTACATCATCGTACATCTCATTTGGGTTAACGCCTTTCGCAATTGCTTCAATACGATGAGCCTCTCTATACAATGGATCAATCCAACGATATCCAATATTTTCTCTGTCATCATAGGATTCTAATTGATAGATGAACTTCGTCTCGGTATCAAAGATAGCCAATGCACGTATAAAACCATTTTTAGAATAAACTTCATCTGATTCAATGAATCTAGCATTCTTTCCAAAACAATCCCAATGGTGTCTCTCACCAGAAGTTACCTTATAACCGATGAAGTCCAAAAACTCTTCAAGAAACATAGTTTACTCCTTAATATCCTGCTGATTTGACGATATTACCAGCAATGTTTTCATTATTTGCCACAATAATTTTCAACCACATCAAGATAATTTACAAAAAACTCTTTAACTAATTCTTTCAATTCGTCTTGTTCGCCCATCATCCAACTCCAAAATGTTCTTGAATCTCGTTAACAGCATCTTCTTTCAAACGATATGCGGCAAACAAGGCTCCACTTGCATTATGTTCCTGTCCTCGTGGCGGGTTATTGGCAAACTCAAGCCAACCTTCACCCATTTCGACTAACTTAGAGCAACATTCTTTAACAATCAATTCAGCAAATGTTTTAAATTCCGGCATGTCCCAGTGACCAACACCGAACATATCAGGAAGATAACCAGATTGTTCTGCAAGTTCTTTAATTTTTTCGTTCATCGTCATTCTCAATGTAAGTCTTTAGGAATCTGCGGCAAAGTTTCATATGATCGTCACGTTGCCATTTAATTTTTTCGTGACTAAGTTCGTAGTAGTCGTTTGCTATAATATGTATAAGTCTAACTGCTTCAGAGTTAATGTTTTTGGTAACTAGATCGGCAAACTTATCAATAGCAGACCAACTATCTGCTTCAACGGTTTCGCCTAAATTTTGACCATCAATATTGTGAAGGTCATAGAAATGAAATCCAGATTGTTCTGCCAATTCTTTAATTTTTTCGCTATTCATCATTCTACTCCAATAATTGTGAAATCGCACGACAAGGTTCTAAAGACATTTCATTATAAAACCTATCTAAAACCTTTTCTTCTAAATGTAACAACCATCCACAAGTTTCTAATGGCATTTCTCTATAAACTTCAGAGATAACATTTTGACATTCATTCAAAATCAATTCAGCAAACTTCTCCAAGTCTTTGGATTCACCAGTCCAAGCGTCTGGTAGAAATACATTATACTCTAAGTTTGCTTCTAAAGCAAGTTCTTTAATCTTTTCTTGATTCATTATCTTTCACATCCTTATCATAGCAAATTGGACAGAATGTATTATACATTGGTCCTCCACGAACACTAACTGTTTTCTTACAGGATTTACACAAAATAAATGCTGCGGTGTAGATATAACCCGTTGGTTGTGTTAAAGGAACCCACTTATTATGAGTTTTAGTATATCCTAAAATTTCATCATTTACCATCTACACTCCACGCCCAATTTCCAACAATCCAATCATTTAAGCAATCTTCAAAACAGTAATTAGCATTATAATACTCTTCGCCAAATTTGTCAATCATTCTTTTTTGCCAATAAGGAAAATAATCTCTACGAATTTCGTCTTCTACTGTTTCGAAGTAACCGTTGACAAAGCAGTACAATGGTTCGCCGTTTTGATGGGTCATCCAAGGAGAATAAGAACCAATCCAATAGTTTCCATCAGACTCAAAAAGAGCCATATCTTTGGTCTTGTGATGATATTCAATGAGCGTCGTCATTTTAGTCTCCGATGTTTTCTCAATTGATGAGGCCATTGTACTCGCTTTTTTGAAAAAGTCAAGTGTTTCCTACGACCTTGATCTTATAACCAAGCAATTGTTCTATTTCGTTGATTGTTAATTCCTTTACTAGTTTTACTTTGTTCCAATATTCTTCTTCTGAATATTCAATTCCATTTAAATACCAAAATTTTGATCCATTATTATATTCCACGGCAGGACCATCATCACGATGACGTTCGCCGTTCAAAAACCACTTTTTTGTTCCAAAAGAATATTCAATAGCAGGACCATCATCACGATGAAGTTTACCATTCAAAAACCATTCTTTTGTTCCATCGGGGTGAACTTTTACTGTATATTCTATCATTTCATTCTCCAAGTTTTTCCAACCACAAGACTATTGTAGCTGAACTTCAGCAAAAAGTCAAGTGAATTAAACTTAGTAAAGATAAAGCAGGATGATCGGAACAGTAATTTATTTTCTGGTCGCCCTTTTCCCCAGTATATTGGTTCAGTTCCACGACCCTATCTACACTTGTGTCTGCGGTAGCACATAGATTGTCTTTCCATCGTCGTCAGTTTTTTGAGCGTCTAATATTTCTACTAGATAAAGCCTTACGAGCCACCTTCTACTGCATTAGCTGTATAATTGCTGTAATCATCCTATAAAGATATTTTACTAAAAATTAATCATTTACGCAACGAAAATGGACATTTTCGTTCGGTTATACTTTTATCCATGATTCTTTTTTTAGTATCAAACGATCCGGTAAATTTAAAATGATTATTAGATCTCTGATGAATTTTAGTCATTTCGTCTGCAGAAACACAATGTATTTTGATTGATACTTTTTTTTCTGTTAGAGGATGCAGATGAACTAAAGGAGTACCTGCTTCAAGATAGTATGACTGATTTACTTTCGGTAAAAACATGTTTATATTTGTTTGATGCTGGTACTTAAAGTCGATAATACCTGGCAAAATGTTTCCATCAAACACATTAATTAAGTTCCACACTGGATTTGAAAAATGAAATTTTATTCCTGTTTTTTCTGATAAGAACCAAGGTGAAGAAATTTTTGCATGAATTAGGTTATCGAAGTAATTACCAAATTGTAATCTATTATGAGAGTCTATAATAGAAGCGGGTGACCCAGAGGCAAATTGATATCTAATATCACCGTCAAATTTTGTTTCGATAACTAAATCCGACCATAATGGGATTACAAAACCCTTTGTATATAAATCTCGAAATCCGGGACACTTTTTAATAGTGTAGGTTTTAATCTTATTAGATGGTGAATTTACATCGTCATAAGTTGATGGTATTTTTTTCCACCATTCTGGTAATATACTAGATGCGTGTGTGATAGGAAAAAGCTCTCCTGTTAACTGATCTGGGACGAATGCATCTATTGTAAATAATTTTCTTTTAAATAAAAATAACATAGTTTAATTTAATAGTTTGTTAAGCACACATCGGTGAGTCATCTGTTAATTCTGGATTAACTACATCACCGACATCTACGACTACAAATTCGTCCAATTTAATGATTCGTTTAATAGAATAACTGTTATATGAACAGTAAACATATACGGATACATCATCATCAACGTCTTTAAGAATGTTAAGTAGTTCTTTTTTAGTCATTTAGTGCGCCCAATGTGGATAAATCGTCATAATGTGTTCGATTAGTTGACCAAAAGGATACTAACGTGTAACGTGTTGTGCCTTTAACTTCTCGAACTCCGTGATAATGCAATAAGTCTGCCGGATGGACTGCTAGGGTTCCGGCAACGGGTTGCACTTCGAAATCAAAATTTGAATAGTACGTTTGTCCTCCTTCATAGTCGTCATTCAAATAAACAACCGATCCGTATTCTCGCCATGGTGATACATGAGGAGATCCGTCAATATTATATGCATCCGAGTGAGGCGGTTGTGACGTACCTTCCGGCCATCTTACTAATTGCAATAAATCCGGATAGATTTCGTTATCTAAATCGTAAACCTTTTTAATTTTTTGTCTCATTCTTTCTCGAATGTTGCTCATTAACATAGCTAATCGTAAATTATCTCTAGAAATAGTAAGAGTATTAATTACACGTCGATCCCAAAATGGATGTCCGCTAGGATCCCAGTTAGTTATCTTTTTAGCATAATCAACTAACAGAAGACATTCGTCCTCTGTAGCAATATCTCTAATTACTTTGGCTTTTAATAAAGGGATTACCTCTGCCATTTAATGTTCCATAATTTTTTCAATTTGGCCGATATCGATTGTCTCATGTTTCATTAACAAGTCGACCATTAGATCAACCTTCCCCCAATTTGTCTTAAGAATGTTCTTAGCACGAGAATAATTCCTTTCGATAATGGCTTCAATTTCTTTTTCTATTAGGTTATTGATCTCATCAAGTCCTTGTTTTAAATGACTATGACCAGCGCCGACGTATCCGCCTTCTTCTTCTACATACTTAATTGGTTGAAGATTAGTACTCATTCCCCACTCTGTAACCATCTTAGTAGCAATAGTTGTTGCACGTTCAATATCGTTACTTGCTCCGGTCGTGATACCGTCTTCTCCTACTGTAAGTTCTTCAGCAATACGACCACCATACAGGCTAGCAATCTGTCCTTCTAATTTGCGTTTACTCATACTTACTGAGTCATTTTCAGGCAAAAACATGGTTATACCTAATGCGCGTCCCCGCGGAATAATGCTTACCTTATAGATCGGGTCATGCTCAGGAGTTAAGTATCCTACAATGGCATGTCCTGCTTCGTGATAGGCTGTTAATCTCTTTTCGGCTTCGCTCATCGCATAAGTTTTTCTTTCAGCTCCCATTAAGATCTTATCTTTGGCTTTTTCGAAATGCCTCATTCGAATCTTATCATGATCCTCTTTACTTGCAAGAATGCTAGCTTCATTGACTAAGTTTGCAAGTTCAGCGCCACTAAATCCAGGCGTACCTCGAGCAAGATCACGTAGCTTTACATCCCGAGCCAAAGGCACATCTTTTGTATGCACCTTAAGAATTTGTTCGCGACCATTAATATCTGGCAGATCTACTGTAACTTGTCGATCAAATCGACCCGGTCGCAATAACGCCTTATCGAGAATCTCCGGTCTGTTAGTTGCGGCAACAATAATGATACCTTGCTGCGCTTCAAATCCATCCATCTCTACTAATAATGCATTTAGAGTTTGATCTCGTTCATCATTGCCGATGATACTTTGTGTACGGGCTTTACCAATTGCATCAATTTCGTCAATAAATATAATACATGGACTTTGTTTACGTGCTTCTTCGAACATGTCGCGAACACGGCTAGCACCTACGCCGACGAACATTTCCACAAAATCAGATCCGGAGATACTAAAGAATGAAACACCTGCTTCTCCTGCTACTGCTCTTGCTAGCAGTGTTTTTCCTGTACCCGGTGGCCCTACTAATAAAACTCCTCTGGGAATTTTACCACCTAATTTACTAAACTTTGTAGGGTCTTTTAAGAATTCTACGATTTCGATAACATCATGCTTTGCCTCATCGCATCCTGCAACATCTGCAAAGGTAATCTTAGATCCAGACTCATTTAACAAACGATGTTTACTTTTGCCCATTCCGTTAGAACCACCACCTGCTCTAGATTGTTTACGGATAAAATAGATCCATACTCCGATTAACAATAACATCGGGAACCAACTAAGTAATATGCTAACTAAAAAATTAGGTTCTTTAGGCGGTATAACTTTGACTATAACATCGTTGCCTAACAAGTCGTTCATCAATTGTGGATCGTTAGCAGCATACGTAAAAAATGTATCGCCATTTCTTGTTTCGCCTTTAATTAGGTCATCTGTGATAATGACTTGTCTAATATTATGTCCTTTAATTTCTTTAATGAAAGAACTATACGGAATTGGAATTTCTTCGTATTTGGGGGCAAATATTGTGCGTAACATATAAAGTCCGACGACTAATGCTGCAACAGCGATTACAATTGACAAATGCTTTTTCATTTAGGGGCCTCTTTTATTGTATATATTAGATATAAGAAAACCTTTGAACCATTATGATCCAAAGGTTTTTACTGAAAAATTATAAATTAAAAATCTCTGTCCTTTAATATCGAATCAATTGTAAATATTGCACGAATTAAAATTAAAACGTAAATTCCTAATATGATGTACACATTTATGCCTTATGAGTTTTCCCACATACTGTACAAACTGCTTCCGTCTTCTTTTGATCAAGATTACAAACACGCATATCCTTACCGTACTTAGAATCTTGATATTCTGAAATACCTGGTGGATTACTTTGACATCCACACTTTTTAATAACACTTCCTGCCATAGTAATCTCCTGTATCTAAAATGGAGGCGGGACTTGGATTTGAACTATCCGCTTCAATGTTAAGATAATAAATATACTTGTAGTTCACGGAACGGTAATTCCTAACTACTCTATTCATTATACACATAATTTAAAGGAAAGTCAAATGAACAGCAACAATATTTATATCTCTCCAATATGCTCTTGCGTGAAATGTCAACAAGAATTTTCTGCTAAAGGTATCAACACTCATTACATTTGTTCTCATACATCTAACAGACGTAGAAAATCATACAAAGGGTCAAATAAGTTTCAAGTAAAATGTTCATGCATTTATTGCAACGACGAAGTATCCGTACAGAATTTAAGTCGCCATCACAAGCGCCATTTTATTGAGAGCGTAGAGAAAATTTGTCCTTCTTGCCAGACAACTCATTCAAAGAACGGAACGTTTTGTTCTAGAAGTTGTGCTAATAAAAGACCTCACTCAACTATATCTAAACAAAAAATATCAAAATCAAATAAAAAGAGAAAAATGCTACAGTCTAACCCTAAATTTTCCAAGGCGTCGTGGTGCAAAGTTTGCGGTGTAATAATTCGCTATAAACATAACAGTGCATGTTCTTCAGAGTGTAGAAACTCTTTATTTGTAGAAGCAGGCAAAAAAGCAGCACAACAACGAGTGGTACGGTCAAAAGATGAAATATTGTTATTTGAATTATGCAAAAAATATTTCACCAATGTCTCACATAATGATGCCATATTTAACGGTTGGGATGCAGACATTTTAATACACGATATTAAAGTAGCAGTGTTGTGGAACGGTCCATGGCATTATAAGAAAATGCCGCATAAAAATCATTCGTTACTACAAGTACAGAATAGAGACAATATAAAGATTAATGAAATTTTAAAACTAGGGTGGACACCGATACTTTTTGAGGATCGTTATTATACACCTAAACAAGCATTTGATGAGTTAGTGAAGCGGATGATGGGAACGATCCATCCTCTTTGGCTTATGAGACCAAAATAGTCACCTGACTACTTATCCGCTATAAGCTGTGAACGTCGCCAGCGATACCTAAGTACCGATGCTATACAGCAACCCCGTTCAAAGATGGTTTAAACTGATCCCATCTTACCACGCATCGTCTAACCTTTAGATCAAATCAGTTGACGTATCTTCTTTGGATTTTAAATTGGATCAGGGACTAGGGTTCGAACCTAGATTCACAGAGTCAAAGTCTGTTGTCCGGCCAATTAGACGATCCCTGAATAAATCTTAAAGCACAATCATAACAATTATCATTGATATAAATGCAAGTGCTACAAAATATTTTTCTAATTTGTTATTCATATTCTTATTATACATCATTTAAGTAAGTTGTCAACTCTTTTATCAGGATAGTCGCTTAGACCATCTAAGCAATATCTCCTCCATTGTTGTTTATGGGCGGAGGAGACAGGATTCGAACCTGCAAATTTTTTTCGCTGTAACTATCCTATAAATTGGTCCGGGATACACGATTCGAACATGCGACCCTCTGCTCCCAAAGCAGATGCTCTACCAAGCTGAGCTAAACCCGGAATAAACTTTTAACCTGTCCTATGAACTAAATGATAACCAAATTGTGTTTGGACTGGATCTGAAATACCGCCAACTTCTAATGCAACAACTGCATCTTCAAATGGCTTAACCATCATACCTGGACCAAACTCGCCAAGATCGCCACCATTTGCTTTACTTGGACACTTTGAATATGCTTGTGCAACTCCCCCAAAATTAGCACCTTCGCTAATCTTCTGCTTCAATTCTGTTGCCTGTTCAATCGTATCTACTAAAATATGACTTGCTCTCATTATTACCTCTATATAGATTGTAGTTATATTAAATCTTTTCTATAACAATTAGGCCATTGCAATTAACCCTCTGTAATTTAAATTTCCATTCTGGGTAGTCTATCATATATTCAATGATTGCAGGTAATAGACCTAATTTATCATGCTCACCGATAGTTCCAAAAGTAAATGTATCATGGAACGCTATATATTTCCTTACTTTCGGTGCATGTCGTTGCAATTCTAAAATTAATTGTGCGTACACGTGATAGGTGTCGATAAACAACAAATCAGTTTCTTCAATCTCAATGTCTAGGACATTTGCCTGTGTGTATCGAACATCTTTACCTTGTGTGCTAGCATAGTCGAATAATATTTCAACTATTGGACTTAATTCTAAGTCGTATGATCTTAGAATTGCATCGGTATTTAAAAATGCTCTTGTGCTTTGTCCGTTTCTTACACCCATTTCGGTAATGTGATTACATTCTTTTGCCAGATTATAGAGATCTGGCAAAAGCTCGTTAATGTCACTAATCGTTGAACACGCAAGGTTATATTCTACTTCAAATAAACTATTATTCATTTAATTCTCTTTTAATAAGGATACACATCCAATTGTGATCCTCCGTAATGTGCATGATGTTTAATTTCAAATCCAAGAAAGTCTAAGTAATCTTCATTTAAACAAACATCATCTATTAGACCTTTAGTTCTTACTGAATGATTCCATACATTTTCGATGTTATATTCTAACAGTGGAATTATATCAGGTCCTAACGTTTTTTCAAAAAACTCTATACTTGAGAAAAATACATTTGTTCCTAATGCACCTTCTTCGTACCACTTAGCTGTAACTAATTCTTTACCAGTATTTTCACATTTTTCTATTAAACTAGAAAAGTTAATATTCGGTGTGTTATCATAACACAATTTTAAAAAGTGGCTAAAATTTTTTTCTTTTAGAACATTTAACCCCAAATAAATCGATCTTAATTCTGCAACACCGTGATTATTTAATCTATGTTCCGGAAACCCATCTATCTGAAATGAATTGTCTTTGTCGTATACAAAGACATCACAGTTTTCCTGTGTCACTTCGTCATGTGTAGAATGTGACACTAAACACACAAACAACTCTGGATTCTGTTGTTTGATTTGTTGACATATTGTTCTAGTCATATGTCGTTTAATATCTCGAGTTTCGCCTCCGCAATAAGCGGTAACTAAAATTGCTGTTTTTTCAGTGCTCATAATAAAAAATTGGAGCGGTGTATCGGCTTCGAACCGACGACATCTGACTTGGAAGGACAGTGCTCTACCAACTGAGCTAACACCGCATTTTAATTAAACACATTAGTCGAAGCAGATACTAAGTCGTTTGCTGCTGTTTCTGTTGACTAGACAGACTCGTTAATGTGTTTAATTAAAATGTCTAGCTACACCACATTAATTGTGCCCTAGACTGGGCTGTTACTCCGTCCATTAGATTTAACTATGGGTGGTTCTAATTCCACCCTAGTGATACTTTCAGTTTCTTCTCTATCGAAGACTTGAGGTAGATCCTATGCACCCGGTATCTATGGTTCTACCTAACCCACTTTCTTAACGTAAAAGTGTAAACGAATGTGTTTGGAGCCCCCGATAGGAATTGAACCCACAACCTACGCATTACAAGTGCGTTGCTCTACCAATTGAGCTACGGAGGCAATACTCTGCCAATTTAGTTGATGTTTATTTAAAACATAAACTTTAATATTATTTTGTAAACAAACTTTTTCGATTTTATTTCGATCCTTACTAATTAAATAATCATTTTTAGGATCGAGGTAAACATCATAATCTTTTAAATAAAAGTCCGGATAATAACGATGAGACACATTGTTATCATCAGTCCATAAAATATAACTAGGCCTTATCCAAGATATATTATTTTCATCTAAACTCTTTGCTACTTGTATCTCATAGTCTGAATGTAAATTTACAATACTACCATCTTTACAAGTGTACCACTTTCTATTTTTAGATGTATGTCCACCTAATTCATTTTTTCTAGCAATTTCAGAAAGCTTCTTTTTTGTTAACTCTGTATGAGTACGTTTTTTTGCAGCATCTGAAATACGCTGTTTTGCTTCATCAGATAATTTATATATTAAATTATTTTCTTTCGCCTTTATATATTGATTAGAACTTTTTCTTTTCGAATAGTCAACTATCGATATCTTTCGGTTCTCATTTAACTTACATCTAATTTCGTGTTGTTTTAACGAATTTAAACTTTTACATTCTTTATTACAATATATACATTTCATAGTCTTTTATTTATACAAAAGACTAGTGCATCGCCATTTATGCTTAGGGGGCGTAATTTTAATTAACTTTACTTATCTGTCTTACTAACTCTTGTCTAATTTTTCCTTTTGATTTCTTATCAGACGCTTTTTCTAACATCACTTCAAGTTGACTAACACTTTGCGATCTTAGTCTAACTCTACCATTTCTTGTCATTCCTGGACTTTTACGTGGTCTATTTGCTTTACTAATTGTTGCCATCTTGTTTCTCTATTGCGTTAATATGTGTATAGTTTACTTAGTTTCTTTGTGTTTGTCAAGTAGTTTTTTATGAACTGCTTTATCTGGATTAAGTTTTCCGTCAACTACTATCGGACCTCGTTCTGCTTTGGAAAAATCATAAGACTTTCCAAAAATAGCATCCCAATTCTGATCAAACTTTTCTTTAGGAATACTAAGTGGTCTTGGTCTACTTCCTTTACCTGCCATAATATCTCCTATAAATTAGTGTAGAGCTCAAGTTTCTCACGTTTGAGCTTGACGACTCTACTGCCGGGGATATGTCCTAACGCTGTTCCCAATTCGCGCCTGCCATTAATCAGTGAGCTCAGGCCTCACACTTCTTTGGTTTATTTAACGTGTCGAAGTTAACACGGAGTTCGATTTTATACTTCTTCGAATCTAGGAAACAGACTCGAACACTCTACTAACTTATACTTTGAAGTATTCAACTCTGTGTCATAAAATGATTTACTAACTTTTATGATTGAACGTGTTGGAGACGTTTTCCTGTGGATCATAGCAAACGATAATCCGTCCCCTAATGATGCAACCCATTCTTTATAGTTACCTAACGATACAGTTTTACGATTCTTTAATTCTTGTTGAAGATCAGAAACTATTTTACTTTCTAATTTTTCAAATTGGCTAGCATCAGGTTTTCCTAGGCTAATCCATTCTAGTCTAGCTCGCATCAACCTTTCTTCAATTTGTTCTCTTGTTATTTGTTGTGTCATATTTTTCTTTAAATTTGGTGGAGAATAGCGGGATCGAACCGCTCCTTCAAGAATGCAAATCTTGTGTGCCCCCAACAACACTTATTCCCCTAATGGCTGGCAAGGAGGGGATCGAACCCCCGACCCAGTGATTAACAGTCACTTGCTACTACCGTCTGAGCTACTTGCCATTTACTCTTTATATTATTTTAATTTGGTGGAGAGTGAGGGATTCGAACCCTCGGAACGAATTTCTTCGTTCGACAGATTAGCAATCTGCTGGTTTAAACCAACTCACCCAACTCTCCATTATTCTACTTTTTCTTTCGTTTTTCTACTTCGTTAACTGCATCAGCTAACGCACTGGAAAAATTCAGTGCTGCTTGTTGACTTAGTATGGTACTTGAGCTATACGTGACATAGCCTCTAAACCACACATCTCTAGTGACTCGCAATCTATGTGCAATACCATTAACAAGTTCTTGTAGTGAGTTTACAATAGAAAACAACCAAGGATTGTCTATTTGGTAGACATTATACGTTGATACACGTTTCCACCAGTCAGTTTTTTGTGTTGCCTCGAACTCAACAATTACTTCGTCAAAGTCGTCAACACAGACACTAACTTCGATATGATCGTCTTCATTTCCGCAATCGCAATCGACTCTATAATATTTAGAGTCACTAAAATCGTGTGTCAACATTATACCTTTAGCTGGTGTTTGTGCTTTCATATTACTCGTTTAATTATAACAGGATGCTGTTTGGCTTTTTTTTCAATAAAAGTTTTTTAAATTGCTGCAAGCATCCTAAAAATTAGAGACAGCAAGCCTAGCTTGTACATTATATGCTACGTGTCACACTTATCCGGTGATCGTACTATCTCATTAATTGGTACCTCAGGCCGGACTCGAACCGGCACGCCGTAAAGCGAGGGATTTTCTTACCACTATAGTTTTCACTACCATTTCTGTTTGTGGTCTGGACTATACCTTCATCATAGCATATTATGCTTTAGATGTTCGCCGTCTAGTCTCTACACCTTCCTATCTCTAGGCTTGGCTCGGTATTAGCATTTTAAAGCCTTCACCGAATTTGACGAATTCTACTTCTAAAGTTTCCTATAGAGCACTCAAATTTTTCTAAGTCCCTTGTGTCTACCTATTCCACCACTAAGGCAATAAACTTTTTAATTTTGTTTAACTTCTTTATGTTGTACATTATACAGTCTTGTGTACTTATGTCAACCTTTTTTTACTACAGGATCTCTTGATTTTAAGGAATCGAACCTTATAATGGCATGGAGCCATATTATCCAAAGATATTTGCTGTAAAGATCCTAAAACCAACGGAATAGTTGTTGCCCCGATTTTACTTCTTAGAGCAGTGAAGTTTGCTCAGGTAACCCGAGCCCAATGGAGCGATTATTCATCGCGTTAAGTTGCTGTACCTATTCCTAATTTGGCGGTTCCAACGAGAATCGAACTCGTCCCTTCGCTGTGACAGAGCGATATACTAACCGATATACTATGGAACCAATCTTGGCGGAGGGAGGCGGAGTTGAACCCCCAAGGGCTTATTAGGCCTCGACGCTTTTCAAGAGCGCTTCCGTCACCAATCGGATTGCCCCTCCTTTACTCTTTATTCAGGTAACTTTTTACCAGCTTGAAAATCTTTCAATTTTAATCCGCCTGTGTATTGGAAATGAGGATATTCCTTAAATGTCTTCCAATCACCGGCCCATTCTAAACCTACACTCTTACCAACTCGACCGCAGGTTTGCCACACTTCGCCAGCATAACCAGTTGTTTTCCAACTTGGCTTACCATTTAGTAGCGGCACAATATCAAACGCCACACGCCAGTTATGATAACTCTGACCGCCTCGAGCGTTCGTGACCTTAGGTCCTTTGCGGGTTCTTCCTTGTGCATACAGTGCATCCTGACTTGCAAAGTCTCTATATGTGCTAGTTACTAGCACTGCTATTTCGTGATCATCCCAAAGTTTTTTAATCATTTCGCGAGCCATTGCTTCGACTTTAGGATGAAGATCTTCTAACTTTCTACTGTTAATCATAGTTATCTCCTATTATAACAGTATTTAATAAATTTGTTGTAAACCTTCCACCACAACATAGGAAGCATTATGCAGAATTTATCAGCGCCTCTGCTTATGAAAAGATACTGATTGGGTCCGAGCCACTTACAAATCCCGACGGATTGATATCTTTTCTTAGGGTACGTTATTGCAGAACTACTCGATGGTTGCCATAATACGTACTTGAACCGTCATCTTTCTAATTGTATGCCTACAATTGATTTCGTCCCTACTAACATTTACAACAAAACTGGTACGGGTGGTGAGATTCGAACTCACACTACAGAGATTTTAAGTCTCTTGACTCTGCCTAGTTGGTCTACACCCGCATTAAATTGGTACCCTCGGTCGGATTCGAACCGACACTTTACGGAATCTAAATCCGCTCACTCTACCAAGTTGGTGTACGAGGGCATAAACTATTATAGTAAAACATACTCCCAGTAACCGTCCTAAGTTACTGTGTGCTGTTTCCAGCAAGGGACCATTATATAGTTTACCTTGCTTCCGGCGCATTACCTCCGTCAAGTAAGGACAAAAGTATGTTTTACTATAACTACACTATTTCTTCGTTAAACATAGAAGACGGAAACAAAAATCCTCGAACAGGAATATCTCTACGCGAACTAAGACTATAAAAACAAGTCTCCCTGTAATCGATTTTCAATATCCAATTTAGAGTGTAAGAAACATCAATTTTATATTCTCGTAAAATATCATTTCGAGTTGAATATGCCGTTTCCCACCAGCGTTCGATTTTAGGTACATCCAACAATCTTAAAATCTGTTTCTTCGGCGTATATCTATACATTTTTGTCCCCGTTTTGTCACTAAAGCTATATAGAAACACACTACCAGTCCCGGGGATTCGAACCCCTTTCTCTTATAGTTTTCCTCGACTTTTACGGTCGGGCAAGTAGTGTGTTTTTATTTAACTTATGTATTGTATTATACAGCCTTTTATTTAGTTGTCAACCTAAAAGTGAATACATTGTAAGATACTTTTCCAATCTATAGATACAATCATCAATTTCCTTCGACAGAGAAAGAAACTTTGCTGTTGCAGTGTTAGTTCTTTGAAGACTGTTAAGTCTTCTACATTCAACTGCTTCGCTACTAAGATCAGTGATCATTAGTTCAACATTCACGATCATCTTATACAGATCTCGTTTGGCCTGAGGGTCGTTTAATTTAAAAACTCTGTTATGAAGACACGCGAGTTGATCACGTAAATGTTGCATATGAATACATTGCTAAATGAACATAGAAGTATTTTATACTTGATCACAGCAGTTGTCAAGTGTTTGGCCCGCCTTGAGGGATTCAAACCCCCGACAGCCGGTTTCGAAGACCGGAACTCTATTCACTGAGCTAAAGGCGGTAATTTATAATCTTGTTTCTGTCTACATAACCATACAACTGATTGAAATCTATCCTGGTTGAATGGAATTAAATTAACTTGGTTTGAAACTCGACTTATATCTCGATTACGAATTTCAAACCAATTCCAAATTTTATTTAGCAGAACAGTTTGTATATATTCTTCGTTCGGCCCATAATCATGCGCCATAATAATATCATTAACTTTTATAAAAGGTGCCAACAAATTAACTTCTTGGACTTTATTTCCGCCATCGCATAATACTAGAGTTAATCCCGGTTCTTGAATTAACTTAATCAAAGAATGATCGACACCCCGATAGTTTAAGAACATATCTTTTATGATAACATCAACACCTAACTTACGTATTTCATCATATTGTGGTTGTTCTATAACATCGAACGACGTAATCTTAGTACTTAGATTTAAATTATCGACAGCAAACTTTAAAAATCGAGTAAAACCTCCGATAGCAGTCCCGATTTCTATTATTCGACTAGGTCGAATATCTTCTAAAAAATCAAAAAATATTTCATATGCATCATGGCATTGTTGCGCACCATGATGATTAAATTCCGATATAGCATCTCCTTGCGGTATATTATTATACTTTGTTATATATTGGTTGATATTCATGAGATATTTAATCTATAATTTGGCACCGACTGCAAGAATCGAACTCGCATTATATCCTTAGGACGGATCAGTCTTATCCATTAGACGAAGTCGGTTAAGAACTCTATTGTTTTAATGTAACTACACGCATCAGTAATTGATTTTACTTCAAGAGTGCGAGTCCATTTACCTCGACTTGCACAAACACAAGTGGTACCATTTAGGATAAAACATTCTTTGTGATAGATATTGATTTTACCCGAAGGTAATATTTCAAATTCGAAACCTAATGCATCTAATTGATCTTTTGTCATTTTGCTACTAAATTATTTTTAAATATTTCTGTACACTTTTTCCAAGTCCAATTATAAGACTCATCTTCGACATATTTTCTTGATAAGTTCATTGCAGCTTGTATTGCAGTTATATCAAACTTGTCAACTAAGTATCCACTTTTACCTTCTCTGATGATTTCTTCCGAAACCGTTCCTTTATATGCTAACACCGGAGTACCTGATGCAATTGCTTCTAATTGTGTTAGACCAAATGTGTCATTTTTTGATGGAAAAATAAAAACATCAGCATTAGCATAAGTTTCTGCAAGATCGACACCGATTCGTTTTCCAGCAAATGCTACAGCTTCAGAATGATATTTGTCCATTAATTCGTGCAAGTAAGGACCATCTCCGACAAGTACTTTTAGATACCCTTCCGGAACCGGTATTTCACAAAAATCATCTAGACCTTTTTCTTTAGAAACTCTGCTAACACAAAGAATAACTTTAAGATGAGAATCAATTGGTCGGTTTCTATGTGTGGAATTGAACACTTTTCGATCTACACCACGCTTCCAAACTACTAGATTAGCAAATCCTTTATTAGATAATATCTCTTTAACTTTAAAAGTCGGAATTAGTACATTTTTAGATTTAGTGTGAAACCATTTAAAATAACCATATGTAAATTTCGTTGGAATTTTGAACATATCATAGATAAATTCTGGAAACATCGAATGATATGATGTAGTATAGTTGTATCCTTTTGTATCACAATACAGTTTCCCAGCTAATCCTACTGGTCCTTCTGTTGCAATATGTATATAATCTGGATCAATACATTCAATTTTATTACCAATTTTATAGATATTTAAAGAAATATCTATTTCTTTATAAAAAGGTAAAGAAACAGTTTTGAAATGAGATGGATTAATCCAATGTACATCGAAATCTTTACTTAGAATATCTGCGGTAGTTTTGAGAGTTCTAACTACGCCGTTTGTTTGTTTTTCAGTTGTATCAGTTATTATTAGTAGTTTCTTCATTTATTTTTATAATCTCTTCTTGAATCTGATTCCATACAATTATTTCAAAGGAACCATCGAAATGCTCAACTAATGCTGTACAAGATTCTACCCAATCACCGGAGTTTAAGTATTCTATGCCGTTAATTGTTTTTATTTCTGCATTGTGTATATGTCCGCAGATTACACCATCGTAGAATTTTCTATTGCAATACTCGGTTATGTTTTCTTCAAACTTAAAGATAAAGTCTACAGCACCTTTAACTTTCTTTTTCAATGCTTTGCTAAAAGACCAATATCCGAACCCCAACTTATGTCTGATCCAATTGTAATTAGAATTTAAACTTAATAGTAAGTCGTATGCCTTATCCCCTAAAAAACTTAGCCAAGGTGCAATCTTTGTTATACCGTCAAACAAGTCTCCATGAATAACAAGATATCGTTGTCCGTTTACGCTAACATGATCAGTTTTATTAACAAATTCTACTTTGCCAAAATTTATACCATGCGATATATAAGGACGAATTGCCTCGTCGTGGTTTCCTGTAATAAAGATGACTCTAGATTGTTTCGAAATCTTTAAAAATTTTCTAATAACATCAGTGTGAGATTTTTTCCATCTCCATTTATTCTGTTTTATCTTCCAAAGATCAATAATATCACCGATGAGATAATAAGTGTTTGCAGTGTTATGTTTTAGAAAGTTTAGCAGTAACTCTGCTTTAGAGTCTTTACTACCTAAATGTATATCTGAGACAAAAATTGATCGGTATCTATTTTTCATATAACTTAATCCGGAACATTGTAATACAGATTAAATCCGATTAAGTGATTCATCTGATCGTTAACTAAATCTTTATCGATATAGACATTTTGATATCCTATCTCAATTTTAGTTTCGTTATTTAACTGAAAGTATGGTCCGATAAATAATCTATTCTGATCAAATCCTTGTACCGGTCCCCATGCAACAGTATTACAGTTTACAAATGCTTCTTCACTTATAGCAAGCCCCCATTCTTTTGCAATAGGATAAGAATATTTTATCTGCTGTCGAAAACGTAATGCAGTTCCGTAACCTTCTTCTAACGTTCTCTGTTCAAATCTTGTTCTTAACTGCAACTTTCCATCTTCTTTAAAGTCTTGAATATTCATAAATTGCTGCCACGCACGATTTTCATTCACGTCGGATTTAGCAGATGGCGGTTGACTATATTGATACAAATAACCGATCATTACAGAATTTTCTTTATCAAAGTTATACCCGAACCCTAAACGAATAGGCGCTGATCCAATATCGTATCCGGTTTTCTTAAATGATTGCGGATATTGCTGACTTCGAATATTCGCCTCAAACATATAGGTCCAAGGTGAATCTTTTCCAAACTTTCCGTTAATAAATGCAGCAGTCCACTGTCCAAACAAATGTTCTTCTTCTGCAAATGCAGAAGACGATAGAAATAATAAAACAAATAAAAATCTCATTATGGCACTATTAATGAAAATAACACTATCAACATTACCCAAACTGAAGCTAACTCAATGACTTGATCCATATATTGTTCCTCATAAAACAATATTTAAGCATACAAAGATTACAGTATTATTACAGGATTGCAAATTTGGAGCTCTAATCGAGAATCGAACTCGAGTTTCTGTCGTACCAAGACAGCGTAATAGCCATTATACTATAAGAGCATTAAAATAGGAATCGATCACATTGGTGACCTTTTGGTGCATTTGGATTCTTTTTGCAAGGCTCGTAGCCCACTGTACAAGCTACGAGTGTTGCTAACACAAACAATATTACTATTCGCATAAACCTCCTTGAGCTTTGATGTTTTCAATAAGTTCTTCGAGTAAGATAGGCTTGTAATCAGTATTTTCAACACATGCAGAATAATACCACGGATCAATCTTTCCGTTTAACATTACACGATTCGCATGAGTGTGACCGTGAACATTTGCCTTAAATCTACCCTTACTTTCTGCATGAACAGGGATATGACTAAAAATCATATTGTTCATTACATGATATGCACGAATATCTCTAAAATGTGCAGTGTAATCGTTCAGCTTAAAGATATCATGGTTACCTTTGATTAAGACCTTGTCACCGTTCAATCTATGTAAGATATGCAGTGCTTTACGATTAATTACTACATCACCTAAGTGGTAGCATTTGTCTTTTGGTCTCACAGTTTCATTCCACAGCTGGACCATTGCTTCGTCCATCTCTGTGGGATCATCCCAGGGACGCAGTTTAGTCACTCCGTCATTGCGGAGAAATTTACAAACTCCCAAGTGTCCAAAATGGGTGTCACTTACTACAAATACTCTTGTCATATGCCCTCCTTTCGTTAACAGGATCCGTTTTACGTTGCTCTACCACTGAGCTACCCAAGAAACGTAGTTTCCTCGGACAGGACTCGAACCTGTGACCTACGGCTTAAAATGCAAATAGTATGCTGAATGGATCCTAAAATTGGAGCGGGAGATGGGATTTGAACCCACGACATTCAGGTTGGCAACTTGACGCTCTACCACTGAGCTACACCCGCATTATTTGGAGCACCAGGCCGGATTCGAACCGACGGTTTTACAGTTTTGCAGACTGTTGCATTGAGCCTCTCTGCCACTGGTGCATTATTTGGTGGTTGAGGTAGCACTCGAAGCTACACATTCGTCCGTATGAAGGACGCTCTCTCCCTCTTAAGATACTCAACCATTATTCTATAACTTCTAACAAAACTAGCTTATAACCTTGTACTGCTCTAAGTGCAGTTTCTTTATTAGGGTACACATTAAAAAGTTTACCTATAGGTTCTTCTAAAATAGCCCAAGGATTTAACATAGTGTAATTATTCTTTACAACCTTAACTTTCGTTCCTTCGTAGGGATTCTTCATACTCTTTATATTCTGCTATTGTTTGTGTCCAAGATGTATGCAGTATGCCCACACCTCCCATCTCTTTCCATTGTTCTATGTTACTACGAGTGTCGTCAATTAGCAACCTTTTCGGTTTAGAATAATAACACTTCATATGTTTTCCCGGAACAAACACAGGGTGAAATTCAATTTCGTATTCTTTGAGCCAACTACGCTTTTGCCTACTCAATTCGTTTAAATACTCTTCACGTGCTGTTGACGTTAATATACAGATAGGAACCTGTTTATGCAGGTCTCTTAAAAATTCTAATCCTAACTGTAAATCATGCATTGGGTCAAGAGTTTCAAAATGTTTATCTTCAACAAACTTATGAAACTGCCCAGTATAACCTTTTTTCGTTTCTGCATTGTAATCTACTTCAGGAATGACCTTGTACAGAGATTTAAATCTAGTATAGAAGTCTGACAAAACTCCATCCATATCTACAAATATTTCAGTGATCATTTTAAATATTTTCTAGTGTAATTTGTTTTTGTAGAATCATTAAAATCTATGATGTTATGTTTAACATAACCATAATAAAGTGCAAGGGCCGCTAGATAGACAAAAACAATTCTAGTATACTGTATACGACCGCCCCATAGATTAGACAATACAACCAACGACATTCCGATCATAATCGAAAATAAGTTGATATATTGAATATCTATTTCAAAAAAGTGATTCATACATTATATATCAATTCATTACTGCCATATAGAAACATACTACCAAAGCGTCTTTCTGTACTATGAGTATAGCGACCACGATGCCTACCCTCTTACATCTTTCGAATGGTGCATATAGTATGTTTTTATATAACTACCATATAGAAATACACTCAATGAAATTAGCGTCCTAATTTCTAGGCTTTTTACGACTTATTTGTTTAATGTGGTTCGTCTCCCCCACGCCTGAGTGTATTTTTATATGGTAGGGGTGCAGGGTAACGATGTATAAATAACTTATGCCTAAGTATACATCATGTCCATGTTCTTGCATAGTCTGTAGACTACCAAAAACTTCAAAAGGAATTCATTCTCATTACCTTATTGTTCACACAGAAGAAGGTAAAGAACAAAATCGCAAAAATCGATTAGCTGGAGGCTTACTTGGATCTACTATCGTAAAACAAGAAGCAATAAAAGTCCAAAATCGATACTTGAGTTCCCCTAACAATTGTAAACAGTGTAACATACAATTATCGTATAGTCAACGACATAATAAATTTTGTTCATTATCATGTTCGGCAACTTTTCATAACGAAAATCGAAAAGGAGTTGCCCTTTCACCGGAAATTAAACAAAAAATATCTAAGAGTGTCAAACATGCTAATGAAAATAAACCATCGTATTCAAAAATATCATTTTGTTGTATTTGCGAAAAAGTTATTCCACACAAAATAGTTAAAACGTGTTCGTCAGAATGCAAATCCAAATTGCTATCTAAAAATATGATTGAACGAATCAAAAAATATAAGAGAAGTAACTATCGTCGTGATAAACAATCATATTTAGAAAAATCTTTTGAAGATTGGTTATCTACCAATGACATTTCTTTAATATATAAAGCTGAATACACTTTTAGAAATCATATAACAAAAAAATGGTATTTTGTAGATTTCTACTTTCCTGAAATAAATCTAATAGTCGAATTAGACGGAAAACAGCACGAAAGTTTTAAACATAAAGAAAAAGATCGATTGCGAGATGAATATCTTAAAACTTATTTAAATATAGATGTTTTTAGAATATCTTATAATGAATACAAATTAGGATCCAAAATAGAAAAACTATTAGAACTATTCCAGTATAGTAAATTACACTTATAAAATAAAATTTAGTATAGTGGTGGGGCGAGTGGGACTCGAACCCACTATGGAAAACTCCGTCAGATTAAAAGTCTGATGCCTGGCCAGTTAGGCGTCCGCCCCAATGTTGGTCCCCTGCCACAGTAACGATCTGTGTTCTACGAGTTAAGAGCTCGTTGCATCACCTTAATGCTTGCAAGGGTTAGTAACGTTTCTATCTTTAACGTGCTAATCTTAAACCAACGTTGGGGTCTAAGGTAGCACTATCGTTTACCTTGTTTCATACTTGTTCCTTTTTAATTTCGTCTGGCGTGAAAACATAATATGTGAATCGGCATTTTGGAATATCAAAAAACCAAAACTTTCTAGCATTATCTGCTACCTTTGCAGTCTTCCACTTGTTATACTTTCGATATTTCTTGTACATATAGTTTCTTAGTTATCAGGTTTGTGTGAATACATGCTACCGTTACACCACATTGAACGACCAACTTCAATGCTAGGATTCGAACCTAGTCCTTCTTTTTCGCAGAAAGATAAAATATTTTAGTGCTGAAACAAACCTATTTTGGTGGTCATTTTATTTCAAAATACTTATTGATTAAGTATTCTGCTTTTTCTTTTGAAGACGTATACCATAATGCTGAATCGTCGTGATTTGAAAGTATTTTATTAGAGTTAAAAAAGTAGTTCATAAACGCTTGTCCATATCTATATGTCGGATCTCTAATAACATCTAACATATATTGTTTTTCAAATTTTTCAAAGTCCTCTTTAGGTATTATAACAGGATAGTTTTTAGCGTTTTTCATTAAAAGTGAAGTGCTTATTCGTGCTGAACCTATCCTTCTTAATTTTAAATTAAAGTACTATAGTTTTAGTACTTTGTCAACAAGTTTTAATAAATATTTTTGTAGTTCGCGGAATGGGGATTCCCAACTACTCTAACGCTTTAGAGGAGCATCAGCATGAATATTTATTTCAAACCTACTTGGTTATATGTTAAACGTCATAAGATTACAGGTTTACAATATTTTGGAAAAACCGTTAAATCTAATCCTTATTCTTATTTCGGGTCAGGTACGTATTGGACCTCTCATATTAACAAACACGGAAAAGAATATGTAGAAACTGTGTGGGTTCAACTGTTCGAGGACAAACTTGAATTAATGTCATTTGCAGAAACATTTTCAAGTATGTTTGAAATAGTCAAATCACCAAAATGGGCAAACCTGTGCCCAGAAAATGGAACTGATGGTGGATACCGCCCTAACAATTATTTTAAAATTTTTAATAAAGAAAAAAAATCGGAAAAAATTCGACAATCAATATCAAACTCTCTTAAAGGAACTGCGAACAGATCACAACCGATTTTAGTTAATAACCTTAACTTTGCCTCAATGAAAAAAGCTAGTATATATTTTAACGTAACTGAACAAACTATTTACAATTGGATTAAAAATGGTAAAGCTATAAAATTATAGCTTTACCATAGCAAAAATACTGATTACTATCCTAAAATTATACAGGATGACATTTAACGTTTTAGATTATCAGTCTAATGTTTTATTGTTGCTGTAATCATCCTTAATTCTTAATATGTATTATACAGTCTTTTCTAACTGTGTCAACCTTTATTTTTGGTGCCCAAAGAGAGATTCGAACTCTCAACATAACCTTGCTTCTCGAACAAGTGACTTTACCAGATTTGTCCACTTGGGCATAATTGGTGCTCCCTGACAGGATCGAACTGCCGTCTTTGCGATGTAAACGCAAGGCCTTACCATTAGACGAAAGGAGCATTATTTGGAGTACGCCTGGGAGTTGAACCCAATTTATCTGCTATGCAGGGCAACCTCTTGCCAATACGCACATGTTGGTACTCGAGGAGAAATGAACTTTTGATTTAACTACTTATTAGGACAATTATCAAAATGCCATCTGTTCATAGCATTTATTTTTCCTTCTTTATTACAATAAGGACAAATAACCATTTTGAATTCTATGAATCTAGATTTTCTGTTTTTTGGACATGATTCACGTGGTTTTCCTTTTAAAGATGCCGATAAGTTCTTTTTATGTTCGTCAGATAAATGTTTACCTTTACGTGCAAGAGTTGTTGCGGGTTTTGGTTTTCCTAATTGCCATTCACTCATTTTCTTTCTAGATTCATCTGAAACAGAATGGCCAGTTAATGCCTTTCGAAGTTTTTCTTTCGTTTCTTCCGAAACATGCCTTCCTAACATAGATTTTATTCCTTGGGAATGTATGAAATCAAATCCTCCGTGCCCTCCACGATTGAGATTATAGGTATCATTTCTTAATAAAAACTCGTTATTAACTACCTCTTTTTCTCGAGCATACATTTCTTCAGCTGAACAGAACTCTTCTAAAATAGTCTTAGTAAAATTATCTTTGCCGTACTTTTCTATAGCATGACGAATAATAGTTCCGGATCCCATATAACCGTCATCCATTGACTTAGTTTTATGGACACCGATGTAGATTTTTCCGTTTAGATTATTTTTAATCTCATACATGTAATAGTACACAAGTATATCCTCGCATGTATTTATGCTATGCCTTTGAGCTACTCGAGTTTGGTGCTCCTACCGGGGATCGAACCCGGATTACCGGCTTGAGAGGCCAGCGTTCTAACCATTAAACTATAAGAGCAATATTTGGCCCGCCGAGCAGGAGTCGAACCTGCATGTGTCCAATTACCTTTCACCTGGTTCGTAGCCAAGGGGGATATCGGCGGATAAATTGGTTGCTACAGATTACTGTGCTGTAGCACCACAATTAGTTTTTACCAGCGTCGCCAGTAATCGTAATAAAAAGGATCATATCGATAATAATCGTAATAACGACGACGATAATAATCATAGTCATAACAATCATAATCTCGATAAGGTCTGCGGTAAGGATAGTAATGCATAGTTGCGCTCCTATAAAATGAGTAAAGAGTTTACTCATATGTAGTTATAGACTTAAACCATGCAAATTTCCGTACTATAGTATTGGTGCTACCGACTGGGATCGAACCAGTGTTAGTTATTTGGTAGGAGGTCTAGGAATTGAACCTAGTTCTTATCCTCTTCAGGGATACGCTGAAATCACCAGACTAGCTCACCTCCCAAAAACTTTTCGTATTGTTCTTTTTCAACAATAACAATATTTTTGTCTGGATATGTTCTTATTACAATATCCATCTTTTCTCTATCACTACCCCACCATCTACCTTTAACTTCTAGATAGACGTTATACGCAGGAAGATAAAAATCAGGAGTATAGCAACGAAGTTTTCCGTCCATTATATACTCCAAGATGTCTTTATTAGTTTTAAGTTTTTTCCACTCTATTCCTAACTCTTCAAATTTTAACGCAACGTTTCTTTCCCAAGTTCCTTGAACTTTTTGTCCAGCAACTTCATACCATTTGGCTCTTCCACCTTTATTGTTAATGGATAATTTTTGACCAATTTTTCGTTTAGCGTCTTCGGTATGTTTTTTTCCTAAAAAAGTTCCGACTTTTCCCTTTAAAGTATTTGAATGTTTTAAAACTCGTTGATCGGTTTCTTTTGTTAAACCAGCATTCCAAGGTATATATCCCTTTGGTTTGCCTGATGCTTTATATGCGATCTTATTTGGATTTAAAGTACATCTAACATAATGTTGTTTATATGCAACTGGACTCTTACAAAGTTTTTGACAAAATGTACATTCTAAATTTAATGGAACATTGAGCATAATTCATTTCCTATGCTAATAACACTTATTTAGCATAAGTCCAGTACATGAACCATCATTGTTACAGTAGCAATTAATTGGTGGAGACCGAGGGAATCGAACCCTTCTAGACACGAGGATTGCAAATCGACGCCGTAGCCCACTACTGCCCCCATATAAATGTATGCTATATCACACACCCTTGTGACCTCAGCTCTAATTACAATGTAACCTACGAGTAGGACCTATACAGGTATAACATACTTAAATTGGCTCCATCTGTTGGTACCGACCCAACCTCATGCGGTTAACAGCCGCAGGTGCTCACCATGAATACTAAGATGGAATAAATTGGCACGCCACCAAGGATTTGAACCCTGAACATTCGGGTTGGAGCCGAAGATGTTACCGTTACACCAGTGACGTATAAAATGGTGCCTCTACTAGGAACGGAATATAAACCCGCTGTTCTACCATTAAACTATAGAGGCTTAAAAATTGAAGTAAATGTTTATGGGATTCGAACCCAACCCTGATCCACTTTCGCATACTCATCCACGCCTGCAAGCGTTTCAACTTCTGCTACTTGATTCACAATGCCAACCAATACACTTAACAACCGATATTACATATTTGCAGATACATAATATCGTCTCCAAAACTTGGTACCCCCGAGCAGGATCGAACTGCTGTCTACCGGTTATCAGCCGATTGCTCTCCCATTGAGCTACAGAGGCATAAATTGGTCTCCCTGCGGGGATTTGAACCCCGACCACACCGCCCCAAACGGTGTATGCAACCAAGTAACACTTCAGAGAGTTAAAATTGGGGTGACTAACGGGTATCGATCCCGTGCTTACACTTTCACAGAGTGTGGTGCTTCCATTACACCATAGCCACCATTGTTTAACAGAATGCTATTACGTATAGGACGGCTGTGCTACCACTACACCAACTACTAATTTAGGTAAGTAGTACAAGAATCGAACTTGTCATCGCCGTTTGGCATAGTAAAGATTGTTGCTGGAAGCATTCTTTAATATTAGCAGGATGCTGTTTTACTTTTATATTCCCAAAATATATGTAAATTTGTTGCTGCAAGCATCCTAAAATTGGTACTCGATACGGGAATCGAACCCGTCTTTCCGGATTGAAAGTCCAGCGATCTAACCGATAATCTAATCGAGCATTGTAATTGGCGCCGCTGAAGGGAATCGAACCCTCCTATATCTCGCAGACAACGAGCTGACCTACCCAGAGGACTACAACGGCATTGTTTGGTACACCTGCGGGGACTCGAACCCCGTTCTCCTGATTGAAAGTCAAGGATCCTAAACCGAGTAGACGACAGGTGCATTGTAATTGGTGGACAGAGCTAGATTCGAACTAGCGATGCCAGAGGCGGATGATTTACAGTCATCTGGTTTTAACCACTCACCCATCTGTCCTAAAATTGGTGGGTTTCTAGAGAATCGAACTCCTTGTCAACCACCCCTCTGTTTTTTGACTTCGGTTTTACAGACCGCTGAGGGGAAAGAAACCCATATTTTTTATTGTTTTTTAGATTGCTTCAATAAGTTATGTTTTGTAGAGGCAATACTTAGTTTCCTTTTATGCTCATCTGAAAGAACTTTTCCTTTCATAGAAGAACTTATTTTTTCTTTATGCTCTTTAGAAAATGTTTTTCCTTTGAGCTTATTAATTTTTCTACCTTTTTCCCATCCTAATGGAATTATTTGATCTTTCTTTATTTTTTTAGATTCATTTGTAGTCGTGTTACTAATCCATATAGTACCAAACTGGGAATTTTTCTCACCTTTTTGAAAGAAACTTATAGATTCAGAATGTGAAAGACGATAGGATTCGAACGCTCTCGAAGTAATTCTTCTTTGTTTTTGACTCGACAAAGCCATCATCATAAATGCCATAACTAACTTATAATGTTTATCGCCGGTTGGATGTATCTTAATTAGTAACCAATGACAAAGAAAATGTTCTCGAGCAGACAAGTGAACTATGTTTTCTTCATTATCATTTCCTCCTAATGACCGAGGAATAATATGATGTTTTTCAGTATATCCATTATATCTATTATATCTATTTTCTAATCTATTTTGAATTATGTTATTGTAAATTTTAATATAGTTCATTAAATGAACCTGTGTCTATCACAGGTATTTATTAAATAATCTGTTCGATCGAACCTACTTGCCGAAGCGGGTGGGTTACAGCCACTTGCCCTACCATTAGAGCATCTCCTCCGTTAACTTATACACTCTCCGCTATGCTTTTTGACCACTTCGTATGTGGAAAGAAGAGTGTGTATTAAAACATACTGTACTTGGTACGTTTGCGTCTTAGCTGCAACCTTCACGTTGCAGGACCGACAGTATGCTTTAATACGCTAGGTTCTGACTTGTCATCCTGCCAAGAATAACTTTTATGCCCCTAGGCCGCCCGTTCGCAACATGTTTTAAGTGCGTTGCCAGGACCACGTTTCCTGTATTTGCACACTTTACGATCAACGGAAAATAAAGTCAACCTCTAATTTTCCTCCCGTTTATCAACAAAAAACCCGGAGTGTTTAGTTCCGGGTCTTTGTTAAAATCTTTGTAGTTTGTCTACTACATAAGCCTTTCCAAAGACCCCATTGTTTCTTGATCGCGATAATTGCTAAAGCTAATCGCAGACCACATAGGCACTGTACCGCATATCGGTGATAAGCTAATATGTTTAAGTGTCAGTGCGAAAGTCATTTGTTTATATTTCTTTAATTTCTTAATGTTTGTATAGTTTACTACTTCTTCTCTGTGATGTCAACCGTTTTTGACAAACACGCATAATTCGTTGTTGTTCCACTGTTTGTTGAAACAAGTAAAGAGCCTGCTAAATTACAAGCCTCCATACTGTTGAACTCACCTACTGTAGACCACGTTGCTACACCTGGTGCTATTAACTGTAAAATTAAAAGTATGTGTGTCATTGTCTTCTAAGTGTAAGCTCTGTTTCTTCTGTTGTCAACCTCTTTTTTAGCGGCTACAACATCCCAACAGTTGAACTATTGTAAAGTTATTTAGTCTTTTTGTCAAGACCTGGGTTAAAAGGCTGGTTTTTGAGGCAAAATTGATTTTTGACTTAAAAACTCAACCCAAAGTTTGTAATCAAGCTGATCAATCTTAGAAATGTCAACTTTCAGTTTACCTTCTACATTACGGATGTAAAAAGTAAATTCACTCGGTATGATCATAAGTTGTGCAGTTGTGTGCATCTGCCCTGGATCAACCGCAGTCCTAAACGGATTTAACTGTCCATTTCTTGTATAATCCTTTGCTAGTTCGTCTAGCAGCTCAAGTGGTGTACTAGCAGTGTTAGCTAAATTTGTCGAAATTTTAAATCTACTTTCGCTAGACTTTCTATTGAAAGTTTGATGAGCGTCACTATCACTATGCTGATAACCAGTGTTAGGTAACCAAATACCATGATTAGTTCTAACAACAATATCGGTATGGTCAATTTCTCGAACTTCATAATAATATCCCTCAGTGGCATACTCTCCGGGCTTCCACGCGCCTTCTAACAAAAACATTCTTTCAGAATTGAAAATCAATGTATTGCCTGTAAGTTTTTCGGCAATAGCATATTCGACTACTTGTTCAATATCGGCTTTTTTTAGTGCCTTACGAATTTTAATACCAGTTTTTGAAGGTTTCTTTTCGGAACAAGTTACATATTCTTTTTCGTCATCACTGACCATTAAACTAGCACTGAGAATAGCAACACCTGCTGAATTTATACCTTCACACCACTGAGTAATATTATCCCAAAAATATAATACTTCTATTCCATTTTTAGATTTTTTTTTGAAAGTGACATCAGGAGTATAGTTGCGATCTCTATGTTTGATCGCAACCCATCCGTGGTCATTAAAATACTTCCCAATAACTGTACACATTATGTATTTATCGAGAAGTTGTATTTAGAATGCGTCGTAGTAATTAAATTTCTTTTCTTCGACCTTGGTCAAAGTAAGTCTTTCGCCTGCTTCGTTGACAAACATAAACGATCCTTTTTCTGGATCAATGTTCTTCAAGTCAGACAGACTAAAGTCTATCGACTTCCAATCCCAGTCGTCATTTTTCTTACCAGTTCTATGACGGTAATCAAAGCTAATTGAATTAGCTAGCGGATTGCCGTTCCAAACTTGGTATTCAAGGTCTTCTTTTGGAAGTTCTTTCCCCTGAGCAACAATGTTAACAGTATATTCAGTTTTATTGCTGAACTCAGGCTTTGCATTTAGCATAAGCATAGACTCTTGAGGACTTTCGTTGTACCGATTCATTTCCTCAACAAGGGACTTGAGCATATCAAAGTTAAACTGATCGAACACACTGGCAATCTTGCATACCTGATCAATATACTTCTTTTCGTTTAGACGATCATTACAGTACTCGATAATGAAATCTTGTGCAAGACCTTTAAAATCGAGTAGGTAGTAGATACGTCCTGGACGATTACGCATATTGATATCAACTTTCCACTTGTCGTTGCAAGTAAGGACAAAAAGTTTCTTAGTAGGGAAGACACCATCAAGTAGAGTAAGCATAAGCTCTTGCTCTTCACGATCGTATACCTTTTCAAATTCGTCAAATAGAACAATACATTCTTGTTCGATCGTCTGAATGAGTTCGTTGAATTTATCCCCACACCAAGGTGTATTGATCACAATAGTAGGAATGCCTTTCTTAGCCGCCTCAACAGCAATCATCTTAGCAAGTAAAGTTTTGCCCGATCCTTTTTCACCAGACAGCATAATACCTGTACTTGACGAACGATCGTGAAAAGTGTTAAGGATACGATCTGCACGTTTAACAGTATCACCATAGATCTTACCACTAATTTCAAATGATTCAATCTGTTCAAGATACAGGTTTTCGTACGGGTCTTTTTTGATCACGTAATTGCCAGCTGGCAATTTTTCGTGTAGATCCATTGCTTCTTTAGTTGAAACATTAAAAGTGTTACCGCGTTTGAGGAAGTAAGTCATAGTAATTGCCTAAAATTGTTATTTACAGTGCAATGATAGCACTGATAAAAATTGATGTCAAGTGATTTTTAGATCTAATCGTCGTCACCTTCGTCCTCATCGTCTCGATACCATTCATCTTCGTAATTAGGATCATCGTATGCTTTGTAATATCCTTCGTTTTCTTTAACAACTCTCATGTCTGTTTCACTCATTAAAAGTGTTAACATTGTCATATGTGATTCTTTAAGAATATCCGTAAGATAAAAACGTGATCCACAACCTCCACCTAAAGTTTTAATAGGGCCATGTTTGATATTATTTTGGGTTAACACTTCTCGGAGTTTATTTCCCCATTGTGTAATAATACGAATTATGCCTTTTTCACGATTTCGTAATCTTATTTTATCGTGTTCAGTAAGTTCTGATATATTGGCACAATTATCGTCGTCTATTACTAATAAGCAATGTTTAATTTTAATTGAGCCTTTTGTATGACTGTTGTCAGGTGTTTCTTTGGTGCTCCATTTAACATTACAATCAACATGTTCTACGTAAAATGTTTCACCTCGGAATTTTAGAACCCACATTGGAATAGTAGGATCTTCTAAGTGCTTTTTGTTAAAATGAAAAACACAATCTTCTAAAGCGTATTCAATCTATGCCATTTTATTTCTCCTAAAAAAATATTTATATCGTTATGTTGAAGCCGTTATAAAAACGATCTCTCAATCTAAAAGTACTGTGTGCAATATCAGAAATATGATTAGTGTGTTTAAGATCTTTTGCAAAGAACCTAGCAGCAGTCATATGCCCCGGAGTTTGGAACCAATGCACAAGTTTAGGTCTAAGCCAAATCAAATCTCCGGTAATACACTCCACACAGTATAAATCATCCTCAACTGGTACAAAAAACGTACCCTTACCGGTAATGAATAATCGATGTTCTTCACCTTCGTGCCAATGCGGCTGCGAAGCAAATGGACCCATTGTGTGATAAACATCGTGTCCGATACACTTTGATTTTAAAGTGTCGATTTCTTGTTCACACCATGTATCTTGATTTGTAACTGAAAAATCAGATGTTTCAAATGTAGTGTCTTTAATAACTTCAAAATACTTTAATCTTAACGTGATTTGATCGAGAATATAAATTGTTGCCATTATGTTTCCTATAAATTTTGGTGCCGGTAACGAGAATCGAACTCGTACCAAGGGTGTTAGAAGCCCCTGTGCTAACCTTTACACTATACCAGCTCACATGTTTATGTTATAGATATTTTTAAAGTTTGTCAACACTTTTTTAACAAAATGGCGAAAAGTACGTATTTTTACGTATATACATCTCCATTAGAGTATAGTATATTAAATATAGCTTACTAGTTTGTGATAAACACAATTTTAGTAAGTTGTAGTACTGAAGTATAGGCCTAGACCAATGCTTATAACACTAGCGTTGATATACTTGTAAGTATTATTAAGGAATAATAACAATAAGGTTCAAAACCAGTCCGGAGCAATTGTAATTGTAAGGAACTAAAAATGAATAACCGTAAAGATAAGCCGACATTGATTTATGTAAGAAGTCCGATATCGGAAGAAGCTGCAAAACTTTGTGTTGGGCGATTGAAAGAGGATTTAAATATAGAAATCAAAGGTCTAGATTCTATATACGAGTTATTTCCACATTTGAGTGATCCCTCGTTTAATCCAACGACGATCGTGATTAATGTTGAAGACTTTTATCAAATTAAAGGAGTTGATGTTTTCGATATAGTTAACACTTTATCTACTTTAATTAAGTGTACAGTATATAGAGAAAATAACAAGACCAAACGGCGTGCCACGGAAGTAATAGCTATTGTAGGAGATACAACTGATCCTAATTTAATTAAAGGAATAATGAGTATTCCTAATGTTCATCTCGGTATGAGATTAGGAGGTACGTTTACTTATGATGATATAAAGGCTGATGTAGAAAGATATTTCTTTGAGAAGAATTTTGAAACTCCAAAAAAGATACTTGATCTACTTAAACCTAAAAAAACAAAAAAAATACAGCAATCGAATACAATTTTATTAACACCTAGACAAAGCCAGATATTATCTCTAATAACGTCTAGGGGTGCCAGTAATAAAGTCATTGCTAGAATTTTAAATTTATCAGAGAGTACTGTTAAGTTACATATGAGTTCAATTTTTAAAAAATACGGTGTACGAAATAGAACTCAACTAGCAGTATTTGCACAAGATTCAAATAGATTAACGGAGAATAAAAATGTATAAAGTAGTATCATACTATCGAGAAGATTTTGAAGCAATCAATAATTTTCTTGCCAACTCAAGATATGCCTGGGATGAGCATATCTTTTACACGAGAAACGCTATTATTAGTACTTTGGCGGATCTAGCAGATGCTGAATATATCACTAATAGACTAATAGAAAATCAAAATAACATTGGAAGTTTAATGCGTCCATATTATAGCGACACGGTTGTTAATAATTTTGTTTCGTTATTAAAGAACCATGTATCTTTAGTTGTCGAGTTCACAAAGGCAGTAAAAGATAAAAAAGACATAATGCCTATCCAGTCGCAAATGCAAACTAACTCAATGGCAATAGTTGATTTGTTAAACGAAGTTGATCCAACCCGTTGGCCAAGAACTACAGTAAGTGATCTGTGGAACAAACATATAGATTACACTGCGCAACAAATAATAGCTAGGACAAATAAAGAATGGTTAAATGATATTGCGGCTGTTGATAAGAATCACGAGATTATTACAGAGTTTGCTGATTTGTTTAGTAACGGAATTGTATTCCAAAATTTAGAAAAATTCAGTAAGTAACATAGCATTTTATTAAAAATAGCGTCTTACGACGCTATTTTTTTGGCTATTATTTAAAAGTATAGACTAGACCTTTGCCTAGAAAAATCGACCAAAATTTCCTGTAAGTAATTATGAGAAAGGAAATTATCGACAAGGGGTTGATAATTTTGATTTCTCTTTATATAAGGAGAATTACAATGGCCGATACATATACACCAGATCCGTTTACAAATTTGTATGCAGATCATGCCGACATTCGTCGTGAAGCAGCAGAACACACAGCTGACATTCGTCGTGACGGAGCAGTTAACACTTCCGACGTTCGTCGTGAAGCAGCAGAACACACTAACGAAATTGTTAAAGAAGGTATTAAATCCGAATCCCACATCCTTCAACAAATGGGTGTTGATACTAACGAAATCGTTCGTGAAGGTTTGAAAGAATCTTTCAATATTCGTGGTGATGTTAAAGATTCTCGTTATGATATTGCTAGCCGTATTGGTACAACTGAGCAGAATCTTTCTCAACAAGTTGACGCAATTGACGACACATTAACTGACAAGTTCTTTACTGTTTCTCGTGACACTATGGATCTTCGCGCACAAGTAACCGGATTAGGTTACCAAGTTCGTGATGGTCATACTGCACTAGCTAAAGATGTTGAACTTAATAGCCTAAAAGGAATGTTAGAAGGACAAAAAAATACTCAATTCTTGTCTGATAAGATTTCTATGGATGGTGAGAAGACTCGTGGTTTAATTAACGAATTAAAGTACGGCGATCTTAATCGTGCATTAATTGAGCGTAATGCAGAGTTAGTTGAAGCAGTAGGTGAGCGCCGTCATTGGAGACACAATGCTGAACAAAACCAGTGGGCTGGTCAGTTCTCTGCACTTCAGAATCAGTTACAGGCTTTTAACAGCCAGTTACAAGAAACTCGTCAAGGTATGGTTAATTTCGGCACAATGGCCGGAGTTGGTCAAACTTCTACAAGTAACAACGTTCGTTAAGGAATGCAGACTTTATCGTAACGTTAACCTAAGAGCGGACCCTAAAAAGTCCGCTTTTTTTAAGAGTAGGAGGCAGCAATGGACAGTTTAGAAAGAAGATTAGTAGAGTTAAATGAAGCCTTATTAAATCTTTCGAAAGGGAAACCAGTTACAGATGATCTATTAGATCAAGCTCAAAAAGTAGTTGCTGGACAGAAATTTGATTTAGGTCCAGGCAACGATACTGTAATAATCAACCAACAAGGAGATATCGATGGATGTGAATGCCCACCTGGCCCGACTGGCCCAGAAGGTCCTCCCGGACCGCCAGGACCCCAAGGAGAACAAGGACCTACTGGCCCTACAGGATCTGAAGGAATACCTGGACCTATTGGAGAAACGGGGCCGACAGGAGATACAGGACCTTCAGGACCGACTGGAATTCCAGGAGCAACGGGCCCTACAGGAAAACCTGGCCCTATCGGACCTACTGGACCGACTGGAGAGTGTTCTTGTAAGTGCAATGCAATTTTGGTTATGGAAGATTACACTGTTGAAGAAGATGATTATTATATCGGTGTTAACAGTGACGGCCCAGTTACTATTACTCTTCCCGACTGTGATGACGAATGTAAACAATTGGTTATTAAAGCTGAAATGGGTCCACCTGTGGGCAACAGAAAAGTTACAATTACTACTTTCGATGGTAGTTCCTTAGATAGACCTACTATCGATGGAGCATATGCTTATGTTATGGAAGTCCCTTGGGAATCTGTAACTCTTTTATGCCGAGAAGGAAATTGGTATAAAATTTAAATTAAAAAGGAGCGATTATTATGGCGTATTTAAGTCAACCTACTTCGACTACTGAATTCGGTGTAGTTACAGTAGGAGATTATATTAATGTATCAAACGGTATTATTTTCTTAGACCAGGATGTATCACCAACTGCTAGTGTTATATTTGCATCGGCGAATGTTACCGGTAGTTTATCTTTAGAAGGTAATTCAGTTATTACCTCAGTTACACCGAGTGTAGGAGCTGGTATTGAGTTAACTGACCTAATCTCAGCCGGACCGGATGTTAGTTTTAAATTAACAAATACAGGTGTTTTATCATTAACAGCCGGTACAGGTATATCACTCAGTAGCAGTACTGGCAATATAACAATTTCTGCTACTGGTACACAAAACATTAACACTGTTTTAGTAACTAGCGGAACATATAATGTTTTACCAATTGATCAATATATCGGCGTTGATAGTACCGGTCCTGTTACAATTCAATTACCAGCAGGAGCCGCAGGTAGAACATATTCTATCAAAGACGAACACGGTCAAGGATCTGGTAAAATCACAGTTAAGGGCTCTAGTGGTGAGTTAGTAGATGGTGCAGCATCGTACATCATCTCAGTGCCCTTCCAAAGTATAACAGTAGTATTTAGAGGTGGTTCTTGGCACGTGATCTAAAACTGTTGTTCAAGGTTCGTCCTAGTTTACCGGATAACCGTGATTATGTTTACGAAAGAAGTGATAAACCACTAAGAGATGCTGTTGATCTCAGAGAGTGGGCAAGCCTAGTTGAAGATCAAAGTCAGCTAGGCAGTTGCTCCGGAAATGCTGTTGCTAACGCTTACGAGTTGCTTGTTAAAAAAGAAAAACCTGATATCTTTGTCGAATTAAGTCGATTATTCATTTATTACAATACTCGGTTACTCGAAGGTTCATTAGGAACCGATGCAGGTGCTACGTTACGTGGAAGTATGAAAGCGGCAGAAAAATTTGGTTTATGTAAAGAATCTTTATGGCCATATCATATAGATGAGTTTGATACTAAACCCACTGAAGAATGTTATGCAGATGCTAAACACAGAACTATCAAAAATTATCAAAGAATTGCCAATGTCGGTGATATGTTAGATGCTTTAAATAATGAAAAACCAGTTGTGTTTGGTGTCGACGTATTTGAAGGATTTATGTACTTAAACAAAGATGAATCTACAGTATATGTGCCGATGTATAGATCTGAAAGTTTAGGAGCACATGCAATGAGCATGGAAGGATATGACTTATCTAAGGGCGTATTCTTAGCAAAGAACAGTTTTGGTACTAACTGGGGCGATCAAGGTTATTGTTGGATTCCGTTTGAATATATAAGTCTTTACGGTTTTGATATGTGGATATTTGATATAGTAGATATAAGTGAGCGGACAGTTTTGCTATCCGCTCAATAGTAGTAAGAAATTAGCGAAATAATATATAAGCGCAAACTTCGAACCCAAGTCTAATATCAATATAACTAGGTTTACTCCACTGCATTTTCTCTACCTCCTTTAAAATGTTATTTAACATCAGATATATTTTTCAACTAATCTTTTTAGATCATCAACTAGATTAGACATTTGCGGAGATACTTGAATAACAGTTTCAAGTGACCCGTAATGCATCTCCAAACATTCCATTAACACTGCTTTAATCTTAGCTTCGTTTGGTCTAGCTGGTAGAGTTGAATTAGCATACAAAGTTTCTAGCGACTTTTCTTTGTTATCAAACCATGATTCAATGTTCTCAAAAGTCCATTCTCCGTTTCTGATAGTTTTTAGAATTTCAGAATTACGTTGAATATCAAGATCATGCTCTGCTAAGATTTGTTCCACTTCTAGCATCAACCGAACAATGTGATAAGCGAACTTAACATCATATCCAAATTTTTCAATAGAAGCCTGACGCTTAGGATTAGAAGCGTTGCTTTTATTCCTAATCTTACTTAATTGGCTGTAAGCATAACCCCTAAATTTGTACCAAGATCCTTTGTGTAAGAACATACTTCTATGATCGCGAACGTGTTCGTAGACTTGAGTGCTATGCAATACACAACGTCTCGGCAAGAATAAAGCATCAACCATATTTGGATTATTTTCCATTACAAGTTGAAAGAACTTTACAATCGAATAGATAGTAATATCGTACTCTCGTTGATCATGCTTAATATGATGTTTTTGAAAGTTATCAAATCTAGGTTGCGGAGTTCCGAATCCTAAGATTTCTCCTCCAAGATGGGGGAATACAACTTCTTTAGGAGGAATACAAAATCCGACAATATCCATATCAGACATATCATTAGACACAGCATAAGCAACTGATCCAGTTAAACCTTCAAACATAACATTGTCTTCGAGCCAATACGGTGGATTGATATGTTGAGAAAGCAATTTAGTGTAAGATCCCATAAGACCCTCCTAACAATTGTTTAAAAATATATTATATAGTCAAATGACACGATTGTCAAGCCAAAAAGAAAGGTTCCGAAGAACCTTTCTGACTATTATTTAACAAGGTGGTCAACCCCGGAGTTGCTGTTTCTTAGGCAGCTAATGCAAAGTCGTCGTTGCTTGCGAACAAATCAACGTCAACTGACATATACTCAAATTTAGAATTATTGTCTTCTATTTTTATTTAGTGTTTTCGTCTAACTCTGACGATTCTCCGATATTCTTTTATCACGCAATCGAAACCTGTCACCCCCATCAAAAGTAGAGTAGTGCGTTTCTTATCCTACTATTTTCCTTCTCACTCATTAAGAGTTTACGACCAGCTATTCTAACTATATTAGAACTTTTTGCTACTTTTGGTGGAGGTGGGGGTATCGAAACCCCGTCTTACGCAATTATTACAATATCATCAACGAATTCTTCCTTTAACTAATCCCAGTTCATCAATAAGAGGATTAGGTAAAATTAAATAATAATTTTTAATTCCATCGTTATACCAACGCTTGGAATTTTTCTTTTGTTGTTCGTAAAAGTCTTTAACCCACAACCATCCTGCCGGTTGTGATCCTTCTTTAAATCTAATTTTAGTAGACAAATCATCTGGATGAATATAAAATTTCGTACCGTATTGAGAGTTTTTTTCTCCTATTACAGAGTTTGATATCTTTTTACGAACATTTTCTTTTTGTTCGTCTCCCATTTTGGCCCAATTGTTAGGACTCCAGCCGTCTTTAATTTTAGAACTCCACGATGTTGATCGTACTTTAATCCAAGAATTTTCAGACCAATTCTGAGTACCGCCGACTTTAATTTCACCTGACAATAACTTTTCCTTCAATCTTTTAAGATTAGGTCTTTTTTCTTTTGGAATATTATTAATATGCTCAAATCCTCCAACTCCGCCAGTACGTAAATTGTAAGTGTCATCTCTTGAAACAAAAGATTCATTAACAATCTCTTGTTCTCTATTTAATGCGTCACTGTAATTATCAAAATACTCTAAAATTTCTTTTTGAAAATTTTCAATACCGTGTTTTTTAATTGCTTTTTTAATAGCAGTGCCTGAGCCGAAATAATTATCATTTATATCAAAAGTTTGATGTATTCCAATATAAATTTTATCGTTAATTAAATTTGTTATTTTATATAAGTAAATCATACTTATATTTATCATTATTGGCCGGTACTGCCCCGGCGTCCGCAATGCCTTCACTTCAAAGGAATTACAACAATTTAAAAAATCTTATTTCTTCTTACGAGCTCTATTTGCAGCTTCGCGAATACGTTTTCTTGCGATTGGTCTAGACATTGTCTTACCTCAAATATGTTTAAAAACTAAATTAAAGAACCATCCTAGGGATGCTATCATAGATATAAAAAATACTAACAGCACTGTTAACAAAATATTTTTAACAAAGTTTTCCATGATAATTCCTCCTAGGATAGCTATCATTTATTTACCTCTTGCCCTTAGCAAAAGCACGATCGACCTTTGCATTAAGCTCAGAAACATTAGCAGACAATGCTGCATGATCCTGAACAATCTGAGCATGTTCGGTTTCAATCGTCTTATGGCTAGCTTCAAGTGCATCTACTCGACCTGATAGTGCGTTAAGATCACCCTTGCTCGCACAACCAACTGACAAAAGTGCCATTACGGCAATTGCTACAAACTTCATATTTTTCACCTTTATTAAGTTAAATTTAAATTATGACCCTTAGTTTATGGGGAGCTGTCCACGCTGAAAAAGGCATTGTGAATAGGCCCTTTTATACGTCAAGTCAGCTTCATAACCACTGTACCATAGACCAGCTACTGCACCAATCGGAGCACCGATAGCTGCACCGGTTCCTGCTGATACTGCACCTGGAATTAGAGCACCGGCAATAGCACCAGTTGCTGCTGCACCTGCTGCAGAAACTAATGTACCTTCAGCACCGGCTTCGAGCCATCCTGCTGCCTTATCAGCTAGAACCTTACATTCAGCTAGGTCCTGTTCTGCACGAGCATCATTCTTGCCCACTCCAGTGTTCAAAGTTGGTTCCCAGCGAGATACGCCTGCGCAACCTACTAGGAGTGCCATCATTGCAAGTGTTACAATTTTCTTCATAATTTTCTCCTTTGTTTACATGCTAAAATTAGCATAGTACTTATTATACTATCTGTTTAAAGAAGAGCAAGAATGAATTCTACCAAATTTATTTCAATCTAGTATCTTTACCTTTGAGAGATTTTTTAAGTAGCTTGAACCAGTATTTACGCTCTTTTGCCTGATCGTTATTAACGCAAGCCTTGAGGTACTTCTGCAGAACTTTTCTGGTTTTCATTCTCTATTCTCAGTTATTCAGATTTAGGTTTTCTGATGCGTTTTTGAGGAATATCTTTTAGGACATAACCAGAATTTTTATCAAATCTTCCGATATGAGTATCTCCAATAAAAGCTGCAGCACTGTCGGCGCCAAAAACAAAAGAAGGCTTTTTCTTAGCTACTGGAGTTAAACCCTCTATATAATTTTTCCATTCTCTATAATTAGAAAATGTGTGCCTGTCATCAGGTTCTTCATTTACGGGATGATCCAATCCCGCATATTTGTCAAGATTTGAAGACCATTTTTGATCAGCAGGTTTAACTGCTTGAGGTTGTTGGCTAGCAATCCATTGTTTTGCTGCTGGCAATGATGGTGGTTGTTTAGACCAATTCATAATGCGTTTATACACAGTTTGAATCTGCGGTTCAGTTTCGCCGCCTTCACCGTTGTTGTCAATAACTGCACTTTGATTAAACAAATTTAAAAATTTGCCAATATTCTGTTGAGCTTGTTGCCATTTTTCTACAACAATATTATCCGGTACGGATCTTTCTCTTCGAAGATTTCTAGATCTAGCTGTTTCGAGATTAGTGTTTACAGCAACAATGAAAGTATCATAACCTAATGACTTTAATTGTCTTCTAAGCGTAGCAATTTTAGTGTAATCATTACCTGTGCCTTGTATAACTAATCCTAATCGCCCATCTATGCCAAGATCTCTTTTAGTCTTTGTTAGTTGTTTAGCGTGGCCACGTACAATATCTCGCTGTTTTTCTTCTTCTGGGGGCATTTTAAGGCTAAGACCTTCTTTGCCCATAAGCATAGTAAGCAATGCATCGCTGTCGATGCTAACAAATCCTAAGGCACTTAGTCCTAATTTTTTTTCAATATAACTTTTTCCAGAACCTGGACCACCAACAAGAAACACTGCCTTAAAAATAGCAGGATCGTGTATACCTTCAGAAACAACTTCAAAAATTTTCATTTAACTAATCTCGATGATTAATTATTTATTTCATAATTGTTTGTTTAAATTTAGAATCAAACTTAGATGTTAGATTAGCAACATCAGCGTTAGTAGCATTTAATCTTTCATTTAAATTTGCAATTCTAGCTTCATTACCTGCAATACGAGAATACAAGTTAATAATAGTTGTATCTTCTTGATATATCTGTTTTTGTAATTCTGCGATTGCAAGTCTATTCGATTGCACTTGAGAAGTAAGTATATCAACTCGACTGTTTGATGCACAGCCAGACACAAATACTAAAGACATAATTCCGATATAAAGTTTCATAATTTCTCCTTTATTGTTGATGTTTTTTTCTTTTAAGTAATGACTGAGATATTTTTTTACGAGTTTCCTCAGACAATGTTCTTCCTGTAAGTGTTTTAGATCTTTTAATATTTGATTCAGGAGTAATATTAGGTTTGTTACCCTTGAGAGATTTAGATCGTTTAAGGTTTGACTCTTCAGACCATTTTTGTCGAGGAGAACTTTTTAATGTTTTTTTAAGTGACTCAGATATTTTTAATCTTGTACATTCGCTTCTTATTAGACCAGCTGCTCCGTCTCCTCCATCTGTCATGTTATGTAAAATTCCAGTACCGATGTCTTTACGTCCGTACCAGAGAATCATCCTACGTTCAATAGCCAATGCACCAACTTCAGTTAAGTTAGTTTCGAGAAAAATAATATTGTTGCGGTCTTGCGGAATTGCAACACGTTTTTTTCGATCAGTTATTCTTCGTTCTTTGCCTTTTCCAATGTAATAAGGAGTGCCTGCTTTCGCAGTTAATGAATCACGAGATCGCAAATAGGCATAAACATAAAATTTTAAAGAAGGTAATGTAGACATAATATTTTTTATACTTAAGAGATGAACTACGTTCATCTGTTCTTCGCTTTCGCTCGAACTATTTTAATTCTGACAATATTTATTATTATTTTGCTGCGAAGCAGTGTTTTCTGTTCATCTAGATTGTGTAGCGAATATGACACTCATAAAGAGTGTCATAACAAAACGATTCATCTGAGTTGCTTTGCTTCATTAGACAGCAGGTATTTATTTTGATTCACATTATTTGGCACTACCCTTACCAAACCTGCGGCGTTTTTTAAAGATTCCTCGTGTCATTGAATCTATATAATGTATTGAATCATATAAAAGTTAAATTACTTTAACTCAACCATGTACAACAATTCAAATGCTACAACCAAGGGGCTGACATTTAGGCGTCCTGTAAAGGATAGTGAATTGAGGACTTCTTCGTGAATAGAAGATGAGGGTATCGGATTAACAGTTAAGAATCTTGCCCGGCGGTATTATATCTGGCCCGCTAACCTTATGTCACGATAGTTTGTATATTAGCTTAAAATGAATATTTGATTAATAAATACAATATGAGAATTTACGAAATTACACAACCTGAATTAAATGCTGTTGAAAAATTTGCCGATGCATTATGGGGTAAACTTGGTGTTGATGTAGAGTTTACACGCCATTTCATGGATCGTTTAAATGATCCACGAAATATAAAGCCTATCTCCGCTGCTGAACTTGTACGTATATTTCGTAAAGAATACGAAAAGTACGGTAAAATGATTTCAGGCGAAAACTTTGAGGCTGTTTTTAAAGACTTACTCACTAACATTAATCTACCATTTGTTATGAAGGATGATCCACGCACAAAAGGTAGTGATTTAGTTGCTAAAACTATAATGCGTAAGCAAGATTTTAAAACTCCTAATCCTGTATTTGCAGTTACTGAAAACAACCCTTAGGACCGTCACAGTTATCTGTGCCTAAGGCGTCACGGTGCCTACAGCCGTTAATCAATGATTCGCTACCGTTGATTATAAAATGTAGGACTTTTTAAGTTGAAGGCAAACTAAAGCTAAATTTACCTTTAACCATAGCACCAGAATATCCATTTGCTCTAATAGTAGCTTTTCCCTGGAAGTTTGGCGGATAACTTACTGTTATGGATTGTAGTACAGCATCGTCATTTTGACTTATTACATAACTACTTGCTTGTACCATTGCCGAATGGTTAAGGAAACTACGAATAGCTTCACCAAAGTCAATCTTTCTGTCGTTATTAATGAATTCGGCTACTAAATGAGCAACTCTTGCCAGACAAAGAAATCCGACAAAACTTCCCGATTTATAACCGCCCATAGTAAACAATCTCATAAGTTCCGGTGGAACCTTTGCTAAGTCGTTTGGTGAAGGATTGCGAACAACTGCATTAGGTGACGCTAAATTTCCTTCAAGTTGAAAGGCAGGGTTTCTTGGATTCTTCATTAGTTCTAGCAATTTTTCCTTCTCTATCTTAGTAATAATCGAAAATTGCTCGCCTAATGTTATAGGTTGTAAAATACCAGACTGTGAGTTGCAAATGTCTAAAATTTCTACAGCTTTACTAAATGTTTTGATGTATCCAGGTTGCGTCGTTAAGGCTTCTTCCTTAGCTTTCCATATATTAGTGATAGTTGCATTTGCACCACTTTTACCTTTATGACTAACGCCCATCGATATACCATTTTTAACAATGTAACTATCGACTAGGGGATTGTTTCTTTCAATTGGAAAAGAGATAGCTGCACTAGATAAATCTAATCCTTTAAAGATGTCTGTAATAGCACGATCGAGTGACCCTTTAACTACTTCATGGCCGGAAATCATAGCGATCGGTGCTAGTATCTCGCAAAAATTATCTTGAATTGCAGGAGCTATTGGTTTTCCGCCTGTGAATATTACTGGAGCATTTGATGCTGCACTATTTATTGCAGCACTTAGCATCGGACCTTGGGCATGTTTACTTACTGCTGCTGCAATAGTACTAATCGAGTGAGGAGTACTATCAGCAATACCAAAATCTGATGGATTAAGTTTTGCTTCTACTTTTATTGATGCGGTCTTTTTAGCACTTAATCCGGTAGCGTTTCGCGTTTCTGTGTCTGTGATAGTATTAGTAGGACGTTTCTGTTGAAAGAACTTTCCTACTAGTATAACATTGCCGTCATTTGATTTAAATTCTGCAAATGCAAAACTTTTTGATCTGCCAGCTTGATTAACCCAATGCATGTCATAATCTTGACTGACTTCGTCAATATCGCCTAACATCTCAGCTGGATCGTCGTATTGTAATCTTTCGTCTGACGGAAATTCCCAGTACCAAGTTTGAAAACTATAGTCAACACCATTTGAATCGGTGTAAATCTCTCCAGGTCTAGCGGCTTTTAATCCACTAGCTTCTAAAATAAATTCTTTTGCTCTCATAAGAGTATTTATCGCAGATCAGGAAACAAACAGTCCTGAACGAATATTCTAACTTCTTCTTCATCTAATCCTAGATTGGTCATAACACGCGGGTTATGAGGATTTAATTTCTGATTATAAGCATAGTAATTTTGTGCTTCTGTAGTGTCTGTAACAGTGTTATTAGTCTCTGCTACACAGTCAAGATAATGTGCAACTGACCTATTAGCAATATCGAATATTTGATCAAGTTCATAACTATCTTTCACATTTGACGCAGTGATAATATAAGGCGTAAAAATTCGTTCAGCCCATTCAGGAAGATCTCGTGATCGTTTCCATTCTAGGTTCTTTACCTGTTCAGAGAACCATTGAATCAATGGATGATCCTTATCACCTGCTGGACTAAAATCATGAAAACATCCCGTGATTTTATTACGTCCAGCAATAACGTCAAACCCATAAATAGGTGCAGGATTATGTATATGTGGAAAGATACAACAATGCATCATCCACAATCCTTTTGATTCTCGAGCATCAATCACATCGATGTGTGCTCTACGATACAAATTAGAAGTCCATACACGATTGACCCAACCTGGGCGATTAAATCGTTCCATGCCAGGTTCTTGTATTTCCTGACCAGTGCGCTTAAAATGATCTTCTAATAGATGTTGTATATCTATTAAAGTATTCCAGACTTCACTCACTATGTAGCTCCTTCATGATCTTAATAGCCCATTCGAAAGCTACACGAGCTTCGGGACCTAGATCATCAGTTAGCATAGATCGTATATTTTCTTTCAACAAGTCAAGATTATCAAACTTGTAATAAAGTCCTGATCCGGGAGATTTCATAGCAATAAATTGTCCGCCATGAAGATCACCCATGTGACGTACATACAAGTGTGCCTTTAGCAAATGGCGACGTTCGGGGTCATTTAGTAGTTCCATTACATAGTTATGATATGCAATAGTTGAAGGAAGCCATGTATTAGTGTAATCTTTTCCTGCTAGTTCTATAAAATCTTTGTAGATTCGACCAGTGCGTTCGATACCAGGAAGATTGTCAAAAAATCCTTGTATTTTACAACCAAACTCTAGTGGTCCGTATACTAACAGCATTTGATATAGATAGTTAGCGTAATCTTCCTTTGAGATTTCGCCTTTAATCATAGATTTTGCAAGTTTAGTTTTCTCCGCCTCAGTATGTAGATCCTTAGTTATTTCTTTAAGACTCATTTAATCCTCTTCGATTTTGATTTGTAGTGGAAAACCATTTCCACGTGATAGTGTTGTTGCTTCTGCGGCCTTTGCTTCGGCAATTTCGTGACTATAAAGGCCCGCAACACCAGAGCCAGTTTCGTGAATTTGTATAGTTATCTCACGAGCAGAATTGAGATTATGTTTAAAAATTTCAATTAATAGAGAGGTAACAAAATCCATTGGTGTAGAATCGTCATTTAGAAAAATCACTTTCCACAGTTTAGGTTCTTGTATTTTACTTTTAATACGTTCGTCAAGTTGAATATCAGTGCCAGCCATTTATAATCTCCAGGAAATGGGAGAGAAAATTTTTCTCTCCCAGTGATAGTATTTAATTATTTAATTTCGATGCGGCGAGCTTTAAGTGCATCCGGAACGACGTATTCAATACTGATTCTCAACATACCGTCGTTCGCAGTAGCATCTCGAACTTCCATATATTCAGCTAACGGAAACTCAACAACGAAGTTTCTTGATGCAATTCCTCGATGTAGATATTCTACGTCTACGTCTGTTGGAATTAAATGCTCTCCGCGGATTGTAAGTACATTCTGATCAACCCGAATATCGATTTCGTCACGACTAAAGCCTGCTACTGCAAGTTCAATGCAGTAATGATTTTCGTCGTATTTAACGATATTATGCGGGGGATAATTACTAGGTGTTGTATTAGATCTTGAGTTTAACATACGATCTACACCTACTAATACTCTACTTAAATTAGCTAGAGCTGCTGTATCGATTGTTCTTAATTGTGTTGCCATTTTAGTTCTCCTTTATTAAGCAAGAATACTGTAGGGCCTCACCTGAGCGCCCTACATAATTATATAATATTAGCCTTTATTACTTTCGTCAACCTCAGTGAATTCTGCATCTATTGCTTGTTCACTGGTTGGATTATTTTTTGCTTGCTCTGCCGCTTGTTTCTTTTCAAATACAGGACTTGCTACTTCGAACAACTTAGTAATTGATTCATTAATTACATCTTTATCATCTTTAGAACGAGCATCTTCTACAGTAGATAACGCTTCTTCAATTTTAGTGCGCTCATCCTCTGTGAGCTGATCTTTGATTTCATCATAGTCTTTTCTAATACTATAACTGGTCGAATCTGCTTGGTTTTTAGCTTCGATAAGCTCACGAGCCTTTTTATCAGCTTCTGCATTTTCCTCTGCTTCACGCACCATACGTTCAATTTCGGCATCGTTTAATCCTGAATCAGACTTGATTGTAATTTTATTTTCTTTACCAGTACCTTTATCCTTCGCACTAATATGCATAATGCCATTTGCGTCAATATCGAAAGTTACTTCAATTTGTGGAAGTCCTCGCGGAGCTGGTGCAATGCCGTCTAGGTTAAAAGTACCAAGCTCTTTATTATATTGATAAAGTTCACGTTCACCTTGTGCTACTTTAATAGTCACTGCAGGTTGATTATCTTCTGCTGTGCTAAACACTTGGCTGGCTTTTGTAGGAATAGTAGTGTTTTTAGAAATTAATTTAGTAAACACTCCTCCCATTGTTTCAATGCCGAGACTTAGTGGAGTAACATCGAGTAGAAGAACGTCAGTTTTATCACCACTTAGTACTGCGCCTTGAATTGCTGCACCTGCCGCAACTGCTTCGTCTGGATTTACATCTTTACGAGGTGATTTACCGAAGAGTTGTTCGACCGCTTCTTGCACCTTAGGCATACGTGTCTGTCCACCGACAAGAATGACCTCATCGATGTCGCTAGTAGTAATATCAGCATCTTTCATTGCTACTTTGCAAGGTTCGATACTACGTTGAATTAGATCTTCAACAAGTGATTCAAACTTAGCACGAGTGATAGTGATATTTAGATGCTTAGGTCCACTTGCATCAGCAGTGACATACGGAAGATTTACAGTAGTTTGAGCAGTACTAGACAATTCAATTTTTGTCTTTTCTGCTGCTTCTTTCAATCGTTGCAATGCTAGTGTATCAGCCTTGAGATCAATACCTTGTTCCTTTTTAAATTCAGTAACAAGATAGTCCATCAAACGCTGATCAAAGTCTTCACCGCCTAAGAAGGTATCACCATTGGTAGAAAGCACTTCGATTTGTTTTTCCCCATCGATATTAATGATGTCAATGATTGAGATATCGAAAGTACCACCGCCTAGGTCATACACTGCAACTTTTCGATCTTTACTATCTAACTTATCAACACCGTATGACAATGCAGCAGCAGTTGGTTCGTTAATGATACGAAGAACTTCTAGACCTGCAATCTTACCTGCGTCCTTAGTTGCTTGACGTTGGCTATCGTTAAAATATGCTGGAACTGTAATAACTGCTTGTGTGACTTCTTTACCAAGATAGTCTTCGGCAGTCTTTTTCATTTTACGCAGAACTTCTGCACTAACCTGCGGAGGAGCAAGTTCTTTGTTATTTGCTCTAACCCATGCATCACCGTTATCAGCCTTAATAATTTCGTAAGGCATCAAGTCAATGTCTTTCTGAACAGCTTGCTCTTCAAACTTACGTCCGATGAGCCGTTTAACAGCATACAGTGTATTTTTTGGATTAGTAACAGCTTGGCGTTTAGCCGATGCGCCTACGAGAATTTCGTCATCTGTGTAAGCAATAATAGATGGTGTGGTTCTAGCACCTTCTGAATTTTCAATTACTTTAGCAACTCCGTTTTCTAGAATTGCTACGCAACTATTTGTGGTTCCCAAATCCACGCCAATAATGGGAGTTCGTGTGTTCATATATTTTTCTCCTTTAAATAAGCAAGATTTTGTAGATCTAAAAGCATCTACAAAATTATTTATCATCTGATAGATGACTATTTTTAATTTCAGTTAATAACTTTTTCCAGCTATCTCGATTATAATTAGTTTTTCCGTGACATTGTTTGCATAACGGTATAAGATTGCTAAAATGATTATTTTTCTTATCGTAATCTATATGATGTATGTCAAGAATCTTTGTTATTTCATTACACAGCTGACAAGTTAATTTATAATATTGTTTTATGGTTTCTTTTAAATCGGAATTAAATTCGAGCCCATACGCACCGTTAGAAACTCCTCCTCTCCAATTTGGATGATTTTCTTTTTTTGGAGTATTTTTTAATTGTCTTGATTTTTGTTCATCGTTATAAGATTGTTTACCTACTTTAATATTTTTCCAATGCTGTATTGTTTGTTCCGAATGTTTTCTTCCGTAAAACGGATTATTTGATCCTACTCTAGCATCAGGATTCTCTGACAAATATTTCTTTACTCCTTTACTAATTTTTTCAGCAACACCAGGAAAAGTTGACGGATTATTTATTGACGACAACACGCTCATCTTTTTTCGATGATTGTTTGCAAACTCTTCGCCAACTCGATCTTCCCACGATATTGAAGTTTGCCAATATCTATGACAATCTCTCGAACAAGCTAGTTTTTTTCTATCAGTCGGAATAGGTAAACCGTATTCTTCACTTTCTACATCTCCGATTGTTCTAATCAAAATCAAATTGATACAACTTGGATTTATACATTTTTTATAATTTATATAAGTATACTTTCTTTTAAATTTAGCCATAAATAACTCTCCATAAGTTATTTATAACTCCTAGCTCAATACCTATTATTTATTAGTGTCATCTTCGTCAGATACTGAATTAAAAAACTCAATATTAGACCATTTTGATAACTTTGTCATTTTGTTGTTCCAAGCTTCGATGACTTTCTCTTCTCTTATAATATTCTTTGTTTGCAACAAAGATATCATAGCCATCAAATCACCAGTTTCTTCTTCGAGACGTTCTTGGTTTGTCTGCCCGTTCCATGAAGTATCAATACCAAATCTAAAAATTTTAGATATAGCTTGTGTTACTTCTGCACATTCTTCTTGTGTAATGCACAATATTTCTTTTATTTGCTTTTCCATATTAACCTACTATTGTTGTTAAAAACGAGAGAGAAAATAGTACTATACATATTATAGATAGTCCAATCATAAAATCTTCAATTATATCCCACATCATTCCGCCAATTCATAAGTTTGTTCAAAGATGTCAGGTTTACATGGATAATGTTCGCCTTGCACGCCAGTAATAATCCAATCTCCTTGGGTTACTTCATACCACCCTTCGAGAGTTTTTATTAACCCTTTCCCTTCATAGGAAGATGAGGAGGTTGCTAATCCTGCGCCATCTGGATCAAAATGGCGATATCCTTCGTCGTATGCTTCGTGGTAGTTAAGTACCGCATTGTGGTCCCCGAACGAGAACCATTGTGTAGCCTCGACAACTACTGGCTTCTTTCTAAATTTCATTTTATACCTCGTAGTTTACGTAAAACATTTTGAACACTAATTGCTTGTGCTAATGCATCGTCTAGTGCGTTATGTGCAGTGATTGCAGGTTTTTGCGGATCTATACCCATAAGTTCTTGATCGAACAATGTTCGACAATCTCTAACTTGCCAATACTCCCAAGGAACTTTTTTACCTATACGATTAAACACTGTTTCACATATTACAACGTCAAATGCAGCACCATTTGACCATACGGTCTTGCAACCCCAACAAAATTTGTAGAGCTGTTCAAATGCGTCTTTAATATGCACACGATTTTCTGGGTTAAACGCTTCGTCTTGCGCTTCTTGTGATTGTTTTGACCACCATTCAATGGTGTCATCACTGACTGTTAGATTAATTGAATCACAACTATCTACGTCAACTCTGAGATAAAACTCGTCATAATCTGTAGTTTCATTTCCAAATGGGTCAAATTTCACTGCGCCGATAGAAAGAATGGCAGCATCCGGAGATGTTGCCAATGTTTCTAAATCGATCATTACTGCTGTTTTTGACATTTTTCTCTCCTACTATAAATTAATATTGTAGCAGGAAAGATCATACCTGTCAACGTCTATATTGTTGTAATGCTTTGATTGCGGCTGCTTCTTTTTCTAACTTTTTACGATAGCGAGCCTTTGCTGCGCCAGCAGCTCTTTTTCGAGCAGTAGTTGGCTTTTCGTAGAATTCCTTCTTACGTAGTACTTCTAGTTTACCGGAATCTTCTACTTTACGTTTAAATCTACGCAACGACTGATTAATATTTTCGTTGTCTCGTACAGTTATTCCGATCCCTTTATTTTTAACGTTCATTCGTCATCCTCTTGGTTATCATCGTGATCTTCTTCGTCAAATTTTTCAACTAACCAACTTAAATCGTAAATTCTATTCTTAGAAATTAATCCGTAAGGAGTTAGCTCGTCGTTAGTTATATAATATACATTTGATTGTGCTAGCAGAAAGGTAACAAATTTCTTTGTAACAGGATCACAATTATCGATATCGACAATTATTACATCTGCTTGATATGCAACTCCTAATAACCAACTAATATCTGTATCTTCGTCGTCGAAGATGAATATATTTAAGTCTTCTATACATTTACTTAATATAGATTGAAGTTGTTGCTTAACTTGTATTGACGGTTTTATTAATAGATAACTTGCGTTTAAATTAAATAATTTATCCGGCGGTGTTATTACTGTTATTTTTCCTAAGTTCATATATCCTTCTTGCAAAACATTCCAATTTGTCTGCCGAATAGTTATTAAATCGTGCCTTATCTTTCGAATTTTCGACAAATAAAGCAAGTTCTGGATCACTAATAGCATCTATTATTAATCCACTAAATTGATCCTTATTGTATTCTTTATATAGCTGATCTATAGGTTTAAGTGACAGTCTTTGAGCATACTCGTGATAATCTTCGATTAGAGTACTATTAGATTCAGTTAAGTCTTTTTTTTTGATGCGCCTCTTAACCTTGGATGGTATCTACGAGCTTCTTTTGAAAGAATATCTTCTTCTTGATCAGTATTAACTTGCTCTTCAACATCATCGTTATCGGATGCCCAGTCGTCAAAATCAAATGTATCTAAAATATTTGAAGATGCAGTAGATTCAGCATCTTCAACACTTATAGGTTGATCTATAGGCAACACTTTTTTTGGCATAAACCAAGAAAAAGTCATTTGAGCTGCTATTAACATTACTACAGCTAATGGATCAAAAACTATAACAATCATTATTATAACCCAAGTAACTGCTTTTTCTAAAATATTTTGACTAGGATTGTCTCCGTAAATTAATGCAGCAATATACTTGATGGGACCTACTTCCGCTTCGACTTTTCTAAGGTCTTTTGCGATCGGTGCGCGTTCTTCATTGAGTCGGGTAATTTCACGTTGTGCTGTCTCAATTTCATTTCGAAGACCACTCCTTTCTTTTGATTGAGATCGTCTGATTTCAACAGCTCGTCCGGCTCCTTTTTCACTAGTGGACCTTGCCATGGTTTGATCCACAGACTGATCCATTTGAATAAGTGCTTTCCTAGCTGCATCAATGTTATCTCTTTGCGTTTTTATTTTCTCATCTAAAATTTCTATTTTATCTACTACATCACCACTAACTAAACTCTGATCCAAATGCGCCTTGGATAAAAATCCAAAAATCCCCATTGAAGTTATCATCATTAGCACAAGTATAGCTAATAACATATAACTTTTTATAAAGTTGGGACTTCGATCCCAATGCGCCTTTAACCAGCTTGCTCCAACTAACTTGGCTATCTCTAATGTTGTTCCCATAATATAAATGGGTATAGGGGCCGCAGCAAAAATAGCTGCCATTCCTATTACGGAATAATAGATAGCGACCCCTGAGATAGTTAACCCAGTAATTAAAAGCAAGTAGGCTAGATACATTAAATTACACTAATTAATTCGGTTCCATCAATTAAATTAACAGCAACATCGGCCCAAACATCTGCAGGGACATCAGGTTGCTCAATCGTAACATCGGCTATAGTTTCTTCGATGGTATTCGAATTATACACTCTATATTTCTTAGTCCATCCAGTAGTTCCACCCCTGACGATTCCTCTAACTACCATTTCTCTAATAGCTTTGACTGTGGTATTTACAACATTTCCACTACCACCGTAACCTACAAAAGTAGTATTAGTTGAATCTTCACTTAGTAATACTTTTTGATAGGCGTCTAACAAAAAAGCATCTCTTTCATACTTAACAGTAAATGCTACTGCAGTTGGCTGATTATTAGCATCAGTATTTCCTGCGCTAGTAACTTCTACGTCAAAAATTTGTGCGTCTGAATGTTTAACTAACTCATCGATAATAGCTTGAAATCGAAGATTACCACGTGCAACGCGATTAGCGTTTGCTGATGAACTTGGTAATGTTGCAAATGCTGACCAATCACTAGGATTGACGGAACCATTACCGTTTCCGTCAGCGGTTGGCCATGAAGCAGTTCCACCATTTAATGTAAGAACTACGCGATAAAAACTTGGTGCTAATTGATTAGCGTCTTGTTGAAAACCTGAAGGCATAACTTATCTCCTTATTTTAGTATTTATTTTGTTTTGACCTAAAAGTCAAAAGGAAGGGCGACATTACACCGCCCTTCACTAGATTAGTTTACGAGTGCAATTGACACTTTGCTAATTTAGCAAGATAAATAAAATGTAGTCCGCGGAATGTGGTGTTCCCGACTACTTTAACGCTTACTGGAGCATCAACGTGTATATTTATACATCAGAAAAGGTTATGTCTTACGTATATCGATGTGAACATAAATTTAACAATACATTTTATATCGGGTATCGATACGCAAATACAATCCCAAGCAATATAGACATTGTAAGATACAAAACGTCTAGTAAATTTGTCAAACCAAGGTTTAATGAATTCAATTGGGTTATTATAGCAGAATTTTTTAATCCTGATGATGCTTATAAATTTGAGCAAGAAATGATAGCATCGGATTGGAACAATCCTTTATTACTCAATCAATGGGCCGATTTCAATAAACAAAAACGAGGAAGAAATACAGAAGAAACTAGATTTCGTAAAGGCTCGTCAAAACGAGGTAAGGCTACAAGTGATGAAATAAAGAAAAAGATAAGTATTTCAAAAACAGGTATTAAAGATCAAGTAGTAACTTGTCCTAGATGTGGAAAAACCGGTGGAATTAAAAATATGCATCGATATCATTTTGATAATTGTAACGATGAAAGAAAAAATCAATACCTTGATAGACTTGAATTTGAAGAATTTAAGAAACAGACTGGGAAAACAAAGAGATACCCAACAGAAAGGAAAAAGGTTGATACAGTTATTCTTACGTGCCCTTATTGTAATAAATCTGGAGGACATCGTAATATGAAAAGATATCATTTTGATAACTGCAAAATTCTTGCAGTTATCAAATAATAATTATATTTCTTTAAGATAAAATCTCAAAATAAATTTTACCTATTCCTTTAACACCAATAGCTTGAGCAGCGCCTTTTGATAAATCAAATTCTCTTCCTTTGACAAAAGGACCTCGATCATTAACTCTAATAATTACAGACTTATTATTAGTAGGATTGGTTATTTTGACTTTGGTCCCAAACGGAAGAGATTTATGTGCAGCAGTTAATGCGTATTGATTAAATATTTCGCCGGATGCAGTTTTTCTTCCATTGAATCCTGGTCCATACCAAGAAATTTTTCCAGCTTGCATAGCAAATGCTTCGCTAAGAAATAAAGACAAGGATAGTACTAAAAATATTTTTTTCATTGGATTACCTCAAAATTAGTTGAATTTTTTTGAAAATGATTCTTTCACTTCTTTAGATGATAGTTGACAGGTTGACAAAGCGATTTGCCGCCAATTCTGATCTATGCTTCTTAAGCCGTAAGTGGATGAAGTTCTGATATATTTTTGAAAACAAATATTGTTTATTCTATCATTGCTATATGATAGTAAATCGTGTTTGATATAGGATGCATTAGTTATGGTTGATGCACCTAGTATAAGTGTTGTTAATATAGCTCTTAACGTAGAGCTATGTTTTCCGACTGCAATATGCATAGTAAATCTCCTTCTATTTTTGGCCTTTTGTAGTACACTACATACTACTTAGGTTATGCGTCGTCGAAGAACTTACTCTCTCAGGTTATCAAATGCAGTTATGTAACCTGTGTTGTCAATGACAAATAGAAAGTTTTAAAGTCCTTGCTTTGAATGTTTGTTAGGAACATAATAATGCCTGTATTATACAGATTATTCTTGTGTCCTATATGTTGTACCTCCTGCTGTGAAGCAAATAATGATATCCATTTTTATCAGATATATAGTATGTATCTCAAAATTAAAAATACAAAAGTATCTGTTAATTAGTTAGGGGTGTAAAGATAACACACCTAACTAGTTTAACTATTTTATTCTACTAAATTTTCAGAAGACGATACTTCGTCTTCTGTTTGATCTGTACTGCGAGGAATTCTAGCATCGAATCCATACAGAATGCTTTCTCTCACCGACGAAAAGATCTTGTCGATTTCGTCGCTTTCGATTCGATTTTGACAAAATGCAGAAATTACGTTGCAAAGAGCGGCACCGACAACTGAACCGACATCATTTAAACTACCAACCGGTTCTTCATCATTGTGTTTAATTAACAAAGAAATACGGCCGTAGATAAAATGTTGTATGTCTCTATCAAGAGTAGCTAACGGATTGTCTAATGGTTTATTCATTAGATTTTTAAGATTCGTCGAAAAGGATGCAATATCTCTTTTCGCTTCTTTTTTGTCCATAAATTAACCTTTTGATTCTTTACGTGCAACCTTAAGTTCGGTTACATTTTTACGAGTGTCTTTACAAAGAGCTGATAGTTCTTGCAATGTTTTGCGAACTCGAGTTCCTGCAGCACTATTTCCTTTATCATAAAATTTTTCAAAATCATCTTTTGCTGAATCAAGAATCGCTTGAAATTCATTAAATTTACTCATTATTTTTCTCCTTTTGTAATTATTTTATAAAGTTCTTTCCAAGTTTTCACAACTGGATATGGGCATTTATGATGCATATTATGCCCATGTTCTATAAGCAAGCTATTTAATCCCAGTTCGTGACCTAAATCGGCGTTTTCTGGCTTATCTTCTAACCAAAATAGGTTACTGTCTTTGTAGGGAGTTAATGCTTCTGTTTTATCGGCACCTGTGTCTAAACACAAGACATCGTCGATAGCATTTCCAAACAATTTACGTAAATTCATTTCACGCAACCGCTGAGCGTTTTTATCTAAACTTAGACTAGAGATAATTCTAAATTTATACCCGTGCATCTCGTGTAGTCGTTTAACGTAATGAACACTATCACGAAATGCTGGTAGAAATCCAATTGCAGCTGATTCATTAAATGTTCTTATCAGCATCTTTGATTCTGGGTGAGTAAGATTCTGATACATATGATGTATCTGATAATTTTTCTTACCCTCAGGATCGAATTTATACCCACGTTCTTGCATCCAGATATGGAATGCCCATTCCCAGTCGCACAGAACACCGTCGCAATCAGATAAAATTATTTTTTTCATATGTGTATTTTACACAAGTTAACAGTTAATGTCAAGAGTTAATTTGCAAAGCAATTTTCTGAAGCTGTAATAATCACAGCTTGATAAGGTCCTCGGCCTACGCGATCCCCTAATCGAGCTATTCCTCTTCCGTTAGTAAAATCGTTTTCCGATGCGGTTATAATATATGATTGATGATTACATTCAGTAAGAACTGAATCACCTAATCGAGCTATTCCTCTTCCGTTTGCAAAGTCATTCTCGGATGCTGTTATAATTTTACCTCCAACAGTAATAGGTGAATTATGAGAGCTATCATAACAAACTCCGATGGTCTGATCGCCTAATCTAGCTTTCCCTCTACTCATATGCTAGATAACGGTCCATTATATGTGTTACTAAGCGTGGATTGAATATTATTAAATTGATTAATTGCTGAATCAACTACTCCATTTAAGTTATTCATTTTATATTGTGCTTCGCCTTTAACATTACTTAGAGTCATACCTCTATCAAAATTTTGAACAGCTGATATTGCTTCATAATTTGAGTTTTGAGGTATTGTCAAAGTTTTAGTAGGTATTGAGTGTGCCGCTGAAAGATATGCTGCAGTCTTTCCTGCTGTCTTCTTAACTTCGTAAATGGCATTTGAAACTTGATTAGCAATATCTTTCACTCTGTTATGCGTATCAGTTACGTTTGCAATTAAATTATTTGGGTTAGTTGTATCTGGGGCAGAATTGAGTACAGCATCTAATGCTGTTAACTGTCTTTTATTTGCCTCTGCTAGATTAATTACTGGTCCAATAATTGTTGGAAATTTATCCGCTGTTGCTTTTGTTTCTTGCTTAATGGAATGATCATTAGCAAATTGAACATCAAACACCGCATTATATGAACTCATCAAATCAGATACTTCGCCACCTTTAATAACCATGTCGTTAACTAGGTCAGTTAAATAATTTTCAAATTCAGTTACCGCTGCAGGTCTTGGGATCATATTAAACTAATTCCAGTTGTTCCGTGTATATATTGTTTTGCGGCATCTTCGTCAGTGATTTCGAAAACTGTTACAGTTGATCGGTTAATTTTTATTGTTCTATCTGGATCAACCGTAAACAAATACGGCACCATTGCTACACCTTTCTGACTAGCAGTTAATACTAGTGGTCTAGACATCTTAATAAAAGTATCAGTTTCTTCTACTAATTTTGCAACAAGTTCTTCACCAGAGGTAAGTTTAATTGTAACAATATCGTCGGCCTTCATTCCTTTATCAATTAACATTTTGTAACCTTTCTTTTAATTCTGTAAATCCACCAATATATTCGTCTTCTAAAAATATTTGCGGAACTGATCTTGCTGCTGGCACTGACCGGAGTAGATCGTCTTTAGTCCACGGACCTTGACCAATTACTCTTTCTTCAATATCGACACCTTTCAATTGTAATAAACTTTTTGCTTGCACACATTGTGGGCAATTTTCTTTAGACCATACTAAGGCTTTCATTATTTCTCCTTTTAAATATTTGGTAGTTCGTCGTAATTGATATCACCACCTAGGATGCCAATTACATAATTTGTTGATTCGCTTTCTTGTAATGCTGTTTGTTTAGTAGAACTATTAGTATGCTTATTGAACCACGGTATTGGTGTAGTCTTTGGTGCAGGTGTAAGATACTTAATACCAATCTCTTTTAATGCATTGACTGCAGTATAATCAACAAAGTCTTTTAGAATATTAGCATTAAGACCGATCACAGGACCCTTCATAAACAAATAATCAGCCCATTCTTTCTCTTCTCGAATAACATCGAGATACATTGCATATACTTCGTCTTGACATTCTTCTTTAATCTCAGTAAATCTGCTATCTTCTTTAATTACTTGATTAATTATAAAAGCAGTCCAGTCTTTATGCAAGATCTCATCTTGAAGAATTAAACTAATAATGTTACCGTTACCGATAAAGATCTTATTCTCTACCATAGCCAGGCTTGTAGCAAACGACACCATGAAACGAAATGCCTCCAATCCGTAACTAGCCTGAAGAGCCAACCAAATTGCCTTAATATGTTCACGCTCTGAAACTTCTTCTCCGAGTTCCTTTTTACAATTAAGTAAGTGAAGGCCATCATAGTACCGCCCGATAGTTGAAGCCATAGAAACAATTTCGCTTGTGTCGTGAATTGTGTTAAAAACCTCCTTTGGGACATTATAGATATTCCTTATTATATGGCTATAAGAACGACTATGTATGTTCGTTTCGAAAAACGACCATGCTTGTACTAATGCTTCTAATTCTGGAAGACTTACAACCGGGCTAAACACTTGTACAGGTCCTCGTCCTTGAATACTATCTAATGCGGTTTGACGAAGCAAATTACTAGTGAAGATATGTTTAATTGCATCGCTAGAATCTTTATGGTCTTGCGCATCTTTTGATAGACTAACTTCTTCTGGAATCCAGAAGAATCCTCGTTGTGTTTCTTCAAATTTAGCAATTTTGTTATATTTAACTTCCTCAAATCTCTGAACGGTCACTGGACCGGCAGGATCAAGAAACATCTTACGGTTGAGGTAATCTGTTTTAGTGGTTAGATTGTATTGTTGTTTGCTCATTATTTTTTCTCTTTACATCTATCAAAATGAAATCTTTTCATAATTGGTCCTGCACCTTCTTTATTACAGTGCGGACAAACTAATTTAAGTTTGGGGATTCCTTTTGTTTTTAAATTCGGTTTTTTAAATTTGTTAATTTTTGGATTCGGAATATCTTTGAATTTACAATTCTCATTATGGTATCTAGTAATCGCGCTGCTCTTTGATTCAAAGCCACAATGAATGCACGTTAACCTACTCTCTATAAGTGCTTTTGTTAAATTTTTTTGATGTTCTTCTGAACGTTGTTTCCCTTTCAGCGGACTCATTTTTACATAAGGATTAATCGAGGCGGTAAATTCGTATCTAAGTTGTTTACCTTTGCAATGACCAAATTTTCCTTCTGCGGTATACTTAACGTTAGACGGACTTGTTTTTAATTCATTTGCACAATCTGTCAGTGTTGCGTATTCTTTATAAAAGGACCCGTTCAACTCATAAGCATACACTTTGACGCCTATTGCTTCAGTTAATGCTTTTTTGGCTGAATCTGATATTTGTCGCTTTTTTTCTTCTGTGTGAAACTTGCCCAACATTCCTTTAGGATGCCCATTTTCGGCTATCCATTGTTTTTGTTGAGTTGATGCTCTCCTTCTTAGCCAACCAAATAATTTATTATTTGCTCGTTGTTGTGTATGGTGAGTTGTCATTATCACTACTGCTTTCGCTAACGGAGAAGATTTTGGATATATCTTAACTAAGAGTTGGTGTGCTAGAAAATGTTCTTCCGGAGTTAATATTGCTATATTGGAAATATCATCAGTTCCTCCTAGGCACCGAGGGACAATGTGGTGTTTTTCAACGTACCCATCTGCCGTCCTGGTCTTGCTTCTTTCCATAAGTTTATCGTAGTGTTTCTTGTAGTTCATAATATTATTTATCTATAAAACAATAATATTACTATTTACTTATTGAGTTACAATTTGCAAGATTCGCAATCCGAATCATCGTAATCAATGGGGTTTATTGTTGTAGGCAATTTTTCATCTAATGATTTGCTTCCTTGTTTCGAAATTAAACTATAATATAAAGTTTTTCCTCCCCAGTACCAAAAGTTCATTAAATTCTTAGCAATTAATGTTGTTGGAACTTTTCTATCTGGAAAATGTGCCGGATTATAAAACGTATTAGTACTAATAGATTGATCAACATATGCAGCTAGAACAGCGGCAGTTTTAAGATAACCTGAACAATCAGTTTGTTCCCACATTAGTTGATATTTGTTTTTAAGTTTGTGATATTCAGGAACAACTTGTGTAAATGATCCAGCTTTAGATTCCTTAGTAGAAATTAAACTCATAGGCATTTCGATACCATTTGTTGAGTTAATGACTACACTGCTTGATTCAACAGGAGCAATGGCCATCAGAGTCGCGTTTCTAACGCCGTGTTCTTTCATCTGTTCACGTAAACTTTCCCAATCAAGTTCTGGAGTAAAATCAGTTAATTCATTTACACCATTGGCCCGCAATTCCCAAGGAAATATACCTTGACCATATCTAGTTTTATCGCTATGTAAACACGGACCCCGTTCTTTGGCTAATTCAACAGTCGCTTCAGTTAAGAAATATGCTTGACACTCTACCCATAACTTAACTTCTGCAAGTGCATCAGAGTCACCATATTTAAAGTTTCTCTTTGCATGCCAGTATGCTAGATTAGTAATACCGATGCCTAATGGTTGAATTTCCTTATTACTGAGTTCACTTTGTATGCTAAGGAAATCTTGATAATCAAGGATATTGCACAAACTGCGTTGAAGAATACGGCAAGCTCGTCTCATATCCTCGGGATTACGGAATGCTCCCCAATTAATAGACCCCAGAGTACACAACGCAATACGTCCCTCTGGATCGTCTAATCTTTTAAACGGTTTGGTGGGGAGCAAAATTTCGCAGCAAAGATTACTCTGATAAATTGTATGGTATTCCGGATCAAAAGGCCCTTGATTCATTGCGTTATCAATAAACACAAGATAAATGCGACCTGTGTCTGTACGTTCCTTTAGGATACCACCTTTGAATACTTCTTCTGCTGACATTGTTTTTTTACGAATATCTTTACGTTTTTCGTATTTGACATAAAGCTCTTCAAATCTTTGTGAATTTTGATAGAATGATTCATACAAGTCGGGCACTTCATTTGGATCAAAAAACGTAATGTTTTCTTTATTCTTAAAGCGTCGCCAAAAGAACGCAGAAAGTACAACACCGTAGTCCATGTGTCTAACACGAGTTTCGTCTGTGCCTTGATTGTTCTTTAGGACAATTAGATCGTCAAACTGATGATGCCAGATAGGATAAAATACAGTTGCGCTGGCATTTCTAATTCCGCCTTGTGAACAACTACGTAGATCACCAAACCATTTCTTTAAGAACGGTATCATGCCAGTGTGCATAATTTCGCCGCCCCTAATTGGAGAGCCGAGTGGTCGTAATCTACCAATTTCCAATCCTATGCCTGCGCGTTTGCTGGCATACTTTGCCATCATCTCTCCGCTAGCAAAAATGCTATCCAAATCGTCGTCGCTTCGAATAAGCACACAGGAACTAAACTGTTTGGTAGGAGTGCCCAGCCCAGCCAGTACAGGAGTAGCAAGAGTAAATAGTCCATCGCTGGCTGCATTGTAGTATTCCTTAATATATTTTATTCTAACAGAATTAGGTTCTTCGTTGTGGAAGACCGTTGCCGCAGCAATCATGTATCTAACTTGCGGTGTTTCGTAAATTTCTTTAGTTGATCGATTCTTAACTAGATATTTTTCAATTAATTGTTCAATAGCAGCATAGGAATAAAGTTCATCTTTTTCGTGTTCGATAATATCATTCATCTTATTCCAGTCTTCTTCGGAATACCATTCGAGAAGCTCTGAGGTATACATACCTAGACTGACATTCTTCTTAACAATCTCGTAAAGGTGCGGTGGATTATATTCTCCGTAAACATCTTTACGCAACATTGTTAACCGTTGTTTACCTGCAACATATTGGTAATTAGTGTGTCCAACATCTGGATTAGATTCAACATCTATTAGATCAACTATTGCACGTAGAGTTATTTCATCAATTTCTCGTGTAGTACTGCCATCATAAAAATGAGGTTGACTTTTAATTTCGATCATCGATTGGCTAACATCAGCGATTCCCTTGCATATTTTAGCAACTTGAGACTGCCATTTTTCGATGGTAAGTTGTTCTCTAGAGCCATCACGTTTAATAACTGTTATTTTATTCATCTATCTGCACCGATTTTATTTTTTTTGACTAAAGGATTAGGCAGTATTTATTGACTCGATGTTCCTATCGAAATCTTTTAAATCCTTTAAATTCATCCATAGTAATACTATAGTATAGTACTACTATTGAAGCAATTAGAATGGCAAAGTTTTAGAACGACGACGAATAGGAATATGACATAGCACCAGTATCACCTGTCCATGTATTTGTATAACTGATAAGTATAGAATACGGACTTTCGCTCGCTAACGAAATAGGGTTCCCATTTTTATCAACTAAACGAGCTTGTAAATCTAATTTAATAGAATTTTCAGTGGTGCCATCGTCTCCGATAAAATCAAACTCATCGGTCAATGCAACTCTGCAAGAAGTTGCAGTGTCGCTGTCAACATATGCTCCGACACTAAGTTTTCCTCTACGACTAAATGGCTTAGATGAACTATTATACACGTAATCAACGACGTGAGAAATGCCACCAATTGATCCACCGTAATCGTCAGAATTTACTGGCAATTTAATGATGTCCACTGAAGAAACTGTGTATGCCAATGGTATCGATGGTTGCCGTGTACTCGGAGATTGATATGTTCCAAAACCGCAAACTTCTGGTATATATGGAACAAAGTTTTTAGTTTGTACTGCGCCCACCACTGTAGGTCGAACAGTCTCGTTAGAATTACTAGGTGTTGCATCACCGCCGATAGTTAAAACATTCGTGGTATTGAATACTTGCTGTATGGAAACATTAATCAATGTAATATTAGTAGAAGTTATTACATCAGTTGCTAGGTAACCATATGCACCAGATACGCTTTGTATCACATATGTTCCTTTGCTTGCTGTAATACTTTTATCTAAAGTTATCTGTTGGGTACTTACAGTAAGTTCTGGATCACCTAGATCATTAAATCGATCGGATACAATATCTCTTGCAATATTTCCATGATGTCCAAAATAAATTTGTGGATAGGTTATAGTAGCATAGCTACCACCGTCATTTCCGACATTTTTCAATTTGACATTTTCAACAATGTTGCCTATACCGAATTGTATATTAACAGCTTGTCTTCGAACGTTAGTAAATAAACAATTAGAGATGATATTATTTCGAGGTCCAAATAATTGACCGATAACGTTACTATTAGCAATAATACCATTTCCAAAATTAATGCCCTCCCTTACGTTATTCACATAGCAATCAGTGAACGTGTTGTTGCTAACATCTTTATTAGAATAAACACCGTAGGTAAACCCTTCGAGCCATACTCTGTTAAAATAATTGTGTTCGCAAGTTACAATATCTGAAATAGCATTTAATTCGATGCCTCTACTATTAAGACTGGTTATGTTTCCAGGGTTTCCTTGAATAATTAAATCTTCAAAAGCACTGTTTTTAACAGAGTTCATTTGAATACAGGGAACACCGTTAAGTTGAGTAAAGATACTCATTCCTTTTAACAGTATTTGTTTAGGCTGAGTAATTCCGTAGGTAGTTTCAGGATCAGGAGTACTCGGTGATGAACTATCATTAACAAACTTAATTACTGGTCCGGACGTGCCGGTGAAATATAAAATAGTTTTATCAGATCCTGCACCTACTAAAGTTGCATAACTAGGGATGTATAATGTTGAACTAATTTTAAATTTTCCCGGAGGAAGCTCTAAAATAATTCTAGTTTTAATTCCGTCAACAGTATTATTATATGATTCCGTTAACGAGTCATTTAAAAATAACTGATTGATAGCTCGTTGAAGTGCGGCAGTATCGTCTGCAACGAAATCACCAATGCTTCCAAAGTCTGTCGAAGTAACACGATCGTCTAATCGATCCTGTAATAGTCTACTAATGGGATTATTTGGCGAAGATCCTGTTGATATACTAGGATTATTAATTTTGTAGATATGCTGAACAAGGGCAAGCATGTTGTTTTCAGTAATAAAATCACGCTCTGTCATGATTTTAGTATTACCTACAGCAGGTGATCCTTCTGCTACCGATCCATTACCTATAAATAATTCTTGGGTATCAATAGCCCAACCTAATTCTCCGCTAGCTAATTGAGGGAAGCCCGTTCCGCTATTTTTCTTACCACGTCGTATTTGTATTTTTGAAATCTGAATAACTGCCACAGCAACATCTCCTACTTCTAATATTTATCAGTTGTTGCGGTAGTATTCTTCGACTCGCCTCCACCATTGATCTTCCCAATGATCAAATTTATCGGGAGTTAGAATAAATTCTTGATATTGAGGTTCTCCCCAAACACCTGGAGAGATTTCTGGAGGTTTAACACACATAAGGACAACACCTTTTCGGATATTAGTACCATAGACTTTATTATGTGCTAATGCATATGCAGTTAGCTGCAGATAGTAATCTTCAATCCATTCTTCCTTTTTAGGTTTATTTGATTGTTTGTAATCGATAATAGCTTCTTCATTGAGATGAAGACCGAGACCGTCAGTTGTTCCTGCGTACAATTCTGGATAGTATAATGAGACTTCAACACCCCATATTTCATTTACGTTAGCTAATCCCTTAGATATAACTGTTTGGGCCATTTTATGGCTTTGATGACTGTATGGATTAGTTCCAGGATTTGAAATAAAGCCTTGGGTGACATAATCTTCGAGGTATTTGTGCATTCGAGTACCTCGACTAGCTGCTTCTGTAGTAATTTGCTGTGCTTTATCGGCACCTACCCGTTTCTTCCACTCTAATAGAGCCTTTAATTTTTCGGGCGGTTTTGTTTTATCTAAGATTGTAGTAACAGACGGCACACGAGAACCATCGGGGCAGGAATACAGCCTTTTACCCTCTACTGAATTTCTTGTTAGTTCTTGATAATTAAATTTTTGTTTTAATAATGTTGTCATAGAGCAATTATACTATAATTGCTCTATGATGTCAATTATTTTCTTCTGAGAGCACTTTTTGCCATTTTAGAAACTGAAGATTCTTTTTCTTTCTTAACAACTTGATTTTGATCCTGTTGTTGATTATGTGTCTTAAGAACAATTCCTGATTCGTCAAATCGATCAACTAACTGATGCAATATACCAGTTTCGTCTTCTTGATCCCATCGAGCAGAAAATCTTTCAAAATCAATGTCAGGTGATCCGTCATTACGCCCTAAAGCATTTAATGCTCTCCAAGTAAGAGGAGCAGAAGAGTTTTGACGGTTTGCAGAAGATTGTAGACCCCTTAGTGTTAAGACTAAAGGATCTACACTTTCATTTACTTTTTTTTTGAATTTAATAGAATGCCTAAACGACGGCTATATTCAACACTTTCACGTTTTTCGCGGCCTGCATCTGTAGCAACAGGAGGAAGTTCTTCTTCACCTTCAGCTGGCGGAATGTTTCCTGCACTTGCTGGCGGAAGCTCACCTAAGTCAGTTCCACCGATTTCTCCACCTGCAGGAGTTGGTGCTGGTGTTGCTCCCATTGTAGCAGCTTGGTCTCCTGATACTAATGCTAGTCCTTGACCTAGTCCTTGACGAGAAGATTCTATAGCTGAATAGATACCATCTAATGCCGGTTTTACTTGTTGCGAGTATTGTTCTGCAACATCACTGCCCATCTCTGCTCTTAAAGAGTCTAATAATTCTAAAAGTTGTTCGGCCTTTAAATTAGCAAGATCATCTAACCAGCCTGTGATACGATCGATCATATCTTTAGTAGCTAGAATAATTTCAGCCTTTTGTTCTTCGCCTTCCATTAAAATCCAACTAGCCTGAGATTCATTTAAATCATAACGAATTTTTAATTCAGCCTTTAATTCATCCTTGTCTGATTCGCCTAATTCGATACGGTTAAGTGCAGTGTCGATCCAGCTTTCTGGAACAGCTTCGTCCATTGCACGTTTGCGGATTGTGGCAAAATATACATTTTTACCTTTCTCCGTACCGTATTGCTTTTTCATTGATTTCTTCATTCCTGAAGGATCAACTTTCTTTTTAATTTCCTTTTCTTTAGTTTTTTCTGCAGAAGTCATTTCACGCTCTAATATTGCTTGATTAATAACATCAAGAAACATACGAGTCTTTTGATAATCAGAATTTTCTAAAACTGAATCGTAACTTTCATTAACTTCAAATTGACTAATGCGTGTACGTAATTTGTTACGTGCATCTTCAAGTTGTGCATCTGAAAAGTTTTCTAATTTAAGTCTAACACCAAATTTTTTGGCTAAACTTTCGTTTAATGTTTTACTATTCATAGGTTGGTTAAATTCTCTAATTTGCATGGTGGTTCCTAAGCAATGTTAATATTAAGTATTTATGCAAAGGTACATTTAAATAATCTCGATATACGTACTTGGTATTCCTTTGCTCGGGCTTCACTTTCTTCTAGTTTGTTTAAAATTAATGCATATGTATCTGTATCTGCAACATTCTTGATATTATGTCGGTATACAATGATATCACTATAGTGAGATTGATATCTTCTATCTAGATGCTTAATTTGTTGATATCTTGAAAATTGTAAATTATTATATTCTTTGGCTGCGATTAACGCACAAGATTTGAGGAAGAATTCACTTACGAGTTCTTTAGTTTTGCAATTGAATACGCCCCAATAGTTATTAGGTGTTCGACTAACTATAAAGTCTTTGTAAACAATATCACCATTTGGTAATATTATTAAATGTAAGTTAGAGTTTAGCTCATTAACAAAATCGCTAGCAAGTTCACGTATTACGTTTTTAATTTTAGTATTTTTCATTAGCAACTACATAAGGATTTTCTATTCCTACTTTAGTTATTAATGATTTTCTGATTAGAGGCTGTATTCTGAACTGTTCTTGTTCAGTAAGAGATGATAGAAGAACAGGTTTAGAAAGTCGATTTAGTAGGGCCTGTTCTTCATTCGTAGTCCAGATTTCAAAGTCTGTTATTAAGTCGTTAAGTTTCACAGGCCTGCTAATCTCTTAATAGATTCAAACTCATATTCATCTGACCGTTCGAAATCAGATCCATCTTCATCATAAAAATCATCTTCATAATCACTATCTGCGATATCATTTAAATCATTAATAACAATTTGTTCGATTTTTTCGAAATCGTCATCTGGATGTAAATGATGCATTAATGCTGCATCATTATACATAGTATGTAACTCAGCTGAATCATTAATAAGATCAGTTACCTCTACACCTGCATCAATCTTTCGCAAGTAGTAACGAGCTAATTTAGGACTGATTTCTTGCATCATTTCAGAAACATTAGTTTCTGATGTACTAGTAGTTCCCATTGTACCAGTTGGGGCTACAGGTGCCGTAGTACCCGCAGTATTGGTTCCGCTCAATTTAACTTGATCGCCCACTTTAATCCCTAGTTGTGCTGTTTGTCCAGGTTGCCCTGTTTGTAACTGAGAAGTATTAATTTCAGCAGTGCCTGGAGCAACAGGTGTAGCGGCGCCTTGTGGTACAGTAGTAGTAACATTAGTTACATCATCTTTATAAGTTACTTCACCGGTACTTGGATCAACTTGTGTAACCTTCACAGCTTCTTTTACAATTTCATTAACTTTCATATTTTTCTCCGATGCTAAGTTCTGCACTCTGTAATTTATCTATATGGCGGCGAAGTTTATCGATTTGACCGCGAGCTCTTAATAATTTAAATGCCAAATTTTCAACACTAAATTCACCACCAACTTCTAATCCTGCTTTTCGTAAACGACGAATATCATCCATTGTTTGTTTAGCAAGATTTAAATCATTAGATCTCAGTGCTTGGTTAATATGTCCTGAATAATTTCGAGCTTTACTCTTAACTTCTTGTTCACTGATGCGAGGCCTATTATGAGTAGGTTTGCTTAACCATAGGTCATTAAGCACACTATAAATGCCAGCAGAAGTGTGTATCTGTTTACTGTCTTGAACATATAGTTCAACTGGTATGCCTTTTAGTTTAATATCAAATTTTGAATTATATTGGTTCTTCTTAGCATCATATAATTCTATTAATTCTAGTCGATCTTCTGGGATATCTACGATTAGATGTAAATCTAAATCTGAACTATCGGAATACCCATAAGCGGCATTTGATCCACTTATAGTAATATCACGTAGATTCAACTTGGGAACATTAAGAAATTGAGCAAAGTGCTTTGCTATATACAATAATTTATATCTAATATCGGTTTTTAATTTGTTGTCTTCCCAGAGTATTGGATTAAGCTCATCGTGGTAGGATACTGGGCTCGCAGATAACTCATCAAATCGCATTTTAAAATTTCATTAAAATTGTTATAACTGTAGATAATAGTCCAGCAACGATTGTAGCAGTTGCACCGATAATAACCTTACTCATGCTACTTTGACTATCTTCGATCTTTTCAGCTAAATTTTCAACTTTAACTTCGATCGTAGACAATCTTAATTCGAGCTGTTTGTATCTTTCAGCGCATAGCTCTACATGAGCTTCTAGGTTTTCTTTTTCAATATCTGTAGTAGCCATCCACTGGTCCTCAAAGTTATAAACCGGTTTTATAATTTTTCTTATACTGTATTTATTGTTTCTTGGAGAAAGAGATATTCTTACCCGATCCCTGTGTAACAAACACGGCATAACGTTGTTCCATTAGTTCGTCTAATCCTTTGATATATGGTACTAGATGAAAGTCGTCGATGAGATAACCAATTGGGTCATCATTCTTTTCATATAAGTGATCTTGTTCTGTTTCAAAATCGAATCTCCACACTCGAATAACTTCTTCTGTATCAAACCCAACTAAATTACCTTTAACTTCTATTATAGTGGGATTACTGTCATAAGAAATATTTGCTCTAAGACCTAATGTCTGCATTACCGTATTAAAGTTTTGTTCTTTCCAGTGCGCTAATTCTGTTCCTAGAGTTAGTCGATGTTGAGCAGTATGAGTGATATCGACTAAAGTGTATAATTTGTATTTCATAAAATATTTATGAGCTATAAAAAGGATAGATAACAAACAAGACAACAAAAAAGGGCCGAAGCCCTTAGTTGTTTCTTATTACTAAGAATTAGAATACGTATGAATTATCTACGAATTCAGCCTTTGTGCTATATTCCTGACGTGATGAATCTACTGAGAATCCATCCTCGGATGTATTTCCGTCAGCCGGAGCTCCGTATAAGTAAAATCTTTCTACACTTACATTTCCGCCCAAATTTAAATTATCTAATGTATCTTGTAAAGTTAGTGAGTTAGAGTTGAAACCAACATCACCATTACCTGATAATTCTGTATTAGAACCATCATTTGCGGTATCTTCAAAAACACAAACCATAAATTTGTTCCAGCCAGTATCGTTGTCGATGTATGGTGCACCAACCATAACAATTTCCATTTGTGTTTGAATAGAATCGATAATTTTATTAAAGTTAGGCATATCTAGTACACCATCGTCTGATGCAAAATCTGTATGGCCGATCTTATACCATGCTACTTTACGTGTACCAAATCGTGAAAATGGTACAATTTGTTGTCTGTAGTTTGAAGCTACACCTGTTCCTATTAATGAAGGCATTGTTTTATCTCCTTAAATTTTTATACTTCTAAGCAAAAGTATTACGTATTATTTATGTCACTAACAAAAAAGGACCCGAAGGCCCTTAATTGCTCCCATCCCGATGGAATTTTTTATTAAGCTAAACTGCCGCCAATCATTTGGTTGAAAGTGACTGTGACATTTAGGTCTAATGCATTAGACATTGCTTCTGCAAGAGTCCATGCACCGTTACGACCTTCGACATCATTACCTAGGGTGTCAGATGACAAAATAGCAATAAATGTGGAATCGCCTTCACCGTCGGTTGGTTCACCGATGCCATAAATTTCAGCTTGTAATTGCAATGCACGAACTGCTTGTGAGAACAAGCTATTTGAATCTAAATGATCATCAGCCATTGGATCATTTACAGTGATGATTGCAAAAGTTAATTCGCGTGTACCGAACTTAGTCGATGGGAATGCTTTTAAATAATTTGCTGCGACGTCAACGCCGGTAGCAGGATTTGGTCCGATTACTGATGGCATAATAATTTCTCCTTAATATCAGTTACTCACACTCTGTGAGCTTTACTAGGTATTTATCACTTTTCAAAGTTGATAGCTACAGATATCCTATTTTCGAGAGATTTATTTTCGAGAACACAGTGTTCTAATGATCCAGAAAACGTTATTAATTGACCTGCAATAGGGTGAAATCTTTTTGGCACTCCGCGTTCTCGAAATAAGATCGAGCCTGAATCTTCCGGAACTTGTAAGTACAAAACTCCAACTAATTCTCTCGGAGTATGTCGGTGCCACGCATTATAATGTCCCGGACCGTTAATATTAAACCAGCAACTGTGAATATAATATTCGGGAAGTAGAGATTTGATTGTGTTAAGAGTAGGTGCAAACCATTCTAAATCATCCACCTGAAATAAACCTTGCCACCCACCTTTATTACTGCGATGAAGACTAGGTAATGTTTCGCTTAAATTTAAAATTTTATTAATTAGGTCATCTGAAATATCAATAATTGAATGTTCTATTCCGTAGAAACCTAACGACTGCATTATAGTTTAGAATACTCTATTAATAAATTATCGTGGTTATGATCGCTAGGATGAAAATCACTTTTCATAAAGTCAAACCAAGGGCGACTTGATTTACGTAGCAATCCATATTGTCTATTGAATAGGAAATGAATCATATCATACCATGTTTGAATTTTCAATAATTTGTGATCTTTATGTAAGAAAATAATAGTATTTTTTCCTACATACCACATATATGCTAATAGTACTATAGACATTACTAAATTTTTATGCAGGGTAGAACCATTTGCACTATTCCATATATCAACGGTAACTGATTTATGTTCAAGCTCTTCAATAGCATGCCACTGCCAAATTTGTTTAAAGTGAGGATGCATATTCTTCAACAAATCTTTATGTTGTAAAAAGATACAAGAATATACCACTGTGATATGTTCTATACATATAGTTATAGCCAACTTATTTTGATTACCTAATTTAGAGCTAATAAGTCGCCACGTTTTTCTTGAATTGTTCTGCAATTGTTCAACTGGTAATCCTTGTAATTGTAACCAGTCATTGTATTTTTTATGTGCGTGTCTATGATGACTTTCTTGTTTTAGAAACTCTTTAATTTCTAATTTAAATTTTTCGTTATCGATGTTTTTTGAATAAGCTGCAACGGTTTCTATAAAAAACTTTTCACAATCAGGCAAAGAAATGCTTAATGCATTAAAGAAATGAGTTTTAAAAGGGCTATTGTCATTCCAGTACCTCGGAAGATGGCTACCCCAGTCTTGGTTTAAAGGTTCTGCTTTAAACATAAATTAGTTTTTGCTTTCTTGAATCTTTTTGATGCCGCGCTTAAACTTAGCAGGATCACTTCCTTTGATAGAATTAATGAATCTTCTTTCTAATTCAGCTGCTGTTTCGATGTCGTAATTTTCTTTGATTAATTCTAAAAGATTTATAGCACTTTGAATGATATTAGAACCGCGACTCTCGATGATTAGGTCAGTATCTCGTGTAACACCGATATTATTAAGTTCTTGTAAGATTGATCGAGTTCCTTTTCTCATATTAATTGTCTCAATAATATTTAGTATTAATATACTATAGATAAACTACATTGTCAATATCATTCCACTGCTTGGAATGAAAATAATTTTGGATACAGTTTACCCCATTCTCGCATAATTACTGCAGCTCTAGCATTAGCTTCATTTTCAGCTGGACTACCGTCATTGCCGGAGTTATGATCTAATTCGTTATTCATGTCTTGTTTGTAATGTACAAGTTCGTGAGCTAAAGTTCTACAGATGTCGTTAATGTGCCTGTTTGACACAGTAATATTAATTTGTTGATTACCATAACCACCAAAGGAACTATGTTTCACACTGTTATTAGAACCTGTGATAAAGTTAATCTTCGGAAGCTCCGACAATTCTAATTTTTCTTGAGCGAATTGAATGAATTTGCTTAGAATAGCAGACGCATTTTGATGCGACAGATTTTCTGATAAAAATTCTTTAGCTCTCATTATTCACAATTCCATCTACGTCTAGCTTTACAAATTGCCTTATCTGGAGTTTTTGAACAACTAATGTTATGCATTTTCTGCTGACCTGCTGAACGAGAACAATAACTCTTACGCCTCTTTGAGTCTTTACTGCCTTTTTTAAGTTTACCTGGTTTAGTCGTAACTGCAGTCTTTAATTTAGAGCCGGGGTTCTCTCTACGATAAGAGTTAACAGCCTTTTGACTCATGCCATCAGTTTTATCTTTCTTATTGACTTTTTGCCAATCTTCGTTAATAAATTCAATTGCTCTCATAATAGTACTTATCCTTAAGTGATTTCTTCCCAATTAACTGAACATACTACACTACCGGCACTAGTTGCTGAGACTAGAATTACAAATTCGTAACAAATTGGAGGTGTTGTTAATGAATTTCGTTCTAATTGAAATTTAAAAGGATAATCTTCTAAACTTGGACTTGCTGAACTTTGATTGCTGGTAATAATAAATCCCTGTTCAAGAATCGTTCCGTTTGTAAAACTTGTAGCAGTTAAGTTATATTCTACACCACTATCATCACCTGCAGATATCCATTGGCCGCCTGAGGTAATAGAACTTGATGCTATTTGATATGTATAATTACCGGCTGTTATTGCAGCGATACTAAAATTCTTAGGAACTACAATTGCACCTAACCGATTTGTTTTTAATCTAAAACTTAACATCGGAAAAAATGTATTAGTTTGTTGGTTAGTTATCAACCTAGGAGCGTTTAGAGAATGACCGACACTACGAGGTCTTCCTCTTAGTTCATATCCACCTTCACTGATTACAGATGTACATATTTGGCGATATGTACTAGAACCACTTGTTTGTGCTGTATTTGTTATTTCGCACCTTACTGGCAAACAAGCAGTACCCATATAAGTCGTTGTTTCACCAGATACATTGGCGTGATGGAAAAGGTGAACAGGCACAAACTCACCGTCAATAACAAAACCAACTCGACTTGATCCAACTCCTAACCATTGAACATCAATAAACAAGATTTGTGCAGTTTCGAGATTTAGTATTTTAGTTGAAACACCGTTGCCGTTTAACGGATCAATGTTCCAATTTGCTTGTAATATCCGTTCTCTTTCTTGAGATATACCAGTCTGACTTGTTGATCGAATAACAAACGAAATGATCCCTCCGTCATTTTCTAAAAAAATTCCGTTGTCGACATCAAAATATCCGATTCGTTGCCTTAATCCAGGTTTACTAGGAGACATACAAAATGTAGTTAATACTGACAGACTTTTTCCAGGCTGGTAAGAAAATACACGATTGCTTTCACGTATTACGCTCGAACCGTTCTCGTTAGTTACAGTCATTAAAATACTGCTTGAATGTGCTTCGTGAGTACTAGTTCCATTGACTGCCGTTTTTACACTTATTCTTCCGTTGTCTTGATAACGATGAGTGCTATCAAAAAGTGTAAAAGAACTACTTACACGTAGTCTACCAAACGCATCATTTGTAGTAATTACCGCCCCGGATGTAGTTCTTAAAACAGGCTCGCCGAGACTGTTGTAAGTCATCACATTATGTAAGTCTAATAGATGACTTTCGTGCGGATGATCGTAATTAGTAGAATTAGGTTTCAATACTCCCATTATACACCTTCAGTCCAGGGTCTATGTGGTTGTAATGGTTCTTCGGTTAATGGTAAACCATAGGCGTGCGATAATTTAGTTAGGTCGTATGTATCATATTGACGACCTTCAGCTTGTCTTTTTGTTTGTGCTAAATCTAATTTAGCTACCTGTCGAGCTGCACGATTAGCAATAGGATCTGAACCATTACCTGATACTAATGTTGATATTCCATTTGCTGACATATTATTCTCCTACCTTTTGATATCCAGGATATAATGAAGGATGTTGTACACGCTGATCACTTGGATGTTTTGGATTATTAACACCGCCGCCGGCATCTGTAGTTACTGCATCAATGTCGGCATATGCTTCGTTTGGCGCATTAGAAAAAGGACTTTGTGTGCTATCAGTACTTGCTAAATCAACAATTTGTTTAAATCTGCGAACATCGTCACTTGCAAATTCATCTTCTGGTTCTGCAATGATCATCGGTTCACTTTCTATCGGTTCTGAACCTAAAGAAATTTTAACTGTAGGTTGTTCGCTATTGCTATCAATGCCGTCAATTAGGTCAAGAAGACCTCTAATAATTTCGTTTGCTTTCATAATTATATTTATAGGTTTGCTATACGTAGTTTAAACTCATCAAAGTCTGCTGACTCGTCAACTATAATCTTTAATTGTGCAAGACTAATTGTTCCTGCAGATGAATCATACACTTCGGAAAAGTTTTCATTAATTTTTATAAATGCTGTTCTTAATGGATCACCATTTTTCGAGTTAGCACTAGTTCCTACATTAATTACTTGTTTAGTCATAGCTCTATATTCCGTTATCTTATATTTATTAAAAATACAAATGCTAGAAATAACATTATAAATACGAGATGATAGACAAAAAACCCTTTGCAAATTTATTGCAGACGTTAAAAGATAATGGAAAATATCGTGTGTTCAACGATATTCTTAGAGAGAACGGTAAATTTCCAAATGCCATTTGGTATGGTCCTTACAACATTAAAAATATTGTAAACTGGTGCAGTAATGATTACTTAGGAATGGGACAACATAAAGTTGTTCTCGATGCTATGCATACTGCATTGGATATGACTGGAGCAGGTTCAGGTGGTACCAGGAATATCTCCGGAACTACACACTATCACGTAGCACTTGAATACGAACTTGCTTCATTGCACAAAAAAGAACGAGCATTATTATTCACTGGCGCATACGTTGCTAACGAATGGACATTAATATCGCTTGCTAAAATTATACCTAATATACATTTTATTAGTGATAAGAAGAATCATAATAGTATGATAGTAGGAATGAGTCATAGCCGAGCAAGTAAAACAATATTCGAACATAATGATTTAGCTGACTTAGAAAACTGCCTAATTGCGGCAAAGAAAGCAGACCATATTCCTTGTATAGTATTTGAATCAGTATATTCTATGGACGGTGATGTAAGTTTGATAAAAGAAATCTGTGATTTAGCCGATAAATACGATGCTATTACCTATATCGACGAGGTACATGCGGTCGGACTTTATGGCGATCACGGAGCGGGAAAGCTAGAAGAGTTGAATTTACAAGGACGGGTCGACATTGTCAATGGAACCCTAGGTAAAGCGTTTGGAGTCCAAGGCGGATATATTGCTGCTGATGCAGTAATAATTGATGCAATCAGATCAATTGCGGCGGGGTTTATCTTTACTACATCGATGAGCCCTGTTACTTGCGCCGGCGCACTAGCCGCAGTAAAATATCTCAAAGAACATAATGAGATTCGTGAGAAACATCAAGACCGTGCTCGAAAATTAAAGCATCGATTAGCTAAAGCAGGATTACCTGTGATGCCAAGTACAACTCATATTGTACCTGTCCTAGTCGGTGATGCTAAACGATGTAAAGCAATGAGTGACAGACTATTAGAAGAATTTAATATCTATGTTCAAAGCATAAACGCTCCAACAGTTCCTGAAGGTACTGAAAGATTGCGTTTTGCGCCAACGCCGTATCACACTGATGGTATGATTGAAGATTTGGTTAATGCTCTAAAGATTGTGTTTGAGGAATAGTACACCAGCTAAACTTTTTAGCGCCGTAGTATTCACGAGCGTAGCCGTTGGCTAATAACATAATACGCAAGTTCTTACCATCGAGGATTAGATCACCTAATACTCTGCCACCATACTTGTCCCATTCTTTAATATAGATCTCACGTTTCTTAGCAGCATTAATTGCTTCAGTAGTGAATCTAGTTGCTGCTTCACTTCGAGCTGCCTCTTGAGGACATTGTGCGCGACGACCTTTCTCAGGAGTATCAACACCCCAGATTCTTAAATGAAGTTCTTGTTTAAAATCTAGAGGTAGGAAATCTGCTTTGAATACAACAGTATCGCCGTCGATGACCCTGATAATAGGCCACTCATACGGATTTGCAAATATAACAGCAGGTAATACTAACAAGAAAATTAAGAATAGTGTTATGGTAAAGTTTTTCATAACATTATTTAAACCAACCGATACGTTTTCCTGCTGCTTTACGGAGATTGTATTCTTCAACTGAATGCGGAAATCTCCAAGCCCAAACGGCTACAAGAAACATAAATGATCCCGACCATATACAAGCTCGTAAATTATGTGTAGTGAACCACATAACGACAAGAGAACTAGCCATAGTAATGATCATTAGATATTTCATTTTCATAGGCATAACTTTCTTTTCAGTCCAATTAGTTAAAAACGGACCAAATATTCTATGACTATAAATCCACTTATGCATACGAGGACTGCTTTTAGCAAAGCAATATGCTGATCCGACTACAAAAGGTGAGAAAGGCAAACCTGGGAGAATTAACCCTAGGTATGCTATACCTAAACTAATGAGTCCTAAAAGTTTCCATAACCACTTAGACATGGCGAGAAATATAAGGTTCCCAAGTATGATGTCTAATGTTAAAAGGCATCTTCTTGCGTTTGCTAACTAGTTCCCAATACTCTGGTTTGTACGGCTTTCTTTTTGGTACAATCCTATGGTTGTTACCTTTAGTAGCATTACAATGAGCGCAAGCAACTACAATGTTTTCAAAGTTAGTCTTACCGCCTTTAGAGATTGGTAGTACATGGTCCATAGTGAATGTATTAAGAGTTAATTCAATACCGCAGTACTGACAAGAACGCTCATCACGAAGAAACACATTATGTTTAGAGAAACGAACTGTAGTTTTACACTTCATAAATTCTTTTAGCATGAGGACTGCAGGTACCTGAGTTTCCCAGTTGGCTGATCTTACGATCCAATTGTCATGCCACTCTAATACTGCTGCTTTATCGAGGCACATATATTTTATGGCCATCTGCCATGATAAAGTTGATAATGGCAAATAACTGACCGGCAATCCTGAAGCATTGAGTAATAAGCAGTCCATAAATTTTTTAGGTTAAATGTTAACTATATTTTTTATATTAACATGAGTTTAACATATTGTCAAGTGATAAATAAAAGGTAGTTCGCGGAATTGGAGTTCCCAACTACTCTAACATTATCAGAGAATGCCAGCATGAATATTTATTACGTATACGCATATCTGCGTAAAAAAGATAACACACCATATTATATCGGAAAAGGGAAAGGAAAGAGAGTTATTCAAAAACATAACGTGACTGTTCCTAAAGATAACTCAAAAATTGTATTTCTCGAAACGAATTTAACTGACGTAGGTGCAATCGCATTAGAAAGAAGGATGATTCGTTGGTACGGTCGAAAAGATCTAGGAACTGGTATATTACGAAATCGAACAGATGGCGGCGAAGGCTCCAGTGGAGTTTCTAAAGAAACAATTAAAAAACGTATTGATACACTTCAGATAAAAAAGAAAATGGTTGGGTCAGTCCACTAAAAGGGAAAGTCGGTAGTAATAAAGGTAAAACAACAAAGGCAAAGGGGAAACCAAAGCCACTAGAAACCAGGAAAAAGATATCAGAATCAAATAAAGGTAAACCAAAATCATATGAACACCGACAGAATATAAGCAAATCGAAAATAGGAAAAGAAGCATGGAACAAAGGTAAGACACAACCTGACTGTTTTTATGATACTTGGAAATTTAAAAAGAATCTGGTTATATAAGTCCTCTTAAAGGCACATCCGGAAGAAAACTATCTGCTGAAGAAATACAAAGGAGAACTGAAACCAGGAAAAAGAATAGAGAATTAAAAAACCAGTGATCTCTATAATATATTTTGGGCGAATTCTTGCCCAGATCGATCCAGGGCAGAAACCCATTGATCTTTATTGTCGAGCTCGAAAACAATTTCAGTATCAGCTGATGCTAGGCACCAACTATTGTTATGATTCCAAGGAGGACTTCCTTTTATCTCTCCCTCTAGTTGCCCTTTGTTCCATCCACACATTCCTAAAAAAATTCTCCATTTTCTAGGTTCGTCTCCCATTGCTAGTCTAGGCAAAATGTCATCTGCAGAACTTACTGAAAAGTAATTATTAATCTGCATAGTATTCTTACAATGCCAGTCTGTGGTATGCAAAAAACTTAAACTTTTAACGTTAACAGGCCCACCTTGAAAGATGTATCCAGGATAGTCTAAATCAAAGTTTAATTGTTCACCAAATTCTCTGATGCTGAGTTGACTGCGTTTATTTAATACTAAACCTACAGTACCTTCTACATGAGTTTCAGTAACCATGATTACAGTCTTATACCAAAAATTACCTTTAACAGCAGGAGGTGCTATTAATAAATTACCTTTAATGTCCATCAAGTATTTAATAATATAAAGTTGCTCTTAAGCAAATTTTGATAACCAGTTAGATTTAGCAGAAGCAATTACACTTTGATCAGTTGGTTCAATGTGCCATTTTTCATGGCCCATTCTAAACCCTAATCCAAATTTACTGCAATTTGCATGAACCCATTTTTGAGCAGCAGGCGAACCGAATTTTAAATCAGCTGCAACTCCCCAATTATGTCTTGATCCTTGTGACCCTGCAACACCAGTTGGTGGAGCAACCCATCTTCTAGCAGCAGCTACGCTGCCATATTTTCTAAGAGCACCTGCCCACAATTGTTTTTGTCGTTCTTCTGATCTAAATCCTGAAAAAACTTGTATTTGCTTTCCTATATTTGCAGGAGCAGATGTAATCATATTATACAAGGCTTGTGCAAATGAAGGTTGTAATCCTTGTAAACCTGCTCCTCTCTTATCGGGGGCAACAAATGGTTTAAGTTTATTGTAAATATCTGCATCGACATTTTTGCTGAGAGATGTTGAACTAGCAGTACTTGGACTAGATGTTGTAGCAGGCGCTCTAACAGCAATAGCCGAACCGAACTGAGCTAGTATCTGTGCAGATATTGCAGGATACCCTGCAGCCTGACCAGACGATGATTGCATATCGAGTATCGGTGCTTTATTTGAAATAGCAGTTTCGATTGCAGATCTTACTTGTTGGTTTCTTTCTATGTCTTGACTAACGTTCGCAGGAAATAGGACAAATACAAACTTTAATTTTCTACTAATTGCTTGATCAACTAACGCACTAACTCTAGAAGCAATCTGTTCAGGGCCGTCAGACGTGCCTGTAGCGTCATCTGCACCTAATGCAATTGCGACTACACTCCCTTCTGGAATTCGGTCAATACCGGATTTGTGTATGAAACTAGATGAATTAGAACCAGGCTGTCCAAATGACTGCCATGGGCCTGCTTTGCCTAAATTGTGGGCTGTACTATCGCCAACTGTATAAAACCCTTGTGATTGTTGTTCGGTAATAAAATCAATTGCTCTCATAATTTTACGCAGAAAAAACTGTGCCTCCAATCTTTTCGCCGCCGCGAGCGTATAATGTTTTTAAGTAACCGATATTTGTACCCGGACCGTATGCTGCTCTACTTGCTGCAGTAAAGTTTACAATACTGTGAGGGACTTCTGGAAGGACTTTAACTGCAGCAGTGAGAATAGAGTTTAAACGACTATCATTCGGACCATTGGAAAAATTTGGTGAAGGTCTTCGATTTCTCGGTGTGCCAGTTACTGACTGAAATTGATTTTTAGCACCGAGCACAGAAATTACACTATTACCCCATGTGCCTTTATTAACTCGATTAAGAATAGTCCCCATAACCCAACCTTGTTCTCTAGTATTCGGTGAAGCTTCTGCATTAGTTGCTCGTACTAAGTAATCCCATTCTTTCGAACTCATTGATCTACCGAGATACTTTTCTGCACTCGCCTTAGCAGATGACATATCAACGTTCCCACCACCTAATGGTCTTTCTTTAGCTGCCTGTCCAGATGCAGGTTTCGGAGCCTTTTGCATTGCACCAGCTGACGGTTTTAAATACTGCATTATTTGTGAAGTAATGGTTGCATACCCAGCAACCCCGCTTGGACTTTCTGTGTCTAACATCGGAGCGTTAACTTGAGTTTCTATCGCATCTTTAACTTCTTTATTTCTTTGCACATTTTGATTAATTGCAGACGGAAATAAAACAAGAATCACTTGATGCCCCTTTCCTTTAGAATAACTAACTAGTGAATTAATCCTTTGAGCTATCTGCTCAGGACTATCAATCGACTTTGCTGCATCGTCTGCACCTAATGCTAGAGCAACTACACTACCTGCCGGAATACTATCTAAACTAGCTTTATGGATAGAGTTAGTGCTCATTGCTCCAGCTTGCGCCATCGATTTCCAAGGGCCACCTGACATTGCAAGATTGTATGCAATACTATCACCAACCGCATAATAACCCGGCTGTTCCTGTTCGTTAAGAATGTTAAATTCGTTAAATCTCATATATTATCCTTTACGATATTTATCGATTTACATTTGTCAAAATGCCAATGTTTCATAGCCGAAGTTCCTCCGATTAAACCGCAATGAGGACAAGTTAGTTTAAGCTGTGGTATACCTTTTTGGGCTGTATTGGGTTTTCCTAAATTGTATTCCCTTAATTTTTGTTTCGATTCTTCGGTCCATACACGAGATTTATTTGATTCGACAACTCTTTTTCTACCTTCTTCGGTAAATCCCTTTCTTCTTTTAGCTGCTTCACTTAATTTTCTTCTAGTTTCTTTTGATGCAGGAGCACGATTAAGATTACCTTGTCTTATTTTTTCTCGAGTTTCAACTGAAGGCGATTTTCCCTTCATTTGATCTATATTAATTTTTCGAATGTAGTCATATGTTCGAGAAGTAATTCGGTTTTTATGATTTTTTGCATAAACAAATCTTTTTAAGGCAAATGACATTTTCCATCTTCCTATACCGTCAGTCATTTTAATTAATAACATATGACATAGGAAATGTTCTCGTGGTGTTAAACACACTTTATTTGATATACTTTCGCTGTCTCCGGATAGCCATCCGGTTTTGCTTTTACTCTTAAAAAATGATTTTGGAATGATGTGATGAGATTCTACATAATCAATACAATCACGTTGTTTCGCTCTATCTATTATTTTAAAATAGATACGAGTATATTTGTTGTCGATAAATATCATTGCTGTAACTCCTATATAGTTATAGAGTAGTTGGGGTAGCCGCCCGCGAACTACATTTTAGCAATGTTATTTATTCCGAATAGTCAGGGAGGGGTCCCCCATACTTTGAACCTTTAATTTTCTTGCCGCCTACCTTAACCCGACTTTTCTGAGTTTTTCCTAGCTTGTGACTTTTGTTTCCATCTCGAGCTCGTAAGCCTTGTGATTTGCAACTTGCTAAGTTACTTGCACCTAATTTGGAATCAGGTTTAGAACTTGTGCATAACTTAACTGATGCTTTACCTCTTTCTTCAAGGTCTTGATCAGGATTAACTGGCTCGTGTCCGCGATCTGGTCTACTACCAGGTCGTCGTGAACGCTTTGGGTTAGTACCAAAGACGTCTTCATTGATAAATTCATTGGCTCGCATAGCATTAATCTCAGTAATAGTATATTTATTACTGATTCAAGTATTCGAAAACATTAAGCCATTTACGTTTTCCTATAGTAGATTTAAGATATGTCAGGTTAGCACATACTTTTGGAGTTGATATTTTAGTAGGAGGAATAAATTCTATCGGTACATTTTCTAATGCAGCAATTTCTTCTGCTATATCTAAATAACTATGACTTAGTCCTGACCCACAATTCCAAATACCAGAGCCGTGAACAGTTTTAATAAAGTCGATATGTAAACGGCAAACATCACCAACCCATACCCAATCACGTTTAATAAATTCGGCATTATCCCAGACTGTAATCTTACCTTCCTTGCGAGCTTGTTCCTTCCATCGAGCCATGATATTAGGTTTCTTACTGAGGTGCATATATTTTCCGTATACCTTAAAGTAACGAAATCCTTGTACAAGAGAGCTGTTTAATGGCTGCTGAAATGCCCAGCGATCGAAAAGATACTTACTCCATGCATACGGAGACTGAGGTCGAACTGGCGCAGTTTCTGAAAAGTCTTTTCCTGCACCGTAGACTGAACTGCAACTGGCATATTGCAAATTGACTTCTTGTTCTTGACAAGCAATTAATAATTTTTGACTAAACTCAAAGTTTCGTTCGATAACACGGTCGATGTCAGTATCATTAGGGTCAGTAATAGCTCCTAAATGGATGACCCATTGATAGTTTTTAACGTCAGGAAATGTGTTGGACTTCCATGTCCAACCTGTAACATCCCAATCTTCGGCCGCCATCCAGGCAAGCATGTTCTTTCCTATGAACCCATTATGTCCTGTTATCAGTACTTTCATACTGATATTTAATCATTCGTATTCGAATAATTGATTAAATGTATTTAGGGCAGGTTTGTAAGTAGGTTTCGTATAACTACCGAATTCTTTTTCTAGCATTTTATTTAGATAATAATGAGAATACTGTTCTGAAGGAATACCAATTGGACATTGTCCACTATTGGCTGCAGAATATTTTTCAGCCAATAATACCTGTTTTACATTTAAGCAACATAGTTCTATTTGGCGAGTTATCGTTTTCAATATTATGTCTATATTAATTTGAAACAACTCAGTACTTGCGCCGTTTTTAGTTAATCGCTTACTTGATAGAGAATGGAATTTATTTTTTAAATATCGTTCCAATGCATCAATATCAATAGGGTCACCAAAAAACAAATAATCTAATTCGAATTTATTCCAACAAAATTTTTGTCTTGCACGTACTGCAGAATACGGTGTCATAGCTTTACCTATCTTCCATACTCCATTAACACCCGATAAATCTTTATGTATGTATAAAAAGAAACTTTTCATAAATTAATCACTCGTTAGGTACATATTTTTAATCATGACTAAGTCAGATTCGAATATTTGAGTATGTTTTTCAGGATTAATTACATTAATCCCTAATCCGTGAATTAATGTGTTAATTTCATTAACTAACTCTTCGTATGTAATATCCTGCACCCACTCTGTATATCCTCGCATGTTTCCGGCTATTTTATTACGAAATTTAATTTTTAGTAATCTTTCAAGTTCACGAATGTCTGCTTGTGTGCCCACCCATATGTGTTCAAATCTTTCTTTGTATGTTGGTCCAAACGAATTCTGGTAACCGCCGATTCTTACATCGGCATGTTTCATTGCAAAGATACCAATTTTGTAAGCAGATCTGTCTATCGGGCTGCATTTAATGTAAAATCCGTAATCAATCATTATTTTACTCCAAATTGCAGTTCCGGCGTGTATAATTTTTGCTTTGCTACATGTTTGTTGTAAGTGTGTACAAATCCGCATGTGACAATGATCTCATCGCTAGCACTACCGTACGGATGAGCAGATGCATATTCATTTTTATATCCTTCGTGAGTGAACTTACTTAAGGTATAAGACGATTTAATAGCTTGCGCTAAATCATTAATAAATTCGCCATTGACTATGACTTTATGTTTTTCGCATTTATGAAAAAAGTTAGCTAGCCCGATTAATGTTGCACCGTATACTTGCTCAAAAGGCCATGTTTTACGATGGAATCCTAAGGCCATATCAAGATAACGCCCTTTATTAAAATTCCGATCTTGCAAATCATATGCACTTCGGAGATATGGATAATGACTAATGTCGCCTGGGTCTCTTGCAATCCTAACAGGGTGGCTGTCATTTGCAGACAAAATATTAGCAATATCTACAGCTTCTGGATCACCGTAATCTCTTTGAATAATAAACTTATCGTAACCGCCTACGCCTTTTTTATGTGTAAGATTGATGCTTAAGAAGGCTTCTCCTGCAATACGCATAAGATATTTTCTAGTAGCCAATGCATCTACTTTTATATCAGTAGATGATGCTTTTAATACAAAGCAGGGAGCTTTAATCCATCCTTGACGCCTTAATGTTCCTCGAGTGTGATTTCCATCAAACGGGCAAATTAAACCAGTCACTGGATCTTGCATTGCGAGGATAACTGAAATTTTCTTAGAATCAAAATCTTCTTCGATTTCGAAGATATGGGACGGAATCATGTCTCGCTGAATTTCACTAAGAATTCCCATTTGATCTAATGGTTCCCAGCTTAATTCTAGCGTATAATTTGGTATACTAGTAGGGTCTATTGAATTCGCTTTAACTGGTGCCGGACCGATTAATACATCAACAATAGCGTCTAAGTCTGTGCATGGAATCACTCCGGATGGATAATTTGACGACATCTTACGCATGTCGATAAAACTTTTTGTTACTTCGAACTTATGTTGAAATTTTGCCAGTGCAGTGTCAATGGCGCGTCTTTGTACAGTTTTCATAATTTACCTCTAATGTTAAAAAGTTAGCAACGCGAACACACAGTACACATCGCACAGTGACTATTATACATTAATGCAAGGTCTTGTCAACCCCTAATCAAAAGACTTGACAAGTTAAATTTATGCTTATTATAATAGCCTTCGACACAACAACCCAGGAACAACAATGGCTATTGGTTTTGATACACTCCGACGCATTCAGGCACTTGAAATGCAGCTTGCAACTTTTGGTATGCGTATTGGCTGTCCGCGCTATGCCAAACAAGATCGAGTCAGCGTCTATCCGCTCGAAGACGAATTGCCGGTCTACTCACAAGATGCAGAACTGTTTATTGGTACAGTTGAGGAAGTTGAATGTTGGCTAATAGGATTTCAAGCAGCAAGGATGTATGATAGCTTACTTGGTGTTAGCGATGATGCAAAGCGAGCAAAGAAAGAACAATCTCTTAAAAATAAAGAATTGTTGAAAATGATCGAAACCGGTAAAGCTCAATGAATGAAGCTAGGAACACATTCAATGCTATAGCAGGTAGACAACAAGTTGTAACTAGCATGTGGTGTAAATTTGGCCTGCATCGATGGCAAAAATGGTCTGACATTAGGAACGAAAACAAACCAGGCTACTCTACTATCTATCATAGAATTCAGGATCGGTACTGCGATTCTTGTAACAAATACCAATGCAAAGAGATCGATGACGGACCATAAATATTGTACCCGGAGTGCAATGCTATGAATAAACAGGTCTTTCTTTACTTCTTTATCGTTTTTTTAATCATACAAATTGGTTTTTATCTAAGCAACGGTTTAGAAAGAACACAACTTGATCGAGGATTCATCAAATGTTGGACCGGAAGTCATGTAAAAGGACGTCCTGAATGGCGTGCAGAATGCACTGATCCTACATGGTCTGAACGGTTTAAAGATTTAATTGATTAATTTTGGATAAGAAAAATTTGACATACATCATAAGGTCATGTATAAATATGCTTGCACAGGGAGGAAAAGTGCCGAAGCCGAGAAGGAAGTCGAAAACTTTAATTTATCACAATAAACCTTTTCTTTTTCGAGCTTGACAACAACATTTTTTATTATAATGTTGTTCGAAATTTTGAATGCCATGCCTTACTTCTCGGCATAATATACAGCTAATCGCAACCATACTATCACGAATCTTTTGTACAGATTTTGGGTTATTCATAGGGTTAGTTTCTAACATTCTAAGTTTTGTAGCCTGTCTTTGTTTATCAGGCATAACTTGTCCTTTTGGACCCATTTTCGATTTAGAAGTAGCTGTATGCCTTTTACCATAAAATGGGTTTTCTATTCCACATCGTGACGATTGGTACATGCCGTTGAGACTACCTACAGGTCTATGCCCTTCAACCCCGTATTCTGGTTTTATATTAGCCCATTCTGTAGATTCTACAATGTTTAGCACCTCAGAGACAAGCAACGAAAATTCTTGTAAATCGTGCGGATTTGTAAACCAATTACTGACCCAATCGGTGACAACGTAGTCTTTTCCATGATATTTGACATGATTTTGCCAGATTCTTCCCGATCCGTAATAAGAATCGATATTTTTATGAACTGTCTTTCCAAAATACTTTAAATTTGTTTTGGTATGACGTTTAATGTATAAACGTGCAGGTTTAAAATTGGCCATCATTTCTTCTGTGATAGCAATAGGTGAATAAATATTCATGCTGATAGTCCTCCGAAGACCGTTAGAGTGAGTAGGAACGCCAATTCCGTGACTCACATATATTTAATATTTTTCATGTCTTTTGCCAAAATTTTTGACAACATCCTTTGACCAGTGTATAAATAGTGCTTGTACAGGACGTACTATTTTGTTAGAAAGGATTCTACTTTTTATAACTAACAAGAGGTAAAAAAAATGTCAGCAATAACTAAAGAAATTGCAGCAACAGAAAATTCGCTGCTTAATAAAACTTGGCTAACCTTTGCGTTTGCTGTATACGCGGTATTTTATGCATGGGTAAGATGGTACGAAGGTGTTTACGGTGAAATGTCAGCCGCCTAATACAGTAATGTATTTTGAATAATTCCCTTAATTGCTGGAAACTCCTAATGGGACAATCAGCAGCCAAGCATCGAAAGATGAAGGTTCAACGACTAGATCGAAAGATCGTACACTCGAGTGAGTGGAAATGGGGAATAACCAGTTAATGGTTAAAGATATAGTCTGATCTGCATGGTAACATGCAGCAGTTCGTTAGAGAACGGTATAAGAGTAACGCACTTATATGAACATAATGTGGTCCGCTGGACTTGATTCATTTGCTCCTGAGTTCGAAACTTATTGGATGAATTTCTTGTACACTGAAATTGTACTAGAAGTGGTAACAGCATCCGTCCTATGGGGTTATATTTGGAAGTCACGTGATCGTGATCTTGCAAACCTTGCTCCTCGTGAGGAACTACGTCGTAACATGACTCACCTTATTTGGTTGTTTGCTTATGCAAATGCAATCTACTGGGGTGCTAGTTATTTTACTGAACAAGATGGTACTTGGCATCAGACTATCGTTCGCGATACTGACTTTACACCAAGTCACATTATCGAGTTCTACCTTTCATACCCAATCTACATCATCACTGGATTTGGTGCATTCCTTTATGCAAAGACTAGACTTCCATTCTTTGCCGACGGACTAAGCCTTCCATATCTTGTAACTGTTGTAGGACCATTTATGATCCTTCCAAATGTTGGATTGAACGAATGGGGTCACACTTTCTGGTTTATGGAAGAGCTTTTTGTTGCTCCACTACACTATGGGTTTGTGTTCTTTGGTTGGTTGGCTCTTGCTATTGCTGGTGTACTACTTCAAGTATTCGCTAGCTTTGGTAACCTAATTGGTAACCATGTTGTAGAAGCTGTAGACAACGGACTAATGGCGAAGTAATTCAAAATTAAGTTCAAACTGAAAAGGGCCTTCGGGCCCTTTTCTTGTGACTAAATATTCTTCACAAGGGGAATATTATGCAACAAGAATACTTTTTTAACTCAACAACCTGGCAATATCTTACTAAAGATGAAATCGAATTACAACGAAAGACCCAAGAGTTATTGCAGAAAGCATTAGAACTTGCTGCTAAACAGCAGTAAATGATAAAAGGATTCTATCAGAATCCTTTAAAATGTTGCACTGTTAATTTTATAGGCTATTATAGAAAACTGTATTAAGTGCCCCAACTGTTATACCAGTTGACGGAATACGGAAGCAACCTGCGTTAAAGGTAAGATAATACGTAGTATCCATACGCCAACTATGCCCGGCTTTTGGTGTTATAGTTGCATAATTAATATTTCCGCTAACTGCTAAGGTAAACAATGAGGCGCTGTCTCCACCTCGACTGCTCGATATAGACCAAAGACTAAGGTTATTTGTTTGTATATCCGAACTGAAATATACAAATAATGTTCCTGTCGAAGCGCCCAATACCACAAAACCGAAAGCCGGCTCGTAAGGTTGAACATCTATGATAGTAGTAGATGAAGTCTCAGTTATATTAACGGTTGTAGAAACCGCGGGTGAATAGCTACTATTTAAACTTGCTTCGAATGTTATTGATTCGTTAGGTTCAGTAGTAGCATCAGCTTTGCAGATTAAATTAAAGGTATAACTATTACTAGTCATCACTATAGTGCTCGGTACAGGTGTGCCGTCTAAATATGTAAAGTCAAGTGTACTGCCTGATGTCACTCTTATATAAACAGTGCTATTTGTAATACTAGAACCAGTAATAGTAACAGCAACTTGACTACCTTCGTTAACTGGATTCGGTGTTGCAGACATTGATGATAACGTTGGTACCGCTGGCGTTGTCGAAGTGTCTTGAATCATTATATAATTGCCTGAAGTTGTAGCAGTTATTCCGGCCGCAAGGCCATTTGGTCGAGTGTTATAATCAATCGCAGCCTTAAACCTTAACGATTCTACACCTTCGGTGGTGTAATCTTTCTTAGTAGTAAATCTAAACCAGCGTGATTGCTTAGTCGGATCTGAAGTCCATTGTCTACTAACAACACTATTAGTTGAACCCCATCCGATGCTATCTGACCAATCACCGTTAATTAACGCCGATAAATCTGATCCCGGATTTAAAAGATCAGTGCCATTTGCTGCTCTAACAGCCGTTGACAGTACTGTAGTATCGAGACTAAATCTTAAGGGTATGCTAGAGCTTACATTTTTTCCAACAAACACGAACCATAATTCAGTATTCGCTATTCCTTGGGTATAGTACGTTGGAGGACCATTAGAATCGAATTGTTCATTGAATTGATATCCGGAACTAACTCTAGTACCTATCGGGTCACCACTGTCGGCATACGGATCAGTAGAAGAAATGTATATCTCTACTATCGATGCTGCAGCCGGTGGTGGTGGTGGTATAGATGATACCGTTATTGTTGGAGAACTTTTGGTTACAGTTCCTCCAGACCAGTCAGCATATACCGTTGCAGAAAAGGATCCAGCATTAGGGAAGGTGATAGTAGTTCCACTCGATCCGGTAAACGGAGTACCTTCTGAGTTAACATAAAAGTATGTGCTTGTATAGGTACCACTTACTGACCAAGATAGTCTAGAACTACCACCAGCTTGAATAGAAGTTGAACTCCATGTAATAGTGCCAATAGTCGGAGCTGTAGGTGGCGGTGGTGGAACAGCATTAACAGTTAGTGACGGATATGAATATACTGTAGCACTAGCATTAGTAGCAGTAACCGTAGCAATTTTAGTTCCTGTTGTATTAAATGTCACCGACGTTCCGCTAACCGTTCCTGTCGAAGGAGAGCCTCCAGATACACTAAATGATACACTAGTTCCACTAGGTGTAACAGTCCAGGAAATTTGTGAACTTGAACCTGCTGTAATCGTTCCGGGATTCCATTGTACATTAGATAACACAGGATCCGGCGGCAATGTTGTAGCTGAAATAGCGTTTGACCAAGCTGAATACCCATCATTGGGGCTATTAGCTCTGACTCTATAATAATATGTTGTGCTAGTAGTTAATCCGCTATTTGTGTATGAAGTTGTACTGCTATTTTGTAATAAAGTTGAATAACTACTGTTATTACCCCACACTTCGTAATTATTAGCTCCTGTAACCGCGTTCCATGACATAGAGATTGACGTTTTAGCAACTGTGCCTAAAGATAACGTAGGTGTCCCGGGTGCGTTAATTGAAGTCTTAGCTGATATTACTGTAGACCAATCTGAATAAACAACGGCGTCAAGGCCATTGTTAGTATAAGCACGTACTCGAAACCAATACGTTGTATTAGAGGTTAAACTGGTATATGAATGAGATAATACGTCTACACCTTTATCTACGGTATTACCAAATGTTACATTATCGGAAGACCGTTCGACTTGATATCCAACTTCGTTTGTTACATTAGTCCAAGATAAGTCAATTTGACTAAAACTTGCAACTGTAGCAGACAATACCGGTGTCGAAGGCTTTACTGATGCTCCTCTAAAATTGCCGATAGTTATTGCGCCACTAGCAGGAATGTTTGCATTTGCCGTAGTTGACGGTATTGGATCGCCATCTTTATAATATTCGCTGAGAGCATCGCCGGTCGTTACGGTATTACTACCAACCCCGAATTCGTTTTTAATTTGACCAAGCGATATATCTGTATTAGGTAATGCCATTATAATTCCAAAAATGCAATATTCAAATATTTATCATCATTTAGTATATAGATAATGGCCCTATCACTTATGACATGTAATCGAAGCAAATGCTGAACAGATATCACTGCGTTCGCAAACCCACTCGTTGCCCATTCTCTTTGAATGAATCTAATGCACACTTACGTTTTCAACATGCTAATTACTTGTATAACCATTTGATTCGAACCTACACTATGCATTAGCGGCGTTTGCTCTACAGTTAACACCACTAGCATATGCAATTGTCTACTCGCTCTATCCTATTTCGCTTGACAAGACAAAAATTTTTCTATATAATCAAACCATAAGTGGAGAATTTGATGATTAACAGTCTTGCAAGCGGAAAATACATTGTGGTTACTGGGCAAACATCGCCATATCTAGATATGTCGAGACCTAGTGCAGGAATGATAAGAATGAATGGTTCGACGCTAGAAGCATTCGATGGCTATTCGTGGATCTCTATATCAAGCAACCCTATTGTTAGCCTAACTCCCAAAGCTGAAGCATTGCTTGATTGGGCCAAAGCAAAAAGAGAAGAAGACCTTAAAGTTGAGAACTTGTGTCAAAGTAATCCAGCTCTATCCAAAGCTAGAGATAATTACGAAATGATTAAACGATTAGTGGCCAGCGAGGAAAACATTGATATACTTTAATTTTAGCATTACGAATCCCTATCGAAAAGCAGATTTTCAAAACCTACTTTGCATATCGAACAGACTGACAAAGAATAAAGCCTGCGAGTTAGAGTTTTTATATGATTCGCAAACATTTATTGAATGTGAACTTAGAATATCAACAAGGACAGATCACGCAGGATTAGACTTTGAAATAGGATTGTTCGGCTATCTCATACATTTTATGTTTTACGACATTAGGCATTGGAATAATGACCAAGACGAATACGAAATCTACGAAGGCTATTATTGAACACACTAACTGGTTACAATATGGAACAAGTACAAGTAGGGTTATTTAAGTTGCCAGGTATTCGATTTGAGAAGAATCAAGTTCCGCTTGATCTGCAAGAAGAAATGTCTGCATGGTGTGAAGAAAATAACTGCGGCACTCAAATGACAGAATGGCTTTGGTCATTCAAGAATGATGCACAACGTGACTGGTTTATTTTGCGTTGGAATGATGCATTAAGAGAATACGTCAAAGAAGATGATAAGTCTTGAGCTTAACGAGGATCGCAATTTACACGATATACGGATATGGTTAGAAGATCATGTCGGGTGGATTATTAATTACGATAATCAAGGCTATTACGAAGGTATAGGATGGAAAATGAATGTTATAAGACCTAATTATGGTCAATATCATATCGAAATCGATATTGAATTTGAAGATCCTGCTATGGAAACTTGGTTTATATTGAGGTGGGCATGATAACTCAAACAGTAATTACACATTCAGGAATTAGATATCACGTCGAGAACAAAGGTGATGAATCGGTATCTTGGTGTGAAGAAATGTTCGGAAAGCCTAGATTTGCTAATAATGGCAGATGGTTTCCTTTAGTGTTTACAATTATGTTTCGCGACAAAAAAGATCGTGATTGGTACATATTGAGGTGGTCGTGATAGAATATTTTTCTGGATGGTATATGTGCAAGGAACCATTTGCCCCGGTAGAATCTGATCTAGATTGGTGCCGTGATCAGTTCGGAGAACCAAACTGGAATTCGAGATGGTTTTTTGAGTCAAAGACTGGGTGGTATCATTTTAAAAATAAATCTGATGCTGTGTGGTTTACATTGAGGTGGTCGTGATTAAAGTAGTAATACCTTTAAAGCCATTTGAATCTTGGGCAATAACTGAAGAATTAATAAAAACTTGGTGTCGCAAGACGTTTGGACAAAATAGACAAAGAGGTCCTCAAACTTGGAGAGGAACATTTACTTCTTCAACTATTTACAGAGATAATGGAATAATTAATAATTACTATATTGTTTTCTACTTTGCTACAGAGGAACATGCTAATTGGTTTAGATTAAGATGGACGTAAGACAGCAACAGTATCTAGAAAAAAGAAATCAACGATTTTGTGACGCCGGGTGGACATATCACTATGAATTCGAGAGTGGATGGATAAAGCATCATCCTTATGATGTAATAATTAAATGGTGTAATATTCACGGCAAAGCTGGGGAAGATTATACATTTTCTGGACCTAATTTTTGGTTTAAAGATCAAAGATTTTATCATTGGTTTATATTAAGATGGACATAATTGGTGAAAAGATTGATTTGCTTGCTACAGAATTACAAGCGGAAATGCACTTCGCTGAAATAAGTTTTGTATTAGTTGAAAGTGGTTGGATAAGAATAGTTCGTGAACGTCCGATGACTACAGCTGAGTCTAAAGATATCGACGAGTGGGTTAAAACTTATTGCAAAGATGAAGTTAGAGTACGAGGTTTAGTTTGGCTGTTTAAGGACAAACGAGATGCTATTTGGTTTAAGTTAACGTGGTTATGATTAGAATAAGTGGTAAACTGTCGAAAGCTATGGAAATATCTCAATGGTTAAAAGAACGAGGTTATCAACACGATGTTGATTTTTCCTGGAGACTAGAGTCGTCTATTGGTATCATTGTGTTTGCTTGTAAAGATGAACGAATGGAGACATTAATTGCATTGCAATGGGCCTAACTTATATAACAACAGATGACTCGGCAGCTCAAGCAGCAGCTAGATGGTTGAGAAATCAAATTAGGTTGCCAGAATATACCAGTATTATACCTCATTTTGAAAAAGAGTTCAACTGTTCTATCGAATATCTTGGAGATTTTAGTCCGACAAAAATATATTTTAAAACAGAGCAAGACCTTATGTGGTTTCTATTAAAATGGTCGTAGATTAAATAATATATGAAGACATTTACATTATTTCTAACATATCTGACAACGATGTTTTTTGTATTCTTTGTGATATATCATATTATTGACGATACACAAGGATACAATAACATACCTCAAGATAAAAATTGTCAATTAGTTGGCACGGACAAAGATCTTCCACAGATCAAATTCTATGACTGTCACAGAGAGATTAAACTTTATAGAGTTATTCCTCGAGTAAACAATAAGTGAAAGCCTACTTTAGAAAAGAAAATATTTTTCTAACCGATGTTACTGACGAAGAATTTGCTGATCTACGAACGATCAAAGATCCTGAGATTACTACGATCTTTTATCGAGAAGGTCGAGTGGCGTATATCTCATCAAAAGATACAAACAAGATCGCTTGGTACTTTCTAAAATATGGACACAAAAAAAGTAATTGACAATAAAGTATACGAACTTTATCACATAAAAACATTTAGACAAACATTCTGGCATTCTTCTAAATATCAGCACGAGAACATTAAAGAGTTAGTAGACGATTGGATAACTGGATCAACACAAGGAAAATGGTTCTTCAAAAAGCCATTGACATCAGTTGGAACGAACACTTAGATCAATCTACTTATGAATTGGTTGTTACAGTAAAAGGGTACCTACAACCCGAACACCAGACAGAATACGCACTAAAATTTCTTGACAACTCTGCCTAATCGTAGTACAATAACACTATGAAAATTTACAAATATCAAATTGTTGATAACAAGATCGAAGCTCCGGCTGGATCACAACTATTAACCTGTCAACATCAACATGATCAGCTTTGCATCTGGGCTCTAGTAAATCCAGAAGTCACTGAAACTAACACATGGGATATACAGATTGTCGGTACAGGACAAGATTTTGATTCGGTTGGATGGAGCTATCTGAGCACCGTGCAAGAAAGTATTTTTGTTTGGCACATCTGGTATCGCAATTATCATGACTACTAATGCATTTATATTTGTATGGGATGAGTTCGGTATCGAATCTATTATTCCTATTACCAAATATGAATCCATAGACAAGCTCAATACCTGGGCAAGGATTAAAAGTGACGAACCTCTAACCCGTAATCCTTTAGATACAATTATCCGTAATCTCCTCCTAAGAGCTAGATTCAATGGTCAGAGATCATATGAAATCTATGCCGTTGATTGCAATCCAGAAATGACTGAAGCTTATTGGCAAGAGCAATGGCAGACCTATCCTCAAGAATGTGCTAACGTAGCACGTGAGAAGGGTGAAAAACTTTATTCTAACAGATCTAAACATGTCGGAGTTAAAATTAAATGAGAAATACTTTTTACATAAAGAAAGGACGTAGATACGTACCGGTATCGGATTACGATTCTGATCTATGCGATTCCTATAGTTACGGTGCTCATTTGCTCCTAGTTAAACCAGGAATGAAGTCTCGCAAATCTATTGTTGATCCAGCATTTGCACCGATGATTGCTGCCGGAATGTTTGCCCGTGACGAAATGACTAAAGCAGTACGTGAAGCTTCGGAATGCCAACCCGGTACTAAACCGATTACCGAAGAACAACGTCGAGCCTGGGAGCAACTAAAAAAGGCTTTTGGCGACGATAGATATCATTTATGGTGGCCTTCAGCGGCTGAGGTAGTTGACGCGGGTGTTAAGTCAATGCAGCAAGAAGCAGCTAAGATGCTAGAGAATCCAGCAGTAAAAAAAGCCTACGAGCGATTCTTAATGGTAGCTGAACTAGCAAAGGAACATATGAATGAAGATACATAATATTACAGGGTTCATAAAATGGCATATACGAAAGTTTAAGATCGGAATGGGCCATATGTTTACTCTAAACATACTTTTTATATTTGGTAACATACTCTTTGTTCCTGTTAATAGCCCATGGTACCTTAGAAATCTTGCAATAGGAATGATACCAGTAGTTGGACTATGGATATACGTATGGATATGGTGGCCTATTAGAGAAAGCTACAAAAAGTATCAAAAAGAAAAACAAGACCTACTTAACACAATAGACAAAGGAGAAACTTACAAGTGAGTAAAGAAATAAAAGTGGAGTTCGCACCCGGATGCTTCAATGACTTCGATGGCACCCAAGAAGAACTAGACGAGATTGTAGCAGAGATCAATCGCATGGCTGAAACTGGTGAGCTGTTTGAAAATGCTCACGAGATAGACTTCGAAGAGCTCGACGAGCTAGCAGAAGAACATAGCGTAGTAATCGATGCTTATGTAAGTTCAGCAGAAGCTAAGAGGAAGTTGCATTGATGAACGGTAAATGGTTTAGAAAACAGATGCGAAGGGTGCTTCGTGAAGAGGCGTATAACCAATCTCAGGAAGTTGACTGCTATCCAACTAAAGCTGCCTGCGATTATTTCAATGATGAGCCTGTCAATTTTGAATTGACCGCAGCAACAGGAGGTCGTATACTAACAGTAAGGCGCAACAATCGCAAGACGGGTGACACAGACCGAGATGTTTACCTTATTCCGTCTGGCGAAGATGTAGGACAACGTGTGGCTAAAATTCTTAATTTGGAACTAATGAAATGACACTAGCATTTATTATAAATTTCGTTATTGTGTTTGCACTTAACTTTTGGTCTTATAAGCGAGGGTGGCAAGCCGGACAGCAAAATATGATTCGCAAGATGGCCGATAACCCGGATGCTATGATGGATGCTTTTAAACAGATAAAAGAACTAGAACTTCTAGAATTGTCTACAGAGGTTGAAATAGAGCATTATAACAACTGTGTTTATGTCTACAACAAGGAAACTAAATTGTTTCTGGGCCAAGGCAGTGACCTAGATGATGCTATGAAAACAGTATGCGAACGCTTCCCGGATCAAGCCTTTAGGTGTGATGATGAATCCTTGGCATGATAAAGACCCTGACGTTGATTGGCTCATAGCCCAAAAAGTCAAGGGTGCTCATGAGAAGGTCAAACATATCTGGGAAGACTACAGCCCTACATCAGATCCTCGAGAGGCCCATTGTCTTATAGAAAAATTTAAAATCGATACTCGATATTACGACCCTCGGTTGTACCCTGAACGTGAAGGTGAACCCTGGATGGGTGGCCTACAGTATCAACATACTGTCTACAGCTATTACACAGCCTGGGGCCCCAACCCATTGATTGCCAGTATGCGAGCCCTGGCCAAGTGCCTAGAAGAGAACGACATATGGCATCAGAATTAGTAGCCAAGATTACCAAGATGGATCGACGCCACACCGGTCACGAGAAGTTTGCATACTATGTGCATCCCTCTGCACTGCCCCCGCAACGAAGAGGCTATGCTTTTATTACTTCCGGCATAAAACTAGTAGATCGAGCCCACATGTTTAATCAGTGGAGGGTGTGGTGCTGGGAAACATGGGGTGCTGGCACAGAACGTGACAACCCCGGTATTGAAGAACTTGCTAAATGGGCTTGGCATACTGACCAAGATCAATTACGCATATACTTTCGCAGTGAGCAAGAACTCAATTGGTTTAAACTGCGATGGACCTAACATGAAATCATTTAGTCAAGCTGTGGATTATGTGAACAATAACCAAGAAAATTGGAATCGCATGATCAATTTATGCTATGATGAATGGGCATTTGATCTAATTGATGGGAAACCGTTTGACCAGTATGTTCTTGCTGAATACGGCATAAAAATCAACCCTCTCAGCTACAATAGTCATAACTATCAAGTTGTGGACAATAAAAAATATTTACTGTTTCAAATTAAATTTTCATGAATTAATCATTCTTCTCGAAAAAGAACACCCAGACGGTAACTCCGATCATGCATACAAGTAAAATGATTAGGGCCACAGTAATGTCTACACTGTGAATTGAGTCTGCCATTAAAACTAAGTCCATATTAATTATATTTAAGCCTAAAATAAAATTATAATATGCTCTTAGTAACTAACTTACAGTATAAACCTTTTAGAATTGAAGTTACAGCACAATCGATTCTAGGTATTGCTAATAAGATTTCGCCAAGTCAGTTCGTAGATGCTTGTGAAGCTAGCATGTTTTTAGAAGTAGCCGAAAATATTTTGCTATTTCCCAGGCCTGATTTATATCCTAATAGTTGGCATCTTGACATATGGGTGGCGTGCTTTGATGACTCTAGACAACATTGTATGTTTATGCTAAAATACAGCGAATACTTATGATTAAAACCTCCTACCCGAGACTAGTGAAGATAGCTATAACTATGGGCGCAACAGATACCTATGATAGTCTTTTGAACACACTAAGGGAACATGGTATTGAAGTTACTACTAAAGCCGAACCTCCCGGCTATATACTGACCTTTGCCTCTGAGAATCACGAACTTATATTCAAAATAAAATACGCAGATTTACTAGGTGAGACCAGATATGTATATAAGATAGATTCTACGGTAATGGATTCTATAGTAATGGAACAAGACTAAGGCCCCGCTGTACACTCTAGTATATACACATGACCAAGTAGATCCAAAGGCCCCGCTGTACAATATAACATGTATAGATGATTCAAATAAGAAATTCTAAAAAAATCCTAACTCAACTACAATCACAAAGAAACCCCACGAGAATCAAATACCATACTAGGCCCCGCTGTACATATACACACATAAGACCAAGTAGATCCAAAGGCCCCGCTGTACATATACACACATACGCAAGCACATGAATGATACTCATGATGAGTATACACACGTACATATACACACATACACGCGCATGTATATAGAGTTCGAACTACTCTAGATAATTTCAGTTAGAGACTACTGTTAACAAGAGAAAGAGTGAACTACAAGAAAAACTCAATAGTCTAGAGACTTACACGTAAGAGAAGAGCTGAGAGCTAGTGTGTATATAGAACTATGCTCTATGCTGAGGTGTAGTAGAGGACGATGCATCATACTGCATACTGCATACTGCACACGATAGAGTATAAGAGTAATACGATAGAGTATACTCGTATAAGAGTAATACGATAGAGTATAAGAGTAATACGATACTACGATATTACGATATTACGATATTACGATATTACGATATTACGATAGAGTATTAGTATTAACTATGCCAATCTGCCTCTCGACACGGTTCAAAAAAATGTTATATTATAACATTACAATTCGGCGCCTCGTTTAGATCGTACGACCGTACTATATGATTGTGTACACTTTTCAATGAACGGAAAGTGACTCTATTAAATACTATATAGAGTGAGAAACCGCGATGTCAAAGTTAACCAAGAATAATATGGAACCAGTTGCGCATATACGAGTAGATGGTACGGAGCATTGTATATATATGAGTGTATGTCATACTAGTATACAGTTACACATATTCAAGTATGATAACTTCGGATGCGAGTATGAGATATTTTCAAACTTTGATGAAGCATGTATATGGATTCCTCTCCCAGTGAAGCATATTGGAATGATATTTTAAAGTCTGTTACTTGCACAGTTAGAATTATAGCACGGTCACCAAACTGTTGTCAAGAGAAATTTTCGTTCTTAAATGCGAATCATTCTTAACTGTAGAGACTGCGATCCAAAATCCAAAGCCAGAATCGTTCGCATTTAAGAACGATTCTTACCTAAGAGACAAAGGTCAAGCTGGGCAGTTACATCGAGGGACCAGTCTCGTCGACCTTCGTGTGCGTCTTGCTTGTAGTTGCTTCATTCCCTTACTGTGTATACAGTATACCTGATCCCTACCAAAATGTCAACCAAAATCTCTAGATTTTTTTCCTGAATCTGGTCTTGACAAGTCTGCTGCATGAGTGTAGACTAGTGTTTTAGTTAGGAGCGCACGATGAGCACACGCAATAGACTAGCCAATGCCCGTAACGACTTTCAAGGATCTGCGCGTAGAGTGCTCACTGTATGTTCTGGGGGACTCTTGCGCAGTCCTACAGCCGCGTGGGTGTTAAGCAATGCACCGTGGAACTTCAATACTCGATCCTGCGGTTACAATGCAGAATACGCGCTGGTTGTGCTAGATCAGGTCTTGTTAGCGTGGGCAGACGAAGTAGTGGTTATGGATAGTGTACAGAAATCAGAAGTGGAGTACTTGTTATCCAAGTGGGATATGAGCAAGCCCGTACACAATGTCAATGTGGAGGACGACTACGACTTTCGTGATCCCGAACTTGTTAGCGTGTTAACTGAACGATTCACGGAACTATTTCCGGTTGACACTGCAGTTGAATGAGTGTAGAATGTGACTTTACTTAGATAGGAGCGCAGCAAAATGACTAGTTACGTTATCACTGTTTTCCGCAAAGACCGCCGTTGCAAAGCGGGCGAGAAGCTACAGAACAAGAACACCTATGCTAACCTTAGCAAGAGCGAGCTGTTCGACAGAGTGGAAGATTGGACTAGATCGTTTCCAGAACCCAAATTCCGCGTAGAATGGCATCCTGCAACTAAGACCGTAAAGAACTTAATGACCGGTGCTGAAGTGGAGATTGACGCAGACACTCCTTGTTGCTGTGATCCGAGTTCTGAGCTGTACTGGACAATGTAGAGGTTGACCTTTGCGCAAGGATGCGCTACAATACGACTTTACTTAGGAGCGCGTTATGAAGAAGTGGACCGATTCTGAGATCTGTGAGTTCTTTGATCTGCATCCAGATCTTACTTTAAAACAGCTTGCACTGATCACCCACAAGACTGTAGATCAGCTCAAGCAGATTCTTATGGCTTGACACTGCTTAGATTTGACAGTACAATTGTGTTTTACTTAGGAGCGCACACTATGACACCGCACTGTAAAGGATGCAGTTCGCATTGGAATGCCGGACATCCTCCGAAGAGTCCTCACCGCAAATGCAACGATTGGTGTTGCCATCTTGGCAAACCAGCTAGCAAAGCGATTGGAGAATGCAAGCTAAAGGGCCTAAAGAGCCCTAAAGGTCGCCTGCTGGTTGACACTGCTTAGATTTGACAGTACAATACTACTTTACTTAGATAGGAGCGCGTACAATGCAAGTTTACAAAAATGCCTATAATGGTTGGTGTGCAGAATCTACTGTACCTGTTGGCGATCGTGTCATTCGTATCACTACAATGAAGCGTTCTAATGGTATGCTTGCAACCACTGCATCTGCGGGCAAGCAGGACGGATATAGCTTCACGTTCGTAGTGTTTGAAGACTTCTCTAAGACCTTATGCTTGCAGAAAGTTCGTTGCAGTGAAAAGGCTGTACGCTTGCAGCATAGCCAAGTGGACACGACTGCATTAGTAGCAGAAGTAGAAGCCTACTACGCATAAGGGGTTGACACGAGCCAAGGACGGCTGTACAATACGACTTTAAGTTAACGAAACAGGAGCGAAAACCATGTCCGACATTTCCATCACTTCCATTCATACCATTGCCCTGCTCGAAGCTCGTAAGGCAAGTCACGCTGCCTATGCTAAGATTGGCGATGGCTACCCGTGTGGGTTCAGTTGGGTTAAGGTCTTTGGAGTCAAGTTAAGCACCAAAGCAGGCAAGGAGTTCAAAGCACTCGGTTTCCGTAAGGACTACGAAGGCGGAATCAGCTTGTGGAATCCTGGCGGAATGAGTGTACAGAATGTAGATGTTAAGGAAGCAGGTGCTCGCGCATACGCAGAAGTTCTTAAGAAATACGGCTACACCGCATACGCAGGTTCCAGACTTGACTAATTAGGGGTTGACACTTGCGCAGGGATGCGCTACAATACGACTTTACTTAGATAGGAGCGTAAGATGTCAAAGCGTAAGACTGTAAAGGTAGACGAGCTTGTTGATTTGGTTAACAGTATGCTCCAGAATAGCGCCACTAGTCCAGAGTACCGTCAGGGCGTGATCAATGTGATCGACCACGTGTTACACGAGACTGGCAACTACAAAGGTTTCCGTTACTTGATGGAAGACGAAGTACCAGTTGGTCAGTTACCAGGTGTACGCGGTTTGCCAGGCGATTACAGCCAGTTAACTCCAGAAGAGCTGTACGAGCTTAGGTTTAAGGACACTGATCGCACTCGCGTCCAGTACTAAGAGGTTGACAAGGACAAGGAAGTCCTGTATACTGTATTTTTAATTAGGAGCGCACCAAATGGCTATCATCGGCAATCGCATTTCCACTAGTCAATTCGACTATCATAAAGAAGCACAACTCTTTGCGCAGGACGCTAGTTCACTTCGCGGAACTAGGTTCTTAGGTCGCTTGTATGACGATGCAGCTGACACAGGCTTCGTGCTTGTATCGCATAAGACAGGCAAGGAAGTTCCATTCTATTTAGAACACACAAGCACCTTAAATGGAGAGGAGCATTGCTGGACCTTTAAGCCAGTTGACTCTGCACTGCTCGAAGGAGTTACTGTAAAGATCTTCAACGATTAGGGGTTGACAAGGACAAGGAAGTCCTGCTACAATATTGCTTTACTTAGGAGCGTAACACAATGGCAGCATATAAAGTAGAACTGGTTCTTACCGTTAACGAAGGTCATCCGCGTAAATGGCTCGCAGATGCGATCTGGCCTAACTTGCAAGAAGGCGAAGACATTGAAGACATCCACTTCGAAGAAATGCAAGTGGTTGACAGCGAGACTGATTGATTGTACAATAGCATCATAAGTTAACAAAAGGAGCGCGTTATGTACGATAGAGAACAAGCCATTGCAACTCTTTTAGACGATGATATGGCAATGGACCCGCACGAACTACGCAAAGAGTTTAAACGTATGTTAGCAAACGGTTTTGCAGGTTACGAGAATATGAGCGATGAGGAACTGATGCAGGAGCTCTCAGACAGAGACATCTCCTACTTGTTTGGCGAAGACGATGACGAAGAGGTGCAACGATTGAAAGACGAGAAGAACGGATTGTACTAGATGCGTATGCAGAGCAGTTCCCCGAGGAAGTGCTGCGTATGGCAGCTGAACTCAACCCGCAGGAGGTCTAAATGAAGAAGTCCAAACTAATCGAACTGCTTAACTCAATCCAAGGCGATCCAGATGTTGTACTGTGGAACGGCTATGTCGAGGACTGGCAAGACATCGATAAGGACCTAGCTGATACTGATCAAGTCAAGATGACTCGCGAGTACTTTATCAAGAGCATTGAGCTCGAAGCTCAAATTGATCGCAAAGACTGGAACTACACTCTGCCTGCAAACGAAGTGGAAGAGCTCAAGAAGTCTTACAGACGAGATGTCGAGTGGCAAGTAGGTGCATATGTATCGGAAGAAGACATCAAGGAAAAGCGTTACAAGTCTAGGCGCGTGGTCTACATCAAACCTAAGCTGCGTGGCGAACATTCATTAGATCGCATGGGAGGGATGGAATACTAATGAAGATCACACAAGATCTAGTCAATCGTACACGGGACCTACTGCGCTCCTACGAGTGCTTGCTAAACGACAACCCAGACATTGCGGGACAATTGCGTGTCAAGCTAGCCCTACTGCGCTCCTACCAGTGCTTGCTAAACGACAACCCAGACATTGCGGGACAATTGCGTGTCAAGCTAGCGACTGCTGAACTGTGCTTGTTTAAGATAGCTGCATTGATGCAAGAAGAGGTTGACAACGATAAGCTGTGAGCTTACAATAGCAGCATAAGTTAAACAAAGGAGCGCAAACAATGAACGAACATACTAGCCAAATCGAACACGCATTAAACATCATCAACAGCATCATCAATCAGTATCCAGACTCTGACCAAGATGTTGATGTAGATGAATCGCTTGAAGAGTTTTTGGATATGCTTTGTGATGCTCGCATTGAGCTTCAGAATGCACTAGACTTCATTGATGGTTGACAGCTAGCGAACAAGACTGTACAATACGACTTTAATTGATAGGAGCGCATCATGGAAAATATTTACAAATACGATTACTTTAATGATTGGATAGCCTGCGTCGAAGACTACGGATATTCGATTGAGTCTTGGGGCATGTTTGGATCTAAGTCAGCACACGATGTCAACGGGAAGCTAGTAGGTGAATGGGTTGTTGCCGCTGACACCAGTTATAACAGAGCCGGAGGATGGGTTGACATAGATCCTGATCGTATTGTATAATATGACTTTACTTGTTAGGAGCGCACAATGAACTTTCAAAACTTCGGTGTATTTAACTACCTTGACATCTCCACTGCACATATCCCCGAAGCCCTGCTGTATG